CTTTTTAAAACAATCACTTAGATTGTTTTTTAGATCGATCCTGTGGATCGGGTCGAAGACCCTTTCCTTATACGCGTGCGCGTGCGCACACCCGTATCCTCCAGGATCTTTTAAAATATATAATAATATTAAATATAATAATACCTTTAGGTATTATATTTAATTATTATAATTATTTATATAAATAAATATATTAATATATTAAGATCTTAAAACGCGTGCGGGCGCGCGCGTGATCCTTATTAAGAGATCGTGATCGGACAGACGTCCTGGTTTGGGTACCCTGTGTATTTTTTACGTGGTTTCCCTATCGTGTGTTCAGACCACCACTCGATGTCCAAAACCCATAGCTTCGGTGGCCGCCTCCCTGGACGGCAGACTCTGACAAGTCGACCCACACCACCAACCCGTCCGGGGACGGATTTTTATTCCAACGACAAGCTCCACGAAAATCCCCGCAGAGGGACTCACTGCTGTGTGACTCACCGGCTCCTGGACGCCTACGCCTCGAGCCGGTAATTTTTTGATTACGTGAGTTTGTTGTTATATGCGAATAGCGATTGACCGCGCCAATGGTCCAATCACTTTTAAACCCTGCACGCTAGGGCTCCAAGTCCTGGGATTGTTACCCAGGACGCTTTTTCGAAAATACCTACCGTGGTGTCTTCGACAAAGCGCAATCTAACACTGCGTGATTTATTATGTTCTGGAAAACTTTCGCCGTGGAACAGAACCGGTGAGCGTCGGCGGGGATTCCGACAATCACCACCCATTCAGGTACTCGGTAAATAACCGACCTGCCGACGGTGCTACGTCGGGCGTAGTTCGGTTTGCGAGAGTGTCGAGAAAGTCGACTGCGCACCCATGACAAAATCCGAGTTGACCGTGGCAGCGCCAGAGGACTGGGCAGCGGAGAGACGTCGTTGAACTTACCTCCGATAGTTATCGCTGATTCCGCTCTGGCGTCGGGCCAAAACTGATTCGAATTCGGCGTTGCGTCGAAAAGGGGTCTGCGTGTAGAACCGCAGACTTGGGGGATAACTCCGATGAGGAGGTTGGTCCATATCTTGCCGGCTCGGAACAGACGAGAGGGGTGGGTACTCCCGTTGAGAAACGACGGTACCTGGCTGATTAAAATTTACAGATTCTGCGTGAGGTATGATAAACCAAACGGAGAATTAAATCATGACCACGATAGCGTTCGATGGAAAAGTCTTAGCTGCTGACGGCCAGTTAACCCGTGGGTCGAATATCTGCAACCTGAATACCCAGAAGTTATTCGTCTGTCCTCCTGACGAGGAGTGGTGGATTACCGGTGAACGAATTGTGGTGTTCGGGGTAAGCGGCGACATCACAGGACAATTGGCCCTGCTGGAAACGGTCCGCTTGAGACCCGGCTACAAGGGGTTAACACAAAGCTCGCAGTTACCTGCGAAGATGGATTTTACTTTCCTGATGCTTCTGGCCTCAGGGAAAGCGATAGTCGGTGGGAAGCGTGAAGACGACGTGTCGTTGTGGTGGAGTGAAGCCACACCACCTCTGGCAACCGGAAGCGGTTACGAGTACGCGTTGGGTGCGATGAAGATGGGCGCGAATGCGGTTCGTGCTGTTGAGATTGCGTCCGAATGCGATATCTACACCGGTGGTGAGATTAGCACTTACGAACTACGGAGGTGAATCATGCGGGAGTCAGAAGCACGCAAGCTTGACCCCATCAATCGCCTGCGATAACGGGGTAGCGCATCCGTATAAACACGTTTAAAGAATTCTGGGGGTATGGCGCAATTGGTAGCGCACCGGTCTCCAAAACCGAAGGTTCGAGGTTCGAAACCTCGTGCCCCCGCCACATTTAGCCAACGAATTCAGGTTCAACACAGAAGACACAGATTTGTCAACTGTTGGAGAACAACATGAATTTGTACTTGCTAGAACGAACTGACGATATCGGGTATGATGAATTTGATTCCATAATCGTGGCGGCTCCTACGGAGCAAGCTGCGTGTGCAATTCCTCCCGACTGTGGTCATTGGATGGACTGCCGCTGGTTACCGAAAGAGCGCTGGGATGAAGGGCTTACCCTGACCGTTACTCTTATCGGCACTACGCACTATCCTGCTGGGACCGTCGTTCATGAATCGTTCAATGCTGGCTAAACAGTGGGCTTCGGCCCACTAACCCTATTCGAGCCATGATACTTACTCAGATTGTGCGGGTTGATGTCCCGCATGAGCCGGTAGCAGCTCAGACCTACGGTAAACCGATAAATCCGTAGCAGCCAGGTACACAAAGCACCAGGTCGCTTGTACAGGATGCTGGGTATCTGACCGGTCATAACCTCATTCGATACGAGACACGTTTATGCATGAAATACTCCAGTACATCAGGATGTTGATTTCAAACGTCCGGTTCTGGGTATTCAGTCATGTTTGGTTTACAGGCGATGGGTTTTCCCGTAAGGGCCCCACTTACAGACTGGCGTCTCCACGACAACCGTCCCTAGGGGACAGGCAAGCACCGGCCCATTAAGCCGCCATGCTACGCCTGTAAATCCACAATCTGATAACCGAATGGGATTGAGTTCCCAGTGTTAGGGTGACTGTGTGTCACCGTAGGCGCGGTACCTCATACGGCCGGTACGCCACGAATGTACGTGATAGCAGGTGGTGCTTGGAGACGCTAAGACCTGACCTTACGGCCAGGCTCAGAAGAAGAAGTCCATCACCTGTATTCAGAAATGAATTTAGGTTAATTATTGGAAGTGGCGAAATCACTTACGTGATAACTTAGTAGTATGCAACGAACAATACCAGAGTGACTTTACGAGGTTACTGTGGTATATGTCGGTGCGCCGGGCAACGTGTTGCCGCAGATAAGCCCGAGGGAGCTGACTGCACTAACACACGCCGGGATGCACCGGCACCTTACAACGGCTTTGTAGCTCAGGTAGGTAGAGCAGCCTCTTTGAGGAAGGTCGCCGGTTCGAGACCGGTCAAAGCAAGAGCAGCGAAGTTAGAGGAATTAACACCCGACTCATAATCGGATATTTCGACGGTTCGAATCCGTCCGTTTGCTCGCCCCATTTGTGTTATCCTTATCCCGAAGGCATTCGAAATAAGACGCGTATCCACACACGGGTCAAGGGTAACACGAACCACTTCCGCGGTCACCGTGTCCATTGCCGCCTACCTGCATGGGCTGTCCTCCGACACGGTGACTTCGGGCCAACTTACAGGCCAGGGCCGTTTGGGTTTTTCTTACGCATCCATCCAGAGCCACCTCGCGCCCTAGTCTGTATACCCCTTTTCTGTTCCTGGTTTGCCAACTAAATCAATTAAGCCTGGTGCGTTGCCCTGGGAACAGAAAAACTTATTCGGTTACACACCGAACCCACCCACGAGGGATATGTCGTGGACTACCAATAGAAGCAGCAATAGTAGAAGTAAGAAGGAAAGCAACATGTTTACAGTTAAACGTGTGATTGATGGTGACCGCATTATTACCGAACATGAAAAAGTTCGTATCGGTGACCGTAAGTCTCGTGTATTCCGCGAGGCGTTAAAGATGCTCGAGAACGAGCGATTCGACATTGTTGTCGATGATGATTTTTTAGCAGTTAATCCAGGATTAAAACGCGTCGCCGCCGACGTACCTGATCCGATTACAAAGCACCCGTCCGATTATTACAGTTGGGTGACTCGAATGCAAGAAGATCAAAAATCGGGTCATCTGTATCTGAAACAGCTTTTCCCTAATCTTGTTATTCCCGACTTGGACGACATTGAGCTGTTTAACTGCAATGTGCGTGACTTTATCAGCTATGTGCTGGATGATAAAGGTACTGCTGTTCTGATACTGGACACGGGTTCACGTATACCCGATGCTGTGGATAACATTTGTGGTGAAATCGTTGGTTACGGTACACCCCCAGAGAAATTAGGTTGGTATAAACCGTCGCCTGACAGCGATATGAAGATTATTATCTACACCCAGGAAGAGCTGCAGCAAGTTGAATTGGAATCGGGACCAGTAATGGAGTTCACCGATGTCCAGGAGCAGTCTCAATGGGTTAATGGTGAATGCGTTGTTACTGTTTTAAAAGGCGCTCGCCCTGGCGACCGGTCAGTCGATGAACTGATTGGCGCAATGTGCATCGAAGAAGAATCTGGATACGATCCTGATAACCAGATCAGTACCGGTGCGTTGTACGAACTGTTTTATAAAGGCGACGAAGTCTACGTGGTTAACTCTCACGGTAAGACTACCGACGCCCTTCGCTGAATTAGCTAACGCCCAGTAGCTATGTTCCTGACGATTAGCCCTCGTCTGACCTTGTAAGACCTTGTAGATTTACATGCCAACACCAGGGAAGTCCTCACTCTTCGGAGTGAGGACAACTCTTTTATTTTTTTGTATTCCAAATATTTGCAGATAGATATTACCTAAGTGAGATGAGAAAGCCTCATCTGAATTCCCCCAACTCGACTATAAAAGGTAAGCATCATGTACAGACCAAGTAATCCTAGCGCTATTGAAGGATTAAACCAGGATGGCTTCAGCCTCGCAGAAGCAACCCGCATTCGACCTTTCTTACCTCGCAGATTCTTCCCTTTCGGTTCGTTATACAGAACGAACTTCGACGCTTGGGAAGCGATACGTGCTGTAAAAGATGCACTACAGTACAAGAACTTCGAATTCCGATTTGTGTTCAAATGGGGCAACGGCGAATTGCTCCACTACTTCGGATTCCAACAGAACGAGTTTATTGAGTATACCTCACCTACGTACCACACCAGGTTCTTAAGTATCGAATTCGTTCGCCATTTCGGCGATGCACTCTTTACGGAACGGGCTACAGATGAAAACCACGGACGTAGGCTGATGTTAACGAACGGTGCATTGCGCATCAAGATGAATCGTTTACGGGAAGCGTATAACCAACTTATCAATCCTGAACCGGTAATGTTTCCAACAGTCGCAGATTTGAACGTTACACCACTCCAGCTACCTGTGGATATAGACAAACCGATCCTGGCAATCAGAGCACTGCAGGCAGGTTACGCAAACTGGTATAAAGGGCACAGTCTCCCGAACACCAGATTGAACATCGAACCGTATGAGTTGTGCCTGTTCTTAACGTTACGCAAACAGCTCGAGCCAGAAAACTTAGACTTACGTTATTTAGCGACTCCTGATGTTGGAACCTATTATCCTGCGAATTGGATGGTTGCGGCAGTCCTACCGGACGGCGAGATGGTCGGTAGCATCGTTTATGGGACTCAACAATTACCTTCTCCGTTAGCACCACCGAAGGATTCTATATATCCGTACGCTTCCTGGTACGTTGGCAGTAACGGAGCTAGATGGTTGGTACTCCACGTCCCTGAGGAAGTTTATAATTTGTTTCCACGTGAGCAATGGCTTAGCGTGTACGATTTTCAGTTTGGTTAGTAGTCGATGCTTTTGAGGGAACTTCGGTTCCCTCTTTTTTTTCTTTTTTCACGACTGCCTAAGAATCTTATAGGAGGAAGTTACCATGATTACGCAGTGCTACTACCAGACGAAAGATTTATTTAAAGCATTGGAAGAAAATAAATTACCCACGACTTTAAGACCGCAGTGCAGTTATTCAAGAATACTTGCAAGTGAGGTCTTTCCAGTGCTAATGCAGTTGCCCCAATTCCAACCGTGGCTCGACTCGCTAGATGTGGTAGATGCTGTGGCTATCTACACTGGGTCAGACGCACCAACAATAAACACAAGCGAGTGTTTATCCCGTAGCGAATCGTCGGCGTTAAATGAAATGCCGCAATTAATGCCTTCTTTATTCGAATCGATGTGTGCTGCAGTTATGCAGAAACGACTACCTTATGAGGAAGTATTCGCCATTGTGTTAGACAGCATCCACGCAATGAATTATAAACACTATAAAACCCTCGGAACCTTACACTGACTTTTTTACGGCAGGCACCTATCTTGTAGGGAGTCTGTGCTGTAATAGATTCCAAAGGAGATGCTCGATGAAAAACAAACTGCGTCCGCTGGACGTGATTATGGCGCATCCGGATACCCTCAAGAAAATTAAAGTGGTCAATGAACTTGACCGTGGTCTCCTGGATACTATTCAATGGGGTTTTACTTTCCACCCCGATGAAGAGAACAACACGCGTCAATTAGATGTTTGCGACGGCGTAGAAATCGATTGGTCTTCTAACGAAGGCTTCAACGATGTCGTCGATTATGTCAAACAAGCCACCGTTCCACCTGTGTTTCCCGTAGCTGGTTTAGCGGAACACACAATTTCTCTCCGCCGACTGGTTAACGCACAACCGGAAATTGTGCGTGAAGGTGAAGCGTGGACGTCAGGTATTACTCATCATCTTAAGGATGTGTTGGGTGTTGCCGGTTAAAAAAGAAGAAGTACCTCTACGCAAGTAGAGGTACGGAATCTTTCTTTTTTGTTACGACTTGAAGCGTCCACCGTTCATGTAGTTCCAACGGTTTCCGATGTTGTCGTTGTGGACCAGACAACGTTGCATTTTCGGCAAGGTGTCTTCGAACATTTGACCCGCGTCTGAGTAACCTTCAATAACGTTTCTGAAGGCACCGAACTCCATACCGTTTTCCAGTTTACCGGAGTCCATGTCGAAGATCATGGTGTTGTAAATATATTGCTTAACAGCCATGACTGCCAGCTCACCTACAACCGGATAGAATGCTGGTTTGATTTCGTTCATCTCCTGGGATAGTTCGTATTTCACCACGAGTTTGGTAGAGTAAACGAACATGCCTGGGTCTTTGATACGGATGGTATTCGGGCCGAGTACCTCGACCTCTGGTGAGGCGATACGTGGCATCGCCGACTGACTATCAACCACTTGTTGGGTGGATGCTAATACGCCAGAGGTGGCACCGTCCAGATATGAACCTGCGGGAGGCATGGTGTACGCCTGTCCGGCAACGGGTGTTACAGAAATGTGGGCATCCAGAATAGGACGACCGCCTGTTTTGATGTCGTCGAGATAATACACGCGACTGAAATAATCTTGCGTGTCGTTATCCCAAGGGATGCCTTGCAAATCTACTTCTTGATACTGCCCCATTCTTGAGATTTCAGGGACCAGAATCTCACGAATAACACGCTGTTGGATTTCGTTATCTACAGAGCTTGCAATTCCCAGTAACTTGAGGTTTTCTGGAACAAAAGCCGCCTGTAGAATCGGGGCAGGAATATGCTGTCTGATTTTACGCAGACAGTAGTCGATAACATTCATTCTAAGGCTCCTATGAAGCTCGTAGGACAACTCATACCATCGGGTAATGCTATCCCATTACCTGACATTAAAATACGTTTTACGACCTTTATGTGCGCACCATACTCGAAGAAATTTTGCATAGATATTATCTTCGTGAATTATCCTTAAGGAGCATTTCTCGATGACGCGCATGTTCTTTAATTTCTCTCCAGGGACAAATGAACAGATTGTGCCTGCGGACATGTTACTGTGCGCGATACAAGAAGTCATTTATCCCGGCACGCATGAGTTTCCACGCGAGTGGACACGCATTGCCGAAAGTTATTTTGGCACGGAAGCGTGGTTTGTTATTTCGGCGTTGGGCCGAAACCATAGCTATCCCTTTCATTACAAAAATGGAGTTGTGCAAACGTGGTCAGAATATACCTCGAACCAGCTGCGGTTCATTCTAGCTTCTGGGGGCCTGTCGATGCTTCCCAGTACGCTACCGCTCTGCGGATGAGCCAAAAAGAACGCGAGATGTTAACTGTACAACTGTTACACACTGCGCTCGAAGATATCTTTTACTCCGTTCCGGAAATGCCTAATGCACGTATGGAACCTTTGCTGGAACCTTATACTGACGCTTTTAATCTCACGATGATGTTGGTGGCTGACCAGATCATACTTCCACCGAAAACAGTTCCTGTGGAACGTACACACGTTTCCAGTGGCGGTTTGGGTACTCCGGTTAATAAGACGAAGGAGACCGTAGCGATTTTACGTTCTACCGAATATCTTATCGGATTGGCATTCGAAGACTGTTACAACAGTTTCCTGGACAGTATCCATGCACTTGTGGAGAATGCTGTGAAAGCCGCCAAACACCCGTTTAATCGTTATGCGACGATTAAACTGGAACCACACATAACCCGTCGTGGGCAGGTGCAATCTCTGGAGTTACAAATTGGAGAAGACATCAGATTCATCCACTACCGCCAATGCTTCCCAAACAAACGATATCGTCCGTCTGGTACTGATCGATCACATTGCCTCGACGGCATACGTCAGGATATTGAATGACCCCAGCGACATCATGTTCAGCATGTATGATGTTAACACGGGGTTGAAGCATATCATTCTCTGTATGCTCGAATACATGATTCCGACATTTACAGAACACGGTGCGTGGGACACAGAAACAGTCTCACTGATTGTTAGGTGTTATCGTCCCAGAAGTCATTCGCGGGAAATCCACACCATCGCGTCACACGTTCATCGTGCTATCTGTGAGGAAATGGGCATTCCTCCGAAAGGGTATCGGTATCATTATAATCAAGCAGACAGAATTCTCCGTTTCATTCCACGTAAGGTAACAGATGTCTATGATGACGGTTTATACTGAGTTCGTGCGTTTGACTTGCCGACTCACCGCACTCGTCAAAGAGAATCTCGGCATCGATTACCAGGATGCTGCGGTAGAGCTTGACGACTATATCGAGCAAATTGTTCGGTTGCATGTTCTGCGGAAAAAATATGGCGTTATCGATAGCATGATACGCCAGTTCTTTATGGAGTATGTTCACGATAACCCAATCATTACACCAACCACGTCGGCAAAATACTGGGCTCTTTGTCGATTTGAGTTGTTGATACGGGACACCGATTGCATCTGGCAAGCAATCGACGAGGACATGACTTATTTACCACAATCCGACTTCCTCCTTTGGCATGTAGGAGATGGTGTCTGGAAAATGTTAACTACAGGGGTTACTTACAATGATTGAGCGATCTCATTTTTATATCCCCGGCTATCAGTTATTGGCTGGGCCGTTAACGGAGTTTTCGCCAAACGATGTGCTCCGCGAAGTGAATGACGATTTGAACTCGATAATCAATACCGCCATGAGCTTCGTGGAACGTGGAACCATTGGTAGTGAGTTAAAGTTTATGATGAACAACACCTTTGGGTTTGTTTCTCGTACGCTGAATGCACACGGCGTTGTGCTGGAAAATGAGCAAGTAATCACCTATGGCACTGCAATTCAAAACATCGGCCGAGCGTATATGACTGCTGTGTCACAGTCTCCTTATTGGTTTACTCACTACGGTCGTTGGGTCGGTGCGCAATACACAACGCACAATCCATCGGATGTCGAATTCTTACTGGATTATAACGGTGGTGATAAGTTCCCACAGTTTGCCAGCCAAGAAGCGTACGAGCGCATCACTCCACAACTTCTGCCGGTTATCGATTTGCTTATCGGTAATCTCGGAGGTCGTGTATGAGCGTTCTGTTTGATGTGGCGGATATTGCGAACCAATATAGCGCGACTCGGTTTTACGAGCATGTTCGTGAAGCGGCATTGCGTGTACTAGAAGCCAGTAACCTGGAGATTGATGAAACACAGATACGTGATTTTTATCAACGTTTTGCGTTTGCGTATATCATCGGTGTGAAAACTCGTGACCCTTCGACGATGGTTGATTTGTTACAGGAAGACACGCTTGAACCTCTGGGCAATTGGGAGTTGGTGACAGATGGCCTGTCCGTTGACCAGTTCGCTAAGGAAACGTCTGTCGATACGACATTTCTGGCAGCACAAGGTTCGCCCGAACAACATCAAGCCGCCTTCGGCGCTGCGGTAAGTTTACTGGCCGAAGAGTTAACAAACTTAACTGGTTTTGCTGGACTGATAGAGTCGCTGTATCCGGGGCGATATCAAACGTATGTAGGTGATAGTTTTAACGATGTGGTGTTAATCTGCGAATGAAACTGTACATGACCATAGGCGAAGTCTTCAAATATGAGTCGTTGTTGGCACGGGCCGAGATTGCTGATACTAGCGAGATCGAGCCCGCTGTCGCTTATTTGTTTCTGGCCAGTTACGCCGAATTAACGGTACGTTCTATTGTTAATGGGCTAGGTAAGGGTAAGAACTTTCTTACTTTTATTCCCCCAGACCCTGCGTTGATACTGGAACAGTTGCGCGGGATGTGGGGTACTGAAAAGGTGCTGCCTCTAAACTGCTACAGCATGAGCAGTGGAATTAAGGATGATGTTCGGTTCTATGAAATCCTTTCTGTGATAGAACGTGTGTGGGGCATGGCTGGCTTGACTCCAGAAGACGGAGCAAAAAAGACAAAGGTTTCACTCCTTATGAATGAAATTGGCAACGCACTCATCTGTGTTGAATGTTAAGGAGTACGAATGATCTACAAGGTGATCGCCAACCACTTGATTAATGTGGACTTGGGGGTCGTGGGGTATCTTCCTGACGGTATGCGGTTTCTGGATCTGGTGATTGACACCGTAGTCCGTTTACCACGTGTCACTGTGGAGATACCCGTAAAGGAATTGGACCGGGACGAGATACACGAACTTATACGTGAAACGCTGACTAGCTACACATACGAGTTTCGTTGCATGTTACCACGCACCGATCTTACGTTCTTGCACGACTTCTTTACGTTACTGACTGACGAGTACCGTCGGTGGAAGTTTAATGTTGCAATGGAAGCCAGCACCGAATCGCATTTTAACGGTCTGACACCATTGTTAGATTTAGCGTTGATGTACAAAGAGCAAGACAGTTCACACTGGGTTACGCTCAAGCATTACACGTTGGATCTAATGGCGACCGCCGTAACGGAAGCAGTTATGGCGCATTATGTTGAGCCGGTGAAGATGTTCTTAGAGGCGCATAATGGCGCTATCCGTACGTTGGTTCTCAAGGTGGACTTCCCGAAGACACCGTTAACCAATGCTTTGGATATGAGGCTGCTTGTTGATGTTCCTGAGGAGGAATAATGTTCGATCTACGCACACTGGTCGCAGGGCAAAAAGTTAACATTGTTTACGACACCCCTTTGAAAGGGCAAGAGACGCGTGTAATTATTCTGGCAACCGGCGTTGGCTATGAAATGGCCAAAAGCTATATGGATGTGATGGCGGAGCAGAAGAATATCTACTCTTCCATTGTTTCTCAGCCAGAAGATAACGTGAACAAATACACGTATCTGATTTTCAAAGGTGTTGACGGCAAACCCAAAGTCGCTGCTGATGCCTGGATTCGTGATGTTCAGATTATCGAAAACACGAAAGTGCGCTTTACCGTCACCCTGGATAACAAACAGGAGATTGACGACCTTAAGCGCGCCCTGGCTGCCAACGGTTTCAATGATGTCGATTTTGAAATCGTTGAGAGTATTGCCGGTTAAAGTAAGCCCACTCTTCGGAGTGGGTTATTTTTTTTCTTTTTTCACGTATCCCGCAAGTCTTATAGCTGAGTAAAAACCAAGGGGCCAGACGTGGACTACAATTCACCATTTCGTCTTAGTCAAGACGAGTATCATCGCGACATTGACGTTATCGATGCGTACTACGAACAACTGGCGCTCTACATTCATACCGTCACCAACGGGAAATATTCCTTGGAGTTCTGTCGACAGCAGGTCGAAGAAATGTTCCAACCTGGTGGTGAGTTAGTACACGAATTCCCCGTGTGTAAGATGTGGGTGCGCAATCAAAAGACCGGCGATCGCGAAGAAAAATACACTACGGTAGATAAACTGTTCCGTACAGTGATTGATAAGCAGATCATTTCTGCACCGTCGTTGACTTTCTATTTGCCGGAACACGTCAAGCGTTCTAAGCTTGCTGAATTTACCGCAGAGAACGTGCGTAAGCGTGCGGTGGTTAAGAAAGAGATGTATGCAGCCGGTGCTGCAGGCAACGAAGTTTTACGTATTAACAAAAAGAACGAACAGAACGCTGTTAAGACGTTGAACAACGGGATGTCGGGTGCATTCTCATCACCGTACACGGTAATCTTTAACCAGTCTTCGCACTCTGTATTGACGTCAACCTGCCGTACAGCTACATCATTCGGTAATGCGGGCAACGAACGACTACTGGGCGGTAATCGTCACTACGACACGCCGTCTCGTGTCATCGACCACCTACTCTCTATCGGTACACTGACTAACTTTGCTGAGTTCAAGAAGTGTATGGAACTCTATAACCTCCACTACCCAACTGTGGACGAGGTTATGGAAGTGGTTATGTACTCTGCAGAGTTTTACTTCCGTAACGAGGAAGGGGTGGAGTTCATTCGTCACTACGTCGGTAATTGTAGCCCGCTGGTACGTGCAGCGTTTGTCTACATGGGTGACTTCTACCACCTGGCGAAATACAACGATGAATTCATGCGTGGATTTATCGGTGCGCTGATTGCCGAGGAGATGGAAGACGAGATCACCGATTGGGATGCTGCTGAGCGCTCTATCGACGGCGACATGCAGATCATTATCTCGCAGTTCCGTACTGATATCGTGCCGTTAGGTAAGTCGTTCTCTGACGTTAAACTCAAAGACGAAAACACGAACAAAGCGGAACCGTGGGATAAGCAGGAAAAATACAAAGAGCTGATTCGCTCAGCTGTGTATCTGCAGAAAACCATCGGTAAGTACGCGTGCTTGATTCGTAATATCCTGACCACCAAAAACCTGCCAATCAACATTGCCAGGATGCCTGACGTGGTTCGTCGTGTTGGCGTGGTATCTGATACCGACTCCACGATGATGACTGCACAGTGGTGGGCGCAGTGGTATACCGGTCAACATTACGGTCGTGAAGCTACGCGCGTATCGGATGCGATGATTTATATCGCAACCCAGCACTTACGTCATCTGATGGCGAGTATGTCGGCGAATATCGGTGTGGCGAAAGAGCGTCTGTTTTTGTACGCAATGAAGAACGAATTTAAGTTCGACTCCTTTGCGTTAACCACGAAAGCAAAACACTATTTCTCCATCATCACTGGCCAGGAAGGGCAGTTGAAGTCTGACCCTGAGTTAGAAGTTAAGGGCGTGTCTTTACGTACGTCGAACATTCCTCCGGTGGTCATGAAAGAGTTCAAACGCACGATTAAAGAACTCTGTGAGATCGTGGCACGAGGTGACAAGATTAAGATTCTGCCTCTGCTGGAAAAGGTTGCTGCAATTGAGCACGTTGTGGTGGATTCTATTCGCGCTGGTAAAGCAGGCTACCTGAAAACAACCAACGTCAAAGACCGTAGTGCGTACTCTGAAGATGATGAAAAGAGTTACCATTACCACCGCATGTACAACGCTATCTTTGGACCGAAGTACGGCTACCTGGACGAACCGCCTTATGACGCCGTGAAACTTCCGGTAAACCTGGAGAACAAAACAGCCGTTAAAGAGTGGCTGGAAAACATTAAAGACCCGATGATTAAGACCACCGCAACACGGTGGTTCGAAGAAAACAACTATCGTACCTATCGCACTCTGATACTGCCAGAGTTCCTGGTGGAAAACTTCGGTATTCCGCCGGAGCTGATTGATGCTGCAGACACACGTCGAAGCGCATTCTCCACAGTAGAACCTTACTATCACATTCTGGAATGTCTGGGTGTGTTCATGATGGACAAGAACAGAACTCGTCTGCTTTCGGATTACTACGGTGAGTCTGTAGATTCCGTCAAGGAAGAATTAGGTAGTGGTGAGTACGTTAAGAAATCTGAACGTGATGGAGAGGAAGAAGATGGGGAAGAAGCGGAGGAGTAAGAATAAGTCACGATCGTGTGTACCACAAACAATAACCTTTACGTGGGTGGACCCAACACCGGTACCGACGGCGTTACTCAATCATTGGTTATCTTATCTAAAGGATGAACGTTGTGTCGAAACGAAACAGTAAAGCAAATAACTGGGGCTGGCGACAGCTCTATTTGCACAGCCAGCCTAACCTGGTACGGCAGCATGTGTTGTCTTTGCCAACGCAGTTTCAAACACTGGCATCGTGTGAAGGTTCGGTGTCGCCACGCGATGATCGTTGGAAAACCATGAAACCGGTTGTGTCTATTGACAAGCAATTTGACAATCCTCTCGACGGTTGGTTTGCAGCAATAGGCGGTTTAAACGTGCGGGTGGAAGGGTATGTATCGAAATAGCGGGAAGTCCACAGAGATGATAACCGCAATCCGTCGCGACCTCGAAGAACGGGGTTGCGTGGATATTGAGTTACATCAGGCAGGCGAAACGGTGCATATCACGGCATTGGATGCCAAACGGAAACGTAAAATCACTGTGTGGGGTAAACCATACGCAAGTGATTTTACGGAGACGATAAAATAATAGACAGACAAAAAATAAAAAAAGAACTACACACCGAAGTGTGTAGTTTTTGTATATAGTATGAATACTCGAAAGAGTGTTCGCGAGGAGAGAGTAAGTCTTATTTTTCTTCTAGCTCTGTCGTCAACGGGATAATCAAATCGCGTTGGATAAAGTTATAGAAGGATTTGGTCAAACGTGTGAGGACTTTAGAGTCCACATAACGCGCCAAATCAACCAACATCGTACGTTTGTGTTTCTCCATATTCCCCTGGTTGTATTGAAGACAAAACAGTGCCCAGTACCAGTTCACCATGTTCTGGTGCCAGGTGTTCTGCAGTGTTTGACCTGGTTCTCGAAAGACAATCAGTTCCAGTGCTGTATGGCCTTCTTCACCAGGATGTTGGAAGAACAATGGGATGTTGTTTAAGACTTGTCCCGGTAACGGGTTGGCAGCCAGTAGTTTACTACGGATGCCTTTTGCGTGCTTCACAGCTAAAGCTTGAAGCGGCGGAACAGGAATGACACGTAACGTTTCATCCGGTTCAATCTCTTTCCCGAAGGCTATCGCGCGATGTATATTTACAAAGGCGATATCCATGTAGCTCGGCAACATGCGAGAGATCACATGTCGTTGGAGATACACAGGTGTGGCAATAGGTTCGGTGCCGCGACTGTAGTGCTGCTGACCTTTGACATATTGCCAAAGCAAAGCAACCAGGTTGATTTCGATCACCGTAACACCTCGGGGCCGTCCGTCACCGAACTTCCAATTGAGGTTGGTATACTCATGGTAGAGGTAACGGGCGGGGGTGTAGTCGCGGAACGAAAGGTCTGGATTTACTGGGCGGGCTACGAGAGAGATTACCTCATCTTGGCCCTGGATAAACTTGCTATTAAAGATTTGACCGTACTCACCAACAGACGTTAAGCGTAAGGCGTTACCGATCTGAACAAGCTTGCGACGGCAAGCCCATTCGATGTCTTCGTACTCTGGTTCACCGGCATAGCCGATGGCAGACAACACCTGTTGCAACAAATGGCCATTACCAGCACTGCGATTAAGCTGTTCGAAGTAGTTGCGTATACGCTGGCTGTTGTTTTTTACGTGAGCCGCTAATGTTATAGCGGAGGGGTCCGTGCTGTGACCCTTTATGGCCACTTGGTTTAACTCGGCTTGGCTGAACATGGCAGACTCCTTAGATTCCACATAGGAAGTCAGTCACAGTCAAAAATATCTCAGATTGATATTATCTATGTGACAGTTCACGAGAAATGTCTGGACTATGTGCCTTGTAAGTAAGCGACGGCATACTTGCATTCCATGAAATTACAGGCAGATATTATCTCTGCGAACCGAACTATGATTGCAATCACTATTAAGGAATATTTAAAATGGTAAAAATCGTTGACTCTAACAACAACGCTCAGCAGAACAACACTCAGACTCAAGACACCGCACCACTGGGCGGTCTGGGCAACGAGACTGTAAAAGTGCAAACTGCTGTGCCGGGTACTTCTACTGTCAGCCAATTCGATAACGCATTTGGCATCCGCAACATCAGCACCTATGCAATGCACTTCACCAATCTCCTGGATGAGCTGAAGAAAAGCAACGAATACCTCAACGCATTCCGCTGGGGCACCATCGTCGGCGTGGGTAACGAAATGGGTTCCGCGGCGTACGTCGCAGGCCAATGGCAGGGCCACTGGCTGTACGGTATCATCTTCTTTGAACGCGGTCAGTCTCTGCGTCTGAAAGAAACTACCAACAACGGCCAGGAAGACTACTACACCATCACTGAACTGTTCAACAAAGACGTGCTGGCAGTAGTACAGAAAAACATCATGGAAGCGCATGGTCTGACCAATGCGAACTTCATGATCATCAACTCCGTACCAGACCTGGGTAAAGTTCTGGATGCTGAGTGGGCACGTACTCTGATGGGTCAGATGATGATGGGCATCTTCGGTCGTATCGCAGGCTACCTGGGTACACTGAACCTGCGTAAGCATGACCGTTATCAGGCTGCAGTAATGCCGCTGGAAGATGGTGCGGTTGTTGATGCTAACGGCCACGCACAGCGTGCTGATTTCGCAATCACCGTTGAGCACAGCCCAAGCAACGTAACCGACGCCACTCCGACTCTGCTGGACACCAATCAGGTACAGGTGTATCCGCGTGTATCCGGTACCGGTTTCGTCAATATGCGTTTCACCGGTCAGAAGCCTGTCGTTAACGGCGTCTACGACCTGAAACAGCTGCAGGCTGAAATCGTAGTAAGTCTGGTCGATTCTCAAACTGAAGGTGCAATGGCACCGTATGAACGTCAACTGCTGCTGCTGGCTGCATTTGCAGAAATCGCGGCAATCGGTGGCTGGCGTGACCTGTTTGTGAAACGCCTGAACAAACAAGATCGCAAGTTCTCCCGTGTGGCAGAATACCTGTCCTGGGGTGCTGACGCTCGTCCTGATGTATCCAAAATCGACGGTAGCCGTGAAGCTATCGAAGGTTGCCTGGATATGTTCGCACCGCGTGAAGCAGCACTGGTAGTTAGCCATCGTGCCGGTAACGGCCTGGGTGGTCTGTCTACTATGCTGTCTGAAATTGCGGTCGGTTACGACAACTCTCTGAAACAGCTGCTCGCTATTCTGAATTCCATGTCCCCGCGTGATCAGAACGGCGAAGTTGTTGCAGCGACCAGCTTCACTGCAGTATTTGCTTCTGCACTGAAAGCACAGCTGGGCGATGCCTTCAATGGTACCATCCATTGCAGCCACATCGTGAAAGCAGCCGTACCGACTGTTTCCGGTGTTTACACCGGTACTGCACAGAAACGTAGCTTCCAGGATATGGACCTGATTTCCGTTGTTACCAAACTGGGTGATAACGCGAACGATGTCTATAGCTACCTGAATGCACAGTCCTACAGCCACCGTGAACTGAACGAGCGTCAACAGCGTATCTACATGCTGAAACTGGCCGCTTCTCTGTTCGCATCCAAAGCACCGCAAGCTACCGGTGAATCTCTGGATATGGCTATCAACCCGATCTTCGGTAAATGCCTGCTGGACTTCGTCCGTAACAACTGCACCTGGTCTATGACTGGTGTAAATGCCTACAACACGATGGCGACCTCTCTGTTCTTCAACAACGGTGGGGAAGACTTCACGCTGTCTGGCAACGGTCTGTCTGCAAGCGGTTCCGATTTCGGTCTGGGCGTGTCTCTGAGCAACTTCAAACTGTAATCGAATCGGTTACTGAGTAGTTAGGAAACGGACGGGGGCTAACGCCTCCGTCCTTCCCTCTTTTTTTGTTGAGGTTGACAGAGTGAGAAAGGTACCAAAATTCTACGGAATATCCGGCCGATTGGTTAGTCAGGATAACTATTTGTCCGATTTGCAAATAGAAGCTGCTGCCAAAGGTATTAAACCGCCCACTATTATTAACGATGTCGCTGTTAACGGGGATGCGATCGAGGTTGCTGAACTTATCGATCGCATGGTACAGAACAGAATCGTTGACGAAGAACTGAACTCTGCACCGATTTGTAGTTTGGATTGTCCGGCACCGATCGCGCATCGTTACAATCTCGGTTGTAAGTGTCCGACGTGTGGCTATGTTGTAACTGAACATCGAATTGAATCCGATGTCTGGTTACGTGCACCTGATGAAATGGGTAACTTCGTCAACCCACGATTCTGGGCAATGTTCAATGCTTTCTTTAATAGCAAGTTGAAGAAGTTTGAACGTAACAAGGTCACTATCGAACGCGGTAATGACTTGATGATGTGGATGATTGACCCGTATTACCGTATAGAAGAACCAGACGGTAAACGCGCACATGCTGTGAAACGTGTATTGGAAGAACATGGTTTCGTTCGTGGCTTGCGCAATCTGGTTGATAACCACGTTAGTATCTTTAACATCCTTACCACGCCAGAAGCCTGGAAGGAAATCTTCGCACCTAATCGACATAACGCCGCTGAAGGTGAACGTTTACGTTTACAATGGAAGGAGCTGTTCGAAACGCAACGCCATGCATTCTTCCCAAGACACTTACCGCTAATCTCCTCTAAACTTATCGTTACTGAGGAAGGTCGTCGTGGTGTCATGGTAGACCCAGTGTTCACGGGTGCTATTGATGCGGTGAAAAATATCGCGTTGCTTTATACGCGACGTAAAGCGATCGAACCACGTTTTCTGATTAGTCGTGCTTTGAAAGCGAACCGTCAGTTAACGTACTTCCACATGGACTTCCGTCGTGAGTCTATGGAAGGTAAACCGGGTGACTATCGTGCGAAATTGGGTTCTACCCATATCCCGTTCGGTGGTCGTGCAACCATCTCACCTATCTCAGAACCACACGATGCCTGGAAGTTAAAAGCACCATGGCGTTGGATGGTTGGGTTGATGTCGACCCACATCGAGAACAAACTGCTACGCCGGGGTTATTCGTCACGGCAGTGTGAACGTATCGTCGCAAAAGCGGCAATGCAGTATGACCCGCTTGTAGACGAAATCTTTAAAGAACTGATTCGCGAATCCCCAGGTGGTCTTGGGATCATGGTCATACCGCTGCGTAACCCGACGCTGGTACAGTTGTCTATTCAGACGCTGTTCATCGACGAAGTTGTTACCGATGTTAACCAGTGTTCGCTGCGTATCTCTGACCGTGTGATAAAGATGGCAAATGGAGATTTCGATGGTGACCAGTTCCAGGTACGTTTACCAGTCGATGAAACTGAGATGAAGTTGGCGCTCCAATTCCGTCCAGATAACGGCTTTATGTCTTCTACTGATGTGGACCGCGTAGAACACGGCATGGTTTTACATAACGAGCTAATCAGTATGCAGAACCAGTTCCTTATTGAGGCAGATGAGGACGATGAAGAAGGCATTCCGTTGGAAGCGGTGATGGGCTAATAGGAGTATTGTAATGTGGCTACAAGGTAGCACGGTGTGGACGAAACAGACCGAAGGTAGCGGGGCACTCAGCGTATTCAAAGAATCGTTTTCGCTGTCTAGCCTGGCACCCGATCTCGTTGACCGTGTAAAAGAACATTGTCAGGACTTAATCTCACTGGAGCGTTTCCGTGAAACATTCAGTACCGCACGTAAGTTACGTTATAGCGATGCGGTGGAGATGGTAAGACAGATCGAAGAGTTGGGTGAATTCCAGTTCGCCAATGCTGCTTTACAGCCATTCCTCGTTGCCATGCCGGAATATCGTAAGTTGTATAATGACGGTATGGCGACTGGTTATGAGAATGGCTTTTCGCGGTTGGATGTGTTCAAAGGCAATGCGTATATGCGTACCGATGACCACTTCCGCGAAGCAACATCGGGCATTTCGACGAAGTACGATGAAGATAAGATTTGGCAATGGGCTACCAATGAAGATCGTGCAGTACGACTGAGTCGAATCGATAAAGTGGATATTCAACTTAACTGGGCACGCATGTCAGCTTTCGACTGGGAAGATGGTGATCCCTGTTCGGAACTTGGCGCGACGTGTTAAAAAGATGGGGCTTCGGCCCCTCTTTTTTTCTTCACTGGGGGCTGTATGCAGCATCCTACCTTGAATTTGACAGGAGCTAACATGATTGCGGTAGGAACCTTATCCACACGTGGCTGGGCACGTACACCCCAGGAAAAGGCGCGTGAGTTGATGAACCATTACACCGAGTCTGGCTATAGCCAATCGGTGGTTTATCGTGGGAACATTAAATCACTTGCGTATACGCAAGCTGTGTTTGCACAAGATCCCGACGGGATGGTTGCCCAGATTAAAATGGATTTGGAGAACCTCTACGGGAACGTATTTCCTGCTGGCGTTGAAGTTGAAACCAGCTGGGAGTTTTTAAAAGATTCAGATGTGCGCTACCGCATCTTCATTAGTGTCCGTGTGCAAGAAGTTGCAGACGGTGAATGGTACGATGTTGAGCGGTACGTGGATACCGAGTCGAGTGCGATTGAGGATATGTAATGAGCCAGGAACCTACATTTAACGGTGTACCGTTAAGCCAGATGAATGAGCAGATGCGCTTTGAGTATAACAAACTCAAAGAGATTGAAAACGATTTGGCGGAAAGTCAGAACGTCTGTAGTGTCTTCACCGAAGCACAGTTCCGTCGCCAGGGCTTACCACTGTTGTCCGGGATGCTTGATGGTACTTTTAACGAAGAGACCTGGACGGCTTACGTAGGAAGTCCATTTGTACCCCTACAGATTGTGGACGATGCTGATAATAGCAAACTGCTATTTACCATCCCTGCTCTGCTGAACACCGGCCGCTCGTTAATCACCGTTGACGGCGAACCTTCCCTCTCCGATGAGACTGAGTACATCCGTCGTCAGGTTGATGTGATTGCAACCGTCGGTGAAACCCAGATGTACAAGATGATCGATTACACCTTAACCGGGATCGAAAATATGTCTCTGGCTGAAAACTCAGTTCGTGCGAAGTACATTATTGACTTACTGAACTGGATTTTCCGACGCTACGGTGTGGGTGGTCAATTGCCATATCCGGAAGGGTTGGTTGAATACGTCGATAAAATTACCGGCGGTAAAAACACGGCGACAGCTGCAGAGACTTCGGTGCAAGCCCCAGCTCAAACGCAGCCAATCGTAGGGATCGGTGATGGAGAAGATTACTAAACCTCCTAAGAAACCAGAAGGTGTTAAGCGCCTTTTGAACACTAACGATATCCATTTGTTGCATAAACGTGTGCCCACTTGGCACATCGTGGATGTGATACGTGAGGTACTCATTAGCTGCGAAAATACGCTTGACGCCTTTTATATAGCAGGGGATTTATTTGATGATTCCCGACATCTTCGCCAGGAAGATTCTCAAGAAGCTGTGGGCTTCTTGACGTGGTTGCTCCAGTGGTCTAAGGCCACTAATACCGCAGTTCGCATCGTTGAGGGAACACCGTCCCATGACCACGGCCAGTCCAAAATAGTTGAGTCGCTGAACATCAGTATAGGCGCAGACTGTTTGTATTTGGCAGGGATCGGGATATTTTACGATCCGGCTCTCGATGCGATGGTAGGTTGGGTGCAGGACGAATATAAAGCTGCTGGCGTCGATGAAATTAATGCCGCTGCCACTGAGGCAGAAATGGCAGAACTGATGGCGACACGAGGCCTGGAGAAGTTAGACTTTATCTTCATGCACGGCTGCTTCCAGTTTCAACTCCCTGTCGAGTCCCCTCGTTCTTTCCACGAGGAGTTCTGGTTGCCGAGAGTTAAGCACCTGATATTTATCGGGCATGACCATCGACCTAAAGAATTAGACAAGATAAGAGTTGTAGGTAGTCCTGAGCGGCTATCTCAAGGTGAAGAGGAGGACAAAGGCGTAGCTCTTGTCGATTTCACCGATACGGTTGCCAGGGACTATTTCCTGGTTAACCCACGCGCGTGCCCGCAGAAAAAGATTCGGGCACAGGAAGACTTTGATGCGCAGTTAGCAGCTTGTCTTTCTGCATTAGAATACATCGACAATCATCCCTCGTCCGCTATTGGGCGATTTGAGGTCGAGTATTACGCAGGTTCACCGATGGCCGAATACGTCAGTCGGTGGAAAAAAGAATACACGTTCCATATTTCTGGAGAGCGTGTGCGCTCCTCTGAAGAAGAGGAGTTGTTAGTGAAGAGTTTTTCGAACGAAGCCCCAGTGTACGAAAAACCTACTCCTGAGAACTTCGAACGGTTGGTTCTCGAAGAGCTAACATCAGTGAAGTACGACCCTGATGTTGTTACTGCAATCATTAGGAAAATAGAATGAATCCAATCAGTGTTGATCGCACTTTCGGGTTCTATTCAGTGTCAATCGCCAGTTCGCTGGCGTTTGAAGGTCTGCTGCATACCGGCGAATACGCCGACTGGAAAGGTGAATTGCCTATCCATTCCTATCAGGAAATATACCTGAATCTCCGGACATTGTTCCGTAACGCCTTTTATGCGTTTGAAGAGAATAGAGAACGGTTAACACCCGACGTGATGCTAACATCGATTGAAGAAGATATTAATAATCTTACGGCTACCGCGAGAGCGGTAGCCCCTTCGGTGTTATGCGTTCCGTACCTTTGTAGCTATCGTAGCGCTAACAAAGTGTTTCCCGAAGCCTCGTTCAAAAACATTGCAGGCGGTCAGGATAAGATGACGCCAAACCAGCTGCACTATAATGCACTGGAACACGACACCTTAAAAATGTACGGTGAGAAACACGAAAATGACTTCCGTCAATTCGATGTTTTCCCAGAGGGTAGCCGCGACACACTGTTACTGACCCACATGCCAGCTGATCTCCTGGCACGTAAAGATTTCCCTAAACTGGGTTTGTTGGAATCACATACCGGTAAAGTGAAAACGCAACTGGAGTGGTACACCAAACTTAACGGGAAACCCCAACATATTCCGTTTAACAAAGCGTTCCTGACGTTATTTGGCGACGGGATAATGTTTTCACCCCTCGATCGCAAAACGCGTGGGGTGGTGTTAAAAACCGCAGAGAAGTACAGCTGGAAACAGGATACCACAATGGACCGTATTTATAACTGTCTAAAACTGGTGAATGAGCCATTTGTAATTGAACTGCTCCGCAGGCTTATGAAGTAAGTTAAAATTTACGTTAGTGGGACATCATGTGTGAACCACTAGACTGCTTTTCCGAAAAGGATGAAATGATGATTAACCAAGAAATTTTCAAAGACAAATGGCTTTACCCGCAGACCGAACCGGATCAGCAAAACCGTACGCGTAAACTCAACATTGAACCGAATGATTTCAACGGTGATGTTGAAACTATGAAGTTTAGCTACTCTTTTGGTAAGGGCGAAGGTCTCTATTTCTCTGCACCGATTACGGTTTGCCGTACCATTATCGAAGCTCTGCAGGATTGTCTGCGTAAGAGCGAAAAGAGTATGCTGAAGTTTACTAACGAAAACGGCAACAAACCGCCCGTTAGTCTGATTGTTGGCCGTGAAGACAACCTGGTACCGTTCATCGCTATTGCCGGTGAAATCCAGGGCGTTGGTGCCCGCCAGAAGAAGTTCTACTTCTCCTACCCGAAAGGTTTCCGTATTTTCCGCGACGGCCAGCAGGTTTCTGATTTAGAACTTGCTGAGCGCTGTGCACGTGCGTTTATCACTAACTTCGAGAAGTTCTTACAGAACCTGGAAGAGAAATATAAGCCGCGTGAATTCCAGCAAGGTGGTGGTAGCTTCGGTCGCGGTGGATACGGCGGTGGCCAGGGTGGTGGTCAGCGTAGCGGCGGCGGTTATCAACAGCAACAATCTGCACCTCCAGCAACCACTGATTCTTACGACGAATTCCTCTAAGAAACAAAATAAAAAATACGCCCAAGGGAAACCTTGGGCTATTAACGCTTATGCGTGGTCCTGCAACACACACTGTAAGAAGATTGAGATAGATATTATCTCAGTGCAATCGACTATTCGCGGAGTTCAACTATAATGAAAATTACGAAGATTAAAGACCGGATGACAATCGAGCATCATGGTCAAGAGGTCTCATTTATTGGCTTACGTTATCGGAAGGATAACAACGCACCCGACTACATCACTGTTAAAGGTAAACAGATTGCACGCGACAACATTCTCTTCATGGAATTACAACGCGTGTGGGATTATTTAACGCCAGACGAACAAGATGAACTGTTCATGGCGTATCTGATGCTGGACGAGCTGGCAAACGAATCGACGGAAACGCAGCGTAAGCACATGCCGAAGATTGTGCAGACGATTGCGAAGTTCCACAAGGCCGAAGTGTATCGTAAGCTGTATCCCATCGATAAGCTGTGGATTCCGCAGAACATGGAAGATACGCACGATGAAATGAACAGTAATTATCCGGAAGCGATGACGTACATTCGTCCGGACTATTACGAGTTGTTGATACTGGTCCTGATGATTAAACCGTATATTCCGGTGTTCCTCACCATGGGGACGTTCCCGATAGGTAAGAACTTGCCAATCGAAACACATCGGAAAATGGTGTACAATCTGACATACTGTCTGGAGATGCTTCAAGACACAGAAGTCATGTCTTTACCTGCTATTCCGAAACTGCGTGGGTTCCTACAGACAGTGATGGAAAAGGTAGAAAAAGAACTGGCAAACAAAGGTACGAACAGCACCAGTTTGTCGGTACTGGCTACGGTGCGGGGCTATGGCACGGATATGATGGAAGATTATATCCTGGCGTATGCTATTATTAAATTGTTGGCTGTCCGTGAAGTCGGTGGTGAATTACCGGTTGAAATCATGGTTAACAACAATATCGTCACCGGCATGTATTTTCTGGTTAAACAAGAGATTGAAACGGGTTTTGCAAACAAAATCTCTAACCAGCCGGTGCTGTTAAAAGCGCATCCAGAAAGTGTGGTATTCAATGGCGAAAAGGGTAAGATAAACGCCATGGATTTGGTGCAGGCACGTTCTCCTGCCCAGATGAAAGAATACGTCCGTACCGAGTACGTATTTAAAGAATACCGCTCTTTCTTGAAAACAATGCGTCTGGATAATGCCGCTCCAGCAGATGTTAAGTTATTGATTGATTCGCAGCTGGCAACACACGACGGTCCTGTCTATACGTTGCACGAATGGTTAGTCGCATTAGCACTTCATCGTAGCGTGCATTATAAGACGTATACCGAATGTGGGCCAGAAGCGTTTCGCTACGGTATGGCATTGGCACAGGCAACTTATCTCAATTATGGAATGTATGACGTTGCGCAACTGTTAAGTTGCAATATGGTGCGTTCTGAGATGTCTGCCGGTTATGCAGCCGACCCAATTCGATCTGAACTCAAAGCAGATTTAGATAGATATTATCTTCAGGAGTATCGCAACCCGCGTAATCTCGAACCGCAATCTACACCACGGGAATCACTGACCTTGTTACACAAGGATCACATCAACCCGTATCTGTTCCATCTCAGGGCTACACCAGAAGCAGCTGCGCTGCTGAAGTGTGAGACGGATCAGCCAAACTATATACCTCACTTGTCACTGCACAATAGCCTGGCGGAGTTTATGGTGTTGAATGCACGTCGCAAGTTAGAAGAAGTTGAATGGTTTAATTCTTAAGGAGTATTTAAAATGCAGCTTGTAAATCTACTGATGTATCCGGTCTATGATGTTCCAGAGCAAGTTCGTCGCCGCATCGGCTTTAACGCATCGACGGGTGCACTGGATGACTTAGCAGCAGCGGTTGAACTGGGCGGGGAAAAAGCTGTGGGAACACAGCAGTATCAAGAAGCATTATCTGCCATCGTGGGCTTCGATGGCACCCAGAACGGTTTTGAGCGCCCATTCATCAACGTGTCCGATGATGACAATCGTCCTGTACAGTTCCAATGGGAATCACGTGATACCGGTATCTTTAACTTCGTGGCGGTGTTTATTGCTAAACCTCTGAATGCAACACGCACTCAGGAAACGCAATACATCGTCTCCGGTTATACCAGTCAGGCAGAAACCAGCCTGGGTAGCCTGCTGCCGGACGATATGGTGTTGTACATTAACGACATCTACGGCTTACAGGCAACGTATACACACGATGCCCTGGGCGGCAAAACATTGAACCCAGACTCATTCCGTCTACTGGATAACTACGTTTTATCGAAAGCGCTGTCTGTTGAAGGTCAAACAGAAAGTACGGTAGATATCATTTCGATCGCGAAAGCCGCGGATATGGTAAAACGTATTGAAATGAATAGCGGTGAGAAGTTCGTTCCAACGAGCGACTCTGTGCTATCCGCAACCAGTAGCTCTGCACCACAGTTGATGGTATCCCAACTCCAGCGTCCAGAAAACTACGTATCTGCAATCAGTAATGCGTATCTGGCAAGCTCTGGGGTAGATACCGAACTCGGTAGCGTGGAAAGCTTCTTTGCAGGTAATAACTCCATCGGCGTTGAATCTGAATTGAAGCAGCGTGGTGTTATCCGTAACTACAGCAACCACGAACTGATTGCTGCGATGCGTCAAGCACTCCAGAACGGGATGTCTGATGTATCTGGCGGTTGGAAAGCAACCAGTAAGGCGACGTTCCGTTTGGCTGATTTGCGTAATGCGATTGTCAACCCAATGCGGTTGGATGAATGTATCCGTGAATCGCTGGCGCTGGCAAGTCGCCGTGGGTTGGGTGCAGGGCTGGTTAACCAAACCGACCACTGGATTGGACGTAACGGCTTTTCTACTCAGGGTAGTCTAGTTGCGTATGATCTGGCTATGTCTATCGGGCCGATTATGTCACGTAACCTGATTGGTGAAGTGAGCTTTGTCTTTGATAACCGCAACACGGATATCATGATAGAGCCTACGCTGGAAGTTATTCCTAACTCAGTCAGCAGCATCACACACCATCAGTTACCTGCTGCATTAGGTCGTCGTTTCTTGCAGAACATGAAAGAAGCGATGGTTCAGGTTACTAAACATAACCATATTCGCTGTCACATGCTGGTCACCGCATTGTTGGGGACCGTTACTCGTATTGAAATCCGTGTCGACGACGAACCGCTGGAATATTACACCTACGCGTCGTTTATGCAATTCCGTCTCCATACCGGCAACACCACCGATCTCAAATACGTTGGTGAGCTGGCACAGAACACCGCAACGCTGTTGAAAGCCGTGGAAGAAGGTTATACAGAATTCGAGAAAGGCCAAGGCCGGGGTCGAATGCTATCTAACATTCCAACTAACACAGGTGGCTTAGATCCTCTTGGAGGTCTTGACCTGGGTGGTGGCTTAGGCGGTATAGGCGGAAACGGACTCGGCAACGGTCTCATTGATTAAGGATTATTAACCATGAAATTGATTGAATTCTACCGTTCGTTTCTGACCTCTCTCGGATACGGATTCGAAGGTGACATGTTGACTATCGATGATGGTCATCCGGCAATGTTCACCTACAACAAAGTAAAGCGCCGCTTGGTGCTTCCAACTGCAGCGATGATTAAGCGTGGGTTGGAAGACGATGAAGGTAGTGAATGTCATGCGTTCCACCCACTGTGTGAATCGGTACTGGCTGGCGAATCTGGAACGATTCGCTTCCTGAAGAAAGCCATCAACGCGAACCTCTTCCTGAAAAGCTTCGAGCTAATCGATGCGATTTTGGAAACAGCAGCCGAAGGAAAGAATATCCGTCTGGCAGCGTACAAGAAGTTTTTAAGCGATGTGGTTTGTGCTGACCTGAAAGATCCGACGATGGATAAGAAACTGGTTCAGAGCTGGCAAGCGGTGAAGAACTATGTTTACGGGTTGCTGGAAGAAGATAAAAAGACAAAGATCACCAGTATCTTCATCTCCAGCGATATGACCATTGAAGGTATCAAATATATCCGCGTGGCGAACTACAAACACATGTTTGAAGAAGAGTCACTGGATGGTACAGCAACATTCTTCGGTGCCAAGCTCCAGCGTAAGCAGGATAAGGTCATTATCTTTAACCTGCTAACTGCAGTGTTTGGTTGGTATCCTTCGGTTACGGGTTCTAACGATCCGCGTCCGTACTTCGGTTCTTTGGCACGCGGTTGGGCACAATACGTGACCAACTACAATCAAGTGGTTCGTGGTCTGCGTGACCACACTCCACTGCGTCCGTTAGAAGAAGAATGGATTGGCCAACTGGATAACATGAGCGTTTATGATAACGTTATCCAAACTCTGCCGTATAATACCGGCCCACGTAACGATCAGGCAACAGACACCACCGCAACGGATTTCCGTATCGGGCGTACACCTGCCGGTACAAAGCCGGTCGTTGCTTTAGCTTCTCAACAAGCTCCGCAGGAAAATCTTGATCTCAACGATCCGGTAAACTATTTCCGTGCGAAGAAAGCGCAACAGGCGTCTTCGGCTAATAGCTTCAATGCGTTAGCACCGAAGATTCAGGAAGCGCTGCGTGAGAACAACGGCCATTTACCGAAAGGAACAATTAAAGAACTGTCTCTCGGTGAAGCGCTGCGTGGTAATGCGGTGACGAAAGAAAGTGGTCTGGGTTCTGGTTTGCTGGGAAGTAGTAATAATCTCTTGGGGGGTAGCACGCAGTTGGGCGGCGGTAGCACCAACCTCTTGGGAGGGAGTAGCGACGTGTTAGGTGGTCTGGGTGGTTTAGGTGGCGGAAGTAGCAGCAGTTTAGGCAACCTACCATTCTCATCAGCTAATTTACGTTAAGCGTTAGAAAGAAGGGACTGGGCGTCCCTTCTTTTTTTCAAGATTCTACGATAGTCGATAAGATGTTACTTACCACACCGACACTAGGAACCAATAAGGTTCTTATCTCTGGCGTGAAATCAAACGGAGTAGAAATTCCGTTCATTAACATCATCGGATAAATAATACTATTATCGTACTGTTTGAGACGACAGTACGCGTAGAAACTGTGTACCTCTGGGTAGGCATATTTTGGGTCAACAACTTCTTCTGTAGTATCTGGGTGTTTGCGAAGGAAGTCTGTATAGTCATGCAACACCTTATACTTGGTCGAATCAGGCGAAGGTATTATTTCGGATAAGGTAGCAAATTTATCTAGCATCGTCTCTCCTTAAAATAAAACAGATAGATATTATCTTACCGAGGTAACCAAAAGGAGCATTTACGAATGAAAACACCAGTCGAACTCATGTCAAGCGTTGCTGACCGTGAGGTGAATATCACTGGCGTATCTGGGGCACGTGCCTCAATGGTGGGTGGACATATGAAGTCGGCGGTACCACTGGACAATCCAGATCCGACTATCCATTTTACCGGCGCTGATGTGAACTACCACGATTATTGTTTTAACGATATCGTGGAAGATAGTGGTACTGTGTGCAGTTACACAACCAAAGAAGGTGTTACTCGTGCAGCTGTTTTTGCACGCTATGGTCGTGAAGGGGATCACGAACCGCTCCAGCATGTTATCTTCTTCACGCGCGCAGATTTAACCAACCAGCGCAAAGTGATGATTGATGTAATCGATATTAAGTATTACACCAACCACGATAACATTTTCTCGTCTAAGAAAGAGGCTACTGGGAAACTTCAGGCGTTGCTGCGCGGACAGACGCAGCACCTGGAAAAAGATGAAATGCTTACCGTACTGCCGGCACAGAAAGACGGTGAGTTTGTCGATGGGGTCAACCTGCACACTGTGACAATGTCGCACCCGGACATTATCGAGGACTCGTACACCATCTCCGAAACTGCAGCGAAAGCGATGCACGCTTATGGTTTGCGTGCAATCGACTTTACCTTGCGCGACGACGAGTACCTGCTTGATACGTATGGGACAACGGGTATTGATGGCGTTCGTCGACCACAGTACCTGCCCAATAAAGGACAGGCAATTCGCGATGATGGGTTGGTTATAGCCGCGCGTCGTTTCGATAAGTTGTGGGCGGCTATTGACTCACACGTGGGCGAAACACAACATATCTCTCCGCACTTCGACCGCTGTGAGTATGTTGACGCTGACCCTGAGCATTACAAAGCTCGTCAGGCCGGCGACTTTGAAAAGATGGAACGTACCGGTTCTCGTGTCGTTGATATTCAGGTATGGCGGGACGAAACCAAATGCGATCGTGGTGTTAACAATATCGCATGTACCGAAGAGAACAAACGCGAGTTAGATCACTACGCGAACGCTTTGAAACGTTTTTACAATGATATCGTGCGGTTCTATTTTGCGATGTCCAAAGACAAGAACATTGTCTGGTCACCGAAAGCGTTTGAGATTCTTGACAAGGCGTTCTGTTCTGAGACGTATGAAGTCTATAACGACTTCCGTGAAGAGATTGGTCGTGAATACGATGAAGCCATGCGCAAAGGCGAGTATAACCGTTCTGCTGATAAGAACGTGTTAAACAAACTGGCGCAGCCGGTTCAGCGTGGTCTCTGGGACCCAATTGGTAGTTACACGATACGCATCGTGGTACGTTATCCAATCCCAGTTACCGTCTCATCGAAAATCACCGACCGTTCAGGTACAAAAGGTATCGTGGGCGCAGTGCGGCCTGATGAAGAAATGCCGATTAACGAGTTCGGAGAACGTGTGCATGTCATTCGTTCCATGAACGCCGTAATTCGTCGTTCGACTTATGCTGCGCTGTTCCACATGTATTGGTCTGCTGCATCCGAGCAGTTGAAGATGCGGTTGAAACCATTACTTGCCGCCAACCAGGTTGACGAAGCCTGGGAAATCCTGATGGACTATATCGATCGCTATAACCCACGCTGGACATTCTATCTCAATGCCAGTCACCCGGATACTGGGTCACGTCTGGAACTCTTTAAAGAGATTTACGACTTCACGATTCGTATCTGGCTTCCCCACGAATTGAATGCTACCCAGGTAGAAATCTGCCGTGCTCTAGGCGAGTATGCACCACGCAAGTCTAAGCTACTGATTACTAACTATCAGGGTGAGAAAGAGTGGACGAAGAACCAGTTCTACGTCGGCATGGTAGAGACTCTGCGCCTGGATAAAACCGGTCGTGAGTTCTCCAGTATCTCGTCGATGTACACGAACTATTTGGGTTGTATTGATGCATCCAACCAAGGACGTGGTTCATATCCGATTAACCTGAAAGGGTTGAAGTGGGGTGGTCCTTCCGAGCAGCGTCTTACCGACGGCTTTGGTCCAGGCAACTTCCCCGAAACTCATGACCGCGCTAATAACCCTGCGGTACACCGTGCGATCGTAACGGGGCTGTATAACTCGCCAACACCAACCAATCCAGGGGTGCTGGTCGATCGTAAGAAACTACCAATGGGTGATTCGCAGATTGACAGGATGATACGCAACATCCATCGCTGTGAAGGTTTTGAATTAGTGCGTCCAATTCGGGAGGATAAATAATGGCGGGTCGTTCTGTACACGTACGTGATTTGCGTATGCTTAACTCTGATCAGGTGTGGAAACTACGCGGGCGTTATTACGTGACTTTCGACGATGGTAAGTCGTTGGAAATGTCTAGTCGCCACATCAAACTCAGCTGGCCGTATTGGGGTGTGTCGCGTCTGTATCCGCAGGTGCCCACTCCATCGACCATGGCGTATCGTCCAGGTCAGGTAGCAACAGATGACCTGCATCTGGACTTTATGTCGGAAGCAGCGGTACTGGCCCGTAAAGCAGGCGTCGACCTTGCTGAAACGCGTTATATCCTGAGTCAACATGTCTATGCCGATGCGTTCAACATGACAGTGAAGAACTTGCTGTCCTATTGTACGACAATCGACTTTGATACGATGATGGAGATCTACGACCATCCGAACTTCGAACTCATCCGTCAGTGGGAAGTGCAATATCCTACTGGCTACGATGAAGATGGTCGGGATATGGTTGAAGAAGCGTACAAGCTTATCGAGAAAATCTTCAAAGACCCTGCGCTACGGTATAACCCGGTCGTGATGTCGGTACTGGACGGTACTGTGAAGATGAACCAGGTACTGCAAGCCTTCGTGCGTGGTAAAACGTCAGAAATTGACTCACGTGTATACACCAATCAGGTGTGGGAAGGCTTCTTTACCGGAATGCATTCGGTTATTTCGCGTTTGAAAGAATCTGGTGCAACTTCACGTTCCCACCTGTACAACACTGACAAGATTGCCGAAGCAGAATACGCCTCACGTAAACTGCAGCTGGCAGCAAACGTACTGATGTATTTCACGTACGACGACTGCGGTACAACTCACGCACACCGCTACACGTTTAAGGATACGCAGCTGGATGAGCGTGCCTATAAAGCGATGGTGGGGATGCGTTATCGTTTAGAAGGCGATAATGGTCCGTGGTTGAGATTTGAGAAAGGCGGATACGCAGACCTGGTTGGCAAACCGCTGGTCTTCCGTAGTGCCATGACCTGTAAAGAGATGGCGAATCAGTCCATCTGTGCGACTTGTATGGGGGATTTGATTTATAACCTCTCTGAAGGTACGTCACCGGGTCACCTGGCATCCACGTCCATCTCGGAAAAGGGTACACAGGGAATTCTCTCCACCAAGCACCTTGACTTCTTGCGTTATCTGCTCAACCTGGTACTCACCCCACGTATGCGTGAGTATATGACCGAATACAAACATAACTCTCTGAAAGGGTTGTGCTTGCTGCCAAAACCACAGCGTGGGAATTGGTCAGAATACGAGTTGGTTGTTACCGACAAAGTTTATTCGGAGCTGAGCCAGATTGCGTATCATGAAGATCTCGATGCGATTGATGAAACGGCATTACCAGAAATCACCGACTTAACTTTCCAACGTCGTTTAGAAGATGGGCAGATAATCGCTGCGGACTCTATCGATGTGCGAATGGGTGTTTGTGGGAACTTCTCTAAACCGTTCCTGCACTACTTCTTGAAACAACGAGCGAACATTCGTATCGAGAAGAAGACGGTAGAAATCCCCTTAAAAGGATGGAACCCGAAACACCCGGTCCTGGTCTACACCAACCGTTCTGAATCGATGGCAGAGTTCGTAGCCGGCTTAGAAACCAAGCTCCGTTCGATTGCTGCCGATAAGAACGAAGACATTGTGGAAATCATCAACACGGCATCGACTGTGAAGCTGAACAAGAAACAAGGTCGTGTGAAACCAGTGACGTTGGTTGAAATGGGTGGCGCTACAGAGAAACAGTGTACTTATGCGTTGATGGACACGTTTAAGTATATCCAGCGCAAGCTGAGTGGTATACCGATGACGCACATTGCGATTATGTTGGCGATATCTCGTGTAGAGTCACCAACCAATCCGTTCCCGGCAGTAGGATTTGACAGTGAGGATTCTACTAATGCCACCGGGAAACGGTTTGTCGATCACAACACGCTCATTAGTTTGCGCTCGGCAATTCCGATGTTGTTGTTTGAAGGACAGCAGGGGAATATCGATCGCGTTGGTTTTTATACCGAGTACAAAATCCCGGCATCGTTGTACGATGACCTAGGAGCCGCTGTGGTAATTGAGTTGTAAACCGAGGGGCCTTGCGCCCCTCTTTTTTTGTGCGAAGAGGGGCAGCATGGTAGAAATTCAAATGACTTACACGAGTATGGGGGTACGGGTTGAAGTCCCTATCCGCCAGGCTGAAAGGGCCATACTCGCGTGGGCCGAAGAGAATATGCACGCCCCAAAGATGGGCAAGCAACATGGACGAATAACTACGGAACGCGGTGACGCGTACTACGCCCACATTCCGTCTTTAAGGACGTTCATTTTCCATAAAGTGTTCGCTGAGAAGATTAAACATATCCTCCAACGAGCAGCAATTGAATATGCTTTTCAGTACAAGCTGACAGAGCACCATCCTGTACGAGGAACACCTTATAAGTGCACGTTTGATAATTACGGATTCGACCTCGAGGTCACCGATCCTAACTCACGTTTCTATTATCAGAACGAAGTTAGCGAAGCGGCGATGACTCCAGGTCGACAACAGACGATATTTGCCATCCAGACCGGAGCCGGGAAATCTAAGAGCTTCATGAAAGTGGTTGTTAAGAAGGGCGTTAGGACAGGTCTTATCATTCGACCGACCTATGTTCCGAAGTGGATATTCGATACCACTGATGACCCGACAGGCTTAAGGGAATCTCGCGATGGCGTGCTGGTTTGTACCGGCGTACAGGCCATCTACGAGGCCCTGGAGATGGGTAAATCGGGTGAGTTGGATAGACGCGGGATTAAGCTGATAATCCTCCCTACGGTGACGCTACAACGTTTCTTGAAGGAGTATATCAACACAGCTGCAACTAACCCAGTGGACCTGGATACGTTTTACGACGTGCTGGGTATCGGGTTGTTGGGAATGGATGAGGTACATGAGCATTTCCACCTGGTCTATATGGCAGGTGTGATGCTTAACCCGCCGCCAAGTATTGAAATGTCGGCAACGTTAACTCCTGGCTCCAGTAAAGCGTTTATCGCCGAACGGTACATGGAGCGTTTCCCAATGGAGTGCCGTATCAGTATCCCTATCGTTCCGGTAGTTGACGTGAAAGCGTTGTACTATCGACTGGATGATAAGAAGTTTGCGTGGTGGGCGTCGAAGATGACGCCGTATAACCACAAACTCTTCGAAGGGAAGCTGATTAAAGAGAACTTGCATTTAGAATACGCGAACATGATCTGGGATGTGGTTGAGAAATCGTTCCTTAAACGGTATCAACCTGGCCAAAAATGTTTGATACTCTTTGCTACGGTAGCGATGTGTGAGTTCTTTACCGAGTATGTGAAAGATAAGTTATCGCGTGACCCTGTATTCCATCCGTTGATGGTGGCGAAATATAATGCAGGCGATTCGTATGACGACTTTATCCAAGCAGACTTCTCTATCTCCACACCGGGGAAAGCGGGGACTGCGGTCGATAAACCTGGGTTGGTACACATGTACATTTCAACCCCGGTAGAAGACCAGCAACTGAACGAACAGATGGCCGGTCGTCCACGTAAGATTCTCCACAACGAATGGGGTGAAATAGACCCAACGGTGTGGTTATTCCATGCGTATAACGTACCGAAGCATTGCAATTACCTGAATGCCCGCCAGAAATCACTCAAGGATGTCGTATTGTCGTTCCGTATCGCGACATCCCCCTACGTTGTAAGGAAATCACATGCTCACTCCGCCGCGTCCAGCAGAGCCGCTGCCACCCTACATCGGAATGACTTTAGCAAGTTTTCTCGAAAACATTCTAAAGGCGTATCCCGGCGTAGAAGACGTCGCTAAGAAACTCTGCACCGACGCCACTATCAACCAGGCGTTTCACTACTACATGGTCACTGAACATTACAGCGGCCTGTTCCTTAACCAACGCGGGTTGACGTACTACGTCACCCGCACGTCAAGTATCCGTAACACTTCGTCGTACGAGTTATATACGTACGTGTTGTGGAACGAGAACCCGGCCGGTAGCGTCGATCAGAATCCAAAGATGGCTTATCGGCTTTACTCTGAAAAATGGCACGATTGGGTGACTGTTCCACACGATGCAAGTTAATCACGTTTTGGGTGTATATTGTGTATACACCCAACCCCTAATTTCAAAAGGATTATTACGATGAGTCGTCGCAAAAAGAAACCCGCTTATAACCCACGTAAAGACGCACGCGATTTCGTCAAGGCGATGATGCAGTCTGTGTTGAAAAAACAAGCTGTGTTTATCGAAAGTACCGAATTCCTGTCAGGCAAAATTGATCGGGAGCGTGAAGTAACTGAAGCCATTGCGCACGAAGAGCTGAAAGCTTTCACGTTGAAAGCGCTGGATGAAGCACAAGCGGCATTCCTCGGCATGTGCCAACAAGGCAAAGAGCTGTTCGGTAAACTGATTGTTGAGGCGGATGCTAAGGCTGTGCCGGTGTTTGACATGCTGAACGATAACAGCAAAACGTGGAAAGAAATCAAAGACCAGTTCCACGTCGACCACACCGAACTGTCCCTGATTGACCAGCGGGCGAATATGCTCGCGATGGATATCCAGGGCACTAGTATCGAAATCTTCTCCACGTATAACGCGAAAGTGAAGTTCGTGAAGCAGGCGCTGAATAACGGTCATACCGTGGAACAAGCCGAAGTTCTGTTGGCCGAAGCTTTGGCTAATAATTCGAAAGAACTCCCTAAAAACGCCATCGTCGATCACAACGACGTTGTAGTAGAAACCGAGGAAGCGGCTAATGTCTGAGATCCAAGATCAGCGTCCGGGTAATGCCCGTCGCCCTAATCCCGACCAGCCAGCCCCTGTGGCGGCTGCTACCCAACAAGAGATGATTCTTCCGACCGTGCCTGATGACGCGACCTCGGATGCAATCATCATGGCTATTAAACAAGCCAATCCCGATTTTTCTTTTGCCCGTGCAGAAGAAGTTTATCACCAACACTATCATCGTCCGGAGCCTAAGCTTGAGCGTCCGACGTTTGTAGAAGAGGCGTTGCCTGAACCTGCTGCGCCTGTACCACCGGCACCTCAGACTTTTGCTGAACAGGTGCAGGAGCACCTACATCGTGCCCCGGAACCGGTAGTAGAGAAAGCGCCTGCGGTAGAACCTGCTCCGCAGCCAAAAGCTCCGGAAGCGGTTGCACCGGCACAGCCGGCTGTAAAAGAAATGGAAGATGCAGCACCGAAGGTTCCGGAACAACAACAGATGCGTGAGATTGACTTCGGTAATACCCATTTAGCTGAAACCGCCGAAATGGGTGAAGATGAAGCCGATCGTATTCTGACCCAGTCGAAGATGTTGATTGGTCTGAAACAAGACCCTAACATCATTGCAGACTCCCTGCAAAAGTTCCTCGGTAATATTAAACGTTCACCGAAAGACGGCCGGCTGCTATTCGAAAGCCCTGAACAGCAACAGGTTTACGACGACATCTATCGTGCTTTGAACATGACCCCGCCACGTCTACAGGATGGCGTACCGGCATTCGCAGGTGCACTGGACCGTGGTGATACCGCTTGGGAACAGCGCGTGATGTTGCCGGACGGTAAGGCATCTGGTGCTATTGCACCGCGTGACAATATGCACACTGGCGCGCTGGCTGCTTTGCGTCGTGTACGTAAGTCGGGTATTCCGAACATGGTTTGGTTGCCGGCCACAGGTATCTACGTGGGCTTCCGCGCACCGCATGAACGTGACCTTTGTGACTTCGACATGCGTCTAACGCTGGAAACTGCGACCATCGGTATGCAGACCTACGGATTGATGCTGTCGTCGTCTTCTGGCGTGTACATGCGCCACATGGTTGAATTCGCACTTCAGTTTGTTACCGAAGCAACCATCGATTGTGCGGGTAACGATCTGCGTACGGTGCTGTTGGATACCATTGATCTGGCTGACTACTGGCTGGTTATTCTGGGTCCGTTGCAGGCGAAGTGGCCGTCTGGTATTCCATGGACGCTGATGTGTGGCGAAGACGGTTGCAACCAGCAGGAAGATGTGAAGCTGAACATCGCGCGTTGTATCCGTTTCGGTTCCGGTCTGTTTAGCGACCTGCAGAAACAACTGTGGGCACGTCAACGCGGTACTGAGCGTCCAGTGATTTCTATTGCAGAACAGCGCGAATATATCGCAGCGCATCAGGTTGACCCATCTTCGGTATTTGAATACCACGACGTGCGTGTTGAATTTGGCCGTTCTACCCTGGGTAGCTTCTTTGACTCCACCGAGAAGTGGATTGAAGACGTTAACGCGTCAACTACGGCAGCGCTGTCTGAATTTGCTACCGAGCGTGAACGTGAATCCCATATGCGTTTAACTGCAGAAGCCCGTCGCTTAACGCGCTACGCTCACATGGTGAAATCTATCACCGTTAATGAGCAACGTGAAGTAAACGGTGAAATGCAGGTTATCCCACAAACTGAAACCGACACAGCGAAAATCGTTGAGATGCTGGAAGAGCTGTCTTCCGACCGTATCTACGTTGGTCAGTTTGAAAACGCGATTGCTGAATACAACGAACGTACACGTTTAGCGGTATTCGGTTACATGGGTAAACGCTGCCCGGCGTGTGGTAAAACACACGGCGAGAAAGACGGTCTGTATCGCGGTATTGTTACCATCAGTCCGGACAGGGTTTTTTTCGTGCTCTCTCGAGTGGTGTCCGAGATTCAGAAATTCTTGCTGGATCAATACGCCGATATTGGCTAGACCAGGAAGACGTTCCGTCCGAGCAAATCATTACAACGCTCAAGATGGATACCACCTCTCTCTTCAAGCAGCGTAGCACACGTCCTATTACGTATCAGGAAGCCCATAACGAGCTTCTGGAAGCGTATGACCGTACACTGGCTCTTAATACCGGCGACCATCAGGTAGGGTTGTCGGATTTTGAAAACCCGGTATATGGTAGTCTTTACGATATCTGGTACGCCACTTACTTACGTGAAGAGGTCGGTGAAAACTACCGGATGTCGATAGACGAGTTCCTCGACCGCCCCCGCTGGCAGATACTGCTGATGCTCGACAATATCCGTCGTCGCAAAGCGATTATCGCCAAAGCCGGCGAGCAGGTGGCAGGTGAACGTGCGTTAAAGGAGCTGGAGAAAGATCTGACGGGACATTAATAGAAATTCGGGGCTTCGGCCCCGTTTTCTTTTTTTTATTCGCCTTGGTATGAATGCCCTTTTCACTATGGAACAGAGCCATGATTGATATTTATACCGACTATGCGGCTGTATTGACAGTCAACCGTCACGAAGGTCGTGCAGCACCGATGCTAGATTTAGTGACGCTCGGTATGGATTACGGTTACGATGTGGCGTTATCCGATGTTTATAGCAACCCGTTGTCTGACCCCGCGGACGAAACTGTCCGTCTGGAATCCATTATCGTGAAGGTAGCGGTTGGATTAGGCAACCGCCTCGGTATCGGACTTAATCCACAAATCGTCTTCCAGAAACCGAAAGAAACCGTACGTATCCTTCACGGTGTGTTGGAAGCCTTCGAAGAGTTCGAAGACAGTGATGCCCTTTACGGGATTGTCTCCTCTGGTGAGACACCAGAGTATATCCTGGAGAACATGTGTCGTTATGTTTACGGTGACGAAAACCTGCACTTCGAAGACCTGATTACTGTTGTCAGCCCACGCGTGCTTACCGTGATGGAGAACTTCTTAGCAGCAGAGTCGTTGGAAAGCCAGAAACGAAACGACGACGACGAGCGTCAACAGCGTATCGTCGCTTACTTGCGGTTGTTCCCTGAGAACCCGTCAGCGTTTGTCTTTATGAATCTGCCTGCTGAGCCAGACTTAACAGTGGTGCAGCAGTCGTTAGAGTTTCGCGTAGAAGATGTTAGCGAAATTGATTTGCTGACGATGTATGCGGTGGGCTTATCGATTATTCCTCATGCGGAGTTTGATGGGGCTTACGGTGACTTAGAAAAGAACCTTGCCCTGTTGAACGTCGACAACGTCCCGCCTGGAGAAATCTTGCGGAAAGGATTGGAAGCGTTGAAAGTCATATACGCTAGTGGGGACGCGGAGGTAGATGATGAACAAGATTGATTATCTGGTCGCTGCGTGTAAAGCAGAAGCTTGGCGTAGACTGGTGTGGCGTATTGCGGTTTTCAACGTGGCAATCTTTAATGAAAAAGGTGAGCCACCTGAGCAATACGACCTGAACTACATTGACGGCTTGCCCCACTACTGGGAAAACGAAGAAATTAAATGGGTGCCGATTGAAGGGTGCAAAAAAGATGAAGAGCTGTTCGTGCCGGAAGAGCAGTTTGAATTGCGTCCTGAGATGTACCCAGGTTTAGCTGGTCCCATTCCGACTACCGTGGGTCGCTATGTCTTTAACTGGATTGCCATCTATTACGCTTTCGGTACCCGTCTCCCGTATCTGGCAGAGTCTCGTGACCCACTAGCCTACCGGAAAGAGATGTATGAGCGTTGTGTGGAATATGATGACAGCGATCCAGACAACGAAGACGCGATTCGACCGTACATGATAGGACGCTTTGTAGGGGGTCTACACGAGCTTGCTCCGTTGTGTCGTGGGATTGCCCCAACAGGAACAATTAGAAGTCTTACAACGCATCCTGACGCGTATAAGGTACGTGATGCGTTGCTGTTGAAGCACAAAGACGAACTGGATAACCCTGCGGTTATCGTTATGATTGAAAAAGCTCTCGACGAACTTGATAAAGAGTGGTTGAGTGGCGACCAGTCCGTTGAGTTCTACAGCTCGCCTAAAGCGCGTATGCGTCGCCGTAAGCTGATGCTGATGTATGGTATTCAGACCGCTTTTAAAGAAGGTGCAGATTTTACCTTAATCCCAACGAGTCTGATGGAAGTTGATCAGACCGGGATGAAGTACCTGGTAGAGAAGTTCAATGACACTCGTGAAGGTTCCTTCATGCGTGGTGCAGAAACCGCTAAGGGTGGTGAGCAGGTACGTATCATCCAGATGATCTTCCAGAACCACAAAATCGTGCCTGGAGATTGCGGGACAAAACTGACTCATGCACTTGTAATTAACCAGTATAACTACAAGCGTTATGTTGGCATGAACGCGATGATTAACGGTAAAGTTACCCAACTCACCGAAGAGTATTTGAAAACGCAATTCGGTAAAGTTGTTCGACTCCGCCGACCCATCTTATGTCAGCAAGGTCACGTAGACTGTTGTGCGGCGTGCGCCTCTGCACACAAAGCAGAAGAGCCACGGGCAATCGCTGCGGATATCTCATCCGGCTTCTCGAACGTTATGACCACTGCAATGGGTGCGATGCACGGTCGTGAAACCGTGGTTAAAGAGTACATCCCTAAATTCCACATCACCTAAGGATTGTTTCCTCATGACTAAGAAAGACACTACTACCCTTGACCCGCGTACAGAAGGCGTGGTCCGTGATAGCGCTTCTTACAGCAACGACGACCAATATCGTGTTAAACTGATCACCACGATGCTCGATGAAGCAGGTAACAATGCCGGCCCACGTAAAGCATCTGGTACCCAGGCTGAGAAAGATGCGTATAATAAGCTGCATCACTCTTTCCGTGAGCTGTTTAAACTGCGCGGTCAGGCCTTCCTGGACGGTTTCTACGCCTTTGTAGAAGCGGCTAATAAGCACCGTAACGGTATTTTCTACGCACCGGCTGCTAATAACCGTATCAGTGAGAACTTCCCGAATCGTGACGAGCGTGAAGTCTTCGTTATCTTTATTAACATGCTGATTCGTTACGCACGTTGCGCTGACAAAGGCCGTTTCCGTGATACCAACGATGTTGACCGTCTGGCTCGTCGCTTGAACGACCCGGACCTGCGTTCGCTGGTTATGCACGCCTTTGGCGGTTAAATAAAAGTACCTCTCTACCCTAGGGTAGAGAGGCCTTTCTTTTTTTGTTTTAGAACCCGCAGATGTACTCCATAGGCTCTGTCACTACTTCCCCTTGCTTACGTAAGAACGTAGACAGGACAGTGTCTTTGTCCGGTAAGCAGAAGAAGTCTGTCGCTATTTCCATGGCATTAACTCGCCCAGCAGTTAAGTTGACGCCCGTGCGACGTCGAATCTCTTCACTAACCCCATTGATGGACAGTAGTTCGATGAGTGTGGTCTCACGAGACTGGTTCATCATGTTTGTGGCCGACGGGTAGGCCTGGGTTAAGTCCGCATCCGCAGTTTGACCACGGAACGCAGAGTAATATTCGTCAATCTCCTCCAGAATGTTATTCAGACCGTTCTCAGCATTCATACATGCTGTCAGGGTAACAATCCAACCGTCTGTACCGATAACCTCTTCATCGTAATCGTTACGCATTGCAGACCCTACGGAACCGATGACGTATCCTTTGTCATACAGATAATAGGTAAAGGCCACGCAGATACGTTTTGGCAGCGACGGGAAGATATCGTACATCGAGAAACCTGCCAGAATGGATATTGCTGAAGACAAATCGTTCGTCTTCTTATCCAACAACACGATTAACAAGTTATCCATCATGTTGTATACGGCATATTCGGCAGGGTAGTCCCGTTGTGCTTTTATGTGCCATTGCAGGTTATCTTCATACGGCAGTCCAGGAATGTCGAGTTTGTGTAAACCGAGTTCGGTGTACAGTATGGCAGATAACTTGTACGAAGGACGTTGGCCTTCGTGGACACGCAACGAACGGAATAACACCATGGCATCCACACAGTAGAAAGACGCAGTACAGTAGAGTACGTGCCACTGTTGTGACGGTGCTTTGGTGAGTGACTTGGATTCCGTCTTTTTGTTCGCCTGGTCTTCTTTAAACCACAGACGACGGTATTTCTCCGGCACATCCGGATGGTTAAAGACGCCCAGTGGATCGATGCCTTCTTTCTGCAAGGTTTCTAACATGCGTGAAATATCGAACTGGTGGTTCCATGCGACCAGCAAATCAGGAAGACGCGGATGAATTTCTTCGAACATCCTGACGATGCACTGCCCTGCCGTAGCGCAGGTATAGGTGAATATTTTATAACCGCTGATAATGTCTTTGGTCTTTGTCACCTTTTCGCCAGTCTTTTTGTCTTTCTCATCGAATTCGATTTTGCTTAAGAGTTCCTGCGCTTTTTTGAGAATGACTTCTTCCGCGTTTTTACCGATGCGGTCCATGTAGTTCTTAGCACCAAAGAAATGGATTTCGTCGTCTAAGATAAATGACACGATCCACGGTTCCTTCGTGCCGTCCATTTCGTTGGTCTCTACGTCGTATACACAAAGACGGTTAGGACTGATGTTGTTTGGCCAACGCTTTAAGTATTTCTGTTTAATCCAGCTGGTAATCGGTAAGTCGGCCCAATAAACGTACGGGCTAGTACAAACACGCCTCAGGTTCTTTTTCGGGTCAGGGAAACGTGCACCTAAACCCATCTGCAACGTCTTCGCCATCTGCGCATCAGTAGTCCAGAGTTCTTGACATTTTCCTTTTTCTTCGAACTCTTTTTTCTCCTGGTGGTTACGATATTCTTCACGGGTAACGTACACCGGACGCTTTAAATTCTCACGCATTACCAAGCGCGGGATAAGCCTGCCATCCTTAGTATGGATGACCTCTTTGATGAGGACAAAGTCATTTTCTTTTTCTTCGTCCGTCGCATAAGCGACGTGCTTGCACTCTTTAGCGATGACATCCTCGGGTGCGTAATAGGTATTGATTTCCATGGTCTACTCTCAAATATGGTGTCTGCTATACTGATTTGTGGGTAACGTATTTTCTAAAAGGAACGTCTAAATGGGACACTGGCAAAAGCACATAACCTCGTTGGCCGACGCGAAAGCCGTGGCCTCGGAGTCCATCGGATTCCAAGATAAAAAGAAACTCGCCTCTTTGGCGGAAGTGGTACGTAAGTTCCGTGATGCGGGCGACTTCTCGCCAGCGGGTTATCAGAGTTCTGGTATTGCTGCCTGGGTCTTTGACAACAACGGTATTACAGTCCTGCCTCGTAACGGGTCCGACTTAGGTGTGGCGGACGTTGTGTTTGCGGGTGTGGAGCCACCGAAGCTCGATGCGAACAACCCAATCATCGCCGACCTGCAACGCAAGATGGTGCAGGGCAACACCGACCTGGATGTCTACAGTAAGTTCTTAAAAGAGAACGAGCTGAACGGCGAGTTCGACGATAAAAATGCGAAGCTTTCAGGCGAACTCAGCAAGGTGCCGTCCCCACTTTGGCTGACCCCGAAACTACTGACAGGTATCGAGTTAACGGATTTAGAAGTCGCGGCGATTATTCTACATGAAGTCGGCCACGTCTATTACTATTTCCGTACCTTGATGCGTACGGTGGTAACGAACCTGATTGCGGATGCTGCAGCGAACCGCATGATGCAAACAGAAGACCCGACAGTGCGTTTAAAAGTCGTAAAAGACGTTGAACGTATGCTGAACACCAAAGTGAATCAGCCGGAAACTATCTGCAAAGAGATGTCTAAAGAGAACATCTACATGCATCTGGTGACAGACATTCTGCTTGAGCGTCCGTTTGTTACCGGTTCGGAAGGGTTCGCTAACCGTACCTGGGAACGTGCTGCAGATGACTTCGCAGCTCGCTTTGGTGCAGCCCCGTACCTGGCGTCAGCCTTGTACAAAATCGAAACGTCCCAATTCTATCTCTGCCGGAACGCGTCGTACATGAACTACGGTGTGCATCTGATGCTGGAGATGCTTAACGTTTCGCTGCTGATTGTGGCTTCGACTAATCCAGTTGGTCTGTTCTTCACGACTATCTCAGTCGCGTTCGGCCTGATTGTGAACGACCCACGCAACACCATCTACGATCCGCCGCAGGAACGTTTTGAGACGATGCGTCGTAACTTAGTGGAGGAGCTGAACACCTTAAAAGGCAGTACCACGAAAGAAGCGAACGAACATCGTAAACGTATTCTGCAGGGCATTGCGTCTATCGACGAACTACTGAAAACCGTGAAAGACAAAGACAACGTCTTTAGCTTCATCATGAAAACGCTGACCCCTGGCGGTCGCCGTGAGCGTGCTGGGGTGGATTATCAGCGTACGATGGAGCGCTATCTTTCTAATGACCTGCGTGTGGCTTCTGCGAAGCTTAGTCAGGCGACTTCTTCCTAAGTAAGGGTACTTAACATGACGCATAAAGTTTCTTTAAATAACCTGGTACTGGATTTCAAACGTACCAACGAAGGGAAAGGCGTACACGCCCAGCGTGCTTTGACCGGCCTGGTTGCTTTCTCACTGGCGTATAACGCGGTACTGGCTGATAATGGCCAATATGGCGCTGCAGAGGCCGCTGGGACGTTTTTACGTCCGGTAATGCGTAATATCGTCTCTGACGTTAACGAGCTGTACTGTGTTGATTTGGGCGTGATTGAGGACATGACCGTGGGTCTGTACTGCAATCGTTACTGCAACGTGTATGGCGGCGCTAAAGCCCTGGAAAGTTTCTCTGTTCGTGAAATCTTCAACCAGGCGCTCGGTGAAGATATCTGGGAAACCGTCGGTCTGTGGATTAGCCGCTTTATGGAAGTGGTTGGTTTCTACATGGCAGAACTGAAAGGGCAAATTTCATGAGCATGGAAATGACAGGTAACGCCACCCACCCCAAATGGCGTTTGGGGGAGATCGGTGAAGTCCTGCGTTCACGTATGGCCGAGCGTATTGATTCTGTCAACCAGCTCAATCTGTACATGCAACGCAACGAAGCTGACTTAATCTACGGCTCTCGACTGATTCTGCAAATTGACGCGATTCTTGACGAAGTGCGTCGCGCAGGTCTGTCGAAAGATGTCGCTGTCGCTGTTGAATCTTCTCGCCCAGGTACAATTCCCGAAGCCGTTCGCAAAATCCTGACTTCGAACTATACCCGCACGCACCAGAAAGAGACTATTGTTGCGCTCGAATCCTGGGCAAATGCAGGTAAAGTGGGATTGGTTGTGCTGATCATGACCGCGATTATCAAAATCATCGGTTGGATTATCAGCAACGGTAACGGGTTTGCTGGTAATGGCGAATTCGACGGCGAAGGTTACGCTGAGAAAGTCGGCGAAAAAGCAGAGAGTTTCTCCCAGACCGAAAATACCATCATCGGTCAGCTGAAAATCAGCGCAGTGAAAGATGCATACATCGAAGCCTCTAAGGGTCTGAAAGGTCGTGACCTGGAAAACCTGAACTTGGCTATCGCGATGGCCGACGAAGTGTTTACGAACATGAACGCGGAAGAGTATCTGAACGACTTGAGCAGCGCGCTGGGTCGTTCGCCGTTCACTGAGTTGTTCAAAGGCTACACTAAGAAACGTCAGTCAAGCCAGCAGGTTATTCACGATCTGTTAGACACCCTGTTACAACACAACGTGACGTACGGTATCTACCCGATTGAAGTGGGTAAGAAAGCCTGGCAGGCGTTACCGAAGTCTGCTCGCGAAGCCGGTGTGCGTATTCCGAACCTGTTGAACTTCCATCAGATGTCGAATGTTGCCAGCGAACTTATCGGTTACTTTGGCTCGCTCCAGAGTGCCTTTAAAGCGATGATTGACCCAAGCGTCGCCGAAGGTTTTAAGAATCAGCAAGGTTCAACCACCACGCACAACGGTAAGCAAGTTAACAAAGCAGCACACGACACCGCGCTTATTTTCGGTCAGGCGTTAGCGCAGCTGAACACCACGATGAACTTCATCATCAGCGACGTTTCCCGCAAAGGATTCGAATACGCTACTGCACCTTTGGTCGTTATCCCAGAAAACAAAGTTCGTGGTTTGGTGGGTCATGACGATGGTGTGGACTTCGTGCCTGGTAAGGTATTGGTCAACGCACAAGCATCTGCGTTCTTGGGACGCGAGTGCTTAGAGCAAATGCGTCAGGCAGGCACGTTATCGGTTGGTGACGAACGTGAGTTGCTGGCTGTAGTGGTAACGTTAGGTAAACAAGGCTTTACCAACGACACCGCTGCGACTAACCTGAATCGTTACAGTGCACTGGATAAGGCGGTTAACAACACGATTAAAGTGTTGGAGCAGTTCCAGAAAGCAACCAAGGATAACGTTGAATACGTTAACCTGATTAGCGAAGTCATCATGAATGAGCTTAATCAGCCTTCTGGCCTGCGTACCGACGGTCGTGAACTCTCGATGGTGTTATTCTCCCCAGACGGGGATGAAGACCTCTTCGTCGGCTTGCGACGTAACCTGTCTTTGGTGCGTCGTTGTTGCGGTGCTGCCGCTACACTGCAGACGATACTGAACCTGGCCAAACGTAACCCGTTGGTGAAAGGCAATAATCGCAAAAATATGCTTGACGGCGAATAAAATAAAAGGCTACCCTCTCCTTCGGGAGAGGGTAGTGCTTTTTATTCTTTTTCGGTATCGTGACGGTTGTACGACAGTACGATGTCATCTTTCAAACCGATGTCGCCATTGGCTTCGATATCGAGCTTCTTACCAATCGTGGCACGTGCCGCTTCGGTAATGACAGTGAACAGTCGCAGGTCTTTATCTGGCCCCATGTCGTCGAGTTCAACACCGATAATGGCATCGTTAAGCGTGGTGCGTAGCGCATTACCAATCTCGGTTGCTGAAACGGTCAGATGTGTTGACAGATAATCGTTAATGACTTGCGAAGTCCGTTTCCGGATTTGTGCCAGAAGCTCGCTGTTTGCGCGGTTCGCTGCCGTGAGGTAATATTTGACAGTGAACTGGTTTTCAGCAGGCAGTGGTGACACAACCCCGTCTTCGGTACGTACATCGATATAACCCATCGTGGTGATAGGAACAAAGAAGCCTTCAGTTTGCTCCAACAGCAGCGGTTTCAGATTAGGCAGTACCACCGTAACATAGTTGATGATGTTGTCAATTACGCTATCAAGGTACGTTTTAACCGCCTTCGAGGTTGCGAACTTATAACGGGCATCAAAGACAGCCATTTCACTACGGAACTTAATACTGCGCGGTTTCGCAATAATAGGCTGACCGTTCCCGTCGAAGATTTGCTCCCCAACGTGGTGTGCGATTTCTTGTTCACCGGTGGCCGGGTCTATTTTCGGATCGCCTTTACGATGCAGGTACGTGATTTGCAACGGTGGAACAGCATTAGGGTCGTACGTATATTCAGGCGTTACACCGTCGTCTTTGGTTTTAATAACATCCTTTTCCCAATACGCCAGAACGTCCTTCTGGTAGTATTCGTAGTTGATGCTGTCCGTTACTGCACGTGCTTTTCGCCAGTAATAGGACATGGCTTTACCCAGCTCGATTTTGAAAATCTCATGAGTAATCCCAATACCATCGCGCGCAGGCGGTACAATCATTGTATCCATTTCAGCGCGTTCGTAATTACCGGGGTAGTAACCCGTACAGCCGTAGAACACGTTATACTCGGTTAACAACGGTGCAGGTGTGTCCACATCCACTTCGGTGGTGATTCGGGTGTTGTTGATAATCAGCTCATCGTTACGGTCAACATCGAGATTGGTTTTCAACAAGAATTCCCATACACGCTCCGAACCTTGACGACCCACTAAGGTGCCGTTGATGTACGCCAACTTACCGTCTGCGTTGCGTGGCGAGAAGGAAATCTGTGCAAAGACTTGGTCATCACTTAACGCCTGGTATGGCGGTTCTGACTTAGTCACAGTGCGCAGGATATAACCTTCGCTCGTTTTCTCAATCTGATAATCTGCAGTGACAACACTCAGCTCCGTTGTCACGTTGGTGCTAACGAAACGTTTTGAGTTCAACTGCGGTTTATCGAGTTGGTAAATACGAACATCGCAAGATTTGTTGTTAATGTCCACCACGTAATGGAACGGTGTGAACAGGTAATGGTTAGTGTTACCCGCGTTAACCAAATCTTCTTTACGCATGGTCTTCGCAAGGATGGTCATCTCCGCATCGATTTGCAGACTGGTATCCGTAAAGCGATACAGCGTATCCGGCTCAATCGTCAAACGGTTGCCGTTAATACGGACCGTCGGCAGTTTCACCAGTTCATCCCAGCTAAAGTACAGCGGGGCGGTGATGGTCCCGATAGGGGAACTCACTTTAGATAACGTGGACTCCGGCATCGGCGCAGTCAGGAAGTAAGTACGCCCAGTTACGTAATCGTTCGGCTTGGACAAGGTCAGGCCGTAATCCGATACTGTGGCTTCTAACTGTTTCTCTGTTACTGGCAGTTTGCGAATCCCCACTGCATTGTTTACCACACGGTCACGCAACTCATCAAACGAAAGTTGTGTACGCCCCCCAGTGGCGTAACTGCCTTCTTCCGCAACCAACATTTTGATGGAGAATGATTTCAACGGGTTGATGTATCCCGCATCGTATTCACCGTTCAAGTCGCGCAATGAGAAGGTGTACTCGTCCGCCGGAAATGCAGAAACGTCGAGGTCGAGTGGCCCGATGGTCGTATATACGTCCATGCGGATTTCACCACTTACCAGGTTCTTCGCCATGTAGATAGACGGTATCGTACAGCGAATGGATTGGTTAACGACTTGAATCAGCGCCGTAGGTGTGTTTGGATCGTAAACGTCACGACTGTGCGTGTGATGGATTTCTGTCCAGGTGTTTGAATTGGACGGTTTATTCCACACCCGTGCGTAGAAGAACTTGTTGGTGAACGTGCGCGTCATCACAAACGTGTTCTGCCCCAACAACGTATCGTTCTCGTCCTTTACACTGTACTGCATCACCGGAATACGGATAGCCAGTATCTGCGACGGTGTGCTAGGAACACTTGTCAGCTCCCAGTCCAACGCGTTAGTGGTTACGGGCGATATCGGTGACTGGGTTTCGGTAATCCACAAGACCTGGAAGGCTGGATTATCAACGGTACCATACGGCAGCACTCGAATTTCGATGGGATACTGAATGGCAAAGTTGTAACCTGAAACAGTAAAGACGGTATCCCGTGGAATCACGACTTTACGAATACCTGCCACGTTTAACGGCATCGCCTTCGCTAATAGAGAGTCGACATCTAGAAGCAGCAGTAAGGTCGCTTGTGATGGCTGGGCAAAAACATCGACATAATCCACGTCAGACATGTGGCGGAACAGATCATCGTGAGTTTGTGCCATAGAGGGGAACATTTTCGGAATGGTGTCCCGATCGCCCTGGATAATCGTGTGGCCCATCGTAATTCCGACTTCGGTCATGTAGACCACCGGGTCGGTCGGGTCACGTAGCAGGATTTGCCCGTCGGCGTCCTGCACGTCTTGGAGCTGGTTCAGCATTAATGACTGCATTGCTGATGGGTTATGTGCCATCAGTAGCAAGTCTTTCGATAATGCGTCGTACGTTTTCGTAGTCATTACAGTAAGCCCGCTCGTTTAAGGATGAATTGGTAATCTGCCTGATAAACATACCAGGTCAGTTTACGACGCAGGGAGTCGATGTGCGGATAGCCGTAGTAGTTGAACAGCGGTAGTAGCTGTGGTGCAATCGGCACAAGCTGGTCTTCAGCAATCGGGATAAAGTTGCCCGCTGCAACGCTCCCTGGTTGCGGCATCATATCCGGGTTAAACATAGACACCGTCAAGTTGAACATCTCCATGTACAATGGGTCATCGAAGCGCGCCCCGATGCATTGCCAGTTGAGGTTAATTGTGGTGTCGTCATTTAATTGAGGCTTGGTGTTATCGACATTCGCCATTTGACCGGCGTTATCGTTCATTGGCCAACAAACACACGCTGTCCAGAAACGAGTGATGTTTCCGAGCGCGTCGTATTTAAACCCGTACATCCTCGACTGGTAGTCAATGCGACGCTGGATGGAATTACGCATCTTCGGTTTGAACTTACCCATCTTAATGCCGGACATATATTCCAGCCACACGCCCATCATTCGCATGATAGGGTTGCCGTATGGGTTGTTCAGCGACATTGACATGCTGTACTGGTTATTGATTTCATGTGTGGAGTCAACCATACCCCACTGTTCGCGCATTAAACCTTCTTCAGACATCCAGTTATCGACAGACTGGTCAGGCATCCCCGAGAGGCTCAGCATCTGCGTACTCAGCAATGGTATGAATGCCTGAAGATTGTCAAACATAATGTCCTTCATGAATGGCGTGCCCAAACGGTTCTTTCTTCGCCCGTCTTCCATCGGTGAATCAGAGAACCCCAATTCAAAATCTGGGTCTAACGCTGCCAGAATGGAATAGTCGAGTGACGATTTCGGCTGAGAAGCCATGTTCGACATCTTGCGCGAGTTGGCAATGTTGTCAAAGCACAAGTTGAAGTCAGGGCGGGTAATGAAGGTTAGGCCACCGTACTCACGGTTAACAGGCGTCGGGTTCGACGCCATCATATGGTTGAACCCCATGTAGGGGTTGGTCACACGCTGCGCAGCCAGACCCAAACCTAACGTAAGACGGATACGGTCATTCCAACCCGATAACTCATCATTAACGTTGTACGCCGTGGTGGGTTTCGCATCGGACAGTCGACGGTCAAAGTAGTCGGCGACCGATGGTACTGCATCGATATTATTCGGGTTTTGATACGAATTGTCGTAGTCGGTATTCGGGTCATACCCCGGATCGTTCTTATCGGTCTCGTTACTCATCATTAACTCCGGAGTTTAGTTAAAAATGGCAGAAAAAACATTTGAGACATCGCTCGTCTCCTTTCTTTCTAAGTTTCCCATGCTGCTTCGCCAGCGGGCGGAATCGACGGAAGAATTCAACTCTGTGCTGTACAACGAGCACACCACGCTGGTTGAACAAAGTCTGTTGGGCTTAGATTACCTGCCAGGTATTCTGGAGAAAATCCAAATCCTGCTCGCGGGCAACCAACTTACCGCCATCTCAATTCTGGTAGGTGTTCCTGAGGTTGATATCCTTGGTACGCTTGACCAGGTTAGCACCCGTCGTAATGCCCTCGACGCGGCTGCACGTTCGGGTTCTCGCTTAGCGTCTTTCGCAATCGGCGAGTCCTCCCGTCACGCGCTGCCGTCATACGATAAAATCGGGCTTGCGGTCGGTGAATCCCGTCGCCAGAAATCCGATAACAAAGTAGCGACTGAATCGTCCGCAGGTTCTGTGCTGCCGAACAACACGCTGAAGCTCCTGCACGATCAAGAAGGTCTGTCCAACGGTAAAGTGTTCTCTGTTACCTTCGAACGTGACGGTAATAAAGTCGAGCTGCCGATGCGTCTGCGTCTTGATGTGAAGTCTCTGCCGACCGACGAAATGAAAACGCTCATCGCGTTCAGCGATCAAACCAAAACCTTCTGGGAACGTGTGCTGCGTGCGAAGGTCGGTTCTCTCAGCTACGCGAAAGATATCGCGCTGTGTAATGACCTCATTGAAGAATACCGTAAGAACCGCTTCCGTGATAAGTCCGGTTATTACCGTAAGATGATGGAAAAGAAAAACGCCAACTGGCTGTCTGGCCTGCTGACGCTGAGCCCATCCATCAACAACGCGTCTTCGGTTATGGTGGTTTCTCAAGAAACTATCGACGATCTGACTGCTCAGCTGGGCGGTGACTTCGATGATTACAATATCCGCCAGCGTGTGTTCAAAGACACCCTGACCGTTTACTACGTGGTTGTCGACCAGACCTGGAACCGTGTAACCATTTATACGCGTGGTCAGACCGGGTCTCAAGAACTCGACAAATCAGACTTTAGCAAGGCGAAGTCCGGTAGCGGCGATGTAAACAAAATCATCGATGCCTATCGCGTCGGCGCGAATCCGGTACTGTAAGGGGAAAAGAATGCCGATTCCGAATATGTTGGCGATGTTGCTGCCGAGCTTCGAAGCCACGAACTTAAAAAACCAACTGTCATCTAACTGCGACTCGATTGCTGCGTTAGAGCCACAGTTCCAGAACCTCCAGGAACTGGTGGGAAGTGTCCAGGGCAAGCCATTTAAAGCGAAGCCTGTTGCAGACCTTTCTACTGAAATCGTTAAGTACCTGCATAGCTCCGGTTTGGAAGTTAAAGGGTTACGTAACGCAAGTATGCTGGAGTACGTCATCGCGTCTATGCAGAACGTACAGGCGCTGCGACCTTTCCTGGAGCAGTGTATCGACCGTGACATCGGGAAAACGTTGGTGACATCATCTCTAACGTTCAACAAACAAACCGTGTTGCAGTTGCTGGATATGATCGAATTCTTCGTCGGTTACGCTAGCACCCTGATTAACTACATCACGGCCGAAGAGATTGCCGCTGTACAAGACTCGAACATTGCAGTGAAGGGAATCGGTCCGAAAGACCTTCAGTATCTGCAAACTCGTAAGACGTCTTTCTGTATTGCGGTGCGCGTCCTGGCAACCCCCATTACCAAACTGAAAGCAGACTACGCTGAGATACCCGAAGCGGTGTTTGACGAAGAGACATATAGCCAACTGGTTCAGCAGTTCGGTTCGAACACCACTGACCCGCTGGGTATGTCCTCCGTCCCGTTCCCGCTGTCGATCATCTACCGCGTGCGTCTGAATATTGCAGAATGGCAAATGGATCGTTATGACGAGTGCGTGGAAGCCGCGAAAGCGACTGAACTGCGTATTCTGTTGTACAAGAAACAACTGGCTGCCGGTGAAGGGGACGTGCACATTGAGAAACTCATCGAAGCGCACGAAAAGCGTTTGATGGAACTCAAGTACAAACGTGAACGTCTGGAGAAAAAATACGGTCTGGTCTAAGACCGTATTATCAGGAGAGTCTCATGTTTGACAATGACCAGAATTTTAACCTCGCCGAGAAGTTGATTAAAAACTACATGGCGAAACTGACCCAAAACCCCGTGCTGGTTCATGACGACGAACTGATACATGAAACCCTGGAAGCTGCAGCCGTTGTGTTGCCGTATTTCCGCATGATGGGCGCTGACTCTGTCCAACAAGTATTATATGACGAATATCCGCAGGTCGGTTTTACGTTTAATACGTTCTATAACGAAACTGCATCGTTCATACTTGACGGTAAACGCCGTACAGTGTCAACAGGACAGTGGTCCGTTCTTCTGGTATCGTACATGAACGATATCCACTCTACTAAGCAAGTAGAGCGAACCGGTTCTCTGGGCTCACGACTTCTTGCTGCGGCTTACGGTCGTAGTGGGCAAGTTCGCCGTATGGGAACTGCGCATCAGACGTACACGCCTGACCGGCGTCTATTATCTTATGCAGACCACGAACTGCTGGCACGTTGGTTGACACGTCCGAACGGGTTATCCGATATGATCTCGTCGTTAGCAGTGTTTTTAAAAATCGCACGTCCCTAAGGGGGCCCCTTATCTAGGGGCGTGTAATTGGGTTATAACCAAAGGAACCGAAACAAATGGCAAACTTTGTAAAAAGTAAACTCGCCCGCGAGTCCGTTGAAGCTACCGGCGACGTAATCGACGGTCTGAGCAACGTTGAACCGGCAGAAGAGAACATCGACGTTCAGCTGGCAGAAGTTGCGTCTATCGACGGTCAGCTGGAACAGCTCGATGGTGACCAGGAAACTCTGGCTGCTGATACCGAGCGTACCGAAGCTGCTATCGACGCTGCTGACGAAAAAATCGAAAACGGTGAAGAGATGCCTGAAGAAGCCATCGCTCACACCGAAGTGGCGCAGGAATCTATCCGTAAGCGTTGGGCTATCGATCGTACCAAACTGGCACGCGAATCTTATCGCCGTGGCCGTGGCATGACCAAAGCAGCTCAGGAAGGCTGGAAAGAAACCCTGAAAGATCTGTTCGAACGCTTCGTTGAACTGTGTAAAGCAGTTATCGCGAAAGCGAAAGAGCTGAAACTGAAGTACATCAACGTTGGTAAGTCCGCGCAGAAACGTGCGAAAGCTTACCAGGAGATGCTGCGTAAGCTCGGCAAACAGAAGAAAGAAAACATTTCTGGTGGCTTTATTAGCAAACTGTCTATCGAAGGTGAATTCGATGTGGCCAACTCTATCGCTATCGCGAAAGAGCTGACCGGCGGTAAAGCGAAAGATGCTATCAACAAGCTGTCCTCTCAGGCGGCTGACTCTGCTGTAGCGATCACTAAAACTTCAGACGGTACCGCAACCGCTGCTAAAGGCGCTGTTGACGTTGCCCTGTTTGGTACCGCTGCGAAGAAACTGCGCGCACTGCCGCAATTCGAAGACGGCGAAGGCGGTCAGAAAGTTCTGGCACTGCCAGGCAACGCCTATGTACAGACCGGTAGCAAAACTCTGGCAGGCGGTCAGGAATTCACCGCAGTGGCCTTCCTGTCGACGGGTGACGTTTCTGAAACGAAAGAAATCGCTACTCCGGCTATTTCTGCACTGGCATCTGCTGCGTCTGCCCTGGACGTTATCGGTAAAGGCTTCGAGAAAGTCCTGCAAGACTTCCGCAGCTACGACGCCGACGTTGAGAAACTGGAAGAGGCTGCTGCCAAAGCTGCTGCCGCTCTGAAAAAATCCAACGACGAAGGCGAGTGGGAAGCGCTGCGTAATGCACGCACTGCAGCTGACCAGGCTGTGCGTAACTACCAGACTCTGAACCGTGCTGTGGCTCACGTTGGTAACACTGTTATCAGCGGCCTGAACGGCTACATCGGCGCTGGTATTGGCGCGTACGAAAAGTCTAAAGCTTAATCCGCTTTACGTACTGAACGTCAGTTGACAAATCATTAATGGCGGTACACGGCGTACCGCCTAGAGGATAGAAAAAGATGGCTAACTTTGTAAAAAGTAAACTCGCTCGTGAATCTGTCGAAGGCGCAGGCACTGTCGTTCCAGATGGCATCGAGCTGCCGGCTGAGTCCGTGGAAGGTACTCTGGCTGACATCGAGCATGACACCAAACCGATCGACCAGCTGGACGCAGAAGCAGACGTGCTGGCAGAAGACGGTGACGAAACTGATGCACAGCTGGATGCAGTTGATGCTGCTGAAGCTGCCGCTGACGGCGAAGGCGAAGATGGCGAAGAGCCAATGGAAGTGGAAGAAGATATGCCTGACGAAGCTGCTGAGCAGCTGGACGTTGCGCAGGAATCTATCCGTAAACGTTGGGCATTCGATCACCGCGTAAGCGTTGCGCAGGAATCTTACGGCGCACGTAAACGCCGTCAGGTTGCTCGTGAATCACTGTGGGACGACATCAAAGCGTTCCTGCAGCGTATCTTCGACTGGCTGAAAGAACAAGGCCGTAAAATCAAAGATCGCTGGCTCAAGTTCAGCAACCAGGGTAAATCCATTCAGGCGCGCGCTAAGAAATATGACGCGGCTCTGCGTGGCCTGGGCAAGCAGAAGAAAGACACCGTTAGCGGTGGGTTCATTAAGAACCTGACCACCGGTGGTAAGTTCGTCGGTAACGACATCAATGCACTGAAAGGTGTTCTGTCTACTATCGGCAGCATCTACGGCGAGCAGGATGCAGTGGTCAAAGCTGCAACCAGCATGGTCAGCGCAGTTGAAGGCGGCAAACTGAACAGCGGCTTCGCAGCAGCGGTTAACAAAGCCACTGCAGGCAAAACGGGCGAAGTTCAACTGCTGGGTAACCAGATCGGTAAAGCTGACGTGAAAGTGAACGGGGATGACCTGGAAGCTTCCTTCACCGTTATCGATGCTGAAGGCAGCGTAGAAAAATCTGTTTCTACTCCGTCTGCTCAGACGCTGTCTTCTCTGGTTGCGTTCTTCAACCAGCTGGGTAAAGCAGTCGAAGAGAACGTGAAAGCGTACCACAAAAATAACCAGGCTCAAGAATCGTACGAGCGGGCTATTGAGGCGCTGCTGAAACGTATCGACGGCGTGAAGATCGACGACAACGCTGAACTGACTTCCAACGTCCGTGTTGCACGTCGTGCAATCACCGTTGCGAACCAGTACATCTCCTGGACCGAACGTTGCGTTGCAACTGGCCAGAAAAACCTGATCGCCGGCGTTAACGGCTACATCAGCGCCGGTATCGGTGCGTACGAAAAGTCTAAGTAATTAGACTGGCGAATCCCCCACTTCGGTGGGGGATTTACCCTTTCTTTTTTTGTCTCAGATTAGAAAAGATTTCAGATATATATTACCTAGGTGAGATTGCATTGGTAATCTTTTAACCGACTATCACTTAAGGAATATGAAAATGAAAACTATCAATCTGCTTACTCTGGCTAATGGCTCTATCGAACGTAGCGAAGACGACGGTGCTATCCTGCAAGCAACCAACGGCTTTAAAATTAGACTGTCCCCAATTCAATTCACCGGCTTACAAGTCTGGCTGCGCGAAATCGACAAACGCAAACTGCCGCGCCGTATGGCGGTTGGTGACCTGCTCTTTACACTGGATAACGTTGACGGTGTTAAACCGGAACTGTACGAAGTTCAGTACAAAGCCGCAGTCGATACACTGCGACTGAAGAAAGGGGAAGAAATCAAATTCATTCCGGTGACCTATAATGGCAACAATTACCTGCAGATGGAAGACACCCCGTTCGCTGCGCACGTCACTGACACTGCCGTTGAATTGGTCATTGCCTTTGGTCTGGTTGCGACTCCGGCGGTACTGGAAATCAGCGAAGACCCACTGCAAGATTTCGGTACGCTGTTCGATACCATGCTGGGTGGCATGAAGCTCGGGAATATCACCAAGGTCATCCGCCGTATTCCGATTCTGAATGCGCAGCCGAAAGTGATGACCCTGGCAGAAAGCATGACGGAACACCCAGAGCTGACTGCTGAAGAAATTCAGGCGCAAGAAGACGCAATTGAAGAAGAACGTCAGAACGCCCAGCGTGAAGCCATGAAGCCGTTCCGTGGTTTCCTGGATGCTATCTTCGACTGTGCGAACTCGCTGATGAAACCAGTTGAAGTGAAAACCGCTGAAGAACCAGCAGCGTAAATATTACGTTAGCCTGAAACCGTATGTATTCGACCATTAATCTTAAGGAGTATTTATAATGAAACGTGTCAATCTTAAAGATATTATTAGCGTAAGTAACGATAAATCATCGCCCCTTTGGGATGAGGTTACTACGCTGCAATTTAGTACCAGTGTCATGTCAATCCCACGTCCAGTTATGATTGGTCTGGGCGTATTCGTTTTAGAATGCGACCGTCGTGCAGCAGGCACGCACATTCTAACGTACGGTGGGTACGAGTTTGTCGTCGAAAGCGAACTTAACAAACATTGCTCAGAGGGCATCATCGGTCTTTGGAAATACTTAATCGATGCGGGATTGTCCGACATGTCTAAAGTCTGTAGTCACGATTACGGTAAGTTGGAACATTTTGTTCGTCGTAACGGTGAGCGTGTTCCGGTGACGATTGATGGTTACCAGACCAAAATGGTCACCGCGCCTTACAGCGCTGAGGGGATACGTGCAACGCTTTACATTCGCCAGACGCTCGTACGTGATGACCTGTTAGACGAAGCAGAGCAAACTCTACATGGTCGTGTTGTGAACCTCGCACCGTCTTACGACGCGCAGCGTATGGTTCAATGATTTAATAAGGTGGCCTAACAAGCCACCTTCTTTTTTGGGATTGTGTGATGACTGATAAATTTAAATTTGAGATGACGCCAGAAACCGCAAACGTAGAACCGCAGATTCGCCTCCGTGTACGAGATGACGAATACTGTCTAGCGATAGTTGAAGAAGACCTGGCAGAGGCCTTGTTGCTGCTCGGCGACAGAGAATGGATTGGCACGCTAACTATTAGGCTTAAGAGGCCGTTGGTTGGTAGTGGGATGTTTGCAGGTTGCTGTACGAACAGTCTGTTGGTCGAAGTGGATGCCAGAACGGTATCACTGTCGGTGATTCTGGACTATCCGGTGACATTCTCGTATAGCCGTCTTGAATTTAGTCGTTATTTACGCCACGCAATGAAAGAATTATCTAAAGCCCGTAGGAGCAAACCGTGAAACTCTCTATTATCGTCGCGATGGACCGCAACAACGCCATCGGTAAAAACAACGAACTGCCGTGGCGTCTGCCTGCCGACCTGGCTAACTTTAAGGCAATCACCACAGGGAAGAACGTTATCATGGGCAGTAAGACCTGGGAATCGTTAGGTTGTCGTCCTTTGCCTAACCGCGGCAACTTAATTGTTACTCGTAACCCAGAAGGGTACATCAATGGCCGGGAAGAACACACGGACATGCGTTTGGTGACGTTTCACACGAGTATTGATTTAGCCATCAAAGCTCTGGAACGTATCGAGAAAGATACCGGGAAAGAGCAAGAGGTGATGATTATTGGTGGCGCATCAGTTTATCAACAAACCCTCGCTCGTGCGGATCGTATTTATCTATCGCGTATTGACATTGCTGTTGAAGGTGCAGATGCTTTCTTCCCAGAAATCGACAGAGATGTTTTTCAAGTCGACTACACCATGACCCATTTACCCGACGGCCAGAAACACACGCACCGTTGGACGTATCAAATTTTAAATCGTATCGCTGGAGTTTAAAGTGGAAAAGAAATCTGTTAAAGGTTACGTGATGGAAGTAACCCCAAAAGCGGCTGAATTGGCGAAAGAGTATACCGGATGTATCGTGCCACTGACCTCAATCGTGGTGTGTGAGGGTTCCTTCTATCTCATCTTCGGCAGTAATGAGCCGGTCTATGCGTACATCGATGACCCTGATCGGGTTACAGCCCTCTCTATTGCGATGGGTAAAATGGTATCAGACAAGATGATTGAATTCGTTGTCGGGAAAACGATGGACATTATCCGCAATCCGGTTGGACACAGCGGAATAAAATGTAAGAAGTGGCAGCTAGCTTGGCTGGCACATTAAACGGTTATCTTCTTAAGGAGTATTAAAATGCTTAGTGAACGTGCGCCCCATTTAGAAGCGGCGGTATTGAAAATTGAACGTGTGAATATCAAATTGTTATCGAACGATGTTGGTCGGGCATCGTACAGTGACTTATGGAGTATCCCCGCACCACCGCGTACGTTGGTGGTGAACTGGTTAACGAATCGTTTGGGCTCATGCGATGTTAAAGCCAAGGATGTCGTACTAACGCTACCTGACGGCAAAACAACTACCGGCGATGTGTTGATTGCCAGTGGTTCTAAATTGCGTATGGGCGATATTCGCTTGGGTGAGTCCTATCGTCCGGACGGTATGCGACCTATGCCGATTGGCGAGGTAGAAAACCGAATTCTGGAAAAAGAAAGAGTGCTGGCGTTCATACGCCGCCCGCCGGATAGCACGGTGTCGTTTAAGCAACGTAAACCGGCTGCAGACAACACACCCGTTGTCGAGTGGCTCGAAAAGTATTTTGGCGAATATGGCATCAGTCCTGATGAGGTCATTCTCATCAACGGCCACGCCATGATGCCGTTTAAGCCCAGCCCGTATTACACGATGGGACAACTGCGCGCTTCCTTCAAAGGGAAAGCGCGCTAAAGTGTGGGGGACTTCGGTCCCCTTTCTTTTTTTGCGTTTTAGGCCAGTGATATGACTACAACGAGGGACAGCTAATGCAACAGTATTTTGAAATTCCATCGTTGGACAAGACCATGCGCAAAGCTGTGGTCGACGGCGTCGTAGAACGTGTGCTAAACGAATCTGGTATTGAACGTGCCAGTGTTGTTTTTACGGATAGCTTCAACACCGCCCATCAGCCAGGCTCTACGCTCGGCGATGAGACACCGGTGGACTATTCAGCACCGAACCGTGTCTACGTCGAAGTGGAAGAAGAACGTGATGAACGTGCACGCATTAACCGTCAAGTTGGGTTAGCGGCAGAGATTCCATTCTTCCATAACCCCGAAGACCAAGTGCGCGCTGCTCCTGTCCGCGTAATGTATAACGTGACCATCACGCTCCGGCGTGTCGGCCCATCGCGCGACGAATTGTTACGTTGGGCGAACCGCCTGGATTCACTTATCGACATGGGTCGCTATTCGACCATGACGGAATCCGAAGCGTACTACTTGATTCCAAAACCTGCGCTTAAGCTATTGAACGAATGCTATATCGCCGCAGGGACCCGTGTGCCGAAGTACGATGACTTTAAAGCCTATCTAAAGGCACATTTCACACCCGACGTTTTCACCACAGGCAATGTCGCCGGTGGCCAGAATGTCTTAGCGGTGCGTTATGCACCAACCCGTATCGAGACGGTTTACGATGTTATCTCTCCTACCTGGGATAACGACGAAAACCATTACGAGACCAGCTTCGTTATACGCTTCTCGTATCAGCGACCCGAAGAGGTGGTGATTACCTACCCGTACATCATCAACCAGACACCGTTGCCTGATGAATGGTGGCCTGAGATAGACCCACCGTTTGTGAGTAATGAAGAGGGTGTGCAACGTCACCAACAGCAAAAGAACCTCGACGGCACTTGGTGGATTAATGAATCTCGCCAGTTCTTACGCCTACCGTATCTGCTGTCACCGACAGAACAGTTCGAACGTACACACTCGCCGCTAAAAGCAAAGCTTCTGCATGTGTTCGGCACCGATGTAGCCTTCGGTGAAGAAAACATGATCGACCCTGAGGTTTGTAGTATCGATGATTTACCGTATGTCTGGAATGCCGACGTGGTTCCTTATATCGAGCACTGTCGCACGATAGACCCGACAGGTCAGACGGGCATTATCCGTATGGAATTGTTCGAGAATGGTCAAATCATTGAACCACGTTTCTACCATTGGGAAAACGGCGTCTTCTCGCTACGTAACCGTGAAGTTCATGTCGAGAAAGCGTACTACTTAACAGAGTCGGCAATACACGACTGGCGTAATATGGACTTATGGCCACTGCATCTTTATCCAAAAGCGGCAAAAGTGCTTATTGAGTGGTTATTCCCAGATTGGGATTGCCCGGATTGGTGGTGGGATAAACCTGTGTTACCACCAAGTGTGATTGATGAAATCACGAAGTTCTATCGCCGTGTCCTGTTGACGCAATTTAATACCACGATTATAGCCATCAGAGGAGCCGATAATGCTCAAGGCGAACAAGAGAGGTGATACTAAATTCGTTCCTGTTGAACCTGAAATTCCGATTATCAATAAACCGCAGGACGGGGTGAAAGAAGCCAGCAACTTGGTAACGATTCCAACCCGCACCACGGTAACGGACTTCGACAGGATTCCGAAACAGTATCTCCTGCAATACAACGAAGGTTCTGAATGGCCGGTTGATTTTTATCACGCGTTGTCGGGTCGCAACGATCCGAAGACGATGTTCGATACTCAGAATGACAGCCCTACGCAACAGCTGCTTAAGATTGTTAATCTGTCATTGCGTGTTAACGCACCGCTCGACCGTACGCAGGACGAACAACGTAAGACTTTCGAACTGACCGGGACGTCGACCCTGGTAGCATCGATTACACCGAACGAGGGTGACTTCTTTGTTGCGCCGATAGGCGACCATCGACACGGACTGTTTAACATCACTGCCGTTACCCGAATGTCGAACAACAAAATTGCAACGTACCAGATACGTTACACGATGTTGTACGAGATTACACCGCAGATTGCAGAGACGATTCGTCTGTGCACTGTGAGAACGCTCCATTACGTCCGTGAGCGCGCGTGGACCGGTGGTGATACCTTACTGACCCCCAACGAGTATCGTACGTTCCTGGAGCTGGGAGACCGCATTAAGGACATTGAGACGACGTTTGTTCGCCGTTTCTACGATACCAGTTTAGAAACCCTTGCTTATCCACGCGACTGGAAACTAGACGGGTTAAAGGCAGGTGGCTACTACGACGTCTTCTTGGCGATGTTTGTGAAGGCTATCGGTCTTCGAACCGTTGGTAAAGATATCCGTATTTACCCACACCCGCCGAAACCTGTGCAGGATATCGAAACGCTGTTCACGGTGCTGTTAAATCAGCAGCCAGAACTGCTACCGTACGTCGAGAAAGAATGCAGCGCAGTTAACCCGCGCACATTCAGAACGATGCAGACCCGCAACACTATTGCATGGTCACAGTTCAGTTCGACGCGTTTCTTTACATCACAGATTCGTCAGTTGGCAACGTACGATGGGGAGTGGCCAGAGTTCGAAGCATTCGAACCGGTTATGTTCCCTGAGTATCAGGGCAACGCAGGCGAGGATATGGTGGCTTTTCTGCCGTTGACGTATAAACCCTACCTGTTAAGCGAAACGTTCTATAGCGGCTCGTACAGCTCGGTTCTGGAGCATTGTTTGTACCTGTATCTGAACAAACAACCAGTACCTAGTGAAGTGGCTGCGCGTTTAGCAGAATTGGTGCTGGCTTTACCGAAGGACAGTCAGTTCTATTACGTCCCGATGGTCTACGTGATTTTGAAATACGCGAGGTAGTAATGTCGGAGAAGAAGCGCAGTGCAGCATTTATGCTGTTTAAAGCGTGGGTGTTCTTCCGGGTACCGGAATACGCAACCATCACAACCTACGCCAGTCAGGAACACGGATTGTTCTTGCCAGAAGACCCGAAGAAACGACAAGCGTTGTTACTGAACATGAAGCCTATCTATCTGCACCCCTCAGAAGCTGCCGAGTATTTAGCGACAGGTGGTGCGTTGGATGTACACGACCCGCATGACGGGATTAAAGTGTACGGGTGGATTATGGAACACCTTGCGGACTGGCTGAACTATCTGGAGAACCCGACGCTGATTTACCGGGAAGTCCCTATCGAAGGGTTGCGTCAGTTCAATGTGCTGGCTTCGAAACTGTTTCCTGTGGCTAACCGCTACGGGTATTTCAAGAAACCCACCGCAACGATGGCGGACTGTGTTCAGTCGTTATTTGGGCAGGTCCGCCTGGAGTCTAAACTCCACCGTTTTAATGATACGATTATGAAACGTATTGAGTACGCTTATAGAGCCCGAGGAGGTCGCTAATGTCGTTTGGTCGGTTACAACATATGGCGAACGGTCACATCGCTAATGCTCGGGGGTTACCGGCTATCGACTACGGGATATTCCTCACGGTACACGGTGCCCCAGTGACGGTGTTGAAGATGCTGTCTATCATTCACACCGGTCACTTTACGCGTGATATCTGTTTGTTGACACATCTCACCCTGGCTATACCCTACAGCCACATGCGAATGATCACATCGTCCGCAGAAGGGGATTTGAAGGTAAAGCTGTTACTGCGGCGTGGACAGAAAATCGCGGGGGTCTTTAACTACCGCGGCATCGTGATAAATAACCGCGACCACAACGCGGAATCACCGACGATGTTCTTGAGTCAGTCTGATGAGAAATCTATCGCATTGGTAACATTGGAGCTGATGGATGAGTCGATGTGGTTTTTGCGTAACCGTCAAGTGGGCGGCATCTACCACGAAACAGATGGGTTAACAGTGGCTCGCTCGATATTGGCGGATACGTTGCCGGAAGGGGTGGCTGCAGAGGGGCAGTTGAAAGGGATTGAATACGACGAGGAAGAACAGCAGGCATATCGGGACATTGTCATACCCGACTCCGAAGACTTCTTAAGCGTGTTTGATTATCTGCAGAACCATTACGGTGTTTACAGCAAAGGTATTGGAGTCTTCCAATACCTACAACGTTGGTATCTGTATCGACCTTGGGACTCGTTGAAGTTTAATAACACAACGAAGCCTAAACTGGTCATCTATAATCTGCCTCGTGAACAGGCTGCTCACATTGACCGCACCACCGATATCGCGGGTAATGTTATCTATCTGATTTGTGGCGGCGACACCAGTAGTTTGGAATACCGTGACCAGACCGCGCTTAACCAGGGTACGGGTTACCGGGTAGGGTCTGTACGTGTGTTGGATGGGCGTAGTAGTTCATTTACGCCTGGCGACATCAGTATGACCACACCTGATAAGTTTGTGGCGCAGGCCGACCCTGCTGCGTATCCAGGCGGCGTGGTTAACGCACCAATCGATCCTGATAAACACTTTAGTGATACCGACAAACCGCAGCGGTCTAAACTGGAGATGGGTCTGGGTACGATTGTGCAAACAACCTGGAACCGTTCAACGCACGGCATCCTATATCCTGGTATGCCAGTAAAATACGTTTTTGCCAACGAGTATGGGGTCTATACCCGCTACGGCACGTTGGTGGGTGAAGTGTTCCAGTCCGCTGTCGACGGTCAAACGATGGCATCAGGACGTTATAACACCCAATCGCAACTGAGTCTTTGGCTCAAAGATGAAAAATTTACAGCTTAGTCATCTAGTATGACCCGTAAGTAACCTTAAGGAAAATATTGCAATGAAAGCGATTCACACCTTTCGCATGACCGGCCAAACTGTTCTCGACATTGATGCGTACGAAGCCGCTAACTTCACCAAACCGACCAAGCTCTGGGATCGCCTGGTTAAGGTACTACCGCAGAGCGGTGAGGTGCAGTTGGATTTTGTCATGGCATCGACGTTGGATAAGACAGTGGCAGTTATTTATACTGCTGACGGTGTGCAGAGTAAGAAGGACCTGGCAATCGAAGATAAAGGCGGGCTGGGTTATCACTTGTTCCTGCACTGCGTAACCACTGCACCGATTTCAGCTGCGCTGGCGGGTCAGTACGGTTTCGCGAATGCGTATTTCCTGGCACAGAAACTCGCCGTGAATGTTATTCCGGGTGACGTGACCACTTACCCTGAATACGTACAGCGTATCCTGCCAGAACACTTCGCTGCAGACGACTACGATTTCAATGTGTTCCGTTTCGCACTGATCGGCGAATCGCGCGATCCGGAGTACACCGTTGGCCTGCGTGCCTGTCTGCGTCACTCCGTTATCTCTTCGGATGAAGGGATGTCGAATAACGTGAACGAAGTGTTCCCGATGATGCAAGTCGGTCCGTATATCACTTTCAACTCGTACATTCCGTTCCCGGCACAGATTCTGCCGCCGCAGAACGATAACAGTGTACTGCCAATCGCCGACAAGTATTCACTGCGTGCGAGCGAAGCAGTTGAAGTGATTAACGATCGTCGCTTTACATTGTCAGTGACCAGCGGTATCAGTGAACCGGAAGTTGCGGTCTCACAGAGCCTGGATTTGATGTAAAAAGTGTGCCTGGTCTCCTTGTGAGACCAGGTCTCTTTATTTTAGCCCTCTAAACGCACTCACAACCTTCTAAAGCCACTCTAACGGTAGAACGACCCTCTAAAGTGATAAAAGCTCTCAAAACGCGTTTGAGAGCGTTATAGAGGGTGTACTCTGAATAAAAATAATTTCAGATATATATTACCTAGGTGATAGAAGACAATCTATCAACTCAATCGACTATTAATCTAAAGGAGTATTGCCATGTTAACTCGTAACCATAAACGTGCCATCTTTGCCATCGTTGCTGTTGTTGCTTTCGCGGTACTGTCTATCACTGTAACTCAAGATTACAACAAGTGCATCGATAACGGTAACTCTGTTGCCATGTGTACAGGTCGCGGCTAATGGACTTTTCTGATGCGCAGTTTGCCGAGTTCTTATCTCACCCGCGTGTTAAACGTGAGTGGGATAATCTCACTAACAGTGTTCGTCGTCAGGACGAAGAAGAAATCGTTCACGTTACCGCACAAGTCTTACTCGTCTCACCGACAGGTAATGTGTTTCCAATGCAGCAGGAGATTTACTAATGGGCGTTTTAGTTAATTACGATGGTAAAAACGGAATCATGCTTCGCGAAGTGGAAGATAACGAAACGGTAGAGGTGAATCCGCAAACCTCAGAACGTACGTTTATCGTGGGGCCGAAAAGCGCACTACCGAAGCCGGACTGGAAAGAAGAGCTGGCGAAGTTCCGTGGGGAACTCGGGAAGAAGTAGTATAGATAATTTAATACCACCTACGGGTGGTATTATTTTTTGCCTAAGGAACGTGAAAAATGATTAATGAGAAGCTCCAAAAGTATTTAAAGAATGACACCGACTGGATGGTCCTTGACCAGTACGGACGATTTGTTCCGCTATCCAAGGATTCCCCTATACCCCGTGACAAGGCGATTTATATTCCTGACGGTAAGGGCGGTTATCGTTTCTGGGAAGGCCAGGAAGTAAAAGAGGAAATGTTCTACATGGAGCCGAAGTTCCGTGCAGCGTTCCCATCGAAGAATATCAACGGCTATGTTTACAACGCAATTCCGCCGATTACGCATCCTAACTTTGAGGTTGTGAACTACCCCGCAACTGTTCTGGATTGGCAACGTGCCATTAGTGAACACTACACGATCCCGCTTGAAGGTGTTTACTTCCCATTCCGTGATATTAGTTTAGACGACTTTATTAACTCTCTTAAGGACTAAAAAATGTACAGCATTACTGATTTTATCAAAAGTTCGGATTTCCCCCTACCTTTCGACCACGAAGTATTGGCTAGCGATCCGTTAACCGATGCGGCCATTGTCCAGCTGGACCGCGACAAACGTCGCACCTACGTCGTGTTGGTCGAAGGGCAGAGCTACGGCCTGTCTTCTTACGACCTGGAGCAGCAAGAGCGTTTCCTCGATGAAAACCGCAAAACGTCAATGTATAGCGCTATCTCTCGTGCGTTGTGCAAGGTAATGGCAACCATTACAGACAGCAAAAAGCGTATCGCTGTGCTGCAGGGTATCAATGCGCTAACGACCAAAATCCAGCAACTTGAAGGTTTCCATTGCCCACGATTGGAAGCCGCACAGAAGGATGCTAAGGGCGATGAGGCCATGGCGCTGTTTGAAGGCAATACTGTCTTTGCAACAGCTGAAGCTTGTTATCTCACCTATCCAACTTTTAACTATACGCCAATCAGCGACACCGTAGACGGGATTAAAGTAGAGAACGTTGTGCAGTGGGGTCGCGCAAATCTCAAGTTTGTGATGTCCCATGAAGAAGAAAATCAAGACGGACTTGGGCAGAAGATTCAACGTTGGTTCACGACGCGTTTGGACGCCGACTGGGAAGCGCATGTTAACGCAGAGCTTCGTAAATTTCACGCGGTAGTCGCATTGTTAAAAGAAGACACACCCGCCCAGAAACAATCGAAGGCACCAGTGGTTGGCTGGACGTGTTCCGGCTGTAACCGCAATCATGTCGCAACGGTACCGAGAACACATCGCTACACTTCGCAGACAATGAACATTGCTTGTCCGGCTTGCGGTAAGATCAACGAAGTTGATTATAAACCGTAGTAGTATCCCTCTTACCTTCGGGTAAGAGGGTTTTATATTTATTTTCCGAAAAGAAAATAAAAGGCGCTCTCTCCCGAAGGAGAGAGCTTATTCACATCCACTTAGAGGTTAACATGAATACCTTTATGCAACAACTGCGTCAGCAACAGCTGAAACATGTCGCTTTTCAACAACGTCTGCAAGAGGTTACCCGCCAACCGCAGACTTCCACCCGTACCATTAAAGGACTAGGAGGTGACATCATCTTCAATAAGAAGTAACACTAACCAGGGGTGTTCGAGCACCCCTTTTAACTCCCGTGACAGTATATCGGTGCATTGTGTACCACCACAGCGCAGCGATATATTAACAACCTGCCTAAGGAGGCACTACATGGAACAACTACGTTCGCAAATACTTAACTATTACGTTAAGCAAACCCAATTCAACCAACGTGTACAACAGTTGACTGCGCCCAAGCAGAACACTGTTCGTCGTATCAAGGGTTTAGGAGGTGAAATACTACTAAACAAAAGTTAACATGAAATAACTCTTACCCGAGTGCTGGAACACTCGGGTAATTCCATGCATATAAATAGTTCGTCGTATTTTTTTTTGATCTTGGCAGGACGCATAAACTGCCCGTAGGGGAGCCTAAGCTCCCCAGTGCTCGTTAGAACAAATCATCACCCATTCCACCGGTGAAGAAGTTGATAGACGACGCTGTTACGGTTTCTTCTTTATCACAATCCCAAGGCAGGATGCCTACATCCTGGAAAGGTATCACTGTGTAGTGATAAGATTCTTTAGTATCGATAATGGTGCGGTGCTTACCGCGTTGAACTTCTAAGAAGCTATGGCCGTTGACCACACGCTTGTTAAAATACATTTCACCATCGGCCTCGTTATCAAGGCTCGAACAACTATCGTAAAGACCACGACCAGGTAAGTTCTTACAGAAACCTACCGGGTCTAACGCTTTTAAGCGCTTACCTTCTGGGGAAATCTGGTGTGGGGCAATTAAGAACCCACGGTTGCGTACCACTTGGATGTTACGAGCAATACGATAAATTTCTTTGATATCACTCCCGGCAATGCCGTTGCCGTGTCCTGCTTTGCTGATTGTGCCTAAGTAGTCTGCGCGAATGCCAACAACATGATAACCGCGACGACGTAAGTCGAGAATAAGGTCGTTGATGTAGTGCACTTTAAAATCGGAGTTGGTGTGCTTTTGGAAAACGTAGTCCCAACCGTTTGCGCGAATCTTACCACAGAGGTAATCAGACATTGCTGTTGTGTGTGCTAACTTCTCTTCAGCGGTTGCATCCTGTGAAATGGTCATCTGTGGAACTTGTCCTTCAAAATGACCGTACAGAGCTTGATAGCCGTAAGCTAAGTTAACGTCGAGTTCGTTTTCTAAACTCAAGTCAAGAATAATTGGTTGCAGTGTGCCCTTCACATCCGCCATTACTTTCTCAGGCGTGTTGAAGATAGGAATCGATAAGCTCAGCAAGAGACTGAACAAAGACTTACAGTTAAAAGGTAACGCTGGCATTAGCCACAGTTCTTCGGTAATCCCTTTGTTACAACCGAGCATTTGGTTAATGGCTTTCCAGCCCGTCTGCAAACCATTACCTGCAGCTTTCTTGTTAATCGAGTCGAACACTTTAACAAACGGAGCCCGATTATCTGTAACCAGCTCACCGACCAATGATGGAATCTTATTATGAGAGCGTTCACCGAACGTAGATAGCGCCTCTTTGAGTTCGAGCACTGCGGTGTTCAGATCAACACGTGTCTCAGTTCCATTCAATGCTCCGAACGCGCGACCCATTTTTGTTTTGAGTTCGACGCTCTGTAAACATTGACGTAATTGGAAATAATATTGAGACAGTTGTCGATTAAGATGCTCGGTACGTTTGTCTTCTTCCTCGGGCAAATCGTCTTCGAGGAATTTGGTAATCGTATCGTATAGAGGACGTACTTGAGTGGTGGCCAGCTTCAAGCGCTTCATAACGCTCGCGTGGTCGTATTCCATGCCGCCGTCTATGATAGATGTGATAATGTCCTTGATCTCGATGAGTGCAAAGCGCTCTTCGCCATCTTCCGCATATTCCGGAAGCTTGATCTGCATCAGAACTTTTCTTATGACATCATGATCCTTGCTAGGGTCCGTCAGCATAGATTCTGTATACAGTGCGGCTAAGGCGGTTATCAACATCATTTTACTATTCATGGAGCATCCTTAAAATGCAAATTCGTTTTAGTCCACCGTGGGAAGTTCAATCTAACATAGATAAAGGGGCTGGCGTTAAAAAGTTGGAGGAACTCCAAGCAAGCTTCTTTAACTGGTTATATGACTGCTCGTCGGGCTTTAGTTCCATCATACTGCCAGTGAGTGACCCTATTTCGATTTATAAATCGATTATGGCACCACCTGCACTTCCGACTCTTTATTATGACCAGGTCTTAAACCTGGTTGAGAAAGGTACGAATGAAACCCTTGCTGATTTATATGGGGAATCATTCGACGGTCGTTTACGTTGGGTGTTCTCACAACGTGGCGATGTTGTTGTGGCGTCTTTTGCAGAAGCTAAATCCGGACCGGGTTTTTCTTTAAGTGAAGACCACGCTGCGAAAAAGATGTTCTGCGCAGAACTTTTTAAATATATGCGTCCCAAGACTCGTGTCGTGGATGATACGTTCAGTACGTCGACGCAGTTTGCTGCGCACGAAGTGCTGACGCAGTTGTACGCATGTCATTTATCTAAATAAGGTAAACTTGAAATGAAAGATACCCGTATCGCTAGTCTGGACCAGCTGGTTCAGCAGGGCAATGCTCTGGTCGCTGCTGCCAAGGCAGGCTCTTCCGCTAATGACGTATGGCAAACCGTAGCCGTTGGCGAATCTGTACGTAAAAATGCTGCCGGCTTCACCAACCTGCGTGACACTGCTCAGCAGCACTACGAAGCTGTAAACCCTGGCAAAACCATGAGCCACGCTGCTCAGGTTGCTTCTGCGATGATTCTGGCTGCTGCCGGTCACGAAGATGACTTCATGACCCGTGTTGCTGCTGAGAGCGCGAAGCCGGAATACGCCAGCTATATGCCGATCGCTATTTCTGGTGCAGCATCTCTGGCTGCTGACTACGGTAAAACTCCGCTGGTCGCAACCGAATACTACACCAACAAAGACCTGGACAAAAACCTGGGTCTGACCTGGACGCTGAACGTGCGTGCTCTGGAAACTCAATCCAAGTTTGCAGAGACCCTGTTCCCGACCATCACTGTGGACACCAACGACGTCGGCATCACCGTTCGTACCAAAGTTACTACTGTAACTCGTGGTATCCTGAACGCCCTGCTGACCAAAGACGTGGTTGAAGACAACCGTCAGCCGCTGCATAACGCGCTGTCTAACCACAAAGTCCTGCAGGACGATGCTATCCGTATCGTACCTTACGTGATGGAAACCGGTGAGAACGCGAAGTTCTTCGTATCCGAAGACATCATCGAAAACGAAAACGTTCAGCTGGGTCGTGTGCCGGCGTATCCGACCAACTACCTGAGCTTCTCTGAGCGTCGTCTGAACCTGTTCCAGCTGTCTGCCCATCCGGGTATCGTGCAGGAAGGTTACGATGAAACCGACGAAATCGCACCGGGTGCAGCGCTGGGTAGCCTGCTGCTGTCTGTGCGTAAGCCGACCGAAGAAGCGAAAGATGGTGCGCTGATCAAACTGAACGTACGCGACATGCAGTTCGCTACCTTCCAGCGTCCTCCTGAAGGTGATGGCCGTGAGCTGGTCCTGCAGTTCCGTCGCACTGTGTTCTCCCTGAACGCCAAGTCTCTGGACTGGAAAGGTGCTGAAATCCCGGCACTGGCCGCTCTGGCACAGAACGATTACACCATTCGTTATTCCATGAACATCAGCATGTCTCTGTTCACCAACGGTCAGTTCTCTGGTCGTGTTGACGTGACTGCACCGTCTCTGGAAATCGAAGGTCTGTACGACGCAACTGGTACTGCTGTTGATATCGAAAGCGGCACCGGCAAAGTCATCATCGACAACCTGAAACTGGAGCTGCTGGGCTGGCGCTTCGACGGTACTCGTACCAACGAGAACCGGAGAACCCAGGGCCTTCTGCTCGACCCGATTTGGGAACAAGAGAACTACAAACTGCAGTACGGTTCTCCGATCATGACCAAATCTCCGGTTGGCGTTGAATACGACGACACCGAACGTCTGGACGACCTCGTTTCTGCGGTTAACATCCGTAACGAAATGCTGGCTATCACTCAGACTCTGTCTTACACCGAAGCGGTTAAGAACGCAGCTGCGTCCATGATCACTCCGTGGGACAAACCTGCTATCCGCGGCCTGGGCCGTCACTGGGTTGCTCCGTGGTACAGCGAAAGCGACTACGAAGTGGACAAAGTGATCCAGTCTCTGGATACCAAAGATGCGCTCATCAACGCTCGTCAGGGTCTGGTACAGCGTATCGGTGACCAGGTAACTCGTGCTATCCAGGACTCTCGCTTCATGCCGGCTCTGCGCCTGCTGACTGCGGACCCGAACGCACTGCCGAAAGTTGTTATCGCAACTGACGAACCGACTGCTGCAATGCTGCTGCTGGTTCAGGGTGACCAGCGTCTGCTGGGCGATCGCTACGAGTACGAAGTTATCACCACCAACGATGACCGCTGGCGTGTGAAGAACGAAGCTGACGGCAGCTGGACTCGCCGCCTGCAGTGGGTTCTGAAAGTTCCAACCGCTGACGATGGTTCTTACTGTGTTCTGAACTGGGGTAACCACTTCTGGTCTCCGATCATGGTAACCAACATCAACATCCAGCGTAACGGCGCTACCAGCAAAGAGCTGGCAGTACAGCCTCGTAACGCGCACATCTGCCACTGCCCGATCACTGGTCTGATCTGGATTAAAGGTATCACCAAGTTCGTGGAAGAGAAACTGGCGTTCAACGTCACTACTACTTCCAACGGTACTGGCGGTACTAATGGCGGTAATGCGGGTGATGTTGGCGGCGGCGCTACCCAGCCAGGTACTGGCGGTGAAGGCGCTGGCGGCTAATAATCCGTAAGGATTACGTTGCCTAAGATTAGCTTACTCCCTTCGGGGAGTAAGCTTTTTCTTTTTTTCTAAAAATTTATAGATAGATATTATCTTAGGGAGAGAGTCATTCGGTTTTAACTTAAGGAGACAGTAATGGAAGTCAATTTAGAGAGATCAAGACTAGTTGCACCGATGTTTGATGGGCGCGGTTCTATGGCGAACGGTCACCACGTTTGATACCCTAAAGTTTTTTACGTTAAGGGCACTGGGTATGAACCCGTGCCCAAAGTAATCTGAGATAGATATTATCTACGTGAATAATTCTTTTGGTATTATTACTGGGATGTTCAATGAACCGTTATGATTTAGACGTTCAGCCAACGCTAACCCAGCGGCCCATGCACCGTGGTGCCGTGTCGAAGACTATCACGTACGAAAATAATACCGGGTTTCCCATATACGTCACTGAACTCAGTGGCGGGCATTTTGTTTTAGCCCCGTCGTCCACCACAGCGGCGGAGTTTGGGATTGTGATTTACGTGACCTATACGGTGTTTGCGAACGGTGCGAACTTATCTGGTTTGCGCGACGCACATTCGCCGAAGCAGTATGCGCAGATATGTAAGGAATTAACTACGAACGGCGAAACGACGCTGATGTATGTAGTTGATGATATCGGTGCGTTAATGCGTGGCGACTTGGTGGTATTGAAGAAGCTAGGAATGGCTTTCTCTACCCAACCAGTAAAACTCGATTCTGAGGTTATTGGTAAGCCGGGAGGGGATCGTAAAGAATTTGCCTTGGGCGTGGTAGTTGTGCAGAAGTACGAAGACCCAGCACCTTTAAAGTGGCTGAGGTTCTATACAACGATGTTGGAAGTCGAACCGATTCGATCGAAGTATTACGACGAGGGTATTTACATGGTAATCGGTGGTGCGGAGTGTGTCGAAGGGGGTAAGATGATAATGTACGCTTTCGATGACCCGATGTCCCCGTTCCGGGCGTTTGCATCTGAAGATGAAGCGAGGCGTTATCGGTGGCTCGATAACATTCCAGAGTTGCGAGATGTTCGTGCGAAGCTGGAAGCCACGTATCAGGCCAAGTTGCAAGATCTCGATGAGAAAAAGAATCGGCAAGACCTCGATTATCGTACGCAACTTAATAATCTGGCGCTGGAGAAGGAGAGGATTAACACCCTTAACGCAATCCAGACGAATGAGCTTAAGTTGCGTTCCGATGTTCGTAAAGACCAATACGAGTCCCGAGCTTATCAGCGAAAAGATAGCTCGGAGTTCTTGAAATCCATTCCCGCGTATTTGGCTGCAGGGGTAGCACTCGTTGGGATGATTCTCTGAGGGAGGCCGGTGTGTTTAAAGATGCGATTAGGAAGATTAAAGAGGCAGGCGAAATAGTGCCTTTTAATCGTGCAATTGCAGAAGGAGTTGGGTACACACAAGCTAAAGATGGGATACATGATCGTGTGGCAACCATTCTACGTCGCGAGTTGACGTATGATGAAATCGATAACCCGAAATTACCAGAAGGGTTAACGGTATTAGGTTGTCGCCAAATGTCGCCGTTTGAAGCTTTTATCTTTAAGTTATCGAAGTCGGATAACAATTCACGAAATAATCGTGGCCGGTCAATTATTAACATCTCATCCACTGACACGTATATGGTAATGGCCTCGTTCCGAGTTCCAGGTGATCCTCGCCCGGTGCAACGACCAATGAGCCTGCCGTTTATTCGTCGTGGCGGCTTAATGAACTACTATGGTACAACGTACCACGTAGCACCTGTAATCCATCAACCTGGTATATGTCGTGAGCACGGCGGTATCTTTATTAACTTTGACTTCACTCGCAAGGTGTCTATCAAGTTCTGTAAGAAACCAACGAAGATTCTGGTGAATGGTCGCCCTGAGCAGCTGTTCTTGCCAGGTACATCGAATCTGTTTGTCTCAACTGGACAGATTGGACACGACACCGATGAGAAGCCACTGATGTATTGGCTCTTTGGGCGTTATGGCTTTAAACAAGCCGTGAAACGTTATGCGGGCGTTGATGTGGCGATTTGGCCAGCGATTAAAGTACGTGATGTAGACTTAACGAAGTATGTGGTGATTCAATCCGGTGAGCCACAACTCGCGAAGACCATCCAGTACGTGCTGTTGGTTAAACGTGAAGATATGCCTAACACCGATGCAGGGCGTTGGGATCAAAACGAACATCTGTTGCTGGTAGCGACTGCCGCATTCTTCAAAGCAGCGCACTACTACGCAGGTAAACAGAACAGTAAGAACGGTCGTGCGCCAACATTACCGGGGCTGTTTACACAGATTAATGAAATGGCAATGGACGAAGATATTGCAAACCTCAACTCTGCAGCGTCTTGGCGTGAAGTGTTGGGCCGCAGTATTCGCGGACTGAAGCCTTCGGATATCGAACTGAGTCGCAGTATGGACAGCCACTTCCAGGAATGTGAACGCTATGTCAACAGCACCTTCCGTGGTGAGCTGATGGCAAACGATCCGTCCATCCCTGATGATTTGGATATGTTTGATTTCCTCTGGTATACCACGCAGCTGATGGTACGCACTCGACTTACCAAGCAAGATGATATTCCGTCTATGTACGGAAAACGTCTCACGGTAACCGATTACCTACTGTTGGGTCAACGTGGCTTTACCACAACGATCTCGAAAATACGTTGGAAGCTGGGGCAGTTGGAACATCGGACTCCAGAGACAGCGGCGAAGTCTATTCGAGACGCACTGAACAAACAGATCGTGCTCAATCTGGTGATGCGCACCATTACGAGCAACGGCGGTATCAGTTTCTTCAATGCCTCTACAGAATCAATGGTATTGGCAGTGTCTACGCACGCCATCGGTCAAACCGAAACCGATGCTAAGCGTTCGAAGAAAGGAGGCAAGACCGTTAACTTGAACGACCGTACTAAGCACGCATCCGCGTCGCATCTGGAATGTGGTAACGTCTACTACATTCCTAAGTCGGCACCGTTTAAGGCGAACATCCTCAACCCGTACATGAAGACCAACCCAAGTTTGGTAATGATGCGGAATCCTAAACTGGACCCGTACATCAGACCGACCGAAGAAGACATTGCTAAAATCGGCCGCTAATTATTACATCTCTTAAGGAGTATTATTTACAATGAGCATTACTGTTGAACAAATCAAAAACGTCATCGTTAAACACCTCGATCAGGACGCGGTACTGTCGCAGTTGAATAACGTGATGCGTAGTCGTAGTATTCCGCCAGATCAGGCGTTAAAGATTGCGACGTATGTTGCGGCATGGGCAGCATCCAAAGGGGGTAGTGAAGCACAGGTTATCGCATATGCGGTCGATGCGTATAAAGCAGCTGCCTATCAGCAGGTGCATAACGCGGGCGACGCGTATAACGACGATCGTCACACCAAACTGGTTAATGCTTGGGAACAAGTCGGTAAGATTCTTGCCGAAATTCGTTCTCAGCAGTCCGGCGGTTTGGGTGGCAGCGGTGGTTTAGGTGGTGGTAGCAACGCAGGCGGGTTACTGGGCGGTAACAGTTCTGGCGGTGTCCGTGTTACTGATGGCCTGACCATGTCTTCTGCGCCATCCGGCGGCGTTAAGATTGGTAACACAGATGCGGCACTAACCGTGATTGCTGGCGGTGCAGGTCTTAACCTGGTTAGTGATCCTATCCTGAACCCACAACCGGCGCAAGTAGTCCCAGCCACAGCACAACAGCCCCAGCCTGAACCAGCACAGGTGCCTGTACAACCAATGCCGGTGTCTAATGCTACAGTTAATAACCCAGTGCTTTCCCCACTCGGCGCAACAGAAGAAACCGAGAAGGACACTACCAATGGCCCAATTAACAACATTCTGCAGGAGATTGATTTGATGGAAGACTACGCACTTCACGAGCTGAAAACCCCCGAGCTTAAAATGTCGATTCCAGCGAAGGAAGCTAACAGTCGCATTAAGCAATCTGTTTACGCGGAAACGCGTGATTGGGCTACACCGTTGCAAGATATCTTTAACGGTAATGAAGAGGTTGTTTTCTACGACGGGGCTGACCTGATTGTGCGTGCACGGGATAGCTATCGCGCGTATCTGGTCGGTGTTAACACTGATATGTGCGAGCGTATGAAACAATTTGTTGCTAAGCACGACGCACTGAAATCCGATCTCGACAACCTGGCACTGGTTGAAGATGTTGAAACTATCATGGCTAAGGTGAAGCGTACGATCGATGAACTGCGTAAGAACACGAAAGAACTGCACGAATATGCGATTGCGAACAGCAGCGAAGCAGAAGTGGTTATCAGTGAAATTTCTCGCTTTGCTAATGCGTACCTGGCGAATATCACTTTCCTGGTACACAACGCGCTGTCGCTGGGCACTAAGCGTGGTAAAGATGTGCCGAAGTTCAAAGCTATCGATTTCGAACGGAAAATCAGCGATATTGATTTCTTCGTAAAAGATCTGTTCACAGCAACCGCTGGCGACAACGGCGTAAGTGAATATGAAGACTGGTTCCGTGACCTGTTCCTGATGGTAGCAAACTCTCTGCGCAAACTGACTATCAAGCTGAGCGATTCTGGCAAGGTGGTTAATCTGATTCAGAGCCAGTTCACCATCGTGATTCCAGGCATGTACCATTCTGTTGATAAACACGACGTAGTTACGGTAGCGTCTCTGGGCAATACCGCAGACCCTGTTGTGTCTATCTACGAAGCAGTACAGGAAAACGTGCCACATGCAATTGTATTGATGCAGCTGCCGCAGCACACTTACTTGCTTCTGAGCAATGGTGAGAAAACTGCACCAGTGTTGTACTAAGTAATACGGAGACCTTCGGGTCTCCTATTATTATTTTTTATTTTATCATGAAAAGGAGTATTAAAATGTCTAGTGTTGAAGCAGTAATCTATTTTGAAAACGATGGGGTCGCAGGGTGCGGCTTCCCGAAGACAGCTGGGGTTAAATCTCTGTTGGCAAAGTATAAAGAAGAGCTTAAGAAAACGGCAGGGCAGAACCCTGGCGTGCCACTGCGTAGTATTTTTCCTGAGATGGAGAAGGCTGCAAAAAATGATCCGGTGTTGGGTATGTTCTGCGGGATGATCAAAGAGCGATTCCCTGACATTGATAAGTACCACATTACACTGGCGTAATTATTATAGAGTAGCTCTATAATGAGGTTCGAGCATGGTAAAGTTCATTGTTGTCAACATGGATTTTGAGCGTAGTGTGCGTTTTCGCTTTGAGTTACCTGAAAACAAAGCGACTGAAGCTTTCTTAGCCGACTTCCACAAAGCCAAAACCGCGATCAGTCATGGGCGTCGCTGGCAAATCTTCTATAACGCCCGTAAAGGCCTCCTGAAGGCGTTAAAAGCAGCAAAGGATACAAAGGTATTGGAAAAGCTAGAACCTTTCCAGAACGACCCTCTGGCGATTGGTATCATGCTCGACGAACTGGTTAATAAACCTAAAGCTGCTACAGAAGATTAAAAAAAGAAAAGGCACCTCTCCCCGAAGGGAGAGGTAAACCTTATTTCTTTTTCTTTTTTTTTGTTTAGAGGACGTTGTCTGGGTTGTCGTCGGTAGTCCCTTCGTCTTCTGCGCCTTCCGTTCCCTCGGTGGTTGTATCCGTGGTTTCGGTCGACTCAGTCGTTTCCCCTGTACTATCCCCGTCGGTTCCGTCATCCGTATCGAGATCGAGGTCTAAATCATCGTCACCCCCACCACCGAGATCTCCTTCACCGCCACCGGTGGCACCGCCCGCATCAAAACCACCACTGAATCCGCCAGCAGATTCGTTAGGGTCAAGGTCAGCATTTTTCGCTAACGTTTCCAGTCGACCTGTAAAACGTTTCGCCAGTTGAATCAGCGTCTTCGAAGCAGCCATCGCTTCATCAGTCATCATGGTGATGTTGTCTTGACGAGATTTATCGTCGTAAACCAGATCGAAGAAGTCGGTTTCAATGCCTTGTTTACGCAGCCAGTTGCGCGTATAGAAGGATTTGATCATCGTCTTCAGATCGTTCGGGTCCATCGAGATGCCTTCCTGCTGAAGTTGCGCAGCAATGTCATCCGTTACAACCAGATCAGCCAGCTTCTCAAAGAACTCAGTACGTTTATCGAACAACTCCATCTGCGAAGCTGCTGCTGAGGTGTCTGGTGGTGGTAAGGTTACTTTCATACCGTTGATGAAGGCAGCCAGATACTCAGAGACCTTTTTCGTAACCTGGTCAGTAGTCATCCCATTGCCGTTAGCATTGATATACTCTGCAATGATTTTAATCATCGCTGATTGTAACGACGGGGAGGCCAACATCCCATTGACTACATAACGCGTCAGTGGCTTAGAGAGAATCTCTTGCTTCTTAACAACTTGTTGCGTGACCAGCAACGATTTAGAGAAAATCTGTGAAGCGAATTCGATGTTCTCCGGGGTCATTACCAGGTCAGGGTCAACACCAGCGATATGGCAAGTACGGCGTAACAGACCTTCGTCGAAATCCTTATCCGGATATTTATAATCCGGCGTGGTATCCGACACAGACACTTTGGTACTACCGTAGTAGTCGTTACCGATAACGTTGAACGCAATACCTGCGTTTGTCGTCATTGCCCAGGTGTCGTTCATGTCCCCCCACATCGGTTGACGACGGTTATAGGAGTTCATGATGTCTGTTTTCAACTGGTCAATTGTTTTCTGACCGTTCATGTCATCTGGTGCCAACTCAATGTCGTACTGCATGTGACGCGCAGAGTTTAACACCGCAGAGTTCATGGTAGCGAACAACAGTGCCATACGGACAGTAGAGATAACGAACGAACGTTCGGTAATAGATACACCGATGCCATCTTCATCAAAGTCCGTGGCGAAGTAGCAAAGGTTTTCCGCAGGAATATAAATAACCTGCGTATGGCGTTTTGCCAGATGGCGCGCCAGCATGATACGGCTGAACGTTTCGGTTACCGTCATGCTAATCTCAGCACCACCCAACGCCTCACCCAACGCTTTTGTCAGCTGATCTTCAGCAATCTCACCATAACGCGCTGTTAAGCGGTTAGCAATGTCTGGTGTGATTCGGGTTGTGTTGCCCATCCCCAGATTTGCACGGTTGATTGTTGAATCCACCATACCGTCGTTGTTCAGGTAGTTCATGAAGTTCGCATCACCGTAAAGTGTGGAGCGCGAGTTAATGAAGTTACCCATTTCGTCAACGATGGCCAGATAACCTATGGGGTTACGAACATCGTCGCCGATAACGAGCGGGAGTGTGGACTCTGCTGGCAGTAATCGTTCCGTGTATTCGATTTTGTTAGCATCGGAGAAACTCATCTTCGGTACTTCGCCGTAAAGCTTTTGCTCAGGCGTTTTCTGGTACGCTTCGTTGAGGTCGCCAATGTTGATTAAACCGAGTTTTGCCTTCTCTTGTTCGCTGTCAGTGAACTGGTCAGCGTTATACGCTGACGCACCTGTCGGTGTAGAAGGTTGTTCATATGCGTACTGCTCTAACTGCCCGAACAGGCCGGTACGAGCATTCTCCTGTGCCACACGGCGATAAGCCTCTGGTAACAGGGTAATACGCGGGTTGTCGGTGATAACGATATCCAGGGAAGCTAACATACCGTCTGCTTTAAACGGACTGTTAGGGGCTGATGCAAAGTTAAGTTTAATGGTTTGTGGCTTGGTGGGCTTGTCAGCGCCACGTGCACGGCCCAGAATACTTTCTACACCAACCTTCGGTTTGTTCTCACCGCCAATCTTGCCTAGAATACCCAACTGACGTTCAAAGAAGTCAGATTGGCTCCGGCGCAGTGATTCGGTTGCAACAGACGGCTTTAAGCCGAAGAGTTCATCGAATCCGGTATCTGAAATCAGCAACACTGGGCTCGCACCTTTGGATTTCAGTGCATCGTAAATCCACTGATACAGTTTGTTGGGTAACTGGCGCGTGTGGTCATGGAATTCACGCACAGGTTCCAACAACTGTTGACGCAGGTCGATCGGGATATCAGCCACGTTGTCGTAAATCAGCGTGGTGTTAATCAAATCTTTTGTGGACAGGAGTGAGGAGGTCGCGATGGTAACAATGACCTCTAACTCAGGGAGCGCATCAAAGATACGTTCGGCATTTTTAACGGTGCGAATGCGGCTACTCGCAATGCCCGTGAGTTCTGTACGGGTTGGTGTAACGCCGCCATCTTCACGCTTACCGCGTTGCTGCTGAGCCGACGGGCTCGTGGACTTACGCAGTATGGCAGCTACCGCGGGGTCGCCCGTTAATTTACTAATATCTTCCATTGGGGTCTCCGATGCAGAGATTTAACATTTTTCGTGACCAGGCTATCCAGTTAGCGAAATCCCTGATTGTCAAATCAGAGAGCATCGCACAACAGATGAACCTGGCAATAACCAAAAACGGCGGTTTCGTTTCCGAGAACCGTGAGACGTGGCGGTATTACCTACACTTAGCAGGTAAACGACATGCAATCGACAAGCCGATATACATTACGTCACTCGACACGCAAGAGCAGATAGAGTTAACGACGCAGAACCTCTCCCGTCATAAAAAGACCTCAAACGTATATCGTTCTAACCCGGAATATATCGACGACTTAATCGCCGAGTATCCGGACTACGCAGTATACATTCGCGGCACTTTCAATCCGATTGATGTTGCATACGCGATACGTGTCGATGACTGCTCAATTTTGTATTACGATCCTGCTTTAGTTGAACCGCAGGAGACGTCGTTAATTACACATATTGAGAACTTTATTCGTGCGGCACATGTACGTTTCATGGCCGATGGCTGGAAAGTTCACAACGACTGTTTCGTACTGGCCTTTTACATGCAGCAGTACCCGGTGTGGCCGGGGCTTATCATGTACATCCGCAAACGATTACAGTTTACGACCGAAACGCACTCCTACTACGTGACCGAGTTCTTGGCATCGCACCAAGAACTGCACGAGTTCATGCCGTACCTGACCCTCAAGCAGAAATTCACACTGTATCGCAATATCCGTTACTGGGAACGTAACTCTGGTAAGGAAGAAATCTTTACCTGGATGATTGACACCCTGCTGACAGGTTGGGGTATGCCTGCTGTTGGATATAAGGTCGCCCAGCAGATTCACGACCCGACGACGGGCAGCGACGATGACCTGACACCACTCCCGATCGGCTACCAGTCGTCGCTTAACTATACTGAACGTGACTCGGGTCGTGACCTGGACATTGTTAGCACAACTGACATTATCCAGAAAGAAATCAATCTGGCGTACAATAACCCAGTGCACGAACCCGACTATCAGGAAGACCTCGATCGGCGTTTGAGCTTGACGCAGTATCCGAACCTACCAACGAAGTTAGTTGAGGTAACGGCGATTGACCCAGAGGCCATCGAACGTTGGGAATTTATGCATGGCTTGTTCAACGAGTGGATGCATATCGTGGCACGTGGACAGTACAACATTTACCACGAAATTCTTAACCCAACGAACGGGGACACGCTAAAGCTCACTTCAAAAGAGCTGCTGGCACTGTTCTTGTATGCGAGCTTCAAAGGTTATTCTGGCGTAGCACTGGATAAAATCCCGGTGTGGAATGTGTTTGGTGTGTTAATCAAACGCTGGGTTGGTTTTGATGAGATGGTGCAGCATCTGCCAAGCTCATGGCCCGGCCGTTTTAATGCGCTGATTAACTATTACACGGACACGCATCATGAAGTTATCGGTAATTTGATGTCTGCAGATGAGTTGTACGATGAAATCAGCGAAATCATGGTGCAGAAGCGTCGTCGTTACCGTTACTCGTATAATCGACACAAGCTAGCCGACCGTGCTGCCGGCACAATGCTGTTTACCTACCACTACCGTGACTATAAGTGCGATCTTGACCTACCTTACCGCGATTACGACGAGTTCTTCAAAACGTTTGGTTTTGATTACGAGTTAGTCTCCGCGGAAACCTGGCAGGACATCGCCACCGACGCTCTAAACGTGGCCACCAATCTGGAAACACGTGCGTCTGTCTCACAAGCTGAAATACAACGCGCGATGGTGCGGTTAATGACGAAACTCTCGTCGTATACTGTCCATTTTGCCGCACGTATGGGTTCTGACACCTACGATGTCACCGACCCAGTCATCCCGATTCTGGATGATATTCTCACAGAGGCTGCCGATACAACAAATATCATTTACCCTCTGACAGACGTGCAGCGTGTGAGCCGTAGTTCATTCATGACGACGGATAAGCCCATCCCTGTCGCTCCCGTGATAAAGGAAATGGCAATCCCGCAACGTATTAAGTTGCGGATGAATGTCTACCCTGGTATCCGTGTGAAGGTCGAGCAGGATGTTGTGGTCGATATGGTACAGCCGTCTATCGACGTTGTCCGTGTGCGGACGTCATTTGAGGAGTGGACGCTTGCCGAGCGCGTGGCCGACCGTGACATGGATGGCTTCCGGCTAGACCAATTACCAAAGTGAGAGACTTATGGGATACCGTATAGATTTATCAAAAACCCCGAAACAGATTCTGGTTGAGAGAATCAATTACGTTTTTAAGTTATCGTATAGTGAAAATAACTACGAGTTTAACCCACGTGGGGTGTGGCCGCTGACCCGAGCAGAGCGACGCGCTAAAGGCGTGGAGTCTAAAGTTGCGGCGCGCTTTGTAAATGGGGTACACGGCACCCAAGAGTTTTACCTGACTCGTGCGGACTTAAACAAGTTACTTAAAGACGTAACGGTTGAAGTCCCGAAAGGTGCGGTGGAATGGAGCCATGAATTAGTTCCGTATATTGTCGATGAGCTGGGTCTCCAGCTCGACACCTACGACATCATGGTTGAACCGATTACCCCAGAAATGGAATCGTATGAGGCGCGCTTAATCCCGCACCATCTATCTTTCAAAGGCACGATTGCGATTACTTTTGTTGACCCAACTCCCCGTAAGCTGGCGCAGCTGGTAACTAAACGGGCACTCGACGGGTTTCGCCCAGGAGAATTTTTAAATGGCTAACACCAAAGTTTACGATGGTAAACTGTCAACAGTGACTCTTAACGCGATGCGACTTACGACCGCGTTATTGACAGGCGCTGACGTGCAGTACCCACAGAAATCCACGATGAACGAGTTTTATAAACTCATGACCTCGAAAGTGCCCGATGGCGCTACACGCCCGCATTTAGGATACATGTGCGTAGGCAATCGCGGACACATTGTTGATCAGTCTGATGTTGTGGCAGACGTTGTTCCTGTCGCGAAATCCCCGATTACGTCAGGGATGTTCTCGCGCGTTCCATTGGTACTGCGTACATTGGATAATGACTTATCTGATGAGCAACGTAAACAGTACGCTTTCCGTACTCGTGAAACTATCGGCGCGCGGGATTACTGGGCGTATTATCTGAAACGTATCGACATGCGCGCAGTGAAGACCACTGACCTGGACATCACTCGCGAAAACGGCATCGAAACCGTCAAAGATTTCGTCTATACCGATGCGGAACTGAACCCGGTACCGAAAGAACTCCCAGACTACGATTACGACGATGACGGCACTGTAGAGATCCCCGACGGTCGTTATGTTGAATCGGGCGCAGACCTGGTGATTCCATGGACTGAGTTTGATGTTCAGGAATACATGAACGTGACGGCGATTCTACGTGGCACGCCGCGCAGTTCGATTATCTCTGAAATTGCGCTGTGCTCTGGCGTTGATACCCCTGAAACGGGTGAGTCGGCTACCGGTTCACAGTTCAGCTACGACGAAGCTATCGGTGTGCAAGCGTTGTACTACATCTCTCTGTTCACTAACCTGGCACAGACCAACGATCGTCTGTCACTGACCATCCGTATCGGCCAGCCAGCACCGTGGTTCTTAGGGACAGCTAACTGATGCTGATTCCTGAGCCGAGGTTACCCGACAGTATGGTGAGGATTGCGGCTGTTGACCCCGGTACCGCCCATCTTGGGATGGCGGTTATCGACTGGGAATTTGGCCAACCTCAAGGTGAAGTTGTCTGGGCGGGAACGGCTCATGTTGCGGACCCTACGCACAATAGCGCCTTTGGCGAGTGCGTAGGGAAACGTGATGCGCGTTTGGTGGAATTAGAAGAACGCTTTCGCGAGTTTTTAAAACTGGCAAGGCCGACTTTTGTCGCTACCGAAACTCCATTCATGCGAAGAGCTAAGCTCTCAGCGTACGAGTCTGGGGTGGAGTTGCAACTGATGTTGCGGCGAACGCTTTGGGACGTGTTTCCCGAAAAATATCTCCATGGGTTTAATCCTATTATTGTGAAGTCGTACGTTGGTGTGGAAGCAAAGGGTACAGATAAATCGCATATGCAGCAAGCGGTTACCAAGCTCTACGCTAACCATACCCGGTGCGACTTATCGGTATTGGATGAACACAGTATCGATGCCGTGGCGGTGGGCAATATCTTCGTCAGGGTCAACTTATTAAACCTAAATAGTCTTCTTCCGCCCAAGGTTAAAGTTCCTAAAGCTAAGGCCGGTAAGCGGAAAGGAAGACGCCGGAGGAAATAGCGATGTCGCAGTCTTTGCAAGAAGCCTCGACGGATGTGTTGGATGTTCTTATCCAGGCGGGCACCAATAAATTAAGCCTGGAGGAGAGTAAACGACTAAAAACAGCCGCCCAGACCGCTTTGGGAAGTGATGTTGAAATTGATGTCACTAAACCTGCTAACGTGATTCTTACTTCTTTACGCCCCCTCATCCTTGAGCAGGTGGGGAACATGGCGAAAACGTTTGAATCGCAAGCAAAAGCCGCAGTAGAAAGCATGGATGAAAAGCTCGCCAAAGAAACGTTATTGACTCTGTGGCCAAATTTGAAAGGTCCGCAGAAAGTCCTTATCGTTTTGTTGGTGCTGACCACTGTGGTGATCACTGGCGCGATGGCCTGGGACACACACCTGCATTATCCACAAGAGTTAACGGATGTGCTGGTTGTGGCGCTCTTACCTTTGTTTGCTCAGGCCGTGTTCTTTACATGGCCGATTAAGACGCTTGCTTATAACTCGATGGCCATTGGTGCCAAAGTTGTTGAATACAAGCTGAATAAGAGCAACGCGAAGCAACAGACTACCGCACCTAAAGTGTAATTAAGCCCTCTTCTCCTCCGGGGGAAGAGGCTTCTTATTTTTTTTATTACGTCTACGTAAATTACTGTGTAAGCACGACCCAAAAGGAATATAAAAAATGCAATTACAATTTCGTCAACGGTCTGTACTACTACCGTTTAGCGCTATATTAGGTTCGTTTACCAAAATGCTGTCTGTGGATTTTACTACAGCTGAGAAAGAAGCGCTGTTATTGGCGGCAGTCGAAGAAGTATTGTGGGAGGCGTTTTACGTAGTGCCGTTTCGTAGCTGCTTAAACGCCCCGTATGTTGAAGGGCAGTTTGTCAGCGCGCTTTCCGCTGCGATTACCAAACGTAAACTAAATGCCATGGCGCATGTCAAAGAGATCACCGCGCAACGAGGACGGATATTCGCTGCCGTCAGAAATGTGTTAATTAAAGAAGGGTTTCTTGCAGACTCGCTAGGTCCCGAAGTTCCTTGGGAACCAGGTCATCCACCGCGTCAGTTCGACCACGGGTACAAGTTAAGTATAATTATGCCACGCGGTAAGCGTGACGTCTCATTGGGGAAATGGTTACAGATAAGCTGGGTTCGTCCTACTATCGATTGGCAAGAAATGTCGGTCAATCGCTATCTGGAACACCTGGCAAAAACACCGGCACAGTTTCACCGTTCAACAATCCTGCCGTTACACATGCTGTTAAAACCGTCCCTGTCATTGGCAGAAGCCATATACCTGCTTAGTGGAGAGAAGTGATGCTTGTTATTAATGTGGTCGAGGATAAGATTCCTGCGAACGTTTATCCTGAACTGGTTGAATGGGTACGCGACTTAAACAGTATTCGTGAGGAGCCTATTAAACTCACGATGTTTGTTGAGGATGATATCGTGCGGGGAATCATGGCATGGGAACCTGGCCATTTGGTCTATATGGTTGTGCCCGAGGAATCGCGACGCGGCGGCGTCGGTAGATTTATGCTTAAGTATCTTCAGCAGAACTCCGATCGTAAACACGTCAGCTGTCGTGTTCACCCGACCAACATTCCCGCGCTGGGATTCTTTCACCAACAAGGCTTCCAGATTGACCGATGGTATATTGCTGCTGACGGCCAACGGTATTTTCGTATGACGAACTACAATGTTATTTCGTCACACACGCCACCGGAGGAAAAGCTTTTAACTCATTACGCTGAAAGCGTTCCCATTTTTCTTTCGATGGCAGAAGGTCAATTCGTCTAAACGAGCGAGAGTGTATAATGATACGTGTTGCTTACGAAACACGAGATACGGATGGAACCCGTATAAACGTCATCCGCCGTGTGGAGCTTGTTCCTCAGCATGAACTGAATATTGCAGACAGTTCGCTTAGGGGTACTCCTGTTAAGATTCTGAATCTTACGAGACGTTCTTTTCATCACAGTAAGACTTCACCAGCAATACGGTCCAGTAAAAGAAAAAGTTATGCCGATTTAAAACATCGGTTGTCCCGGCATTTTCGTCGGAGTGCCTGGAAGGCTTTAGTTGTGGTTTTGGTTGACGAACACCTTATCCAGAAGTTGGAATGGGAAGAGGTTCTCAAGGAAGCGGGCTATCCAACTAAACCTTTCTCTTATCACTGGCATCACTTCAAAAAACAGTTCCACGATGCCTTACAGGTATCGCCAAACACTCGCAACATGATTCACCGTTTGGAGAAAATGGACTGGCTTCTACCCTATCTGGAAGAGGACTAGATATGATGCGTGCTGTATTAGCTGTGTTTATAATTTGCGTTACTACGTCAGTATACGCGTTTACTGTTCAGGACTTCCCGCAATACAAACCAATGTGGGAAACTGACGCACCTGTGAAATTCAGCGACAAAGATGAACCAGTCGTGACGGTGGAAAATGGTGAGTTTGCCGTGGTTAACTACGGACGTTCTGAACTGTGTCCAGGTGGTGGCTTTTATCTCGTTAACACAAAGCGCAAGACGTACCAGCCAATAGATGCGGGTACGTGTTCGTCGAAAGTTAAAGCGACAATTGCCCCGTCAGTACGAACACACTGCAGAGTTAATAACCTACGGTTAACTTTTTGGGTAGGTAAAGAAATTTCCGCGCGGTATCCTTTGTACGATTACTAAACACAGCGTATAGGGGCTTCGGCCCCTATACTGTTTATTATTTTCCTGTGAAGTATTATGACCCCCCCCCTTAATCAAATACCAGGAGCGAGGCATGTCTTTTGTTATTGACTTTAACCACCATCACAGTCAAACCTTGCTCGATTTAGTCAATGCTTTTAATGCTGAAACCGTTTATACGCCCCTGACCACAGAACGTATCCGTGTGGAGAGTTATGGTCCGCCGGAACCAGACGGTCGTGTAAGTGCTTTGCTGACTAATAAGAGTAAGCCGGACGACTATGTGGTTGTGCGTTACCGCAAATTGAGCCTCAATGATATAATCACGTTGAAGCCTGAACATCTCACATGGTTTGATTTGTCGAAAGGTAAACCGGCCGATTTGCGCGTATGGTCTGAACCTGCAATGGCTAGTTTTGAATCGGCGTGTGCAGAACGCGGCATCGTTGTAAGTAAGGCGTGGGAAAACCCCGCGCAATGCCACGTGGAGTATGACATCCCGACCGATCGATACGTCCTCGTCTATGAATGCGAATCATTTGTTTACGAATCACGCACACGCATTACGCTACCGTACCATATCGGCCAAGACTTAACCAAGACAACGCTGCCTGGTCTGGAATACGACCTGGCTGGTTTCTGGGGGCGTAAGCTGTTAGAAGAAGTGACTATCTCGAAGCTTAACGGTTTTCGTTATCGTGAGTTTGTTTAAGACACTACCCTCGCCCGTTTAGCGAGGGTAGGTATTTATTTTTTTTCTTACGAATCGTCCACTCCGTATAGGAGGTAAGTCCATGAAAAAGATTTATAAAATTGCGGTAATCGGTTCTCGGAAGACTGATGAAGATACCATGTCTGAAATGTACATGCGATTGTTACGTGGGTTTAATGCGCTACACGCCAAAGGCTACACGATTCATTTTTCTTCTGGCGGCTGCTGGTGTGGCCCAGACCAATTGCAATTCCGATTTGCCCGACAGTGGGCGAATACAATAGACCAGAACACTGGCAAGAAAGTGGTGTGGGATGACGAGTTCATCTGCTATTTACCCGATGAGAAAAAGCTTTGGCTCAAGAAACAGAACCCCAACGTAGAGTTCCGTGTAATCCCTCAGGACGACCGCTATCGTGAGATAGTAGGTAAGCTTCATCCCGCGCCAGAAAAGCTCCAGGAGTTCGCCTGGGCGCTTCACGGGCGTAATCTGAATATAATTATGGGCGATGATTTAGCAACGCCTGTAGACGCAGTCTATTACTCTGCGCCTTTAGATAAACAAGGTAATCCGACCGGCGGTACTGCAATGGGCGTAAAATACGCTAAGCAGTGTGGTATTCCTTGTTACCACCATGCGCTTGAAGGACATCTGTGGCTTGAGAGCTTGTGCTTATTATGACCACGTTGCCTTTAATCAGAGGTCGCTGTTATGCAAACAACCGGTTTAGCTCGTCGTTTGTGGGAAGCCTTCTTCCCCACGCCATCAAAACCCATTAAGAAGGTGACTAGCCTTCGCTTGTTCCCAGGCACCGAGGATGAGTTCTTCGATTACCTGGAACGGCATGGTTTTGATTCGAAAGTTGCACCGCAGGAAAATGACCCAATTCAGACGGTCTACACTACACCGGATACGGGTGAAATATTTGCTTTGTGTGTTCGCTGGCCACATCGTAATTATTACTACACTTTGACGCAGATATAAGGAGCAGGGGATGTCGACGCTCGATTTAGATTTAGAAGTCCTGACTGACGACTACGATCGCCTGGTCGCACTCGAAGGTCTGGGAGTTAAGCCCGACTTCCCTGCGGTTTGCGCGATTCGTCAGCGTTGGTGCTTAACCGACGACGGTGAAGATATGTTGGTTGCTCGTGAATCGCGTGAAGCGATGGAGCGTGCTCAGTTTATGACTGATACCGACCCGCGGGCTGGCATCCATCGCGCAGCAGGGCGCATTACTGCGAAAGCTGTTAAAGGCGCTGGAAAGCTAGTGGGCGCTGGACTAGGTGCAACCGCAAAGGGCGCGGGTAAACTTTCGAAAAAGCTCGCATTACGCTTTTACGATTTCGCGGAAGCGCTAGCGAAAGAACAAGCCGACCGTTTGAAAGAAATAACTTCGAAAGCTGCTTTCATGGAACGTAAGCTCAATAAGCTTAAAACGCGAATGTCGCTGCTAGATGACCACAAAACACTCGCTGCAGTTGACGTTCACACGAGCAGCTGGACGTCTAAAATTTGTTTTGAAGATCGACCCGATTTTGAAGCGTGTGTTCAGTTTTCTAAACAAACAAATGCGTACGAAGGCGTCGTGCAAAAGTACACGGTTTACACACGCACTGCTCTGAAGAAAAGCAAAGCATTCGAAGGGCCGGGCTTAAAACAAATCAGCAAGTCCACAAACTGGGCAGTTAAGCGTGCCGCTGGACTGCTTGGCATCATCGATCCCTTTAAAAAGGTGGAAGCTTTTCCTGTTCCTGGAAATATCGTTGTGGTTGAGCACCATAGTGGTAAGATCAGTTGGGCAATTGCGCGTGACGGCGATTATGGTGAGACCATTAAATCGCTGGATATGCATCAGTGTGGGAAAGCAATAGAGGCTGTGGAAGCACTTATCAAATCTATTGCTGCGCGCGGAACAAAGAACCGTGTTGTAGGCTACACTGGTATCTACGAAGAAGTGGAAGCGATGAAGTCCGAGCTTAAGAACCTGGAAGGGGATGAGCTGAAAGAAGCCACTTTGCGCTACCGCAATGCAATGGCGATGGAAGACGCTTTTACCACGGCATTGGTACGTGTGGCGGAGGGTCTAATGGAATGGACAAAACAGTCGTTGGCTGAGGTGAAATGATGAAAATTGTTTTTGTCACCAAGCCCAACTCTCCGTATGGAAAGAAATACTATGCGGACTTGTTAGGACTACACAACAAGTTATACGACGATCAGAAAATAAAACTTGCCGACTTAAACGGTCGTGAAGGGTTTAATCAAATCTCAAAACTAGAGGAGGTTTGGGGTGAAGGTACGCTGTGCGCTTGCGCCGTTGATGACCGTGGTGTGGCTGTTGGTTTCATCACCTTTGGCTACACCAAAAAGGGACAACGTTTCCTCTGGGTATATAACTTCTTTGTAGATGAATCAGTTCGCTCTCAAGGCGTCGGTCATGAGTTAATTGAAGCCGTAGAAAATTACGGCAAATCAAAAGGCTGCGCATGGATGCAGCTTAACGTGCTCGGTAATAACGACCGTGCTATTGCGTTTTATGAACGTTTCGGTTTTCGAACTGAATACCAGGATATGGTAAAGGAGCTTTAACATGGTAGCTGTCCGCAGCGTGCCGCATCAGACTGGCTCGCGATATACTTTTTGTGTAAAGCGTTTTGGGGCAAGAAATCGCCCTGGTTGGAAGGTGGTACGTGCGATGGGACAGTTCTGGCAAATACCACCCGGCACGTTAAAATATTTTTCAGTAGACAGAATAATCCGGTTCTTAAACGCGGCTGACCCAAGTCAACGCTCCAGTTTTATGGCAGGGATTGTTTGTCGTCCCGATGGGAAAACACGCGATGCAACCACTCGTGGAATCTACTGGACAGGACAGAACGCGTTTCAGGTTGGCTTACCTTGCCTGAAGTGTGAAGTGACGCCGTTTAATGGTCCCTACGCCGATGCGCACTTCACCGGTATCTTTGTGTCGTTCCCAGACGACCCGTCTTTAAACTACTTTTTATCAGTGGACAAAGACGTCAGTATTGATACCTTTTACAAATACTTGTTGTTTTACAGCCGGTATATCCGCGTGACTCCTGTGCATGAAGATTGGTATTATAAAAATCCCTTGAACTATGGGAGGGACAGGAGACTAGAAGGATGTTCTATCGAGAGCTTCAACTCTGTACCGCAGCGCTCCATGGCGCTAATGTGAGCAAGAACGGGGACCTGGAAGACGTCGCGCAAGCCTTACGGGCTGTGTCGGAGGTTGACCAGGTCGACATCGACGCTAAGTATTTAGGCGGCGGTGTAAAGCGTATTCAGTTGACCGTGCGAGCCAAACATGGCAGCTGCTCGTTACATTTTCGAGTCAGTGCGGATTATTTCCTGGTACTGCGCTCCACATTCAGTCACGATGGTCGGACTCACCGGGTTCGGTGGATGCACGACATTACTAAATTTGGCTACCCGCTTGCAGAACAACGTAAAGTCGTACATGACTTTATGGCTGCAGTCGTTGCGGGGTTTTAAGGGGAGACTGTGATGTCTGAGATGATTCTCGATTCGCTGTTTTTGATTACGGTTGCAAACATCAATAAAAACGGCAATCTTCCAGAATACGTAGACATAAGTCGTCATGGCTTTAAGCGTCGTTATCAAATCGGTAAGGTACTAGAGATTGCCTGTTTAGTAACGAACATGCGTAGACCGGTGGAAGGCTGTAGCGTTAAACATGCACAGATGATACTCGGACGTGCTATTTCAGAAGTACGTCGTAAGCGTCGTCGTGCACCGTATCGCTTTTATCCTAACTCCACCAAACAGGTGGTGGGTGAAGGTGAAGGTGTGGTTGATTTGCGTGAGGCCAGTTGTAATGTAGGTGGTATTGCGCGTGACTGGTTAATGAGCATTATCAGTAAGCATCCACGTACACCTACGCCGCAAGAAGGACAGGCGGTACTCGCACTTATGCGTAAGACCCATTTGGTGATCACCGACACACCGAATCAGGCAGCACGAATGCAGCACTATTTGGCGTGTCGTGGCTTTACCACACTCGCAGTGCCATCAGAATACGCAACTGATATTAAACTTCCGCCAGTCCCCGAGTGGTCTGAACCGAAAGTTGATCATCAGTGAGTTATACCCACTCCTTCGGGAGTGGGTCGACTCTATTGTTTTTCGGATAGATATTATTTTAGGGAGACGTACAAAATTTACGTTTCATCCTTAGCATATGCTAGAAGCCGTTGTGAGTCGGTTAAAACTCACCAACTTAAACTAAGAGAGAAATACCATGACTGTTAATACTACGAAGAAAGAGTTCCTGTCCGTCCCCACTGCCTGTGGCGAATATCGTTATGTATTTTTGTATAACGAAGAGATGATCGGTAAGGGCGGGATGCCGATTATGATAGAGCATAAGCTCATCAGCGCTAAAACAGGCGGTACCGTTGTACATGGCACGACTGAGTTCTTCGCAACTAACGCAACGCGGGAAGATGTTATTCGCGGGTTGCTGAAAGCACTGCGTGAAGTCTCAGCCAGGATGTTCTTTAAACACATCGCCCGTAAGCCTGAACTCATCCCCGCATGGAAAGAGTTCGACTTAGAAGCACTGCGTGAAGCTGCACCACGCTATGTCTTCATTGAAGAATGCATCAATGCGTATTTTAAAGACGTGATGCAAACCGAGCGATTGGTAAATAAAGCATCCGAAACAGGAAATCGTTTCTTCCGCAGTGTCAAATTTAAAGAAGACCTCCGGGCTAACTTCAACGATATTGAACTGCGTGTCACCCGCCGCATGACACTGCTGCGTCCTGAATCAGATACACCGCAGGCCATGTTGTCTTATTCCTTGGCCCCTTCTGCGTTGTTTAACAAACGCGAAGGCTTCAGTGTAATGTCGCTCAATTTCACTAACAAGTACGCGTTAGGGGAATGGCCGTCATTAAATGCATTCTTCAAAAGTCCGGGCATCAAGCCGGTCATCGAAGCATGGATTGAGCACACCTGGACACCAGAAATGAAGAACCGCAAGGCTATCGAGTAATAACATCTAATGTCAGGCATCCTTCGGGGTGCCTGTTTTATTTTTTTTCTTTACGTTTGGTCGCTATATTGTGACACCACTACAATTAATTAAACTTTTGGGGAAGAATAAAATGTTAAACTCAGTGGCGCTGGATGGTCCGGACTTTTCTGGCAAATCAACACTCGCGAAAATGATTCAAGCGATGTTGCGCTCCGCTGGCGTTAATGTCATCATCGTCAATCACCCGACGAATACCACTGAAGCCGGTATTAGTGCACGTTCTCTGGTTATCCAGCACGCTTCTAACGAACGCATTGCTAAAGCGATGTGTCTGGATTTCCAATACACGATGGATTTCGTTGTACCAGAGCACGATGTCGTTATTTTTGACCGTTTTTGTCAATCGACTATTGTCTACCAGGGCGTCGATGGTAAAGGGGAAGTTTTCCGTTCACGGGTATTAGACCACATTAACGCACCGAAACTTTACGTGGCAACCGATGTATCCTACGAAACCGCCACAGAACGCTTTAAGAAGCGCGCAGAGGCCCAGGGCAAGAACTGGGATGATGAGGTACTGACAGCGAAGTATCTGCGCTCACAGACTGATTGGGACGCGTTACGCGACCACTACCGTTTTGCTTTCCACATCACCACAGATGGCGGCGATAAGTTCCCGCTGATGCGTGTTACGGCTGACGACGATATAGCGTTACAAGCCGCGCGTATCGTTGAACGTATTCTGGCAGGTTAGTTGTACCCCTCTTACCTTCGGGTAAGAGGGTATTGTCTTTTTTACAGATCGGAACAGTCTTATGCTTTTTGCTTCCAGTCCACTAAATTTCAGATATATATTACTTAGGTGAGAGTTACTACTAAACTCTCTAATCGACTATTAATCTAAAGGAGTATTCTAATGCGTTTTAAACATCAAACCGTTGTGTTGGCAAAGAAAGCGTTTTTGGTTCGTCTTTCTTACATTATTACTCGTGTCACTGCGAAGGACGTTACGCAGAAAGACATTGCGTTATTAGTAGGCTGCTCACCGTCACAAATATCTGCGATTAAAAATGAACGTGAGAAGGCCGTGACTATCGAAACATTGATGCGGGTTGCTGATACACTGCGCCTGAATTACGAAATCGTCTACCGTTCTATCAACGGTAAATGTCGTCATAGCTTTAAAATTGAATCATGCATCGATTACATGAACAACTGTCCTATCCGGGTACGAGAAACAGGACTTAAAGTCATGGCACGTAAACCTTCTGCAGTAATGTAGGGAGCAAACGTATGAATTGGTTTGTAAATGGTATCACCCGTCGCGTGATGACGGAAGAGGATGATCGATGTAAACATCTTAAAGTGGGCTCTATAGCCCCGCGCTATACGGCAGAGTGCGACCCATGGGGCCGCGAAACGTATTACATGTGCGAAGACTGCTGGGAAAAACTGCAGGCTGCAATTGCGGCGGAGGAAGTGGTCTGCGACGACTGCAAAGGTACCTTCCCGAAACGAGATACCGTTGAATGGAAATGGTACGACTTTGACCCCAGACAAGGGGATAAAGAACTTTGTATCTGTAATAACTGCGTGTCTTTACCGACACATTTAAACCGTGTAGAGAATGACCGTCGGGCATTTGAACACGACTTTCCAGAAGCAACTTTCTGGGATTAACTAGTGTAAACCTTAAGGAGTATATCATGGCGAAGGCCCCTAAAACTGTAGCAAAAGATTCAACGGCAAGCAGCGCGGTTAAATCCACAAAGTCGCGTACCACTGAATCCACGCGTACATCTAGCATTCCGAAGCCGGATGTGATTGTACCGATCAGCGAGCGCCTGAAAACGATTCACATCGAACGTGAATTTCCGATTGACCTTGGTCAGGAAATCGTTGCGGTTAATCTTGGTAGTGATGTCCGCTTTACTATCTATAAAGGCGCGCATCTGAACAACATGGTGCTAACACGCGGTGATGAAGTTATCGGTCTGTCTCGTTACGACACGCAAATCGAAAACATCTATCCGGTGTTTGCAGTAGCGATGTTGCGTTTGTTTATGCAGGATAAAGCCGACCTTTGTGGTCAGCTTGCGGGTATGGCGGATCGTGTTGGTCATATTCTGCCGACGCTGGTGAAACTGTACCCAGTTACGATTGACGTGGCGTTTACTACGGTAGACAACAACCACGGTTATATCGTGCTGACCAAAGACGGTAAAGTTATCGCTGGTAATCTGACTGATAACGAAGTGCAGAAGCATATGGACAAATTTGCGTTCATGGTGAATCGCTTGGCGCACGTCAGTGTCAAACATTCTGAAACTTGGACGGCGCTTGTCTCCAAACCTGAACTGTAATCTTTAAGGGGTCTTCGGACCCCTTAATTTTTTGTCTTTTTACGCTTTATCCTCATGTTGTGACAGCATTACCTTTTGAGGGCATTAGAATGAAAACTGTGGCTAAATTGTTTCGCACCAGCATCCGCACTGCCGAGTTCCGAAATAACGTCGGTACCGATACTGTACGAGCACGCCGCCTAAAAGAGTTTCTAAAGGATGAGACTTATTCTGTTTACGTGGTGAAGAATAAAGAAACCTGGGAGGGTTATTTAGTGGCCACCTATCGACACGGTGACCCTACACTAACCTGTCACTATTTTGAGGAGTTTGTACCTGGGGCGTTCGATAAAGTTGGTTTGGCCCTTGTGCTCGACCATACCGGATTCGAATATATGTCGTGCCCAGCACCTACTGACGATGTTGAACAAAAACTGGTCGAAAAAGGGTTTGTTCTTTCAGATATCGTTTGGGCATGTCATTCTAAACTGTTTGACAAAGTAATCACCGCATCGGAAATCAAGATTATTTCTGGTGATGCATACGCAGAACTTACCAAGGAAGATAAAGACGTTATCCTGAATTTGATTAGCGGTGCAATTTGCGAAGAGCTAGAATACGATATGCGTGGCTACTATACACACATTGGTCCGTTAGCAGAAACAGTAATAGCAAGAATTCAGCACGCTAATGTGGAGACTGCAATTTGGCGAGACGGTCATGATATCGTCGGTATTGCCCAGATGCGCTTGGTTACACCAGGCGTCGTTGAACTTTCTGGTTTAACCGTTGCACCCACGCACCGTAAACGTGGCATTGGCCGCCGGCTAATGGGCGCGCTGTTCGATTTCGCACAACGTCATTCCGACCAAGTCTATATTGAAACAGCTGCTGATAATAATCCAGCAAATCACCTGTATGGCAACATCTTACGTTGCAAGCAGGTACTGCGTACACTAACGTTGAAACGCGATCCTGAACTTATTAGCTGGAAACGGGTGAATGGGAACCGCGCCGATCGTGTGCTGAAAGAAGAACCTAGCATTCCGGTGGAGACTACAACCAGGCTGACTATTAGTGATATGTTTCAATCTGGCATGAGAGGATGATAACGGGTGATAAGACCAATTTTAAAATGGATGGGTGGTAAGAGTCGCGTACTGCCCGAGCTGCTACAGGTGCTTCCGGATGCTGAGTATTTCGTTGAACCGTTTGTGGGTGCAGGGTCAGTTTTTTTAAACACTAAATACCCGAACTATATTCTCGGCGACACGAACCCGGACTTAATCGAGTTACTGACCATGGCGCGCGATCGTCCGGAAGCGCTGATTCTGGAAGCAAAGGCGCTCTTTGCAAATGGGACGGACCGCGGTCTCTACATGGAACGACGCGAGGGATTTAACAGCGAAGCAACCACGGGGAAACCTAATCTCCAGCGCGCCGCGATGTTCCTGTATCTTACACGTCATGGTTACAATGGTTTGTGCAGATACAATCAGTCGGGTGGGTTTAACGTGCCCTATGGTCAACACCCGAACGGTGTCTATTTCCCTGAAGAGGAAATTCTGGCGTGGGCAAAACGTTGTTCGGAAACCAACGTCGAGCTGCTCTGCGCGGACTTCCGCGACATCCTAAATAAGTGCCCATCTAACGCTGTGATATACGCCGACCCGCCCTACATCCCACTTTCGGATACGGCTAAACACGCGCAGTATCACAGCAAAGAATTTTCACAAGCTGACCACCGCGAGTTAGCGAAACTTTTAAAACAACAAGCTGCCGATGGCAATAAGGTCGTTCTGTCAAACGCAGATACGTTACTCACACGCGATATTTATTACGGCTTTACTTGGCGCGAAGTTCAAGTAGGTCGATATATGTCTGCGGATGCGAATAAGCGTAAAGCGGTGACGGAGCTAATCGGCACCTTATAAGGTACCAACATGCAACTATTTAATCTATACGGTATGGACAAAAACGACCTGACCGTAGAGTTTAGTGGTCGACTGACCACCTTGGGGCAACTCCGTGAACGGATTCAAGATTTGCGACCCGTCGCAGACCAAGAAGACGATCATTGGTTAGTGTTGAGTAATAGCGGTCGTGCGCAAATGTATTTTCGTGGATGTCGTTCAGGTATTGTTTACTACATCTACGAGCTGCATGTACTTTCCGAGCCCCTGTTCCACGAGTGGAAGCGTTTGACGCGACTCCTGGAAGTGCAGATGCTTGATATTACCTGTTTCCCGCACGACACCGAGCACGCAGCACTATACCAGCGTCTGGGGTTCGAAGCTGTAACGAAACGTGTGGAGATTACTGTTAGTCCGAAATACGGCTTTACGTCAGACCCATCAGTTGTCCCGTTGGAGACATTGTCATTAGAACAAACCCAAGATGTTTGCTATCTGATGCGACCTACGCTAAAAGACGCAGGAACGCGAGAGATGTTGGGCGAGTTAGCAAATGGTTTTGTTTCCGCGTTTGTAGGGTTACACGGCCAGAAACCGTTTTCTTTAATGCTCTATAAGGAGTTCCCGAAGAGCATCATTACTGAGCAATTCTGCTGCCAAACTTTTGACCCGATTGCCTACTCGGTAGAGTTTCTAAAACACTACCACGCCATTTTGCATTTGGCGGGGCAGAAAGGTAAGAAGGTCAACATGGGTGTTGCGATAGAGCACGAGTTTCCTTCTATCGAAGGGTTAGAGTATCGTGTAATCACGCATCACTACACCCTTGCGTAAGGAGAGAATATGCTGAGAGTTATCGAACGCACGGAGAGGATTCTGGACCGAACGTGGTTGGAAGACCGTAAAGCGTTATCGTTGTTAAATGATATCGATCCTTCCACGTTACAAGATGAACGTCGTCTTTACTACCGAATCTTTGAAGTATTCAGTCGGGACACAGTTGCGCCTGACGCGATCGTGCTCTGCCTGGACCACGGATACATGTTAGAAGTTATCAATATGGTTCGTGCTTTAGACGCCCAGTTAACCTCGCTTGCGGATGCTTTACTCCGCTCAGCGGGGTGTAACTACGCGATGCATTTTACTCGTTCTGAAGGGGACGAATATGCTCGCATGGGCTTTTGTTGCGAAACGATAAACTACCGCAAAATTAATACATTGGTGCCTAGCCACGATGAGGATTTCTGTGGGGATGTCAGTTCGTTGTTCGATAGTAAGAAAGCGTTCTTGGATTGGGTTAGAATGCTTTACGGTAAAAGCTCTATCTACTCAACGCTCGTTACGGGCGGGAGGATGATGTCGTGGCGGAACAGCGATAGTTACAAACTGACAGTGCTCACACATCGTGGACAACGCTGGGTTATTGGTGGGTGGTTTACCGCAGAAGGGGTGGTTACTCTAACTCGGGAGGAGTTCGGGCTGTTGATGCACTGTGTCCAGTCCGAATTACCGGTGGGGGATGAACTGATTTACACCTACCACCAATATACTGGGGGGCCTGCCGCAATGTGGTTATTAGAAAATGGTTGGCTGCCCGAAAGTTATGTGTACGGACGTACTCTGAAAACTAGTAATGGAGAAGATAATGCAAATTAATCGTACAGTGTCGAAGTCTAAAGAAGTCGTTTACAACGTTGAAGACGGTGATGTAATGCAGTTTCGTGCCGTCATTGACGAACAGCACGTACTCCAAGTCGTTTATTCGAAAGAAGAAATGACTCGCGCACATAGCCGCGTGTTAGAAAAACTCGTTGCGAAAGCCAAACAGCGCGACGGTATTAAATCCTACAACGTCATGTACGGTTATCAGCTACGTGAAGTGGAAGGGGAGTTGCTAATCACCCCTGTTCCGGTAACGGCGTAATTCGCCATTGTATGACCCTTAAATACCGTTGAGGTTAACTATGGATATGATCGAATTAGGTCAGCTCCCTCAGCACGATTTTGATTTAGGCGTGCGTCATGAGGAAGGGGCCGACGCGAACACACTTATGGCCCGCTACTACGAGCTACTGACCGGTCAACCGTTGGACGATGAGTATATCAACCGTTTTGAAAAACTGTTGGCACAACTCATCACCTCTAACGCAGAACGCATTGGCATGTTAAACGAAATGAACTTTGCTGATGTGGAGCCGTCTGACGCTCAGAAGATTCTTATCGATGGTCCTGTGCCAAGCGATGAGGTACAAGACCTTCTGGCAGGTATCCGTGCAGGCTTCGATGAAGCTGCTGAGAAATACGCGGAAGAGCTGGCAGACGTCGATTTGGCTGCGCCGGTTGACCCGAATCCGTCTGCAGAGGAGACTGCAGCTGCGAAATTGAAACTCGCACGCTTTATCTGTGCTGCTGTCTTGACAGACGACCGTGAAGAAAACCAACTGTAAGGCCCGCCTCCTTGCCCACGGGTGAGGAGGTCCCTTTTTATTTACATCAGTCCACTAACTTATGTGAAACAACCCACGTAATGAGGAATTAAGAGAATGTGGTTAAGTGCTATTCATCGTGACCTGCCAAAACGTGAAGTGACTCTTTCTGTCGATGCGGAACCGATTACCGTTGGTGTCGCAAACTTCGACCGTATGGAAGAAGGACAGTATGTCGTGGTGGACAACGATGAAAACGAATTCATGTTATTCCATCCCGAAGTTGATGCGTCTGAAATCCGCGAGGGTTCTATCTTGTTTTCTTGGCAAGACAAAGAAACTAAACAGTGGATGTGGTGCGTTGCTAACACAACCAATGAAAAAGGTACCGCGTATGCCCCAGGACAGCTTCATGTCGAACCTAAACCCCATTGAGCCCGCACTGACGCACCAGGAACTGCACGTCCGTTTTATTCGGGCGTTCACACCCCCGTTAGGTGGTGAGGTACACGATCGTTCCGTGGTTGCAGAAGTTAAAGGTATCGGCGAAGAACTAATGACACTGTCTAATATTGTGACGGGTGTTGAGTTCACGTTACCGTTAAACGTATTTCGGTTTATTCCGCGCGTAAACGAAACGCTGCTCATCGACCGTGTGCATCATCGGATTATGGCGCAGGTACATCCTAGCCGTAAAGAGTATGTGCGCTTAGAGATGATGGTCTAACGCACGACTTTTCAGATAGATGTTATTTTACTGAACCTAACTGTAAAGAAAGGAAAAAGTAGATGGCTAAACAATACACAATTGTTAAACGCGCAGGTACGACTCTGCTGTACGTGGAGAAAGGTTGTGAGAACACTGCAACCGCCAAGAAACTGAACCTGCAAGGGTTTCTGTATCAAGGTCTCCGCGCGGGTTTGACCATCACTTTCAAAGGCTTACCACAGGCGAAGAATCTGCGCGTCGTACGTGCAGACGGTGTAGAGCGTGCCTTGGTAGCCGACACCCCGGTTGATACTATCCCTGCCAGTAAGAAGGCAGCGAAAGCAACCAAGAAAGTCGTCGATAAACGCAAACGCGCTGTCGCTTAAGTAGTCCCCTACCTAACTTCGGTTAGGTAGGGTTCTTTTTATTTTTAACCCTTTGGGGGTATACCATGTTTCAATGTTCAGTCGTCAATGATGCGGAATTGGCCGCGTACAAGCAGCGCACAATCCGGGCGCTGGATGCTGAAAAACCAGTCGATGTTAAAACGCGTGCAATCATTAGGGCATTTAGCGAATGGCCGAATATCGCAACCGTTTGGGCATTCACGGGAGAAGTTCGCAAAGACGGAGACAAGCTACGTACACGTAGACACCACAGCTTAACATTTGTGGCAACCGAGGCAGGTCTTAAAGACATTAATCATTTATTAGAAGGATGGCAGCCGCACGAATACGGGAAACGTTTTCAGTTAAACTTTACTTGGCTGCGTCAAGAAGGCAACGCGAATCTCTGTTATCCAAGCTGGACGTTTAGACTCAACTATCGACCTGACCCAGATGTGATGGAAAGAGTGATGGAGCACTGGCTCGCACTCGCAATTTTTACAGAACATAACCATTAAATGAAGACACCCTTAAGGAGAATTAAAGATGCCAGTTTTATACGGTGGCGTGGATCTGAAAGTTTTGGATCGGTTTAAACTACGGGCATCCGAAGCGCTCGTAAACGGTTGGGTCGAGCGTGGGGTACGGGATGCGTGTGAAGTTATTTGCCGTTACCCCGGCGCGACGACAATGTGGTCATGTCATGGACACGGACCATATTCTAAAAAGAACTCGCCAGGGGAGTTCCATGTAGTGTTTGTTCTTGGTGTTGGCTTTGAGCACAAAGCGCATGAGCTAGTTGCTGAGTTAATGAAAGCGGATATTCCACCATTGTGGGATTTATCCATGGCGAGACTCATGTACCCTGATGATGATTTCGTTTATGACCTCAGCGAAATCACCCTGAAAAACACGTATAACGCGTGGAAGATAACGTATCGTTATCTGCACACCGAACAATCCCTTCGTGAAATTCGTAAAGTATTCCACACAGTTTGCAAAAAGGTTTTTAACTAATGGCTAAGCAAAAGAAACCCCGTAACAAAAAGTATAACCCGAAAGTTGCCACAGAACGTACGGCACACACCGTCGCTGAAAACGCTCTGAATCGTATCACGTTTATCGGCAGTTCGATTCGTCGCCTCGGGCCGTACGCGGGCCGTGGTTTTCACTTTACGGCAAGTCCTCGTATTCGTGCCATCGCCACAGATATGTTAGTCGGTGGGCTGTTCGACCAACCGCGACCATGGCATCTTTGGGTGATGCACCTCACTGAACTCGACACCGGTGAAATTGTAACAGAAACCGCAGTTGCCACACTCGACGATTATACTTTGGCGGACTTCTGTGAACACGCTGAGGAGTTAGTTAAATCGTTACGTCCTGAACAGGAAGAGGGGAAGTATTTCGGCTATGCGTTTGTGGCTGCACCGAACGAGCGGTACGACTTCAAAGCGGAAGAAGACCAACTCATTGAAAACTTCATGCATTCTGGACTACTTGATACGTCTTTACATCTGTCGGAAGAACAACAGTTCGTTAGTCGTGCGGATATGGCAAAGTTACTTGTTGGTTATACTCGGAAGTTTGACGTGACCGTTGAACATGTCAAAGAAGTACCAGAGATTGTGAGCAAGAAAGACGAGGTGGTGCTTCCGGTTGACGAGGTTGTCAGTAAAGTAGCGACTGCGATAGGGGCAACGGGGGATTACTGATGAACTTACGTTGGCCTATCGCCGCGGCGGTGCTGTTTTGTATTTATATCGCAATCAGTACCAGCACTCGTACTGCGGAACGTCGAGAGACCGCAACCAGCACGTTTAGGATGTGCATTGACCGTGTGGACCCGAACAGTGACACTTATCCTGATGCGGTGGATGCGTGTCGTAAAGCGGTTGCCATGATACTCAAAGAGGAAAATTAATGGAGAATTTAACGCCGATTGAGATAGTGGCGCTATTGACCCTAGGTTACATGGATTTGATTTTAACCCCATTAATTATCGAGTGAATAAATGAAACTACAAACCGAGGTTAAGGAAATACCCGCACAAACCGTGGCATCCGCGAGTGGACTGATACTGTCTATACCGTGCGACGAATTTAAAGACTCGGCCCGTCCCGACGAAACGATATCGTTAGCATTACGTCGCGGACACGTTTTCTGTGAATTCGACGCGCCTGTGATTAAACCGTGTCAATCGTTCGGGGAAGTAAAGGCCGCCATTGATCGGATACGTTGTATTGAACTCGTACGCGTTTGCGGTTATGTATCGAACGTCTGCTATGGCGTTGTCGATGGTTACTTTCAACTCCGCGGTGAATTCACACCACACGGCCCACTCAAAGCGTTAGCGATTGAAGTGATGCGTGCAGGCACCATCATGATTTCTCCACGTATAGAACTCGATGGATATGGGAAGATTGTTTGCATCCCATCTTTCGATGTTGTGGCAGAAGAAACCCCACGTTATCAATTTCTACGTACGGTGAAACAATGAAGAAAGTTTTAGTTCTGTTAGGCGCACTCGTTGCGCCTATGGTTGCCCACGCTGCGGACAAACCACTCTTACTCGACCAGGATGTTTACGAACGTGTATTCCTGGAATGCGCTAAAACCTTTAACGGACCACAGAAAACAACCTTTAACGATTTGGACGAAGCGTTAGAGGTCTGTCGTGACACTGCAAAAGAAATCGCGGTACGTCAAGGAACCCTCAAAATGGCGGTGGGTAGCAACTGGGAAGAAGTGCAGGTGATGGAAAAACCGGGTTACATGGTCGACCTGAACGCTAAGTTGATGCGTGAAGAAAAACAGAAACAAAAGTGAGGTAAAGGATGACGAAGCTCGTTTCGTTTTCAGCAGGGTTGGATTCCACCTGGATAATGTATCAGCTGTTGTGCAAAGCACCGGCCAATGAAGCACGACATGTCCGTCCTGCATATTTCTCCATGTGGAATGGAGGTAACGCGAACTTCATGGAAATTCTTTGTAGTGTGGCCATTGTTGAACGGTTAATGGACAGATACCACGCACAAACCGATCGTGTTACATGGGCGGTGCTCGGGGAAGAGAACTTTCCGCCTGTCGTTAGCGCCGGCTACGCTAACGGCTGGTCGCCTCTGGTTCAGCAAGGCAATGTTGTTAACGGCCTCGCTAAACTGATGTGCGACATTACACGCAAACAGCACCACGCCTATGCAGTTGTTGGCTGGAATAAGCTAGATGCGTTGGAGAATAGTCTAGAGCTGGGAGATTGGACATTAGACGAGTACGCTCGCTTAAAGAACCTTTATAGCGAACTGATGTATTTCCAAGATCATGCCGGCCGCGTTCCACCGCTTCTAACACCTGCGTGGGATAAAGAGAAACTGGAAATGTGGCAGGAGTTGCCGGAAGACATTCGTAGATTGCTGCAGGTCAGTAACTACAACAACTACGAATTCGCGATAGACCGTGAGAATAACATGCTCATCGTTTATGCCCATCCGTCGGCAAAGTCGCAGAATTATCGTAGTCTTGGTATTACACCGTCTGTGGGATGGGAGATTAAAATCAACGATGCTTACAGACGGGTATGGTGCTCTGCTCTTGGTGGTGCTATTTCTGCTATGGGTTTGGACGTACCGACTTTTGCTAACTTTAAGGACCCGAAAAGAAATCACACAACCTTTACGGTAACTGAAGATACCGAAAGACTGTTTATCACGTCATTTACAGCAGAAGAGTGGTGCGAATATGCACCGCATTTTAAAGCGCTTCAGGAGAAAGAAAAAGAGAGAGCGAATAATGCCAAAGCAAGTAAAGCTGTGGACGCTCCAACTGGCGAAGTGGCGGATAGCTGAAAAACGGAATTTGCCAAAGCTGGATATAACAGTTAAGTCGGGGCTGAAATATTTGGCACCCGACTGGGACTTTCTGATGGACTACAAGAAGTCTGACAAAGGCCCCGACGCAGAAGCTGCGTATACCAAACGCTACCTGCAGAAACTTAGTCGGTTGTTTGATGAAGACACTGATAAGCTGATAGAGATTCTCCGCCGGGGCGAGGTCGTACTAATGTGCTATTGCCCACCGGGGAAATTCTGTCATCGCCACTTGCTAGTTTCTTACCTTATTGAAATCGGTGAGTGGTTCGGTTATGAAGTAATTTACATGGGCGAGTTATCGTAAGGAGAGTCCTCGTGAAATTGATTATGCCTAAAACCGTTCCTAATCAGGATATGGTTACGACTACACTGTTTTCTGAATCATTACGCAACTCTGTACGTCAGACCGCTTCACGTCTAGACGTGGCAGTTGAAGAACTCGACCCTGAAGTCTTCATGAAGTATGCGTTTATTGCAGAAGGTTACGCGATCGCCCTGACTTATGCGCGGTATGTCGATGACGTGACAGAAGCTAAACGTTATTTAGAAGGCTGTTGTCAAGTTTTCCGTGAAGAAATCACCGAGATGGAGATGGTTGACCGTGGCTTACCTGAATTTGTAAAGGTGGGTTACGATAAGTTGTTGCAATCCATCGCGGATGAGATCAAACGTCGCGGGTTAACTGTTGTGCACAGTGCTACACTGCACTAACAGCGTACGAGTAGGCTACCACACGATCATATGTGTGGTAGCTTATTTTTTTTGTTTCTGGAGGCGTTAATGGCAGACCGCTATCAGCCCGACCTAACACTCTCGTCGAAAGCGCTTGTCGTGGCGTTAATTAATCACGATAACGGCTTGTCATTATCGCCTGACGAGATTGTGATAAGCGGAGTAGGGCCAATCGACTTAGGTGTTGAAAGTGCCCGTACCTCGCAAGCGTACATTGCGAAAGCACGTAAACCTAACGGCAAGAAGGTTACCGTCTATTACGACCGTCTAGTCGCTAATAAGATTATCGACCCGCAAGGACCGATACTGGTTACTGTAGCTCCCGGCGACACCTATGGTGATTTAGCGACAGTTGTAAACCAGTTATGCGGTTTAAACTTGTCACGTGAAGACATCTCGACAGGGGTTATTACACCAACAAACGAGCCGTTGATTGCAGCGATGAGTGACGATTCACCGGCTTGGACGGCTACCTTTACATTCACGGCGTTTAATGAAAAAGAAGCTGTGGCAAGTCTGGATGAAGAAACTGTTTTATGCATCGGTGATGATGCAGTGTTAACCTACGGAGACGATGCATAATGGCAACTGTAGTCAAAAAGAAACGTTTGCATGAACTCGATTCTTACGACGGTGATAAGTCGAGCGCAGTAGCGCTTATTAGCGTTGATGAAAAGGAGTACAAACTTCCTCTCAGTGAAATCGGCGGCGGGGCAGATGCAAACCCTATCCAAAACTTATCCGGTGCTGACGGTATCGTTGAAATAGATCCCAATATTGCGGACGACTTCATTATCCGTTTAGGTGACCCCACCACTGCGCTTTCTATCACACCTATTACCGACCCGGTTCCGGGTACGCGATATGAGTTATTACTGACGCTACGTCAGGGTACCGGTGCAAACAAAATCACCTGGCCGGCTTCGGTTAAATGGCCTAACGGTGCAGAACCTCCGTTATCGTACACGCTAGACGCCGAGGATGTGTTGTCTTTGTCATCTACGGATGGCGGTACAACCTGGAAAGGGGCCATTTGCGGAACAGGATACTAAGCCATGCGCAAATTTAAAATCTCTGCTAAACGACATGCGTTGAACTACGCACTGTCGCTGGCTTACGGACATCAGGACTTTGTTCGTCGAAACACCGGCTTAACTAACGACGCCCACAATGACCATTATCTGATTAACCCAGAAGGGGTGCTATCTAATAACCGGCATTTCATTGCTGACTCCATGGCTGTGTATCAACCCAACGGTGACGCCACCACAGAAGGCCAATCGTTGCTGATTATTGGCTACTGTCACATGTACATTGCTACCAAAAACCAGATGTGGTTAGATGCGGCGATTCGTGCATGGGAAGCGTACGCTACCTACTATTACGCAGGTCAGGCCATTCCTGAGTCACCGCAACGTTGGATTTGTAACTGGCTAGTTAACGGTAAAGAACCGGTGCTGTCAGACTATCCGGTGCATCCGACCGAGCCAACCCACGGTGGTTACAAGTGTGTACCGGTAACGTTTACGAACGGGCGTTGTCAGATACCCCAAGGCGCACCGTTCTTTGGTGAATATCTGAACAATTTCTTTTCTGCACATCGTGGCCATCCTACCTGGGGAGCGGTTAATGCTGACGTACAGAAAATTAAGGAATCGGAAGACGGGTTAATTGACTGGTCTAAAGTCCCTGATTACTTAATCACCAATCCAGAGAAACCTTACGATGTAAAAGCGTGGGTGGACTGGAACAGGATGTTAAACGACCCAACCGGATATACCCCAATATGGGGTGGTTCTACCTCGAAAGGTCCGCGGTACGAACCTGACTGGTTTGTTGTGTGGACGGGTGAGAAGGTTCAAGACGGAGAAGTCATCGAATCCGGTTTACCTGATGCCCAGAAAGGAACCGTACAATTAAAGGACACCAGTATTAACGGTGTATATTTGATTAACTACGCTTCCCAGGTACCTGTAGAGCACGGCGGATATTTGTTTGACCGCAATGAGCCGTGGCACAACCGTCCAGTTCATACCCCGTTAAAAGGGTCTGTTAACCAGATGGGTAACGCGGCAGATGCGGAAGTGTGGTTTATTGATGCCTGTTATCTGCTCTGGCGTATCACAGGTGAACCGCGCTATAAAGCCGCACTAGACTCGGTGTTCTATACAGCACACGAATACACGTATATCGATGCGAAGGACAAGTTTTTCCGTCGCTCTAAGTTAGCCGAAACACCATTTACAGATGGTATCTCGTACGACTATAAATACCCCAGCACCGTTGAGGTCGCTTACAGTCGTGATGAAAATGGTGACATTGTGCTCCGTTCTGAGGAAGCTGTGCAGAACTTTATGGAACAGCAAGCCGTGCGTTTCAGGATAAACAGTCAATCGAAGTTGCGTGTGACGTATGGTGGTGTTTGCGACAACGGTGATGCGCTTGCGTGTAAAGTGATGGTGGATATTAACCCCGTTAAAGCGGATACTGAAGAAGTAAACTGGTACGGCTGTACGCTTCCAGGATCAACATCGATGGAAGTAAAACAGCATGACATCGGTTTAGGGCATCTGGCCAGAATGACTAATCCGGCCAACGGCGAAGATTACATCATTGCCGATGCGCGAGCATGTTCAGATTACGGTGGGTGTACGTGGCAGGAGAAGTTTGAGAGCAACATCTACGATGGTCGTTCAGGCACAATCGTAGAAGCGTTATTCCCGAACGACGATGCGGGCTTCATTATCGGTTTCTGGTTAACCGATGCTGGAGTTGCGCCCCCACAGTCAATTGTCTATCGTGCTGATGCCGATTTCAACTTCCGTTTCGAAGATACCAACAAGTGGCGTTGGTGGTGGATGTTGCCCGCGACTAACGGGGAATGGAAACAGGTTATTATTCGCCCTGAAGACGCAACACTCTCGGGCTATCAACCTGACCACGATACCGATGTCGAAACAAAACCGTCTGCGCCAAACTACACAACTATCGATCAGGTAACCATACTGCCCGATTCGGCTGTGGAGAATGCGCACTTTAGCTGGTATTGCGTAAACGATGTTCCGCCACTGTTTAATGCAGATGATGGCTGGACATTAACGTTTCGCATCGCAATTCGGGGAGGTTCTGCATTTACGGGTAAAGTGGGCGATTGTACGATAAAAGATTACCGTCTTGACTCGCTCGCGTATTGTCCAGGAACGATACCGTTCTCGAACATTTATTCGGAAGGAACGTATCAGCTAGGTGCATGGCACGGGATGCCGTATCCTGGCTATCAGTATCCGTTTATGTACACCATACACACCGATGATCGCTACAAAGTCTGGCTCTTAAATCAGATTCGGTTTATGCACGATTCACAAACCAACTACCAGGCGCAGTTAGGTGAGTTGGGTCCAGGTTGTGCGGCGTATATTTGGAACCGTTGGGATAACTACACTTACGGACCGGCAGATACGTGGACAACGTTCCATTGGGGAGATGGACATCCGTGGGCAGGTTATCAGCCGCGCGCGTATAACGCCGCTGCGCGTTGTTGGTACGAATTAGCTGTGCGTGGTAAAGAGGTTCCACCAGAGCTAGTAGAGTACGTTGAAAATTGGGCTAAGTGGCTCGTAGGGTTCTTAGACCGCTTTGACAACCACACGCCGAATGAATTCCCTACGGCACCAAATAAACCGGTATGGGTAGAGAATGATTTCACAGCACATATGTGTGCGCTCTGGATAGCAGGCAGCGCTTATGCGGCAATGGCTGGCTGTACAGTGGAAGGGTTGAGCCGTATTATGGATATGGGGATGAAGGAGATGGGTGACAACTTCACCGTCACCGACATTCCAGGAAAAGCCATTAACGGTGCCTGGTCTCCGTGGGCAAATCCTACCACGGATAACGGTCAGGCTTTTGGGTTTTATACTGGAGAAGCGATGCGTGCAATCGGGTTGTATCTCCTCTATAAAGAACACGGCCCAGGACATGATATTTATCGTGACTTGGCAATCCCCGACCACACAACAGCTTCACTCGATATAACGTTTACTATCCCAGACGATCCGCTCGAAACTAATTAAGTGTATACCAGCTATCCTTCGGGGTGGCTGGTACGCTTTATTTTATTTCAGATAGATGTTATCTCAGTGAACCTCTGAAATTTACGTTTCAATCAGAGCTTATGTCATGTATTAAGGAGCAATTAAAATGTCCAAAGTCTATCACATAGCGGTATTGCGTCAGGCAACTGACCTTGAAGGTGACGGTGAACTTCGAATGCAGGAAGCCATTCTGAGCACTGTTAAAGAACTTAACCAAGCAAACAATTTCGATGCACGCTTCGAGGCGCTGCCTGTAAGCCGTAATGCTTTCTACGGCAGTCAAATCCTGGCAACCCAGTTTGCGATGGCTTTAAGTGACTTGCGTAATAACCCTAGTCCTGAAACCGCGGCGAAGATGAACAAACTGTCGTTATGGATGAATAACCTGGATGCTCCCGCAACATCCATTGTAAACGGTTTGGGGGTGGTTAATGGGTAGAGTAATCCGTGTTGCCAGACCAATGCGTCTCAATAGGACGCCAATGTTAAATCGTGATATCAGTGAAGCTGTAAAACAGTTGTCGAATATCGACGGTTACACCTTTAAAGTGATAACACTGTACGACTACCCAGAAGGCAAAGTTCCGCAAGAGGCGCTGGATAAATTCGTTAATGTGTTAGACGATTGCCTTAAGAGCCCAACGGACGTAAATCTTATCAAACTTAACACCATGTCCCTTGAACTGTACAGCCTGCGTAAAATGGGCATTCATGCTCGCATCGGTAAAGGTGACCAAACGTTGGCCGAATACTGGGCTAAACAATAAGCTATTTTAAATCCTAAGGAGCATTAAGTGAATATTACCATGAACCTGTACACCAAACGGGAACGTAACGTTTTAGAATCTGGCGTTGCACCGGAAGTATTGGCTGCGGGGGATATTAGTATCGACCCATTGAAAGTGAAAGTCGCGGAACTGTTCCCTCGTGATGAATGGGACATCTGGTATTTCCGTTGTTCGTCGGTATTGAATGCAATCAAACAACTGTCTGATTATCAACCTGGTCCGTATATCGGTACCTGGCACTGGTACGTCCCTCGCACCCCGAACTTCCTCTACTTACACGATGACGATAAACGTACTCATATTCGCACTGTAGCGACGCCTGAGCGTTTGGAGCGTTATCTGGGGTTAATCCACGACCGTCCTCGTAACGAGCTGCAAAGCATCGTAGAAGTGCTCAGACAGGTACCTTTAGATGGTATCTTGGAACTGGACATGAAAATTGCTGATCGGCCTCGCCACTACTGGGAATTTTCCTGGGTAGATGCGAAATACGAAAACCATAACGTTATCTATCTGAAGCGTTAAGGGGGACAGGATGTTGAACTGGTTACTTGCGCTGATTAACAAGCGACAAAAACAACTGTACGAAGAAAACCGAGAATTGGCTGCCGCTAACCGTCGTGTACAGGCCGATAACTTGCAGTTAAGACACGACCTCGCGAAACTGGGTGTTAACGCGAGTAGGCTTTGCACGCACATTAGCCGGTGCCACGATATCATCGAACGTATTGGACACTACCATCTTACGTCTCCTGCGCGTCGCGTCTATGACGCGGCCGTCCAGGGATTGAAAGATACCAGGAATGCGTACGACGAGATGTTAGAAGAGTTTAGCAAACGTGAGGATAAATACTAATGGAAATGCCAACGAACACCGACTTAGCACTGGCAATCGAACACATGAAAAACCATCAGCTGACGTTACTGAATGCAAGCACAGAAGGGCAACGTCAAGGGTATGCGCTCGTTGCAAAAGCAGCGTTAGAACTTAACAAGATTCTACTCGCTAAACTTTACGGGCTGGAAAACAGCGTGCTCCATGCGTCGCACCTGGGCGAAGCCAGCGAGTTAGTTACGAATGTGCGGCTGTATGCAAGTCGTGAAATGGAACGTTTAACCAACGAATGGAATGTCCAGTGTAACGGCGAGCGTGCTGATAAAGATCCGCGTAAAGTCGCACTGACGCCGGGCGTGTACATCAAAGACGGCACCATTGACGAATACAGCGGATTTAACTGATCGGCGGATAAGGGTGATTGTGAATGGTAACCATAGACGTAGCTATCTCTATCGAGCTTCAACGCATCGGTGTAGGTACACTAAAACTTCGTTATCGTGATTTACCGCATTACAACAAGATGTTTGATGTTGGGGTGATAAAGTTTTATAACCGGTACGGGCCAAGAGAACTATGTCTATGGTTTGTCGAGTTAGCGATAACTTATGGCGAGTTTTATCATCCTAATGTACCGCATGTCGAACATGTGTCAAGAGGGCACCTGGAAACTTCCAGAGAGTTCTATCAGCGATTGTATGGCGCGATGGAGGAGTCCGCACCCATCGACTACGACGTACCACCTGAACTGTTATTAATCGACCATGAAGGAGAAGCCGGTGTCTATTTCATTACAGGGACTGACTATTCACGAGATTCAGAAATATTTACTCGAGGGCGGGAAACTGACTGACGACTATCAAACCGCAGATATGTTGCTACAGTCATTTGTACCGTTACGTGCTGAGTATTACGAAATCGCGTTCCTGGGCGATGAATATTGTGTCCGCACGCAAGGGCGCGAATACGAAGCAGTTCGCGTACCGCGCACACTCGGCGGGGTGATGATACTTATCGCTAATATCGAAGCACTCAATGCGAAATGTGCGTTATACATCGCACAGGGAGGTCGCAATGGATTTTAAGTGGGAACCATTATCGTTAGCAGAAGTTCGTAACAGAATCGATAGAGCTATTGCAAGGAGAAAACATGTTCGGCCTGTTTCAGGAGAAAAAACAATTGCGTCGCCAATTAGAAATACTGGAATTGGAACTCAGCCTCTCAAAGACTGAGTTGGAAATTTCGAAAGAAGCGTGGAAGAGAAATCTCGATGAATCTTTCGAAGAACGCCGTAAGCTTACACGATTACTTTCTGAGGAACAGTCTAAGAACCGGAAACTCGAAGACGAGCTACGAGATGCCCGACGAGATGCGGATCTGCGTGATAAGATGTTGGGATGGAACCTGGGTGCCCTAATCTATTTCATAGAGCAGCGTTGGGAACCAAAGACACTCCTTGAGTTACTCTATGAAAAACTCTCCTGCGTAGGTAGACGTTCTGCGGCCATCGAGTATTTTCGTAGTCACGGTTTCGAGGTAAAAGATGAGTAAAAATAACAGTTTGTTTTCCCTTTAACCATGGAAACCACAAGCAATGAAAACGAAACGAACGTCAGTCGTGTTCCAGCAGGGACGTGCGCGACTCTATAAAGGTAAGAAACTCATTGGTACATTCGAGTATCAAGAGAACCAGCTAATCGTCGATGTTATCATTCTCGGTTTAGCAGCGAAGTGGTCACCTTTAAAAAGGACATTAGCCAAACGTGCGATGGAGAAGCTCCGCCGCGACCAGATAAAAGCATTTAACAAACCTTTTCCACTTGAGGCGTACCGAGTACAGCCTCGTTGCGCACACATCACGACGTCACCCATGATTGCTAAGCTCGATGTGACCGATCTGAGAGAAATGTTAACTGTACGGCCGTAGTGTCATAGCCCCTTAAGGAGTATTTAAATGTTAAAGCCACGCAAACAGAAAAGATTACAGTTTGTCAAAATAGTACATCCGGAGTCCCGTCGTGTTACAGGTGGACGTCTCTACGTGGGTAAACACCGTAGTCGTCTTATCAGCTGGTCGGCAATGGCCAACGTAGCCACCCAACTCCAGGCAATGGTTGAAGACCGTTGTCAGTTAAAAGGGGACTTCTTTCAAGAGAAGAAACCCTACCGTGATATCTTCCGTACACTGAAAGCGTGCTGGGTACTCAGTTGGGTGCCTGGCCGCGAACAACTTTATTTTCTGCGTAAGTTCCCACGCCCTATGCCGAAAGAAAACATTAGCGTTTTCTTAGACAAACTAAAACGTTTTAATGGCATCGGCATTAACGCTAATAAAGAGCAAGTTTCTGCTACAGTAGCAGCCCGGAAACTCTTACGCGATTACGTGGCCGATTGACTTGAGAGGCACTTATCCCAAAAGCGGTCAATAAAGCAGCACCCTACTCCTTCGGGAGTAGGGTTTCTTCTTTTTTTGCCTAGTCTGATTACAATTATTTTCAGATATATATTACTTAGGTGAGAGTTAACCATTAACTCTTATCTAATCGACCATTATCTTAAGGAGTTTTAACATGTACATTCTGAATAACGAACTTACTAAGTACGCTAGCAAAAACCCGATTATGATTTCTTTCCTAATCGTGATGGCGGCCAACAAACAAGACCCTAGCGAATTCACTACTGAGGACTTCGAAGAGATTATCGCTAACGCCAAAGAAGCCACGTTCCAGACCACAGAACCTACTCGCGACGAGTTCCCTCTAGGTGAAGCCGGCGATGTAATGTTCAACGACATGATTGCTTCGTACTACATCAATAGACGTGGTATGGAAATCGAATACGTCGAACTTCCTACTAGCAGCTTTGCTGAAATGATTCGTGATTATCGTCGTCAAGTTGTCTCTGACGATGTCGTAAAGAAATACATGGCACAAATCAGCCCATTCAGTCTTGAATTCGAAAACCGCGCGGTTGCCTTAGCAACACATCGCCTGCGTTTAGAAAGAGAAGTACACTAATAATAACCCGGCGGGCAAAGTCCCGCCAATTCACCTACAATCTACAAAAAAGGAATATCCCATGCGCAACCTCTTCTCCAAATCTGAAATCAAACCTGTTGTTGAAACCACCGCCAAACGTAAGCCTGACATGATTGACTTGCTGCTGAAAATGTCTGCAGCAGAAGCCAAAGCTTTCATGAAAACAATGAAAGACGGCGAGAAAACGATTGATAATGTTGAAGTAACCTACGGTGTTAAAGACCGCCCAAAGAATAACGGCCTTGTCTGGGTCTGTTAATCGACGATTGAGGATAGAGTCGTGAACGTAATCAAAAAGCTGAACGGCGATACTTTCCATGCTCTGATGCCGAAGGGTGCACGCATTCGGATAAACAACAAAAACAAACCCTATAAGACGGACTACACGTTCGACACCACCGACCACGCATTCGGTATCTGCGACGAAGGGACGAACGATGTCAAATGGATTATCGTGGTATACGAAACGTCTAGTGGGTATAAGTTCTGGGATGCCTATGAACTGCAGAAGGGCTATTGGTGGTATGTCAGTTGGGAAGCTTTCAATGACAAGGTATCTTATTCGTGGAACGACTTCCCGCACTTTTGCTGGGATAGTTGGTTTCATGATTGCGGGGATAAGATTTCTGATCTTGTCCAGGAACTCTACAAACACTACAAAGAACACAATGGAAACTTCGTCTATCCTGAATGGGAGCAGTCGAAGTCGTGAAGAAAAGGGAGCTTCGGCTCCCCTTCTTTTTTTGTTTCCTTTTCTTTTTTTGTTTGCTCTTGTTCAGATTCTGGTACGCACTACGCTTTTAATATGCTGGCAGGGGGTCTAAAAATCTTACGACCTCAATAATCCCTTAACTCGAGTTAACGCGATGTCTTTTACTTCAAAACAGAATCTGCTAAAACTCATCAACGAAGAGAATAAGATAAGCCCACCGCTTACCTTTGACGATGTTGATATCGGACTGCCGGAGGTTGTGTCAGTAGACGGTCGTGATTCGGAGGTGGTACTAACCTCGAAAATGCGCGGTGATGAAGGTACGCAAGTGATTGTGGACTATCATCGTCGTCCATTAGAGGACTACCTTACAGGCGATGTTGCCTTTGGCGATGAAGATGTGCATACCACGCACGACTTACTCGCGGCGATTAACGAGCGTTTTAATCTGTCTATCTTACCTGAGGATATCGAAGATAACCCCATTGATGGACAGACGCACACAGTCGTTGCTGTTGAAACTTCCCACGAGTGGCGAAGTCAAGCGGTCATCGAGCTGAAACCTGCTACACCTCTGGCAGAAGTAGTAACCAATACAGAGTTGAGCGGTCTTCTGTACCCGGATCACCAGGACATCCAGTTGGGTCAGGCGTATATCTATTCGCGTGACATCGATTGTAGCCACATCTCTCGTTTCCTGAGCCTCTTAGCGGTCGGTATCGAGGTAGATGACACGGCGTTGGCAATCGAACTCAACAAATGTGTTCCTGAGATTTGGGTAGCTGAAGATACCCCATCCCCGTATAACCTGCGTGGTGCCACTGTCGTATTCGACGGCGTACCTGCAGACTTGCCGGGAGCAAATACGGCGTTCGCGAAAGTCGTGTCAGTGCAACTGACCGATAAATGTACGAACTTCCAGGGCAGCCTCAACCTACACTTTAACAACTAGGAGGGTATAGGTGTCTATTTACGATAAGCCCTCGAAAGAGATGTTGTTAGATGCTATTAACCGACAGAACGGATTAACGGCCAATCCACTCACATGGGAGCAGGTTGCAACTGGCTTCCCTGAGTCTGTCCAAACGCCTGGCGCTGACCGGAATACGCGTGTGCTCTTATACGGGTTGAACGGCAAGGGCTACAAAGGCAACGTTACGCTCGAATACGACCGTATCGAAATGGAAATTCTGTTCAGGAACGTAATACCGGTAGTCGTTGCCGACCCGGTAAATAAACTCTCTGAGTTGTTGCCGTTTCTGAATGCGAAATACGGCTTGTCTTTAGTTGCCGACGACATCGTTGACCAGTCAGTAAAAGATTTGGGAGAAAGCTGGTTAATCGATGTGACTATTAAGCCCGGTTGCTTGGCCTGGCAAGGTGGTTTCCGTTTACGCTTTGCGAAGTTCTTCCCGAACTTGGCGGATGTGGTGACGGATGTTGACCTCAGCGCAATTATCGCGCCGTTCGTGGTTGCTAGTAAACCACAGGCTGAGTATGTGGCGTATGGTTACGATTGGACTGAACTGCAAAAACAGTTCACTACCGATTGGGCTTACAACCGCGCAATCACCGCGGCGGATGTTGAATTGCTGAACGAAGTGGTGCCATTAAAGTTTGCATATGTGACGGGGGCGGCTGCGCAACCTGAACAAATTGCACTCCAAGGTGCGCGATTTATGGGGATAACTTCAGTCACACCGAACGATAGTTACAACCCCGATTATCAGCGTGTGGCGATTATCAAGCTAGCTGCGGACAGCAACTACGCCGGTAATCTCATCCTTCACTATCTCCCGATATAAGGATTTTGACATGCCACTTTTAGCCACTGCTGAAAAGATTATTATCGCGGAGGTTAACGTCGAAAACGATCTCGATTTAAAAGTCGAAGATGTGGTTTTCGGTGTCCCTGCGATTCCGACGTCTGACGAAGACCTGGCAAAAGCCAATGGTCATAACGCGATGGTGCGCATTCAGGCTTTGGCCACCGCTAATGCTATCGGTGCCACCACCGTGTATTACGATCGTGTTGACTTCGCAGACATGTTTACCGACCCAGACGGGATTCAACCTCTACGTGTTCCTGCACGTCTCGACGCTGTTTACCAGATGCATGACGTGGTCGGGTTAATTAACCAGTATTACGGTCTCAGCCTTAAACCCGCAGATGTGGTGAATACCGAAATCGACAGGAAGACATGGCGTGTGGATCTGATTGCCACGCCCACTTCTTTAGGTTGGATAGGGCAACAACAGGTACAGCTGTTACCAGGCGATGCGTTGCTTCCTGCAAACTTCGAACCCTTAACAGTGACACCTTACGAGTATCCGTATTTTAACATCAAGGTCGGTCAAGGTGCAGTTTATTCGTATCCCTGGCGCTTTGATAATTTCGCGGAGGAATTTCAACGACTAGGTGCTGCGATAACCGCAGAACGTCTGGCACAGATTCTCAAAACGGTCACCGGTGATAACTGGACAACGTACCGTAACCCAATCGACTTTAACCTTCGTGAAGCCGTCGTCGTCTATAACGGGCGTAACAAAGCGGAATTACCAACCAACCCAGCAGTCGACAACGTGCTGATTGTGGAGCTGTCGTTGTACTGTCTGAATTTTGGCGGGCGTTTGTATTTGCACTACAACGACCCTGATTAATCCTGAGTAAAGGAAGTAAGAATGAAACCTTTAAACAAAACGTCCGATCAGCTGGTTCTGGATTTTATTAATGAGAAAAACCCAGACGCAGAACTGGAACTTTCTAAAATAACGCTCGGCACACCGACCCCTATTGTCGATGGAGGTGCCGATCGCAATACCAGCATGACCCTGACTGCGAAAAAGAACTCCGGGTACATCGGTACTCAGGACGTGACTTATAATCGCCTGGAAGGCAGTGCGCTGTTCCGTAACGTAACGGCATACCTCGACGTTAAACTGCCGAAAACCACCACAGACCTGCTGACGACCCTGAACACCCAATACGGATTGAAGCTGACCGAAGACGATATCGTTCCGGCGGCTATTCCGGAAAATACCAACCCGCCGCTGACTAACCCGAACGATCCGGACCCAGCACCGGTTGACCATGTCATTACCTTCAAAGAAGACTGCTACGCTTATCTGGGCAGCATCCCGGTTAAAATCGGTGCTAAGCCTCAGGTTGGTGAACGTCTGAGTCTGGTGGTAACACAAACCAAGCTCGACGGCCTGGTTTACCCAGATGGTCCAAGCGAAGCGAAGGGTCAGGGCTACATCTACTCTTACGGTGTAGACTGCACAGCAATCGCAGCATTCCTGAAAGTACAGACGAAAGGTGTTATCGCTGGCGACTCTGCATTCCCGGTTGAGCTGAATAAAGTTGTGCCGGAACTGTGGGTTGCATCTGATGAGCCTGCGGATTATAACCTGAAAGGTGCTAACGTGTTGTACGTTGGTTCTACTGCTGACGACGGCACCGCTTCAGGCGACGATCCTAAGAAACCGGTTGAAGGTGCAAACACTGCTTACAACCAGGTTCTGCTGCTGCAGCTGGATGACACTCTGTGCACCAACTTCCAGGGCGTCATGTACCTGCACTTTAATGCCTAATTAGGCCTCGCTGGGAGGAGGAAATCCTCCTCCTGGCTACTCCTTTCTTTTTTGGCCGAGGAGGCTATTATGGCTTTATATAGTCTGTCTCAGCGACAATATCTGTACGATGCGATTAATGCCGAAAACCCGGATGCTGTTCTACCGATGGGTTTAGACAATGCTATCATCGGTACGCCGAAAGCAATCACACCGACAGCAAGCGGTGCCAATACTGAGATTATCATTCGTGGTCGTCAAGGTCGTGGCTATATCGGTCCTCAGACGTTCCGTTATAAGCGCTTGTCGCTGAACGACTTATTTAAGAACATGACACCTCAGGTAACTGCACCGAATGCCTACGGTTGGTTGAACGTGGAGTCGAAACGTACTGCGTTTGCGCAGAACCTGAACGGTCGTTATGGATTAAACCTGGTTGCAGACGATATCCCAGAACAATACGTTTATCTGAACGTAAACAACACGATGCGTATTAACGCTAGCTGTATCCAATACACTGGCAGCATCACCTTTATGTCTATCCGGGGTAAGAATAGTCTCGAAGACCTCGTGGTAAACGACATCTTGTCGTCTTTGAACCACCCTGCAGCAGCAAGCACTGGTAAGAAATACATGGGCTTCTTGACGTACGGGGAAGACTTTACCGATGAAGTGCAGGTTATGGCCTCGTTTAAGAACGGGCGAATGGATGTAGGAAGTAACTTTGATTTGGGTTACACGTCCAATCTGATGGCCACATTGGTCGCACGTGGGGTACCGTCGTTTGATCCGACGAACTGCACAATTACCCGCTACAAAACGAGTGAGTTGGCGACCGCCAATAAAGCGTACGATAACGTATTGCTGATTACCGGCATTCAGAACGACCCGAAAGTAATCGGCGAGTGTATGTTGCACTACAACAACTAGGAATTAGCGAATGGCTATTTATCAACCTTCTAAAGACGTCCTGTTGGCAGCAGTGAACGCACAGAACTCGCTTGCTGTTAAGATGACTGACATCATCTGGTCCTCGCCAAAGGACATCCGTGGTACGGAAAAGGAAACGCTGACTAACCGTAACACGCAAATTAAAATTACGGCAGATGGGGTAACGGGCTCTACCTGGTCGGGTAAGAAAAATGTCTTCTACAACCGCATGAAAGTCGAAGACTTGTTAGTGCTGATTGGTGACACATTGGCGATCGGCCCATCCAACGAAACCTTGTATGCGGCCATTCCTGGACTGAACCAACGTTACGGTTTTGTTCTGGAAGAAGCTGACCTGCAGGACGCAGATATCGAGTGGAACGGTGATAAGACCGAAGGAACTGTGCGCGTTGTTGCACATCCAGAGTCTATCGGCTGGGTTGGACAGGCGACATTTAAAGTCGTGAAAGGCGATGAGTCGTTAGTCTCTGCAGTCACCACTAACGTCTTGACCGGTCTGAAATACCCGAACGGTCAGATGGGTTCCGAAACCGTTACTGCGGTCATTGCAGAGGTTTATTCCTACCCGTACAACTTCACTAAGTACCGAGATGCTCTGCTGGCATACAAGCCGGGTATTCTGTCTGGACAGCCGTTAACGGATATGGTTAACCTGCTGAAAGATATCACGGGTACTGCATGGGTAGCGACCACTTCCGCTTCCTACGGTTTGGCGGGCGCGGAGGTTGTCAGTGTTGGTCTGAATGACCCTGTTGCAATGCCGACAAACGCGAAGTACAAGTATGCGCTGGTGTTGAAACTGCCTGTTACCTGTACCACCATCGCCGGAACGTTGTATCTCCAGTTCAACGATCTGGACGATCCAAGCGAGGTATAATTGATGATCAACTATGCTAAGCCGTCAAACGAGTTGGTCTTTGACCTCATTAACCGGGATAACCCAAACCTACCTATTAAAGCGTCGCCGGCAAACTGCTACGTGGAGAAAGTGACACAGGTTCCCGTTAATGCAGCTTCCAACAACCGCAATACGTCGGCACGCTTGCGCGGTATTCAGGGTTCCGGATTTCGAGACGCAATCACCGTTTACTACGACCGTGTGAACTTAGCGCGGTTATTGCCGTGGGGTCCTTCTGTCCAGGCGCAGTTCGTCACTTTTGATGCGCCCAACCTCCACTCAGCCTTTTCGGTGCTCTTGGATACTTACGGAGTAAACTTCTCTGCAATCGATATCTATAACCTCCCACTGGCGGGTCCCAATACCCCAAATTACACCAATACACAGAACATCGTAGCGCTATCGACATCTCCGGCTTATATCGGTTCTGCGACGTTGCGTTATAACCGTGGTTTACCGGTACTAGACACTTCGGTGAAATCGGATGTCTTGAATGCGATTCAAGAGCCTATTTCACCGTCTCTCGGTAAGAAGTGTATTGATTTGTTGACGTACGGTATTGACTTTACCGCGTATAAAAACCTACTGACAGTAGATGCTTCTGGCCTACCGCAGTGGGCTGGTTTGCGTAAGGTGTTGGATGACCTGGGTATTCCGAACTACGCGGGGCCACTGAACAGTAACACCGTTCAGGATGTGCCGACATCCACCGCACAGTTCGCTAACAAATCGTACGACCGCGTGGTTATCCAAACGGGTATCGATGAGGAAGGCGTGAAAGGCGTGGCGTACTACCACTATAACAGCTAAGTGTAGGGGCTCTTCGGAGCCCCCTCTTTTGGCGATGCGGAGTCCCTATGCTATTTTACTCGAAGGAGTCGGCACTGCTTGTATACGACCAAGTCAATCGGGATAACCCTGATTTAGTTGTTAAGCTGACGCCGGCTATCGCTGCTTTAACCAGTGGCCCAACTTCAGTTACGTTAAACCAACGTAACACCAAAGCTGTTTTCACCGGGTATCCAGGGACAGGTGTACAAGGTAATGTTACCGTGTACTACGACCGGATTAACCTGGCCACTTTATTTAATTTTGTGCCGACTGTGGCTATCAAAGATACAGTCTTAACGGTACGAGACGCGCTACCTGCAATAAACGACGCATTGGGGCTTACATTAGTTGCTTCTGATTTGCAGTTACCTGACGCAAGTCTACCTAAACCGAGCGCTTCGCCGCAGACGCTGAAATTAAATATTTCAGGTAATTGCCCTGCGTTTACAGGCAGCTTAACGATACGTTATACCGTCCCGAGCGGTGCAATTTACCCCGATTCTGGACCTGGCCCTAAAACGTTGCTGCAAGGTAACACTATCGCGGGTTATTTCGGAACAACCAGAACTGCAGAGTTGTTTACACACTCTCAACTTCTTAATGCCACTATATCGGCCGGTGCGTTACCACCGGTACATTCTGGTGCCGAAGGTTGGTACAAGTTCTTTTACCAGGGTAGGGTTATTTACCTCCCGATCAGTCCTGTCGCTAGCTCCATCTCCTGGAATACGTTATATACAAACGGACTCGTTTACGGAACAGATGATAATGGTAAATACCCTGCGGCGACGCCCGTTAACCAGGGACGCATCATTAGCTTTACAGGCGCAGACAACAAAAGGTTTTACTTCCGTGTTCGTCTACCTAGTGCCGGGAAAGACCCATACGTCAGCGGCACCCCAACTGCCGCTGAGTTAGCAGGTAGTGAGTTTGAGATGTTCAACTTTCTGTATAATGGAACGTGGGACAAACCGATTAACAGTTACTGGACGCTGTTCTGTTTATTGAAAGATACACTGAAGACCAACGTCGCCTATCATCGCATGGCGACGTTGTCTGGAGCAAGTTGGACAAACTTAGAAAAATCATCGAGTGCGGGCAACTACTACTGGTTCCCGGTGCTGGAGTTGGTGGATAAGTCCACAGTTACCTTGGGTTTAGAAGATATCCACGGTACGGCAGATTACAGTCTCCAACCGTGCAGCGTGTCCGCAGAAAACACATTTAGTCTCAAGCCGTTAGTGCTCGGTAATCCGGATACTACCGATTTCGAACCGGTAGTTGTTGCTTCAGAAAACAGTTTCGCACTGCATCCGCCTGCTTTAATGCTGCCGAAGACAGTCGACTTCCAACCTATTGCGGCTACCGCTGAAATGTATACGCCCCCTGACAAGACAACGTTAACGTCTCTTAACGGTGAACTGGACGGCTTTAAGTAGAGGTATCATCTATGTCTTTTACTTTGCGTTGGAAAAATCCAAACGTAATCCCTACGGTAGTAAAAATCTACCGTGATGTTAAAGATATCACACCAAGCGCTTTGCCTGAACCGATTGCAACGCTCTCAAATGGCGAGACAGAATGGCGTGATACCACCGCCACACCAGGCGCAACCTATTATTACCTTCTGACGGTAACCGCCAACGGTAAAACAGTGGCATCGTCTAGCCAGAAATATACCGTTGAGGTAAAACGCGGGATAGGCCCAATGACTATTCTAAACGGTAACGACCGTTTAGGGTTTATGGGTGAGGTTCCTTACGACGAACAATGGCTTCCGTCGCAAATGCCACCTGCATTTTTGGCGATGTTCCCTAATCTATTAACCGATCGCGTGGCGTTGTATAAATTTACCCGAAACGGGAAGATCTATTACATGCTATCTAACACGTCGCAGTTCCCGAATACGCCTGTGGACTGGGCTTCCCTCTATCAAGCTGGTTTAGTCTATGGTACGGGCGATGCTGGCCCAGAGAACGGCCATGGAACGCTACCGGCCACTCCACAAGACGCTAAGATAGTCCACAAAGGGGATACGTACATCATGCGTCTTCCTCGCGGCCTGACGATGTCTAGCGAGCCTCCTGCGTATCCTTTCGTAGCTGACTATAATGGGAAAACCCATGATGAAATCGCTTCTCTAACCAACCCGTGTGAGTATAACGATTTACTTTACACGATGGTTAACGAGGTGCCGTGGAAACAGCGTTGGGCTAACTGGGCAACGAACAGTTATACTTTTCTGGGGCAGGGTACTTTGGGAACCTTGGCAGCGTATTTCGGCGGTGGTGTTCTCTGTATGGAACACGACACCGCGGAAGACCGTGTGCTCCATCGTGGTATCTTTAACAATGCCGGTGGAACACCCGTATCAGCGATTCAGCGTATAAACTATTTATCACCCACCACGAAAGGGCGTTACTACCCTATCTTTGAACTGGTCGAGTAAGGGGCAGTCATGACTATACGGTTAAGCTGGCCGTCCCAAGCCAGCAAAGGTCTTACCGCGATTGAAATCTACCGCAAGGAAGGTTGGAACGCAACAATCGACGTTTACAATCCAGGCACACCCCACGCAACTTTATCAGGCAACGCGGTAGAGTTCGTAGATAATATCGATACCCTGACGAAGAATACAACCTATCGTTATTGGGTAGCTGCTGTGAAGGACAGTGAACGACTTATCGGCAATCCGATTACGCAAGGATTCTATCCGGACACCGGGCCGGGTCCGCAAACAATCCTGCGCGGTGACTGGGCTTCAGGTTATTTCGGTACAGTACCGAATACAGAGTTCTTTAATACTGCCGAGTTAAAACTCATGTTAACTGCGCAGCAGGGAAACATGTTTGTCTACGACCCTCAGGAATGGCACAAGTTTATTTTCCGTGGGAGAATTGTCTTCTTCCCAGCGACGATGCATTCGAAAACCAACTCGGTACAAATGGCGTATCAGTACGGTATGATGTACGGGACCGATGATGACGGAAGTATTGTTCCGCTGGGAGCCACGGCGACTAAACAAGATTGTAAGGTCACGAAGGATGGTCGTACGTACCGTATCCGATTACCTTACGCAGTCCCGTACGACGCTGTTCTCTCAGGACAGGATTACAACAACGGTGAATGGCGAAACACAATGGGCCGTTTGTATCCTGTCGGTGCACAGTTCGCAGCCCTCGGTCTTGGTGCGATTGACTCACTTGCAAGACAAGGCGCGACTGCGCAGCCGAATGAGTCAGGTGCCGCTGTATTAGCTCCTTTGTGGAGCAACAACATATTCGCTTATGCGTATGGCACCGTGCCTATGGGGATTAGTAACACCGCAGGTGTCGGGAACTCGGCCACGATATTCTTTGCTTTTGAATTAGTCTTACCGTAATGGAGTAAATACCATGGGGTTGTATACAGAACCTTCAATGGAACTGCTCTGCCAACAAATTGTGCGTGACAATCCCGGTTTAGCAGGAAAAATCACTGCTGACTCCATTGGGGTCAGGGGTGTTCCTGTTGCGAAAAACGTTAACGGACGAAACACACAGATTACGTTGGTAGGAAAACCCGGTAAAGGATTTGCTGGGGAAATAACGGTATATTACGACCGGTTGAATCTGGCCAGTCTGTTCAAGTCTGGCCCGAATACGGTGAGTATTCCACGTAGCGCACAAACCCATGCGGAAACGTTACCGGCGTTCAATGAATTGAACGGGTTGAACTTAACCGCGAGTGACATCACCAGTCCAAACGTTGCATTAATGAAATACGCTACGCCGGAAACTATAACTCTGACGGCGCACGCTAACTCCTTGTGTTATACCGGGTCATGCAAGATGACCTATGTTTACGAACCGATTGCGATGTATCCGAAGTCGGGTCCTGGGCCAAAAGGATTAATGGCTGGTAATGAGTTATACGGATTCTTTGGGCTGGTAAGCGCGGAAGAGTTATTCACATCTGATGAAATGGTGTATGCCCTCTATAACGGCACCAACTGGCCTAACCGCTACGCTATCAAGTGGCTCAAATTCTTTCTGAATGGGGCGGTAGTGTTTGTTCCGACCCGTGCGATTTGCAACGTTACCTGGGCAGACCTGTACAACAAGGGTGCAATATTTGATTCCGGAGACGCAGGACCTCGCCCGAAGTCGACTTACACACCTGTCGATGTTGAACAGTTGAAATACATGGTAAAACGGGATGATGAAGGAACGCATTATTTCAGAATGTCTATCCCGTATTACACCGAGAACGCCGCCGCGCCTGATTGGAGTAAACCGCCGTCAATCACCTCTATCCTGTCACTGACCAGCAAATTGGGGTCGGTGAACGTATATGGGGAATGGGGAACTCTTAGCACGACTGATGCTAACTTCCTGGATTACGTGTGGTTACGACACCAGTTCGGTGCCGACCAAGCGTATTACCAGTCTATCAGTGGGAGCTATCGTTCATACACCTACATTTACACCTCTTCTGGCTTTTGGCCAATCTTGGAGATGTTTGATGTTGCCAATGAACCTGTGCCGTTGATTGACGAAGGTGCAGAACTGACATGGGCACCGTCCGTGGTTACTCTGACGGACATCGACCAAAATGAATCGCTTCGTGTGGTGCCTATTACGGAAACCTCCGCTGCAGCGAATCCACGTCCGTTAGTTTTCAACACCGACAACACCGAAACTGCCACCCCTGCCTGGGTGCGGGAAACGTCATCAGACTCACCACGTCCTCTGCTTGCCACGACGGACAATGATGAACGTGCATATTCCGTCGCGGTAACAGGCATGGCTAGCGTTAAGATTAGACCGATTATTCTCACGACTGACCAAATCGCCCAACCTTCAAAAATTACTCTGGGCGATACTAACGGTGAGTTGGATGGATTCCAATAAGAGGTAACGACAATGGCTTTTACAATTCGTTGGACGAACAATAACCCTGGGGCTTCGACCGTGAAGCTGTACCGCGACACCAAACCTCTGGTGCGTACGGCATTACCTGAACCCCTGGCAACGTTCACTAACGGGGAAACTGAGTATACTGACCGAACAGCGATACTGGGGACAACGTATTACTACATGACCACTGTGACAGTGGGAAGCCGAACACTGTTCAGTCCGCAGAAATCAATTCTGATTCAGAACCGTCGCGGTATCGGCATCGTGGCTCCACAGTACGGTGATGACCGCTTTGCGTATTACGGGTACGTGACGTACGGTGAATTACCTAGCGCGGGTGATTATCCGCCGGGGTTTGTGGCCCTTTCTGGATACGACCCAACTGTTAAGCCGGGCTTGATGAAGTTCCAGCTAGACGGTAAAATTCTGTATCTGTTTAGTGGTCTTCGTGCGAACGGCAACACGCTGTATAGCCGTGATGCGATTTATAACGCGGGTTTGCTGTACGGTGTGGCGGGACCTGGTCCGGAAGGCGGTCATGGCGATTTACCTGACGTTGACCAGGCTGGGGAGTTTACGTGGTTGGGTGACCGCTATCGGATGCGCCTGCTGCGCGGTTTAACACTCGACAGTGAAAGCCCGGTCATGACACTCGACGCACAGTGGAACGGTAAACTCCATGACGAGTCGCCGTATACTGCCGATAGCGAATACAACCGACTCATCTATGGGATAAGTAGCTGGTTCCCAGAAAAGAAAAAAGTGATGTCCCTGATAAAGTGGTCGAACACCAGCATATTCGGAAGTGGATCGCTGGTGGCAGGCCGTGGGGCGCATTGTCAGGAGTTTGACCCAGACAGTAAGTTGGGGCTGACGCGCGGATGGGCGGCGGCGGATTCCACTGATACCGTGGATAACCTCCAGCGTATACAACATGTCCCTGGTGCGACCGTGGGCGGTATTTGGATTCCAGTAATCGAGCTTATCGAGGATTAATCATGCCTATTACATTAAACTTTGCACAACGGAAGCCACAGGCGCTCGATAACATTGAAATCTATCGCAAGACGCCGGGCAACGCCACCATTGATGTTAATGCACCGGGAACGCCTCTGGCAACCCTTCCGGGTGACGCTACATCGTACGAAGACAACGCTGTGGAAAACAACACCACTTACCGTTATTGGATAGCTGCGGTTAAAGACGGTGAGCGTGTCTTCAACACCCCTACCGCCCAAGGGTTCTTTTTAGACACCGGGCCTGGCCCCCAGAAGCTGTTATACGGCGACTGGCACGCTGGATACTTTGGAACAGTAACGCCAGCAGAGTTATTCACTAACACGGAACTGAACAGCCTCGTGGTGAATATGTTCAGTTCCGCCGTTGGTGCCTGGCATAAGTTCATTTACAAAAACCGTATTCTGTTTATGTCCGATAACTCGATAATATACGCTAGCCCGCAGTTCATTTATAACCAGGGGCTGATGTACGGCCAGGATGGCAACGGATATGTACCGGGCTGGGCTACTGCACGTAACCAACGCCGCACGGTGACGAAAAACGGTTACGAATACGTGGTGCGCTTGCCGTATTTGTTCGACTATAAATTCTGGACGTCTTACGTTGGAAGCGGTAACACTGAGTTGTATCTCGACGGTGAGTGGTTTAACACCTTCGCGCGCCTGTACAACTACAATGGGCAGTTTCCGCGCTTTGACGACATTCCGGTCGGTCCAATCGATTCGGTTACTGCCCAACAATCTGCATTCTTTGCGGCTATGAATAACACGTCCAGTCAGTGGTACAACCGTCCACCTTACCCTGAGTCGCCGTCGTGGAGTAACTACGGTACCACTACAATACGCTCCATTGCGGTACTTGAACTTGTTCTGCCTTAACAGGAGACTTCATGGGATTGTATAGCGCACCCGAACTGGAATTACTCTGCCAACAAGTCGTAAGGGATAACCCTGAACTCGCAGGAAGAATCAGCGCTGATTCGATTGGGGTGAGGGGTATTCCTGCCGAGACCACTAAGAATGGTCGTAACACGGTAATTACGTTGGTAGGAAAACCCGGTAAAGGTTTCTCTGGGGAGTGCACGGTTTATTACGACCGTTTAACATTATCAGATCTATTTAAAATAGCTCCGCGCATCTACGTACCACAAACGGCCAAGACCGTGCGGGATCTTCTCCCAGCTCTACGCGATTTATACGGTGTTTGGTTATCTGATAGCAGTGTACAGTCGGTAGACGCGCCTATCAAATCGCTGGCAACGCCAACACGTATTAATTTAACCGCGTATAATAGCGTATGCTATCGCGGCTATATCCCGGTCGATTATTTGAATGAAGCCGTGGGGTACTATCCAGATTCTGGGCCAGGCAATAAATATTTGTTGGCAGGGGACAGCACAAACGGATACTTCGGCCACGTTTCTCAGCAAGAGTTATTTACCTTTGCTGAACTAAACAACCTAATTCGTCCTGATGTTGCCCCAACGAAAATGACTTTCGAGTGGTTGAAATTTTTCAAGGATGGTAAGATTGTTTATCTACCGACTACCGGAACGTTAACAGCAACCTGGACGGCCCTTTATCAAGCGGGTGCCATTTTCGGTACAGGTGACGCTGGTCCTTATCCAGACGGTATCGAACCTGTTGACCAGGCTTTGATTGTCACGAAAACTGAGAATAACAAGACGCATTATTACCGCGTCTCCGTTCCGGTTAGCCCTGATTTATCAAAGGCCACACCGTTGTGGCTTATTTCACAACTCGGTGATGGTTCTACGGGCGGCGACTGGGCAAATGACACCACGTTAACCAGAACCACCGTCTTCTTCACGCAACAACTGTTAACCGGGGGTAACCCTGTTAAAGTACAACGTTGCAATATGCGTGGTGGCTCAGTTGAATGGGTAACCCTTACAGATACCACTTACTGGTGGCCTGTTTTAGAGGAAATCAATAAGGACGACATCGTCTTACCTTTAGCTGATGTGGAAGGGGATGTTGTGTGGCGCGTTAGGGTTATTCCTAATGTACCATCACCACAACCTGATAGCATTCGCCCTCTTGCAGTCGAGGTTGCGACAACAGATGCGCCGAGACCTCTAGCAACAACTGCGGAACAGGTGGAAGAACCTATCAGCCCGATTGTGGTGGGTGAACCAAACGTCGATACTGCGCTGCCGTTATCGACAGTGTCGAACAGCGTAGGTACAGTTAGGCCGATGGTTGTACTTGAACCACGCGTCGACGCACCGCGTCCACTACCGCCTACTCAGGCAGAACCTCCACTTAAAACAGATTTAGCAACCGCGAACGGTGAGTTGAACGGCTTCTAAGGAGTAACAGATGGCTTTCACACTACGCTGGAAAAATGAAAATCCGGCAGGTTCAATTGTTAACATTTATCGGGGCACGGCTAAAATAAATACAGCCGCATTACCAGCCCCTATTGCAACTTTAAGTAATGGCGAAACGGAATGGACGGACGAAACCGTTATTCTTAACACCCGTTACTGGTATCTTTTAACAGTAACTGTTAACGGTCGTACCGTAGGTAGTCCACAAAAATCCTTTGTCATTAAAAACCGTCGTGGTGTGGGTGGCGTCGACCAGATTAACTATTCCGATACTGACGACTTGGCGTTTCTGGGGCAGTTGCCGTTCGAAGAACAGATGACCTATGACGCGTTGCCTGCAGGCTTTCGTGCATTAACAGGGATATCGGGCACGGGCACGCTAATCATGAACAAGTTTTATCGTCATGGTAAAGTTTACTACATGATGAACAACGGCGGACGATTTAACTCTACACTTTACTCGTGGAATGACATTTATAACGCGGGGCTTGTGTACGGCGTTGATGGATTTGGCCCTGATAACGGACGTGGTGATTTGGCGGGTGTTGACCAGAGTGGGTTGTTTGAATGGCAAGGCGACACCTATCGGATGCGCCTGCTGCGCGGTTTAACCGACGGGGACGAACCGACAGTAATGACGTTGGATGAATCGTTACGAAACGCAGACCATGATGACTTGGAATATGGTCGCTGCGAATATAACGACTTTGTTTATCCGTTCGCGGATTGCATCCCTAACAAACAAATGCTCCCCAACTGGACTAATACCAGTCCGGCGTACATTTATGGGAGCGGTAGCGCTTACCAAGGCAAAGGTTTCTTGTGCCAGGAACGTGATCCTGAATCGGGATTAGTTCTGGTTCGTGGGTCTGCGCCTATCGATTCAAGCACAACCAATACGTCGAAACGTAACCTCTCTCAAGTTACGTTAATTGACAGTGCTGAGAAGGTCGGTTTGTACGCATTCGTTATCGAGTTAGTGGAGTAAAACATGTCGATTATCTTAAACTGGAAACAACAGCCAGGCCAGACTTTAGATTCCATTGAAATCTATCGTTACGACAACCCTAGACAAAGTGTTAACCCAGTAGCACCGGGGGAACCTATTGTAACACTACCAGGTAACACAACGACGTACGAGGACAAGACCACCGAAGCGTATAAAACGTATCAATATCGCATCGTGGCGGTAAAGGGCACTGAAAAGGTTATGGGGCTGCCGATTGTACAGGGCGACTTTCCAATGACAGGACCCGGCCCACAGGAACTTATTCGTGGCGACTGGCATCGTGGCTACTTTGGCACACTGACAAACAAAGAATTTATTCTTAACCATGCCGAGCTGAATGGTTTAATTGGCTTTAATGCCTGGAACCAAGCTCCAACATTGTTCCATAAATTCGTTTTCAAAGGACGCATTCTGTTCATTCCTGACACGGTGACCCGTTTAGGGACGACGTGGAACGAACAATACCAGCAAGGTCTGGCCTGGGGAACAGATGACTACGGTTTCCCGCCACGGGGCGTCGCTACCACTAACCAGCGTCGGACATTTAATAAAGACGGTTACGAGTATGTGGTACGTTTGCCTCGACTCGGAGACTACAGTTATGGGCACAGCACCTACCTAAGCAGCGGTGGTTATTTTCAAGACGGCGAGTGGCACAACACGTTCGCAAGCTTGTTCCGCTACGCGGGCCTCGTAAGACGTTTTGGCGACTTACCGAGGCGCTCCGGCGGTAGTCCAACCGATTCAAGCGCAACATTGTTTGCCAACGGTTATGACAACGCCACCCCATGGTACTATCGCAGCAACTCACCAGACACACCATCGTACACCTCTTCGACCAATAGCGCGTCGGTAGTCCACGTTATCGAACTGGTTCTTAGCTAACAGGAGCTAATATGGGGTTTTACTCATCCACTGCACTTGAGCTGTTGTGTCGGCTCATTCAGCGGGATAATCCCCAACACGCAGGTCGAATCAGCTGGAGTTAAAGGGATAGCGTACTTCACCATAACAGCTAAAAATAGGCCCTGAAGGGCCTATTTTCTTTTTTTAGGACGTTGCAATGATCAACTATAACAAACCTGTCATGCAGCTGGTTTGGGATCAGATTAATCGTGATAACCCGCAGCTCAAGAAACCACTCAACGCAACCAACGTGGCGTTATTACAAGGTCCTTTAACCAATGCCTTGCGCGATGGCCGCAACAGCCGTATAGTGGTAAACGGATTACAGGGTGGCGGTTACAGCGGTAAGATGGACATCTACTACGACCGCTTAAACCTTTCGCAGTATTTTAAAGGCGTCAGCGTACCGGTTAAAGTACCTTATCGGGCGACGTCCTACCGCGACATCATCGACCGGATTTCCGCAGCTTGTGGGCTGGTGCTTACTGCTGACGATTTAACGTATCCTGACAGCCAGTTTGCAATGATCACTGTGGCAACGGGCGATCGGACGGTGGCGATTAAATCGGATAACCCCGCATTCACGGGTCACATTCCTATTAGCTTTATTCGTGAAGAGCCCAGCTTTGCCGACTTGTACCACACCACCGAAACCGGAGCTTGGGAACCCATGGATGTTTACAGCACGGTCTATCGACTCGACTGGAGCATGTACACCCAACAGATAATCAATATCCCGATGGGTACCCCGCTGCGACTAAACAGTAACTCGTACATGACCCAGTTCATCGCGGCGCTGTCGGCATGGTCGGGCATCCCGTTCACTATCGGTAATGCTGCTACTGATAACCCGTATGACCTCTATGGGTATGTCGCTACACGCAATAACAACCCAGGCTTAGACCCTGATATGCGTGGGGAGTACAATTACTGCGTGAAGTTGACGCCACCTGAGGATATGGGTAATCTCCGCCGTCCGTTCTTCTTGCACTTTGGTCCGAAAAATAACGTGGCCTATTTGGCGCAGGAAAAGGACGTCGAACGTTATGCGCGTTACATGAGTTTCCGGGAAACCAGCCCAAATTCGATGAGCGTCACGTTGTATCAAAACGAGTACGTGTTGACTCGGGCAGAATCGCCTGAAACTGCGGATGATTTAACGGGTTCCCCGTATGGCACTCGATACTGTACCGGGAGTATTCGACGGCTGATGCAACACGCGTTTCCGACCGAAGAGATGTTCCAAGAAAGTATTGCTAACCGACGTCGGGTACTGTACCACACTGCTTACACCACCACGACATCAGCTATTACTTACCAGGGACTATACCGTAACGGATACCAATCCAAACAAATGACGAGCCTCTACTCGAATTACTGTAACTATTTCATCTATTACGACCCAAGCAAAGGCGGCTATATGGTCTACAGTCCATATAGCAAAACCGCCCCGGTCCCTTGGTATCCAGCGCTATAGACTAAGGTGTCACCATGTCATACACTCCCGATTTAGTGGCGACCGTGATTCGGTCGCTCAACCGTAAAAACGCGGTCGCCAAAGCAGTAGACCCCGCTAACGTACGCCTGGTGTCCGTGGCGCATCGTGACGAAAAAACCCTAGACGTCACACTGACAGGGGGTCCGGGGTATTCAAGTTACGGTCAAATTACGGCCCAAGTGACGAAGCAAAATATTGCTGATTATTTCGCTAAGGTTAAGTTGGATGCCATTCCCACTTGTGCGTCCATCCACGAACTGTTGCCACATTTAGACACTCTACTAGGGATTACCTTTTTAACCGACGACTTTGAAGACCTGCCCATCACTTGGACAAACAATGCTGCGCGCATCACGTTCCAGGCGAAACAGACAAGTCTTATCTGGTACGGCAGCCAAACGCTAGATGTGATAAACGGTGACGTGGATATCAACACCGTCTACACTGTTACCAACATCATTCTCACGCTAAAGGCTGCGAATAAACAGCAGTGGATTAACTTCTACTCTAATGCAGCCAAACGGATCGTGGATCTTGATAAAGTCGATGTCAGTGCCCCGATGTCCCCGGAGGATATAGGCCAAACCTCTGCGTATAACAGCGTCGTAGCTTTGACCGCTAGACCGGGGAGCGGGATGTTTGGAACGAAGTATGTGTTCTTCTCACGTAACAAACTCGAGACATATTCAGGCAAAACCACATACGTCCCGGATGATTTCACCGGTAGCCTGCACGATGCTCTGGCCATCGAGACACTCGGCATTCGGAGCGTTTTTGATGTAAACGAAATTGCTCCTGTAGAGAGCCTGGCAGGCGAGTGGCCGAGACAAGTGCAATTGGCACCCGTAGAGGGTTCGTACAAAGTCATGGGCAGCGCCACGTTGAATGTGGCACGCTATCAAGATAACGAGCAAACCCTTAACCTGAACTACACAACTACGTCGCAACTTTCGGACAGCTACTGGGCCACAACGTTGACCAACCACGCGGCGTGCGGGCGTTTGTTTGTTAACGTGACCGTAGATGCGGGGGCTTTCGTTTATCGCGACAGCAACCTGAAACCGACGTTCGTTATCGACGAATTGCCGCAAATTGGCGAGGTGGTTTGGAACTTCGTTAACCGGGGAACCATTCTTGGTCGTGGTGGTTCGGGTGTGGTCTACTCTATGCCTGCGAACACATCAGCGGACGGAGCTGACGCAATCCACATTAGCGATACCTTCCGTGGCAAAGTCACCATCGAAAACTACGGCACCATCGCCGGTGGTGGGGGTGGGGGTGACTACTATGCGTTTAGCACCACCAAGATCGGTGGAGCTGGTGGTGCGCCTCTCGGGCCAGGCGCGGCGGTGCCCAGCGGCACCAATAACCGTAACGGCTTAGCTGGGTCCCGTGACAAAGGCGGTGCTACCCAGTTAGTCGTCGCACAATTTACCGGCTACCAGAGTCGCTACTATGGCGGTCCGGGTGGGGATTGGGGCCAGCCGGGACGATATACAGCGTTCGAGCAATGGAACACCCCGGCTACCGGCTCGCCAGTCTATGTCTACGGTCGTGAAGACGGGATGTCATGGACTCGCCCTGGGATGGCAGGCGAAGCCGTCGGTGGGAATAAAAGTATCGTCAACTGGGTATCCGTCGGAACGGTGAAACCGAATGTTACCGACGAGTACCAAGAATTCCTCGACTACCTCGCAGTTTTAGATGCCAACCGACTGGCCAGTGCGGATGGGATAGATAAAGTCACCGACCCAACCAAGCCTGTAGTTGTGGAGTTCTTAGGTACGATTATTTCAGGTACGCTGTTCAAAAAGCAAAACATACCCGGCGGTTTGGTGGGAACACCATACGGTGATGCTGTAGCCAATTTACCGAGCACCACATTGTTTGGTATCATGGCACACAGTGTATCGGAGTTTGATATTGTGCACGATATTTGGCGTTACAACCGTGCGGTGATGTTCACGCTAAAACCCGCGCCTACCGGGACGATTAACCTCGCTGTGGAACGCAACCGGGTGAAATCGGCTACCAGTAGTGCACCGGTGGAGAAGTTCTATGTCGATCGCTTCGTGTATTACGATGCCTACCTCGGTAAGATGATGGAATGTAATCCGTATACCAAATCCGCCCCTAAACCGTGGGTGCGGCCAAAGATATCGTTATCATAATTTAACGAGGAACTTGACGGGGTTAAAGCCTGAGAATAACCCATGCCCTCTTCCCCACGGGGAAGAGGCTTTCTTTTTATGACCCTATCAACGCAGGAGGTTATCGTGGTCGATCGTTGGAGTAAAGAGGGCATTATTCGTGCCAAAGTAAACATCGAAGCCGGTTACGTTAATAACCCGAAAGATTTGGGTAAAGCAACTAACCGTGGTGTCACCGAACTCACGGCGCGTGAATATGGCTATAAAGGGGATATGCGTGACCTGAGCCTAGAAACCGCGTTAGACATTTACAACAAGCTCTGGTGGCAGCGGATGCGCTTAGACCAGATTATGAAAATGAATGTCCTGCTAGCTGACCGGATGTTTGATTTCGGCATCAACGCAGGTCGCGGTAACTGTATCAAGTCCCTGCAGCGCATTCTGAACGTATTAAACCGTCAGGGTAAACTGTACGACGATATCGATGCCGACGGTGGTATTGGACCACGTACGTTAACAGCGTTAGATGGCTTTATCAAAGCTCGTGGGGAAGAGGGCCTGAATCGACTGATGTTCGCTTTAACCTGTCATCAGGTGGCGTACTACACCGAAATCAGTGAAGAGCGTGAGGATAACGAAGAGTTTACTTACGGCTGGTATGGGCGCGTCTATCAGGAAATGCCAGACTACGTGGCTAAGTTGGGAATGTGCAAATGAAACAGAATTGGTTTGCTGCCTTAATGAAAGCTATCTGGCGTGCTCTTGTGTTTGCCGCGAGGAGAAAACGTAATGACCCACCGTCCAACTCCGCCTAAGTTCCCCGAAGTACAAACCGTTCCGGAAACGTATTACGATTCTGGGTTCTTCAAACTATTACGTGCGATCTTCTGTCGGAGGGTAAAGCCATGCAATACGACAACGACGACTGGCCGAAAGGCTTAATGCCCATTTTACTGGGATTAATGGTCCTCACGATGCTCGTGCGTTATATGACGTGAGGCCAGTATGGAAGCACTTAAGTATAAGTTGTTAGAGAAGCCGTGGTTTATTCTCACGGATGATTTCCATTTCGAGTTTACGTTGCGCAGCTTGTATCGTGAAGACACCGGAATGGATGCGATGGTAGCATTATCAGGTGTACATCCGGATACTCCGTTATGGGTAACGGTGCCGAAAGGATTTGTAACAGACCTGGCAAGCATTCCAGAAGCGTTACGTCCTATCCTGCATCCAGATGGCCCTTGGGCTGCTGCCGCTTGTGTGCATGATTTGTTTTACCAGAAACGTTCATCGGTAGGCTTTTACCCTGACACCGTTGAAGGTAATCTATCTCGTGCTTGCGACAAAACATTCGCTGACCTGATGTTCTTACGCATCATGGAGGCATTAGGCGTTGACACCTTTATTCGTAAGTCCTTCTACCGTGCCGTTCACGAGTTTGGTTGGCCGTCCTATGTAGACGATAACTCTAAAGTGGTTTATAGCCGGCCGGTAGAAAAGACGTTGTCCTATAATCGCAACTACCTGTTCTTTAGAACATCTCGTACGTTAGCGATTCCTGAACACGAACGTGTTGACATTACTAATGGGCAACCGGTAAACGTGCAGTATTTGAATATCAAACGTGCGTTCCTGACCGCCCCTTAAGGAGAGAAAATGTTTCATCCGAATCCTGCCAACTTCGCGTTAAAAGAGTTGATGCCGCAGGAGTACATCGCGAAATACGGTGAAGGTGCTATTCGTTTCCTTAATCCGTTACTGCTAATCTCACTCCAACAGATTCGTAATCGTTTTGGACGGATGGTGATTTTAACCAGTTCCCAGCAACAGCGTAGTCTGCGTACCCTGCAGTTCTTTATTAATCAAGAGAAACCAAAGGGTGGCGATTGGCAAACTCGTGCAAACAAACTGTACGCCGAATCAGGCAGTATGCATAAATTCGGTAATGCGTTTGATGCAACAATGCTCGATACTCCGTTGCAGAAAGTCCACGATTATATTGCCGCGAACCCTGACGAGTTTCCATTTATTCACTTTATCGAGTGCGATATTACCTGGCTGCATGTTGACGTACGCAACCAACCTGATATCACCTTCTGGTCACCAACGCGTGGTACCGTTAAAGTGGTAAAACAACAACCCATCGATTGGAGCAAGCTAGTTAAAATCTAAGCTACTTTAATCAAAAGTAATATAATTTATCATCTAATACGTTTAACGCTTTTAGAGAGCGTTACAGAGCGTTTTAGAGGGTAAATAAAGCCCTTACCCACTCCCCTTACGGGAGTGGGTAAGCACTATTTATTTTCTTCTAACGGAACAATCGTAATCGGGGTAGGAACTTCGTCAATAAGGCCGCCACTGCAGCGAAAGAACGTCATCCCTTTACCTTCCCCGGTATGCGGGTTCACATCCGAAAAAGAATAAGTAGGGCCATCGTTTACGGTTTTATTAATACGGTAATAACGTTCGCCTGTGGTGGTGTTAATATTCCCGTCGATTTTGCCGATCACGTCTTTAAACATCATCGGTGACTCTAGTTTGCCACCGTCCCACGTTGCTACCCAGTTTGCACCCACATCCATTACTGTTACTGACCGCGGCATCATTTGTAGGTTGTCCAGTACCGGACGGTAGTCTACAAACTTCTCCTGCGTCCCTGTGCATGTATAAATCACCAAGTCGTGATTCTTTACTGGTGTGGCGCTAAATTGCCCTATGTTGCTTGGCGACTGAACACAACCGGCCAACAGGTTTATAATCGCGAATACGATAAATAGACGTTTCATAAGGTATCCTTTCGGTGGTAAAAATTTTCTCGTTTAACAGCCAACTTTACTGTCATATTAAGCCCACTATGTATTTTTTAGAATGATTTAGTATGCACCACAAACCTACTATAAGGAAACAACCATGGCAGTCATCTCTGCAAAAGACCAACTCGTCGCGCTGTTTAATGCTGCAAACAGCGGACTGTCTAGTCCGTTAACTGCTGCTGACGTTACATTCGGCGCTGTTGCTGACTATTCACCAGCTGATTCCGGAGACACACGCAACTCCAAACTTACCATCACCGCCACCGAGGAATCCGCTAACTTTACTGGCGAGAAAGAGCTGCATTATACCCGCCTCAATTCATTGAACATCATCGGTGCGAAAGCAGTGACCGCTGACCAGGCAGAATGGGATACCGATGAAGAAGTGCTTGCTTTTGTCAACGCAGATCTAATTGCTGCCGGTAAAACGGAAGATGCGTTTGCATTGTCTGAACTCACCATTACACGCGAGGACGGCAGCAGTGGTGAGAAAATCATCACTGTTAAGGTGAAAGAAGGCCACATCAAATACCAACCTGCCAGCCTTGCGGTTTATACTGTAACACAGCCAATCGTTAAAACTGACCTGAGCACCACCAACGGTGAACTGGACGGATTCGTTTAACAAAACAACTTAGTAGTTTCTAAGAAATAAATAAAAGGTACCTACCTCCCCGAAGGGAGGTAGGGCCTTTATTTTCTTTGCTTACATGCCGAGAGATTCGGACAATGTTTTTAATCCAGTGTAATCGCGCTTTTCAGCTAACTCACGGATTTGGCGTTTGTTATCTGCCATTGCTGAGTGCAACACCTGGTCACGTGCAACAATAGCGCCCAACAACGCTTTACATTGGTCTACTGTAAACGGACTGTGCTTAGTATTCAGCGTATCGAGCCAGTATTCTGGTGCGGTATCTGCCTGAATGTATTGACCGAGGATGGTACGCGACGATTCATCGGCTTGAAAGTGACTACCTTCAAACTCGATATAACCATGACGCTCATCTTCGTACCGGTGGTCAAGTTCCAACAGCATCTTCTGCACGTCTTCGTAAATGTAACGTGCGGTAGATTTCAGATTCCCGCGAATTTCGTCGAGGTCAATCTCCAGCACATTAGCAATGAACTCTTTCGTGCGTTTCAATGTGAAGTTAGCTTCAATCTCCGACATCTCATACAGCTTCATGCGTGCCAGGGCTTCTTTATCAGACATCCCTTCGATGAGATGATAATGGAGCAGAGCGCAAAAGCCTGTACGGCCCTGATCCTGCGCACCGATTCGTTCCATGAAATTACCGTGACGATCAATCGGCAAATCACGCTGGAAATAACGGGCGCGGATCTCTTCGTTCGTTAAGCTTTTGTCAGTAACAGACATTCGTCCTCCTCAATCAGGCCAAGTTCTAACAACAAACCGAAGTCCAGCATCTGGAAGTCCTGATCGAGGTTACCGGCCCACAACAGAGAAATGTTGTGTTGCTCTTCTTCTTCCAACTGCGGGAGCAGGTGTTCTTCGAAGATTTGACGCTCTGTGTAATAAGCGTCAACCGGGTTATTGGAGCGTAAGTTACGAATACGCATCCGCGGGAAAGACAAGCCCAAAGCCACTAAACTTTCAGGACTGGCTTCATCAATAGAGTGACGTAGCAGTTCGATTTTGTGGCGTGGGTATGCAAGCAGTCGCTTCTCAAAGCCAGGGTTGCGCTTTTCGATTTCCGCGACAGACTCGTGTCCTTTCTCAACGCAGTAGACCGGGATCATCACATTCAGCCCGTATTTAATCAACAGGCTTTGGATTTCATCAGTGAAGTCTTCCCCTGCCACAATTGCGTGCACATTGTACAGCTTGCTTTTGCGCAGGAAGCGATCGACCAAGTGCAGTTTACGCTTCGTAAAATTGTGAATCAGTATTGACTTCATTCTGGGCTCCGTTTTGTAATTTTTCTGCTTCAGCACGTTGGCGTACACAACGTGAACAATAGCACATGGATTTATCATGCAAATCTGATGCGCGGGTCGTACCAGTTTTCTGATACCAATATTCCGCCGCCATCAGCTTCGCAGTAGTCCAACCACACTGACGACGCTCGGCGTGATACGCTTTACGGTCTTCCAGTGTACCTTCACCGTTTTCGTACGATGCTGCTGCGCAGCTACCGCAGCTGTGTTTCATCGGACACCCTAAACAGGTTTCTGGGTAGTTGGTGTACTGCGTTTGAATCTCTTCTAACAGCTTACCACCGTCCAGGCTCACAAACTCACGACCGACCAGTTCTGCTACAGCAGAACGGGAAGTTACCGTGGACATGAAACGGTTACAACCGTAAATCTTGCGATCAAAGCCGAGACAGGTCATGTGCGTCAACGTACCGCAGTACGGTTTCAGGCGTTCTGGGTCGAGACGAACAGAGTCGTCATGTAAGAGTTTGTCACGCCAATCCGGGTCCCAAGTTGCCATAAAGTTCAGGCCATCCGGGATGATGTGTGTAATCGTGTTACGCGGGTTGGTGTGCAGACCCTTCTCAATCCAGTAGTCCATCACGTCCATCATCTGGTTCGCGATATCCAACGCCATATGGCGCGGCAGGATATCTTCGTACGTTACGTTACCAGAAATGGTACCACCGCCGGACATGTCAATTAACGATTTCATGCTGGCGGCATAGTGCGGCAATGTATCGATCGTAAACGTCGCCTTTACGCCCAGTTCAGCGATGCCAACACTCTTCAGATAATTGTAACCGCGTACCGCAGCTTCGTACGACCCTTCACGCGTCGTGGTAAAGATACGATATTTGTCATGGACTTCAGGTAAACCATCGATGGAGACCCCAATAGACAGTTTGTCTTTCCAGCGCTCGATAATTTCTTTGTTCAGCGGACGGTCCAGAAGTGTACCGTTCGTGGAGATACTGAACATATACGGGCGATTGTGTTCTGCGCATAACTTCTCTGCGGTTTCAAAGGCCGCCAAAAGAAGTTTAGGCTGCATGAACGGCTCACCACCGATGATATCGATGATGACTTCAACGTTCGGGATATCTTTATCACGCTCGAAACAAGCGTGGATAAAATCAATCACGTCTGCTACTTTGTTGTTACGAGGATATTTACGCTCGTAGCAGTATTCGCAGTCCAGGTTACATGACAGGTTAGTCACAACCTGATACGTGCGTGGTGTGTACTGGATTTGCTGTTCGCTGTTACTCATTGTTCGCCGCCCGTTTACGCTTAGCAGAAATTACACGGTTGATGTAGTTATACGCATCAACGCCGATAGAACGCGCCAGGCGATTACAGCCGACTTCCAATATCTCTGGCGCGTTCTGAATTTGCTCCTGCGTACCGTCGGCGTTAAGCCACAGCACTTCACTGCACGTGTTGCACTCGGTATCGAACATTTTACTGATTGCAAGCCCACATTCAGAATCGTTCTGCATGTTAAGGCGTTCGATATTGTCGAGTATTTTCCAATACCCGTACATGAAGTTCATGACGTGGTCCGGCGATAACGGTTTCGGCATCATCGCATCAAACAACAACGACACACCACCTGGACGGTAATGATAGATTGCTCGGTGCAGCTCGATGAAATCTTCGTACCAGCGTTTATCACCTAACTGGTCACGCGTCATCACACCCCAGGTGTAATAGTTGTCCAGCTCGTACAGCACTTCCAGCGCTTCATGATTACCACCGTTTACAAAGTTCATAAACGGACGTTCCGACTTCTTGTAGCCGTCAATGGACACAAAGATAAGGTCGAACTGTTTCAGCAACGGCAGATGTGATTTACGCATCTTTAAACCGTTGGTGTACATGTGATGACGGAGGTTCGGATGAGACTCCTTCAACTCGTTCACGAAGTCTTCAATCTTGCGCTGCGCTAACAGCGGCTCACCACCCGTCCAATGAATCTCACCGATATCCGGATTCTTCTCTAAAATCGAGAGAATCTCTTCACGTTGAAACTCACGAGAAGTATCTTCTCTATCCATGTAATAAGCCCCTCCACAGAAGCTACAGTCTAAGTTACACTTAGAAGTTGCGACAACCGACAGAATTGACGGTTTGTCGTACAGTTCAGACGAGATCCTGGATTCTACTTGATCTGTCATTGCAGGTTGCTCCAGTATTTTTTAAATATAATCAATGGCGAATAAAGGATCTTCGTCTACATTAGCGCCAGGCACCAGTAACATCGGGTCGTGATAGGCAGCTAAAATTTTGTTCAAGTCGGCATGTCTTTCGTTCAAGCGTTTCAAATCGGCCAACGTTACCGAACGACTACGAATCTCAGAAACAGCTTCTGCTTCTTCTTTCGTTAAATCCACCTTCGTTAAGAGGAAGCTTACCAGCTTACTCAAATCCGCTTCTGTCGCCGGGTAGTCCCCATATCGGGTTTGAACCAGGTGTTGCATCCACGGCTTACGAATGCGTTTGGTGATTTCAAAATCGTCAGTCAACGCATACCAGACAGAACGCTTTTTATCCCACACGAACTTATAGCTATACGCCATCATGTCCGCTAAACGGGTGATGCCGAGTTCTTTATATCCCTCGATATCGATGTACGGTTCGGTGTCGAAATACGTTTCCGTATCGGCAGGTACCAGTACAAAGTAGTAAGGGAACGAGCCCAGATAGTCCGGACTCCACCAACGGCGCGCCATCGGTTTTGCTTCGAGTTCGTCAAACGGTGTAAACATCAGTTCTAAATCGACACTGTTGTTCAGAATCCCTTCACTGAAGAAATACTTACCGTCAACCAACACGCCGCGAGAGTTACCATCGCCGTTAAAGATAACGATGGCCTCTGCAACCATATCACGGATCTTAAACGTATTTTCTACGGTGTAGTTCTTCTTGTCGGTCAAGAAGCGACCACGAACCTTTGGCCACTCACCAGGAATCTGTGCAATCAGTCTGACTTTGTCAGCGAGGTGTGCACGCACCGAATCTGGGGAAGATAGATGCAGCGGGTGGTTGAATGTGGTTTTATACGCAAGATGCAAATCGTTTTTCATTTAATACTCCGAACGTTTTCTGTTATCGATTCCCCGCTCCACGGCTACAGCTTCCGCTGCAGGACCAGCTACACCCACCATTACAGTTATAGTGAGAAAGCGGTAAGCCAGCCAGGTTATTTGTGGTCGACACGGTGCCCTGGTTAGCGATATAGTTGTTTGCCTGTGCGGTTGTAATGTAACCTTCTGCCGTAACGAGACGGTTTCGAATAGTCTTGAGACTGATCACATAAGCCTCCGTCAGTTAGGAGTTAGGACCTGAACAACCACCAGAGCACGCACCTGAGCAGTTTGCGGAGCAGGATTTACCACAACCCCCAGAACAGCTGCCTGTGCACGTGCCGCTACAACCACCAGAGCACGAAGAGCTACAGCCCGTGCAGCTGCTGCTACAGCCTGATACACAGTTTGCCGAACAAGTCGACCCACAACCGCCCGTAGCAGACCCAGTACATCCGCCAGAACAACTCGAGCAACTAAAAGAGCATGTTCCACCACAGTCATAGTGCGAACGACCTTGACCTGCGAACAAGTCAGCGTTATTCGTAGCTTTATTGCGAATGTAGTTTTGCACATTCGTGGTATTCTTTAGAGCGTTTGCATCGATCGTGTTTAATCGGTTATTCAGTTCTTTTAATCCAATTGCCATTTAATCCCCCTTAGCGACCTGAACAGCCGCCGGAGCAGGCCCCGGAACAACTGGAAGAACATGAGCCACCGCAACCACCTGTGCAGTTACCGGTACAGCTACTACTGCAACCACCAGAACAACCAGAGCAACCAGAACAGTTACCGCCACACGTCGAAGAACAGCTACCGATACAAGAAGCAGAACAGCTTCCTGAACAGCTCGAACAGCCATGCGAGCAACCGTTAGAGCACGTCCAAGAACATGTCCCGCCGCAATCTAGCTGTGCTTTCGTCCAACCCCCAAATCGGTCTGCCGCGTTATGGGCTTTAGAGGCCACTTGCGCGTCGATACGGGGGCCTGTCGCCATGTTAGCTTCGACTATCTGGACGCGGTTTCTGACGTCTTTAATAGATATCGCCATTACGCTTCCTTAAAAAGTAGAACGAGCGGACTATGTCCATAAACATAGTCCGGCTCGTAAACAAGTTACTTAGTACCCGCTTCAGCTTGAACATCGTCGCGCGAGGTGAGGTTGTTGTTGACGTGAACAGCAGCCTGCACAACACCGCCATACTGTTTATGGAGGTAATTCGGGTGTGGGTTATCCGCAGCCGCATGGTTCGCCAGATTCTGGTTTGCCTGCGAAATTGCGTTGGTGTTGTTTACAACCTGAGTTTTAAGACTGTTGATTTGTCCTTGCAGGTTATCAATTTGCTGTTGGAAGTCTTTGCCCTGATTCTCAAGATCCGTGACGCGCTGATTCGTTTCATTCAGTGCAGACTGAAGATCGTTAACCTTCTTCTGTAATTGCAACACCAGAGAATTAAGGTTAGCTAATGCTAACGACATTTTCTGGTAATTTTGAGCAACTACATTAAGCTGGTCGTTCCACGCGGCTAACGAAGCCACAACTGCATCGATGCGTTGCCCCAACGCCGTGTCTGCTGCTCTTAAGTCGCCGATATCTTTGATGGTGGCGTCAATGGCAGTCTGTACACTTTGAATCAAAGCACGAATCTCCGTCTCCGTCAGGCCATTAACCTGATGAATGTCGAGATTGTGTACGTTACCTTCGGCGTTGATGTGGGTATTTAAGGCATCGAGGAAGTCGTTTTTCAGACCGTCCAGAATACCTTTAATTTCTTCCAGCTGTACTGCAGAGCCGGAGTTAATCGCATCTTTAATCCCCGCGAGTACGGTAATGATATACTCAAAACCGTAGATATCGCCAAGGTCTTTATACGTCGGTGCGGACGGGAACGTATCGGGTACGTTCCGAAGATCCTTGAAGTCCACCACACGGTCTTCAATTTTCAAAGATGCAATCGCTTGTCGGATGCCTTCGACGTTCGCGGACTGAAAACCACCAACGACTTGCGCAGAGACTTCGATATCAGTAGGAATGGCCGAGTTAGTTACCACCACACCCATGACCACTTCGCGGTTCTTGGTCATTTTCTGATATGCAGTATGTGCAAAAATCAGCTCGTAGTCTGTACCGCGTTTGTACGGGTAGACACCTGGTTTATTCGCAGCCGCCAAGCGGAAGGTATCCGCGTAGAAAGCTCCGTCAGGAAATGCAAAAGCCCGGTTAACTTTACCAGAACCTAACGTAATACGCCGCGTAACGGCGTTCGACGTTAATGTCCCGGTAAGGTCAAGCGGGTACTGATAAATGATTTCGGCCATTGCCAAACTCCTTTGATTGGGGCTTCCTTGCCCCATAGCGCCATCTGTTAGGTACGGAACATAAGATTGACCTGGATAACATCAGGCTGTTGACGTCCTCTCTCGTTCACCCAATCATGCGCAATCGTTAACGTAAGATTATCGCCATCCCACGACATGATCGGCGGTGGGAATAAACCCTGAGCACCTGTGGTAACAACCGGGATTGCACCTGCCACATTCGTAAACGTATAGCTACGACTGTTCAGAACAACCGGTGTGCCGTGGGTCTCTCCCGGATGTGGTAAGATTTGAATCTTACTATCCGAAAGATCGGTGGTGATTGGTAGTCCCCCAGCGTCCGTGAAAAGCCAAGAGCAAATATGCTGTTTAGCTGTTTCGAGCGCTGAAGAACTTACCGACGCGACAAACGTAAAGGTGCACGGCACGCCTGCTGGCAGAGAGTGCTGTTTGTGGTGCACGGTATGTGGTGACGGCAATAACACTTCTGGGTTTTCGTCAATGTTAACATCCGTACCTTCCGCTTCGACGTTGTAGAAAAAGCCATCCACCGCCTCCCATGGGGCAACGTGGACATTAAAGGTCGTTTCTACTCCCGGTGTACCTGGGACGACGAATTTACTTTGCACCACCACCATCAGGTTTGTTGAAGTCGGAGCGAAAGCGGGCGTTGGAATACCTACCCACTCCATTCCCAACGATGCCGCTTCACCGTTCTCATCGGCCGTTACCGTCGCAATTGTTGTAGGATGTTTCCAAAACGCCCCCGACTTGTTTGCCTGAGTAAACGCCGGCAAAGTTTTCAAGCCTTCGAAACGTTTGGACACCATCGCTTTACCGCGACGCTGTGCGTCAGATACGGTATAAAGCAACTGACTATCTAGATAGCCTTTCGTAGCATCGACTGACAAAGGACCCATCGCTTCTTTACGCAATGGTGCCAGTCTGCCCGTTGCTGCATCCCTTCCCACTTCCACATCATGCTTATTCTCAACCGCCGCATGTTCCAACAGCTGTTTTACCGCCCCCAATCGCTTAGCATGGTCGACGTTAGTCTCGACGACTCGCGACGAGCCCGTTTTAACATACCCGATGTATAGTTCCGTTTCAGTGTCTGGATGTTGAACCACGTCCATTACGTACTTCGGTGTACCATTTTCTACCTTAGCGTGCAGGTAGAATGTCCGGTTCTGATGGTTTGTTGGAAATGCTTCGCTGAGGTCAATATACCACGTAGGCAGCTTATAAGTGCTCGAGCCGAAACGCAGGTTAACTTCCTCAGTCACATATACCAGCCAACCTTCGGCTGTTTCCACACCAGCAATGACGACCGATTCAGTCGGGCCACTAAAATTAGGAGCCGTAACAAAATCTCTCGACGACGTTGCGATACCACCACAGTAGACGTAGTTGAGAGATGAGTTGTGCAGCATCACCTGATCACGATGAGCCAGATAAGCTGGGCTGACTGGAGTGTGTGACGGTGCCATACGCCCAACGCCGTGTGGAGCAGAAGAACGCGTCCAGGTACCATTAGACAGCGTAAGACCAACAGCGTAGTTAAGCGCACCCAAGTCGCCAATCTGCTGCAAAGTTAACGTGTGTGGAAGATACAACCCGAACTGCGTACCATCTACCGACACCAAGGTAGGTTGTCCCGGCCGGCGTGTTTTTCCTCCCGTTATCTCACCCAACGTAGCGTACTTCAAGCCATAGTCGAGGTTGTTATAGAAGTCAAACAATGTCAATATCGCCGCGGGGAATGTTACCTGCCCGTTGCTGATTGTTGGTTTCAGTGTAAAGTAGTAGATATCCAACACGTTAACATTGTTCACAGTACGTGTACATGCTACTTGTGCTAATGTGAGCGGTGTGGCTGTACCGATACCGATGAACCAAACGGAGAACAGTGCCTTTCCTGCGTTATTTGCGGCAAGGATATATTCCGAAGCATAACCATTCGCAGCGCCTGCCGGTGCTCCGTCGATGATCATCTGCTTCATCTTATTCCATTCAGCTTGTGACAGCGTCAATCGATCGGCATGAATCGTGAAAGTGCCGGAAACGTTGTGGTAAGGGAATGTTTCTGGTCCTGTGCAATACCAGCCGTTTAACTCTGTACCAGGCGACGCCGGTGTAACAATGTGGCACATCTGCGACAGATTCTCATACGTGATAGAATCTACTAGACGACGATTGTTAGTTGGGCCATACCCCGCCTTACCTGAGTAAGTGGTGTTCGGATCAAACTCAACTTCAATTGCCAAGCGGGAACGCGGCTGTGACAACCAGATAAGTCTGGAATCCGCTCCCAGAGTCAGCGGATACGCCATACCCAGCTCGTAGATAGAACCACGTCCCTGGTTTAACGTTACCACACTAAACCTTCTGGCAGTGAAGTTGTAGTCGCACGACAGGTACTCGTACCAACTCACACCGTCATCTAACGTTGTAATCACGACAATTGGCATTAGGTCACGATCGCCGGCATGTCCTTGCGAAACGATATATTTGTCTTGCGATGTTGCAAAGGTTTGGTTATTAGCTTGACCTTCGCCCCACTTCCGGCTCGGAATCCCAATCTCAGCACCACCGTTATAACGAACCGCGGTAAGATCAGCCACAATAGGGAATCGATCGGCACCTTCCAGCGTTACCGTCATTGAACTGCAATCAACAACAAAGCTTGACACCCATTGTTTAAAGTTAATAGTTTGCCCTGTAGTAGAAGCAAACCAGACTGTTGGCGTTAAACCAACACGAAAGTTCAGCCCATCCACAGCAATCGCGTGATTACATTCCGGACCATGTACAAAGTTGGTTGCATTGTTCCACTTCGCTAACGCGTCTGCGTAGATCTGTGTAACTGGTGCTGGGAGCGCATCGGAAGGTGCACGTTTCTGTCCCTGTCGCAGATAAACGTTTTCACCCGACGTTAATATCCCGCCTGTTAACGCATCCGCCACAAACGTGTTGCTACCACCCGGATTAAGTTCGTTGAGTGCGATGCTACGCATACTCACGAAATAGTTACCGGAGGTAAGCACCGTACGCAACAGGTAGACACGTTCATTACAAACAATCAAATCGTCTGTAGAAGCGTTTGGAGCCCACGGTGCTGTCGTTACTGTGCCCGCACCATTACCGTTCTTGTAATCACCCAACACCACTTTAACAACACGATGATGTTTTGCATGGTCAATCGTCCCATCGAAGATGACCAAGTAGTACGCACCGTCACTGCCTAAGCAGATCATTGCATCTGTACCGGTAATCACAATAGCAACCAGATTCACCCCAGGATACGCCGACATTCCAGCGGGTCGATAACGTACGGACGTCTGCTGCATATTTTCCAGCGTATTGCTTGGCGACACATCAGCATAGGCGTAATAGATAGCCCAGTCACCAGGTGGGTTCCCGTTAGAACCGTTACGGAGCGAGTAAACCTTACCAGACTCGTAACGCGCCAAACCTTTCTGCCAGGTTTGGTTTTTGGTATACCCTTCGTAGTTCCCCTGGACAGGTATAGGCAAGAAGTTATTGTTGCCGTACGATGATCCGCCGACAGTCCACGCCGGTAATAACGTAGCAATCTTGTCATTCAGCATGTCAATCTTCTGTTCAAGCAAGAAGCCTTGACGCGAAGTGACCATCTTATCCGAGGTAGTGTCGATTGCATCCCACAGTTTAGCCAAACCTGTAACAGACGTGGATGCGTACGGCACGTTATCGAGATCGGCAATGGTGTGGGTGTGCGTTGTAAGCGCTTTGCCTGATAGCACGGTGCGCAACGCATTAGTAACCGGTTTCTCCAGCGGTCCGGTATTGTTCATCTTCTCAATACCGAAATCTGCCGCGGTTAAGGTCAGATGCATCTGCCCGTTTGAATCTAATACAAACCCTTTACCGTTGACTGTATACGTGTCGTCCACATATCCGTCGAGTTTGTTCTTCAAGTCAGTAACAGCTTTTTGGGAAATCGCTGTGGACGCTGCAGCGGACGCCGAAAGGTTAGTAATCGCAAACAAACCCTGCACAGTTGTGGTTGCTGCAGGCAGCTCAGCATTCATGTAAAGTTTGTTTGTTTCTTTACCAGAGCCGTAAATCTTCAACGTGTCGCTGGACTTGAAGTAGGCGTTTGCTGGAAGTATCTTCACCGAGGTCAAGTACATCTTAACCATATCCGGCGTAACGAGATACACGCTGTTATACACAGGTGCAAGCACACCTGCATCATAAGCGCCCCACTTGTCACCTGCTTTACCCGAGTGAACCCAAAGCGTGTTCAGACCAGCACTGAACTCCGTAGCGATACCCGGTTCGTTGTTATCCTGGTCAGCTTTTAATACCAGCGGTTTTGTCGAGGTGATGATGAACTTCTCACCCTTCATGCTGATAACGTGACCAGACGTTGTTTGGAACGTAATCGCGTCGTTATTCAGAACACGCATACGGCCCAGTAAATCACCCAGGGTATTATCCAGAAGCATGTCAACGTGTTTCTGTTGGATGCCGCTGGTAGACATTAACGTCACTAGCTCTGCCAGGGTACGTCCGAATGCCTTAGTCGCATCTACGGCTTTGCCGAGTACCGGGAGAGCGCCAATGTCACCGCAGGTGTAACCATGTGCATTTTTAATCAGATGGTGTTGATACATTTCGTCATCAAACACCTTTTTACCGTTCTGATAAATCAAATCGGTAACTTCCGCAAAAGCCTCATCCAGTTCGTGGGCACGTTCTAAAATACCCAGACGGATATCTTCCAACGCCTTTACGATTTCATCGCGAAGAATCGCTTCTTCGAGGTCTTTTGGCGGGTCGATTGGCGAGATAATCGGCGGATATTTCATCAGCTCAGACCAATCGCAGTTACGCGGGTCTTTCATATCTGTCTTAACCAGATACTTGCCGATTTCAGAAGCAGGGATGCGATACTGTCGATCAACCGACAGTAACTCGTATTCTACCTCTGTGGCGTTCAGCAGCATTATGCTGCCGTATATTGCATCGTTCTCAGCCTCGGCTAATTCCTGGAAGTAATGTCCTAAGAAATAATCGAGACCTTCTATTAACTTGCGTTTGGTTCCGGTTGTTTTATCGGTAACGGTTAACGTTAACCCGATGCGATAGAACGGTGCTTCGACGGGAATGACCGCCGAATAACGGTTCGGGTAAGTAGCGGTACTGAGCGTACCGTTAAACTGCGCCGCATCTTCTCTCGGCATTGCAAACACTCCTAATCTGTAATAAAACGGAGACCGCCCTCCCAATAACGGAAGGGCGGTTTACCTACGGACTACCCGCCCGTAGGCAGTCCGTCCTAAGAGGCCCACTCACCCGAGTTGTTGCCTTCGTTTCTACGTTCAGTATCCAACGTTTGTAAAATCCAATCCCATGTCCTGGTGGGGATGTGGAATGGATTACGCTTCTCAATGAGAAGCGTCTCGCCACCTGTGCGAAGTTCCACCGGTGTCGTTTCAGTAATCACGAACAATGGATTACCACTACTGCCCACACCATTAATAGTGAACTTCGCTTGCAGCGGCGGCACAGAACCTTCCGGAGGCACGAACACGATGTGAATTGGCTGCATCGGTTTCGTGCGGGCAAGAGTCCCGGATATCTGAACAGCTGTTGTCGATGCACTGAAAGGTATAATATTACCCGGAATTTTCTCACTACCCACGATGATATATCCAGGGTAGTTAGAGAGCATTGTCCCATTTACCGACACAAAACGCTCATTTTGAGTTGGGCGATAAGCCCGCATAAAGCCGTACTTCCATTCACCACCGTTAGACGTATAGTCTGCAGGAGCCGACTCAAGTAGCGGAGCACCACGTTTCTGCAGTCCTTTGTAAAACGGTGCGGGGAGTTTACCGTTCGGTGCAAGTTCCGGATAACCCTCACCTGCAGCAGACAACGTGATGTATTCCGTAACCGGGTTATCGACGTTATCTCCAAAGTTCGCGAACGTGACGGTTGATATCGACATCTCCTCATGCCCAGAAGACTGGCTGTCTGGAGAACGCTCGATATACGACTCAAATAGTGAGCGTAGATAATGGAAACGATTTAAATCTACTTCTGTTGTGGAAGGGTCCATCAAACCGTGGTTGATTGTGACACCTTCACCAGTTTCGAGGCCAGTAACACTAATCGATAAAGCGCCACCTTTAAAATAATCAATCGCGTCAAACGGAATGTCGTATTCTATCTCACGAACAGTTGCCGAAGCCTGGCCACCTATCTTACTAATCGTCGATATTCGCAGTATCTGCGTATCAACAATATAGCGATAACGAATAAGCCAGCGTGAACCAATGGCTGCGAACTCGCTAGCGATTGAAACCGGGAGATAGTCTAAACAGTCAGGCGACTGAACTTCCACGCTCTTGATTACACGAGGAGCATCAACCAGCGTATTAGTAACGCTGGATTGTGCGCTGGCAATTCTTCCGGTTGGTTTATCGTACGGCGCAGCAATAAAGCCACAGTTTAAACTGGTCTTGGAATTACTCCACCGCAGAACTCTGGTTTTACCTTTCCCGTCAGCAGAAGGGGCCATGAAGTTTAATGAAACTTCGACGTCCGAGGTTTTTGGGACTTCAGGATAATCAGTGTCGATTACCACCGAACCCTCGAATGTCGCCATTCCATTTTCTTTCGGGTTGCTTGGTGTAAACCAGCAATACGGGGACGCGTTTTCAGTGGAAACAACCGCCGCAAGAAGAATCCTGAGCGAGGTGGCACTTACGAATTTATAATCAAATAACCCACGATCTAAACGAACGAGGTTATCCCCAGAAACAGACGGGTTAGTTGGATACGCGTACAGCCATTGTTTAGGTAACGGATCAACCTTATTCAACGGCAGCATTTTCGGGTTATCCGTCAACGACCAGTCGGTGTTACTCACCCCGTGTGCTAGACGTGTTTCGAAGTGCCGTTTAAGTTCGGACGCCATGCCAAAATCAAACGTCGTTTCAAACTCGTAAGTCGTGCCTGCAACCAATCCCGCGTCAGGGACATCGATATGTCCGATATAGCCGCGTTCCAAGTTAATACCTTCCGTGTCCACAATAGGTTCGGCGCGCGAATATAACGCATCGGTTATCATGTTCACATAGAGGTAATGCCTTAAACCGTTCGGCGTCTTAACAAACTCCTGCAGGCGGGCAACTTTGGTGTTTTTATCCGAGGCCCCAACCGCAAAGTCGCCGTCGTAAATTGTGTAACGAATTGCGGCTGCTTTAGCGCTATCGTTACACTCGGCACGGAATGCTAAGCAGTGTTGCTTCCACCCCTCCTTGACAGTCGCCTCCAGATACCCCGCTTCTGTAATACCCGCACCGATAATTTCACCGTCTAGATAAACAGAAACAGCACCACCGCCACGAACCCAAATCCGCAGCTTACCAGAGTCGCAACGAACCCACGTTTTCGCCAAGAGGTTAACGACCGACAAATCACCCATTCCGGTTGTCGTTAAACCAATCTGCGCACCGTAGTCTGTCTCCGGGACGGCAACCTCAAACCCACTAAAATCAATACCGGCACCGGTATTAATTACCGCGTTCTGCCACGTTGTCTCCATACGGTTATCTGGAGAGAACCACTGGAACATCGGTGTGGTTTGCAGGTCTATCGAACCCGACACCGTCCCCTCTTTACGTGCGCCATTTAACAGATAGAAATAATTCAAATCCGTTACGGCGAGTGTGGTACGTGTAGATCCCACAGTCCAAGTCTTACCGCGCACAGCGGCAAAATCGGTCACGGTGTCCTCTTTCGCGTTTGCTAGCGCAGCTGCAACTACGTCTAAACGTTTTGACAAATCGTTCAGTACGTTCGGGGCAACGCCGCGATTATCCGACAAGCCGTTTAGGTTGGTAGAATATCGAGCGATACCAGGCACTGTTTGAGAAGCCGTTGGGATCTGTAAATCGGCGAAGTTGTGATGGTGGCCTTTATCACTAAGACCAGTAACTGCTTCTGCCAACGAATCGGAAAGTGGTTTATCGACGTCAGCTGTGTTATCAGCCAAGTCCAGACCCAAATCCTTTTTCGTTAGCGTTCGGCTACCAGTGTCCATCGGCTGGTTATTCAGCAGTGTTGTCTTCCTGACGTACGAAGACAGATCACCCTCGTACGGTAAGAGCGAAGCTGGGGTGGCTGCTTGTCCTTTGACTACATCGCTCGGCTTATCAGTTAGCGTCACAACGCCGGGTTCAGAGGTCGTCGCGGGTTTGGCTGTGACCTTCCCGGTGACGGGATCGGCTTTTGACCCTTTACCCGTGAAAGTAATGCCGTTCACCCCGCTAATGTACAGTTTGTTGTCATCCGGGTCAACGGTACCACCGCCGGTACCAGTGTCTTGTTGATAGCCCATGAGAGCGGTTGTGGTCAGTAACGTCGTACCATTAAGCGTCAGCTTATCCATCCCCAAGGCACTGCCAGTCGACTCAATACGTAATGTATTGATGCCTGCTTTCCACTCCATAAACCGGACGGTTCCAGTAGTATCGGCATACCCACACGCCAACACAACAGAGCCATTAGATTTAAGAGTGAAAGCCTCAGCAGAGAACACAATTTCGGATTCGCCAGCAGGAGAACGGAACAGGGCACGAGTACCAGATATCGTCGCATTAAACACCCCTTTGGATTCTTTCGATACCCATTTAGAAATGTACTTGTCGATATCCGATTGCTGCAGACCCAGTGCACGGACCTCGCTGGTTAACTGACGCAACGTCTTTCCGTACGCCAGGAAAGTATCTGGCGTTTTCAGGTTGACAGGATGCGCCCCGGCCTGCGCCGCGGTAGTCCCATGAGGGTTAGTGGACGCAATGTGTCCGGGGTAGTTAAATGTGGCGATTTCAGTTCCTAAGGCCAGAACCGCATCTTTCAGCTCGGTAAGCTTTTCACGAATCTGCTCGTTGGCCGCCCCGGCATCTAACTCCACATCATGCACTGCAGAGGCAACATACTTTTTATTCAGCATGTCTGACCAAGCTACCGCTGCGGGGGTGGCTGGGTACAGGGAAGGCCGATTACCTAAAAGCAGCCAATCTGCAGCCGTTGGGTTGTTGAGTGCCTTAACTAGCTCATCCAACATCTCAATCAAACCACTGTAAAACGTACCCCCGAGCATCTGGCCTTCAAAGACCACCGCACCACGCAGTTTAGGGTTAATAAGATGCACCCCGCAAAACACCGGGGTCGTCACCGAGTCGTCCAACGGTGTTAAAGCATACTCCAGCTCATAGTCCGTCCCGCGGGTAAGCGGTATGGACGAGCCGGCGAGCCTTACCACCAATCCTTCGAAAAACGGGCGATGATCTAGCATCACCACCCGGTCGTTAGGATTGTCGGAGTCGATGATACGTTCCTCGATGAAGTGACACTCGGGATTTACACCCCGAGGATCGTAAGGATACGTTTTCATTCAAAAATCTCCTTAATCACGAATAATAAGTGTTCGAGCTGACGTGTTTTTCGGATTGAACGTCATCATCTTGGATGGGTGTGCCACCAGTGGAATTTTACCTGCATCCACTGGTCGGAACGAACTGTATGAATAGTTGCACATCGCGCTGTTCATCTCATTAATCGTTGAACCTGCATCCACCACGCCAGTAAAGAATCTTGCGCGGTTTAAGCCGGAATAGTTAATCGCATAGTCAAGGAACGTGGCGTAATAACGATTCTTTGTCGGCATCGTGTTCAGGTTAGCGTAAGTCAAACGCGCTTCTGTGTCGGAACTAAACAAACCACCCATGCCGTGATAAATCGGCGTACTCGGATCGGTAATCAGATTCGTCAAGTCGATATAGTCAGGACGGAGACGGGTAGACAAATCCTCAGTCCACGACTCGCCGGTCGACTGCAAGGTGTATTTCAGCGTCTTTGTTGTCGCGGTTAGCGTCAGCTCAAAGTTAATCGTTTTGGAATCGATGTTAATCGTTCCCTCGAACGAAATACCGTCCGCTGTTCGCGTGTGGCTGAAACGCACCGATGGATTAAGTGCCGTCCAGTCATGGCCGGAACCAGTAACACCGTTCAAGCCAATAACAACCTGAGCAGCACGTCCGTAGTTAACCGCGATTCCCGCATACGTGCTCACGCCGCCTGGAGTGGTAATACGCCCTGCGGTACGTGCGACGAGTACAGAAATACGGTGCATGAATGTGGCCGAGTGATGGCAACACCCAATTACCGTTTCTAGCACACTGTCCGCTGCTGCGGTTAAAGGTGTCCACGTTGCGGTAATACCGTTATTCTGGAACATCGGGAATGTGTTGTGGACAAAACGATAATCGGCTACAGATAAACTGGTTGTTTTAAACGTCCATTTATCAGCAGCCGGATCGTAGTCCGCTTTCAACATAGGCGTATAGCTGCTAGCCTGCGCGTAACGCCAATCGGCATCTATACGTTTTGTACCCGGTGCGCCTGTGGACCACACAGGCCCGCCCGTGCCGTAAGTAAATCCGAATTCAGCTTGCGACATACCCCGACGAATATGGGCGTTATCGTCCTCGATATGCTCGCCTAATTCACGAAACTCACCTAAACGCGTTACGTTGCGGATTTCTACAAAAACCACACCGGTTTCACTGGTGATGATGGAACCTATTTTGGTCATCGTCTCAGTTTCTGCCGTGTTTGGATTTTCGTAGATAATGTACTTGCCATCATCGCCCGCCGCGTCAACATACACGCCAAACTCAGCATCTTCGTGCGTCGCTGGGAATAGCTCAGCCAAGTTAAATGTGGAGAGAGGTACTTTGTACTCGCGACCAACGAAATAATCGTTCGCTTTAATAGTAACCATCCAGTCGGTGTAAGTGATGCCGTTTTCAATGATATCCGTGCCGGGTAAACCGTAACGAATAATATTGATTGAAGCACCAGAGTCGACTGTCTTCGCAACCTTCTCTATCTCTGTGATGGCGTCCGCCTGTCGGATGACCTCACCGCCGTCTAATGCCAGCGTGGCATCATCAACCGCGGTGCCGAACTGTACTAAACCGAACTCCGTCGTTGTTGCACGCTTAATCCCGAACGCAGCAGAAGTGTGTGTGTGACCAACGAATGCATACTTGTCCAGCTCAGCTTGTTGGAGCGGGGAGATCGGCAATTGTACATCTGGGACGTTCTGTACGTTCGATAAGCCAAAGTTAGTTTTATCGATGTAAATAGAACTCGTCAGTGGCATGTCGTTGATGTACGATTTAACGGCAACCAACTTGCCCGTAAACTGCTGATCCAATTTCTTGATGAGTGCCGGCGTTGCGGCCAAGTCCTCACGATCACCGAATTCAGTAGCCAACAAACGGACAGCCATCAGGCCAAGGTCATCGGACTCCGGTGGAACAAAGGTACAAATAAACGGAACAGACTGAATACCGTTACCGTTAATGGTTACAGTAGCTGTGGAAGTTCCGTAAAACAGTCCATCGCCACCTGACTCGTTACCCGGCAAATACGGCCCGACCGTAGTAGGGTCCAACAGTTTCTTACCGTTGAACTCCAATCCACGGGAATCCGGATAAAGGATGAGCTGGTTAGCCCCACTTTGCCATGTAATCGGGTTGTTCCCGGCGTTAACGGTTTGCGAATCGCGTCCAATAAAACGGATAACCCTCGGGTCAACCGTGAATTGTGCACCCACGCCTTCAGACTCATCGGTACCCACTGCCGACGTTATCGAAGTCAGGCCAGGCTTCATACCGAACGTGCCGTTGATAGACTGTGCAGCCGCCGGTAAACGTAAAAGCTTATTCGCCAGCGTTGACAGTTTCGGCAACAGATTGTTAACGTAATCTGTCAGCTGCGGTTGCGTTTTTCCGTATACCAGTGTCGCGTCCGAAGCAATACCGTTATTCTCCAAAGCACGGATTGCGCCCCACGAATCGCGATGTGGGTTATCCTTGCGCGGCACGTGCGTATGTGCCGGTGCATCACGGTACAGTTTATCGACAATCTGGTGATATTTTACCAGCAGCTGGTACACGTCATTGTTAACGTCAGGTGCCGGTGCGCCTGGTAATGAACGAATCTGGGCGTAATCGTTCTCACCTGCCCACCAGTTTAGGTTGACGCCCGATTTAAACTTCAACCATTTTGCGACATCAGTTTTCTGATACCCTGGTGCAAATTCGCTCGGTGGGTTGTCAACGTTAAAGCTGTAGTTAACGGTTTGCTTGCTTGTTTTAACGGTGATGTCGTAAACGCCGTTACCTTCGCGTCTGACCACGCTAAACTCAACCTCACCCACCAACTCGGTATCGGTCAGGCCAGTCGTCAACGTATAGCTGTAATTGGACGAACCGGAACCAATCGCTGTCGTTAAAGTAAGATAAATCGCGCGTTGCTTCAACTGAAGACGCAGGATACTCGCCCCACCGTTTGCGTAACAGAGCATCCAATCGATCAGCTCGCCTGGGTTCAACGTTGTTTCCGGTGGAATGCTCGGTAAACGGTGTTTTACCGCTAACGAATACGCATCGAACGTCGTGTTCTGGTAAGATAACGAATAATGTCGACGTGGCGCGTTATACGTGTATCCGCCAGTGCCGTCGTACGTCGCATACTGCTCGGATGTGATAAGCGTGACGCCGGCGCGATATTGAAGGTCTAACGTGTTACGAGCAATCGGGTCAACGCGACTGATCGCTTCACCGAGCTTAGCACCAACCGCAACAATGGCTTCCATCAACTCAGATTCGCCACGCCAGTTTTCCCAATCGAACTTAATATCGACCGGTGGGAAATATAAATCCCCAATGACGTTATCCCATTGGCAGTCTACGGGATAGCGATCTTTATTCGCTTCTCGTTCTGCGGCGATCATTTCTGCAGTGGCTTCGCCGATACCAATTGCATGGTAATCGAGTGTAAAGCCACTCTGGTATTTCGGGTTGGTAATCCACACGCCGCCGTGACAAACATGACCAGTGCGGGCCATGCCCGTAACGTACGCATGGGTGATGACGTAATCATCACCTAATGTTAATTTCTTGCCGCCACTCTTGACCACCAGGGATGTGGTATAAAAGGGGGCGTGTGCGGGGAACAGCATCCGGTACTTAGTACCGATCGGCGTTACCGCTTCACCGGTCTGCATATTCCCCGGTTCTTGATAGTGCGGGTCAGGGACGACAGCCATTTTACACTCCTTTTCTCTGAGGGCGTCGAGTTCATACTATGACCCGAATCCTTAGAGGAAACAGCCAGTGACTACTGCTTATCAAGTGCGGGCCGACAGCGCTTTTGGCTTCTCTCGAGACACCCGAACTTGGGGAACCATCGATGTCACGCAGCCCTTAAATACCCTTTGTGCTAACTACCACTTTTTCGAAGTAGGACTAGAAGCACTAGGTGCTGAATATACCTTCTATAGCCAGTATCACCTGGCTGATTTACAAAACCGTACGGACACGTTGCAAGATTGGTTAAACACCAAGTCAGGAATCGCAATTCCAACGCTTGGGAAGGGCCTACCGAAGCTCGAATTCGTTGAGGCACACTACCAGTCTATTAATGCAGATGTGCCCGTAGAAACGCACCTGTGCCCTCCTGGGTACCATTACACTCAGGACTTCAATCCTGATGATGCACACGACGTTGTTGTAGTCTGCGACGATGAGTGGAAAGAGAAATACCGTACCGGGGTACTGTACAACATCAACGGTCAATGGGTACCTCACCAATCTGACCCAGTGGGTGTTCGCTTAACCGGCGCTGGTAACATCGTGCGGCGTGCCAATACACCTGACATCGGCTGTCTGGTGATGGCAAACATCGGTAAAGTAAAGACCTACCCCATATCCGGTTTAACGATGAACAAACTCGATACTACGCGAGATTACTATTCTTCGTTAATGTTGACCTTACCCGATTCCATTACAGGGAAAACCGTTGGGTTCGTCATCGGGGGTATTCTGCATTGGTTGCCGCCGCAGGGCTATTTCAGCGACCGTGCGATTATGCTGAGTCTGCCAAACCTTAGCGTGGCGAAGATTGTATTGGAAACCCGTCGCTATTACGATTGGGACGCCATCGGTGTAGGTGATTTAAGTACGCCTACGTCCGTTCAACGTATTCGTAACTCAGAAACGTTAAAAGCGTTGCTGACGCACGAATCCTCGTTTATCTTTACGATAGACAACCCGTATCTCGAAAAAGAGATTCACGGAATAAGCCACAACGCTATCTGGGGCCGGTTCTATTTAAAAGACCCGACTGACCCAGATGGGAAGAAGACGCTAGGTCCTATCTTTAACCGTATTGGTAAATGTGTAGGGTACTGGCCGACCTGGGAAGAAGGGGAGTGGGTTTTCAATACCACATTCTTCGACCGGGAAAACTTTTTGTTGGGGAACGCGCGTTGGTATAACCAGAATTTGGTAAACGACGCGCAGGCGATCGTCGGGCCTTTCGGGGCTTGGGGTAAGCCATTTGTTGAAATGCATCGCTACAAAGCACGAAAAAAATAAAAGGTAAACCCTACTCCCGTTGGGAGTAGGGTACCTATATCTTTTTTTGCCTGCAGGCCGATTACGCGTTTACGTAATAGATGGCGTTGCCGAACATTTTGTTGTTGCCGCCACAAGCGGTAACTTTAAATGCTACGCCGCCTTCAGCTTCGGCTTTCTTAGCCAGCGCTTCGGTAACTTCGGTAACGGTGCTCAGTCCAGAAACCTGAACGGTGCCTGCTTCTACCAGACCAGAAACGTCGCTGCCTGCGGTGATTTCACGAATGCTCATTTACTTATCTCCATTAACAAATGATAGCAGAAGAACCCTATGTTCAACTACTTGTACTTCGAGGCATATTAACTGCCCCGACTCGTAAATTAGTTGACAATAAACCGGCTTTTGTGCGAAAAAAGTGGCTAACTGTGCACAAGCGATTCGGGTTATCGTTACAGTTAGGGGTTTATTGTCACATTATACCCCACACACGTAAATAACTTAGTGTGGTGTACTGGTGTCGTTGCCCGGACCATGGCCAGTATGTACGTGAAGAGTAAAGGTGATGCCGCCGATAACCGATTCGGTAACTGTGAATGTGCCCTTACCCTCACCCTTGCCGTTATAGAGGAAATCCTTACCTACTTCCAGGTTACCGGTAAATAGATTCGTTGGGCATGTGGTCTTCCAGTCTTCAGTCGTCCATGCCATGTTTTTCGACGCTGTAGAGTTGCGAGTTTCGCACTTCTCGTTAATCGTCTTTGTCTCGAGATTAATAGAACGTTTAGCATAAATGAAAGCGTCCTCTTTATTGATATTAATCTTCGACCGGCAGGCGTTTTCAAACCCTAAGTCATCCTCCGGAGAATTGAGGTAGAACTTACGCCCTTCGTCATCCACTAACTGGCAAAACCCATCACGGGTATTCAGCTGGAGCAAATACGCATTTTTCTCGCCGTTAGTCATACTGGTACGTAAAGTAACGTGACCATCCATCGGGGAGATATTCAATACGTAGGCGTTAGAGAGGTCATCGGCCATCTGGTTTACTGGGTCAGCAGACCAAGCGTATACCCCATCTTCCAGTCGCTTAACGTTACTGTTGTTTAAATCTTCCCAGAAGTACATATCGGTTTCACCGATACGCCAGATTCTTACATAGTCTTCTTTTTTCACATCCGGAGGGTTAACCCGGTTGCTGTTGGACTTCATCCATTTTGCAGTGATGGCATTACCTTGCTTTACAGTAAGGTTGTCAGTACCACTTAAACTGTTGTGTTGCTTCTCTACAGGCGTCTCTGTTGCATCGACAGCTGTTGGATTAATAAAGTTAACTTCGATAGGGATGACTTTAACTCGAGTGGCACCACGAGGTTTATCTTCCGCGACGATACCTATCGAGAAGATGTGCAACCCTGACTTAGATTTGTTCATACCACCCTCCTCTCATACTACACTTTTTTACGTTTCGATCTCATCGTTTGACAATCGAGGAGAGTACGGGGGTAAGGGGGTTTATGTATTGGATGCGAACATAGACGGAGGTATCCGTAGGATACCGACATCCTTTTTGTAGTTGACCTTGACTTTTAACCTAACGAGGAGTGCAGTACCATGTCTTTATTTCAAACCATTAAAAGTGCATTAGAGCGTAATGATGCAGACAGTGCCTTTACTGCGTTACAGAAAGCCAGTAACGGGAAGCTAGACAGCGTCTTTGCTAACAATCAAAGAATGCGCTTTTACAAAGTCGGGGAAGTAGACCAGTTCTACGACGAACTGTTTACGGGAGTAGTGCAAAGCGCGGTATACGCCATGCCGACTGAACAATTAAGTCAGTTTGAAAAAGGGATGCGTTACCAGCGGTTAAGTAACGACTACTCATTACTGAATCTGGCTATCGATGACTGCGTCGTACTGGTCGTATACTAAGTTTTTACAGATAGATGTCATCTTAGTGAGCATTGTGTATAAACCCACAGTCGCTTAAACACCAACTGTTCTTTAGTAACAGTTTTTGGTCACTTTAGTGTACTTTAAAGGAAATACCGAATGTATAACGAATACGAATTAGTTTACCAGACACCGAAAGAAGCATTCTTTAATGCAGTAATTACTAACTCAATTGTACTGTTGGGAATGCAGTTCAGTATTCGGAGTATGGCTTACAGCGACGTAACGTGGCAGGATTGTGCGCACCTGCCACAAAAGCTCTCAACCGTTGTCGAAAAGCGGCTGCTTGACAAAGGGGAAGTAAAGTGCCGTTTAGGCCACCACGTCTCTGACTTAGCACCGTGGGTTGAGTTAACCATGATGTTCGAAGGGGATTCGCGGGTAGTTTACCTATCGGGTAATCAAAACATCGGACGCGCCATTGCCGAGGGTAACACAATGTGGGTGCACTACATTCTTACTCTGCTGACCGGTAAACCGGTGTTCGAGTTAACACCTGACATGCCGGCACTAAGCGATAGCAACTGGTGGACTGGCGGTGAGCTGAATATAGGGTTTAATGAGAAATTACAAAACTTTAATTCAGAGCGACTCGATGTTGATGCGGAAGTGTTGGTGCAGCAGTTCCCCGAATTCACTGCGTACCAAATTACTACCGTATGGAATAGAGCGGTAAGCAAGCGCAGATTCTACACGAAAAACGCACCGCGTGAAGCAGCCAAGTCTGTGGAAATTGACGAAGACACCAAGGAAGCACTGCGTGATCTAGCCACCACTGCCAATGACGGTAATACGATGTTCTGGACATCTGATGAAAACGCTAACCATTATTTCGGTGAGATGTTAGACGCCGATGTTTGGTCAGTAATGCCGATAACAGAGCCAGGAAACCTTAAAGATTACTATAAGGTCGAAAAGGATGAGGTGGTTAATGAGAAGGTCGTCGCTCTTCTTGCTGTTTTCCGCGAAGTTATCCAGTCAGAAATACTGTTAAGCATCTATAAACGCAAGACCCCGGCCAGTGAAAATGACACGGCGTGGGTATTTGACTGTCGACCGACAGATACAATATCGCCTGCGTTCTGGATACAGGTGACAGGAACGCTGCAGCGTGTGAACAGTTCCGTTGTTTCTCGCCTGCCAGATTCTGAAATGCGCTCCGTTGCCGAACCTGCTTATTTGATGTCGGCGAAGGCGGTACGGGATGCGTGGGGTACCAACGAACTGAAACAATGGCATTACGACGCTATCATCAAATGGGGTATTAACAATGGCTGGAAAGAAGTGACTAAGTACGGCCGTCAACTGTTGTTTGTCGCAGATTTGCGTTTACTGTAATCTCGCCATCGGGGGTCTTGTACCCCCTTCTTATTTTTTAACCGTAAAGAGTATTTAATCATGCCACAACCAATTATTGAACAACATGAAATGAACTACGAAGAACTGACCCGCCGCTATCGCGTGAAAGCCCCACGGGTAGTAGAAGGTTGCGAGAAATACAAAGAAGCAGACTTCGTGGTATTCCAACGCGAAGGTGTTCCGATGTTGGTGTTCGTAAAACACGTCACCACCGATAACGACGACCGTCTAGTGATGCTGTATAACGTGATGGCTACCGTACTAGATACCGATATTGGACTGTTACGTCGTTATAAATCGTCCTACGAACAGAAAGCGAAGGTGGTTGCTTTTGACTTACCACGCACGGTACTAGTAGATGGTTCCCGTCCGGCTATTCTTCGTTTTACGAGAAGTGAAGACGACAGTAACCCAGCGCATACCGTTCAGCCACTAACGCTGTCGCAAGATACGTTACAGCAGAACGGCGGGATGGATTGGCTAAACGTCATGTTACCGGGCCTAGCTGAAGGTCAGGAACTGCATCTGGTTTGCTACACCCCATCCGTCGAGCACACCTATGCGCGTTACCTTACCGAAGAACACGGTTTCCGTAACCACCGCGGTATTTACATTGCGTAAGGTGAATGTATGTTCCGTTTACTAGAAATTCGAAACGATATCTGGCAAGAGCACATCCGCAACGATCCGGAGTGGGAAGGAGTTGAAAGTGATTTACCGGATAACCCCGACCAGCTGCTGGTGTTCCTTTATAGCGATAAGGCCAAACAGATCAAGGGGATATTTGAACGTAAAACGACAAGCTTGTCGACCTTACTGAGCTGCATTTGCTGCGGCGTCAGTGAGCTTGATCCCAATCTATTCACCAACTATCTTGCGCGTAAAGTCCGTACACCGCTACTGGAGGTTACACTCCCGCCAGATATTCGTATCAGTAAAACCGTACCGACCGTTTTGCGTTTACAGGACGTGTCTGGTAGTAGCGACGACGGGGAAACAACGATTACTCTTTCCTCGTCAGAGAGTGAACTCGCAACCGAATCGTTTCTTAGCGAAGTCGAGGCCGGATTAAAGCAGGACGTAATCGTCTATAATCTCGGCGGTGTGCCCATTGAGCCCATTTTACACTTCTTTGAAAGCCAAACCTGCCATCTCGTAGAAAGCTTAACATACCACTTTAAAGGAGCTTTATGATGAAACTCGAAGGCTACGTTGTTACTGATAAACCTTTTGCTGAAGCCAACCTGTCGCGTTCACAGGTCGTTTATAAAGACATCGATGTGCCTGCCGAAATCGTTAAAGCGAATCCCAGCTGGCTAATCAACCACGTTTCTTTGGAAATCACCAATCCGTTTATCAACGATCCAACCGACCCATTTGTCGACATGGGTAATTTCCGCGATATTCTTTCCCCACATCAATACCAGACAGTGGCACAGAAGAAAGGGAAGTTGCTCACTGAAACGAATGAGTGGGAGCGTATCCAAGAGCGTCATCCTGAAAAGGGTTTAATGGAAATTTATCACCAACACCCTAAAGAGTTTGACAAATTACCTCTGTGGGCATCGGTGGCGTATAACTGCAGTGGGATATATGACCATCTGTTGCTGAGCGGATACGATGGCGCAATACACGCAGCCGAAGGCCCGCACACGCCGGTAACTGTTTATCACACATTTCACCCAGCGCGCATCACTTTCATCGAAACGTTGAGTGTGTAGTTTATCTCCAGTAACCACGAGGGTTACTGGAGTCCTCTTATTTTTTACACTTAACTCAAATTAATTTGAGGTGTGGTATATGACAGAACGTATTTTACGACTGCAAGAGAACAGGTTAGAAGACCTGCACGTAATGCGTAGTCGTGGCTTGTTCCCAGTGGGGCTTGACGTAAGTGGGTTAATAACTTCTGCGCAGCACGGGGACAAGGTCATTACAATGCATTCACGTGGGAACGAAGTGGTCTCTGCGATTTTCATCGATAAGGTTATTCCGGACTCGGAAAGTGGTAAGGTGGCGGGACACATCATTTACGAATACTTTCGCAGCATTCTATACGAGGAAAAGATAAACGTCAAAACTTTTATGGAATACGCTAAGCGAAATAACTACATCGATGCGCGGCTGATGGTCACGGAAGGCACTCCAACTATAAACGGTAAAGTCCACCATCGTTTACTTGGAGCACAGTTGCCGAGACTAGGCGAGATACCAACGACGATAGAGCTGCACCAAAAAACAGATTGGCGACACAAAATCGAAGTGCTTCACAAGCTTTACGATTTATCGATCGTTCAAATCAAACTGGTGGACTTTACGCCTGCAAATATGCAAATCGCTAAGCGCGCGTTGGGTTTTCGTATTCTTAACACAACCTTCACATTGTAAAATATCTCAGATATATATTACCTAGGTGAGAGTTAAGAGATTAACTCAATGGCTACCTTCGGGTAGCCTATTCTTTTTTAAACCAATCGACTGTAGAGCAAAACATGACTATCAAGAAGTTCTTACAAACAGTAGTAGTTCTGGCCGCATGTGGTATCGCAGCAACTTATGCTTTCGATAAGCCAGACGTGACTGAATACGTATCTGCGGATTCCGATTACGGTATTGCACCGAATGAAAAACCGGAACTGATGCGTGAGGTCGAACAGTTACAAATCTACAAACTGACGGATGGTAAGAACTGCACAGGGCTGGTTATCGCTGATAAGAAACTGAAAATGTATCAGCGATTAATCGACATATCGTGCGATCAACCAAAAGTCACTTCGGTCAGCGTATCGCCGTTGGAATTGCCAGATCTGGTTGCTGTGAGTTTTTATCACAACGATGTGCTCGTTGGTCGCATCACCCTCATTCGTGGAGATATCAAAAATGAAATGCAATAACGTTAATCACCACCTGATTAAGGTGGTGCTTTTTACTGTGCTGTTGATGGCACTTGTTGTTGGGCTACGGATTTCTAAGGCGCACGCTGACGAATTCAGCGGGTTCCAGGGCAGTATTAACGGCAGCATTCCAGCATATACCCGCACCATTAATCTTAATGATAAGCCGTTCTGGTGCAATGCGCGTAAGCTGCTTAAGAAACAGTGTCGTGTAGTTGACATATCCTTCAACGGACGTGTCGCTATCGTACACCGTCCGGGCGATAAAGATTGCCCAGGTGGTTGGTGGGGTGCAGTCGACCGTCACAACGGTGACGCGTTATGGCTTATCCCTAATCGTGATGAACTATCAGTGGAGAAAATTTGCAGCAAAGATTTCAGGGCCGGTTTTGTACAGCGACCTGATACCAAAACTCTGGCCTCCATCGCTATGTACTACGGTATGGAAACCATCAAAACAATCGACTATTCAGAATAACTCAAAAAATTGAGGTGCTATTATGAAACATTTTTTATTACCAGTTTTACTTGCTACTCTGGCCATTAGCTTCTTCGCTCGTGCTGGAAGTATCGAGTTACCAAAAGTTGTTAACGATCACGAATACGGCGGAGAGTTCTGGTGCCAGAACTCTGACGTACAAGGCGGTAGCTGCCAGATCGTTGCGATGTCCGATAACAACCGTTATCTGTTAGTGAAAACAATGGGCGGTGTCGCATGTGGCGACCCTGAATACGGGGTCATTAACATGGCAACCGGGCAAGCCGAATCCATGAACTATAATGATAACCAAGCCTGCAGTGGTGAAGCCGTTGCTGAGTTTACTCGCGACCCAGGTGATAATGCCCTGACGGTTATCATGTATGACCCTACGATTAAGAAAAATGTAGGCATCAATAAACTCGACTTTTAAGTAAGGAAACAACATGCGTGGATTTATGGGTATTATCGTGGCGGTGTTCTTTACCGCTTCTGCTTCAGCTACAACTAGCGTAGAAGATTTACTACCAGGCACACCGTATCAGTACAACCCGCCTTCGTTCGAAGTCTGTACTGGCGACGATGGTAGATGTGAAGAAGTCAGCCGGCACGACGAGTACATCCTAGTCCACGCAAAGGGCGAGGAAACTTGTCCGGCAGGTTACTACTTTCTGTTGAACTCAAAGGCACAAGAGATTGTGCCTGTAGAGACAATAACGTGCGACCCGACGCTTCGCGCGTCTCTCGCTTACAATACGAAAACCAAACAACGCCTCCTGGTTATTGAACAGCAAGGGGTGGTGCGTGGTTCAGTTGCGCTCGACCAGTAACCGAAAAGTTTTCAGACAGATGTTATAACGTGAGATGACGACCCATCTCACTTTGGCCCTGCGGTGATATCCCCAACACTTAGCCGCAGGGTCCTTTTTAATCGACTATTACTCGTAAGGATTATGCAAATGAACATGAACATTCTCGACGATACCCGTTCTTCTTTCTTTACTCAGATGAACGTCAATCCCGAACGTACCCGTGCTATTCTTTCCACCGGCTGGAAATTAAAGCTGTTAGGCGAGTTAACCCTAAACCGCACCGACTGGCCAGAAGAAGCAACCGTATTAATTAACACCATTCACAGCGAGTGGCTAGATGCTACTCTGAATGCCCCACAACTTCGCCCGTACTACCGGATGCTTCATGCGGGTTATGAAGCATACCGTAAGGGCTGGTACGCTGCAGCCACTTATTGCAACACCCCAGAAGGTCGTGAAGACAACACCGTCGACCATGTATTGGTGAATAACTTCTGGGGCGACCAAATTGAAGTCTTACAACTCTCTACCGGTGACCGTATTCCGGCCTGTGAGTTATTCGAAACTAACGCACAAATGTACGAACCGTATGCAATGATTCGTGGCCGTAAGGTCCCAATCATTTCCCTTATGCATATGGGGCTGTAAATACGAGAGGTAGCCTACGGGCTACCTTCTTTTTTTGTTGAAGAAGGATTAAACATGAACGAGATTACCCTGATTCGTTTCATCGACGACATGGTGACGTGTCAGAAAGCGAATCGTCAGGATACCAAACTGCGTATCAATCTGATGGAAGAAGAGGTAGAAGGGTTTCTGGAATACCCGCGATTGGTGAAGTGGTTTAAAGAAGCACTGCCGCGTAGCTGGGGGCAGCTCGAAGCGTGGTTTGCTCTACCTATTGCAGAACGTAATCCCAATAATACGATCTTCACCGGAACTACTGCATTAGATTTGGCTGGTTCGGTGGAGCAACCTAAACGTTTAGTTTTCTTCTACGTCAATGGCGATTCAATAATGGCTGATACCGTTAACTGGATTTCTGATGAGTTAACTGTAAACACCACTTTGGTCGGTAGCGCTGCCGATGCCTGGGTTGTTGGTCAGCACCAATCGCAACCGTACGAAGAAATCAAAACCGGTTATTTAATTCCGATATATCTCGACGGTGTAGCACCCGGTCGTAGCGCTGAACTGTTCAAATTTCTGCTTACTGAAACGTTAAAGGTTGTCGATTCCGATGCCGGGCGTGCGTGGTATGAATTAACCAAAGAGCGCACCGACAGTTTTTGGGAATCGCTCGGACACCGTAAGTTTATTCCGCAGTAACTCTCCTCTCTGGAACCCTTCGGGGTTCCATTTCTTCTTTTTTACGCATGGCCTTTTGGATATGAACGACTAATACTTTCTCATTAGAAGGCAAACATGCTCAAGGTCGAACGTATCATTTTGAAAGGATTTACCGGCATGGGGTTACACGAAATCGAAACGTTTGATTTCACCCTTAAGTCAACCGTTACCATCATCCTCGGTGGCAATGGTTGCGGTAAAACAAGCCTCCTGTCTGTTTTTCTCCCCTTAGCTCCAGCAAAATCTGAATTCCGTGAAGGTGGTTCTTACACTAACTACGCGTTAGTCGGGGACGACCGTCTTAAGTTTGAAGTCCTGCGACGTGGGTCTTCTTTGTCTTGTAGTATTTTCAATATCACCAAAGGCGTCCCCATTGTGGACTCGGTAAACGCCAAAGTTTACAACTCCATGGTGGAACAGTTAACCGGAATCACCAAAGAAATCAAAGAGTTAATTAATGGCGAGACCTTATTAACTGACGCCACTACCGAAGTTCGTCGCAAATGGTTTACGTTAATGTCAGAATCTGATCTGACGTACGTTGTTGGTTGTTATCGACGTTTGCGTAAACTCGCTTCCAGTTTAAGCGGGGCCATCGAACACACCGGACGAAAAATCGGCGAAGCAAAAATGCGCGTCGTTGACGATGAAGAAGATCGTGCACGTTTAGAAGTTCGTTTGAAAGAACTCGATGCTGAGCTTCAAGAATTAAACCGCACAATTGAAGCAAGGCCCGGTTTAGATAACGCTGTTTCGGTTGACAGTATCCGGAAACGCATTGCTTCGTTGCAACCGGCTGTAAAACTCATTATGGAACGTTATGGCGTTCTGCCTTCTGACGAACTGATTAACGAGTTTCAAAGTCGTGTGGTTGCCTGGCGTGAGCAAGCTGCCTCTGCTGAAACTGAATGCAACATGTACAATAAAGAGTTGTCACAGCTACTGGATGAGGAGTCGCGTCAAGCATATCTGATGCGCAACCATACCGGTCTAAAACAAACAATCGACAGCTTAAAACAGGAACTGGCAACATTCCAACAGAACTGGATGTTCCCGGCTCTGTTTGAAGGTACCCGCATCGATGTGGATAGCATTCAGAACGCGTTAAACGACGCCTGTAACTGGAACTTGCCGTTGTCTATGCATCTGGACCAGTTAAAGACAACAGAGCGCCTGGGAGCGTTAGAGAAGCGTTTACAGGGTATGGATTTAACCTCTGCGGGTCTATCTGAAAAGCTGCAACGTTGTGAGAATGTGCTACACGGTTTATACCACGACCGTCAACACTTCTTAGAAACTGCAGAAGTTGATTGCCCACAGTGTAACCACCGTTTCCGTCCTGGGATTCGTAAGTCGTTACCTGAAATTGAAAAGGCCATCAACGATAATGAAGGTTGGAAAAAACAGCTGAAAGACGAAATGGATAGTCTTTTGCGTGACCGCAAAGAGATCGAAGAGGACGTCCGTAGCCTACGTACAATTCGCGAAATTGTCATGTCGTATTCCAATCATCCCGTTGTCGGTTTGTTTTTCCGTAAACTGCAGGAGCTGGATATCTTCACTACGGCGCGGGATCGTTATGGTGCCATTGCACGTGCCTTTACCGAAGAGTTAGATTCGGCCATGATGTATCTGCGTCAATCAGCGAAGCTTGCAACAGCGGAACGGGAATGGCAAGAGGCTGTTGCCGCAGTAGGTAATGTTGATGGTGCGCTGAGTCAGAAAATTGAACATATCCGTTCACAACTAGACGGGGCTAACCGTCGACTGATAGAATACCGCAGACAAGCCAATGAGCTGGAACGCGAAACCATCCAACTGCAACAAACCAAAGAAGCAATCGAACGTTTCCAAAAGGGCTACGAACATCTGGTATCGGAAATGAACATCTCCGTTAACAACGTCGTGGTTCGTGAGTTGTTAAACCGACGCGAAGCGAAGCTCGATGCGTATACTTCAGCTCGTGAACGGTTTCGTCAAATGGAAGGGGCTATTGCACGTTTAGCGGAACTGGAAAAGGAACAAGCTGAACTGCTCAAAGAGCATCACCATGCCAGATTGATTATCAATGCTGTCTCCCCCGAAAAAGGATTATTGCGTCGTTACTTTTATGCTGCGATTACACGCATCATGGATTTAATGAATCGGTATATCGAAATGGTGTGGGCATATCCGATGCAGGTTATTCCGTGCGATTTAACCGACGGGGATTTGGATTACACATTCCCGGTACGATTAAAAGACCATGAAGAACTGGTACCTGACGTGAAGAAAGGTTCAAAAGCACAGCGTATCATTTTCAACATGATGTTTCGTTTAACGGCGTATAAAGCACTTGGTTTACAAAATTATCCTTTGTTATTGGATGAACCATCTGAAGGCATGGATGAAGAACACAAAAACCGATTAGTTAACTTCATTAAATCGTTGGCGTTGTCGGGAGAGTTTTCTCAATTGCTGGTCGTTTCGCATGAAGCGGAAGTTCATTCTAAACTTAACGAAGCCACCTACTGTGTCGTAGAACCAGAAGGTGTAACGCTTCCACCGGTGTATAACGAAGGGGTAATAATCAAATATGCATCATAAAGGTTGGCGCTTATGGGCTTGGTGGGGTTTTCAGTTCCTTCAGTTTGTTGTGATGGTACTGTACCTCTCCTTTTGTGCAGCCGTGGTGGTTATCGCTGCAGTTGTCTATTTAGCCTCTGCTCTTAAAGAACGCCTTTTTGACACGCGTTGTGAGTGGCGAGATATAGGAGAACGGATATGATTGAAGGTATCGTATTAACCGGTATTGCACTGTGGTTGATTCGTGGTGCCTGGGGTTGGATTATCCGCACGAAAGGATGGGCATTCCATGGCAAGACGTAAACCCGGTCGTTTAAAGTTTTGGGCAGTTGTGGTAATGCACACTGTGGTGCTACTGGGTATTTTCATGTCTCGCGCCACGCCTGCCTTTTGGGGCTTAGTTGTTTTGGTGTTCTTAGAAGGGGTTTACTTCGGTAATCTGTGGAGCAAGCCCCCGCGTTTAAGGGACCCGGCTTATGACAGTCGTGAATAGTGTCAACGCAGCCATGATTGCAACAGGTGCGTATGATGGTGCCACCTGGACAGACCTTGGCATTACGATTATCATCTGTGCAATCGGAGCATTTCTGGCATCATGGTTATTTTAGTGAAGTGGGTTGGGTGTATCATCTGTAGCCTGGTACTAGGAGCAGGCGCATACGCCCTAGGCGCAATCCTTGCATTGACGCAAGGTTGGTTTTAACAGGAGGGTAATTACGAAGTGGGAGAAGTATCATGTGACTGTGAAACAGTCTCTGATCCCGTGGTCGTGGGTTCAGGGGCGGCCGTGCCAACCCAGCGTATCGTTCTTTCGTGCGCGGGGATGGCTATAGGGTCTTCAAAGAACCTTCTAGCAGACATCGCGGAAGTCTGCGGGCCGGATGATTTTGCAGTTTCACGTACAGTCGGGGAAGACTGGCGTGGTAATCAGAAGCGCCATGAGCGAATGTGGCGACGGAAGGTTACCTCAGCATCGCGACGTTTTCAACGTCGTTGCTGATTAAAGACACGGTTCCAATAGAGAACTGGTCTTCACCTCTGGCGGTATGCGCCGCTAAGCTTTACCGGTAAACTTAAGAAAACACAAACGCAATTCTTCGTTACTCGCTTTCATCGCAGGTGAAAGCTCACTTAGGAATTCAGCTCATGGCCGAAATTGTTATTCTTTCCTCATCTTCAGATTTAACGGAAGCACAAAATAAACAGCTGTTGGGGCTGCATTATAAATTTCTGAACCACCAACGTACCATACTCCATATCGAAAAAGGTGAGATTCCGAACCTCACTCTGGAGAAACTGTTGGCGGGGAACCGTGCTTGTGTTGCTCTGGAAGGGGGTACCCCTGTTGGTTACTGTCTCTATCGCGTAATCGCTGGGGTTCTGAAGATTCGTACGATGTTCGTGTCCGAAATGGCACGCCGTCGCAAAACGATGACGCAGATTTTTGATGCGCTTGATGTGAATGAAAAGTTCACCAGTGCGCATGGGGGAATATACGCTTGCCAGGAAGCTGGTATTGCGTTCTTTACCGCTCGCGGTTTTGACAAGACCGTCTCTACAGACGGACAATGGCTTGAATTTACGAAGCAGGTTCCTGCGGAAGCAGATGAACCTTTAAGGACTGCGGTAGCATAGTCCTGTTTTAGCACTCCTTACGATTATGCCTCACTATGAGTGGGGTATTTTTACGCGAGGAGTGCTATTTATGTTTCACCGTCCTGGGTTTTCAGCTTTAAACACCGATGTCTGTTGGGCTGAGTACGAGCGGGTGAAGGAGTTCTTACCCGTAAATCCAAAACACATCAACGTGGGTACTATCGGGCGTGTTGCGTTCGATGATACTCCGCTGAGTACGTGTATTAAAGCTGCGCTTGGTACGCTGCCGGCGTCTATAGTGTTTGAGGAATTAAAATGACGGACATTCGTGTTGACATATATGGGGAAATTCATACCACGGCCGATCGTAATCGTGTTGAATGGGCGATCATCGATAACCATCGGAAAAAACCATACGATTTTTTACTGTGTGAAGAACTGGGGCCGTATGAACATCACACTGCAAAAGCGCAAGATAAGGCATTAAAGGAGAAGATGTACTCTATTGGGCCCATGGGGCTGGAGTTGGCTAAGAAACTCGGCATCCCTGCTATTGGGATCGATGACTGGAGCGACGCAACCTACGCTAAAGATATCAAGGATAAAAAGGGAATGGCTGTAAACTTTAGCCGTTCTTTTTATATTCGTGAAACTAAAATGGTTGCAAAAATTAAAAAGTATATGGCAAAAGGGCGTTGTGCTGTTATGCTTGGCGACTCACACTTGCGCACCACGAAAACTAAAGAGCTTAGTGATGCGTCCCTTATCTGGGAAACGTTTAAGGATAATCCTGAAGTGAAGTTTCACAGGAGCCCTAAACGCGAGATTGATTAAATCTAAAGGAGCATTAAATGGTTACCGCTATTCGCGAAACAAAATCACTATACGATCATTTATCAGAAGAAGAAACAGCCTTATTCTACGACCTGTTACCTGAAACCAAAGCAAATGTTCAGTGGTGGTTACGTTTAGCGCTACGTGATAAAGTTGGGGAAACGCCGGTTAGTATTCTCGCACACACGTTGGACATGACACCCATGATTGAAATCGCGATTACCCGCCCTAAATTCTGGCGGCCTGGTATGGTGCGTGAGGCGTATCTACTCCAACGCTTAGGTGTTGACCCGGAGAAGTGTTGGCGTAAGATGGACGACCATCGCTACCGTGAAGAAATTACGAATAGCCTCAACACTATGTTGGCAATGAAACGGCTCGGTATCGAACACGAAGGTTTCGAGTCTGCGGTGCGAGCGTGGGTGAGAAGGAATAGCTAAATGCAAAAAACAATCATCGGAATAATGGTTAGTTCTTTCTGTGGTTTCCCTACCCCGCAGACAGAACCCCAATATTTGGGCGCAGGCAAACCTGATCCGGAAGTCCGTAAGTTGCGCGAAGAAGCAAAAGCCAGAGTTCTTACTGAGCTGGAATCATTGCTTCAGTCTCCGGTTATTTCACAATGGGGTATGGCAATAGATGTCACTCGAACTGATCGACGAGGGCGTTATCTCCCACGACTTGTTTAACGCGCCTGAGCGCTTCAAGGTCGTTACAGTTAACTGTGTTGGTGCGATGGGAAGGGGCATTGCCTTGGCGTGCCGAGAACGCTTCCCATCGCTTTATAACGACTATCGCCAGAAATGTCGTAAAGAGCAAATCGTTATCGGTGAGGTCTATTGTTATCCTGAGGAAGGGGTAATACTCCTTCCTACTAAAACCCATTTTCGCTATAAATCGCAGATTTACTATGTCACGTCCGGCATTGATGCGCTGGCGCGACTAGGGGAAGACTTAGAAGGAGGGATTGCGATACCGCCCCTAGGGATGGCTAACGGTTGGTTACGTTACCATGAGCGATTGGAAATCTTTATACACTTACAGAAACGACTACAGCACACGGAGCAGACTTATCGATTCTATTTACCAGACACCCTGCTGAGGGAAGCAGAGAAAATCATCCCAAAAAGTTTCAAATAGATATTATTATCAGGGCACATTACAAAGGAGCACAATGCCGTCCGCGCCGTCTTCCCGGATTGGGAACGGAAAAGTATAAATCCGTTTGGAGAACATCCATGTTTCGCACCATTTTATTTCTTCTGGTAGCAGTGACCACATTCAACAGCAACGCTTCTTACCAGTCCACCAGTAACAAACATCAAAAAGAATTTGTCCTTATCCAGGACCAGTTCAATGAGATTAAACCTCTCATTGTCTCCGCATCTCAAAAGCAAGGTGTACATGCCGGGATGCTCGCGACCACCATTTACCGTGAATCCCGTTTTAATAAAAACGTGGGTAAGAATAAATCGAGCAGTGCTAGTAGTGTTGTCCAAATGACGACAGGCACTAAACGCTCCATGATACGTCTGTATGGGAAACAACTTAACATCCCAAAGAACGCAGACCTTAATAAACCGAAATATGCTGTACAGCTTGCTGCTGTTTACATGAAACACATCGAGGATCATCTGACAAAACAACTCAAACGCAAGCCGAGCACAGCCGAAATCGCATTAGGCTACCGCTTCGGTGAGAGCGCTGCTGTTGCGATGATTAAAAAGAAATCATCGGTCGGGAAACGCTGGATGGACAGCTACCGAAAAGACGCAGCATTCTACGGTGCGAAAATGACGCCACCGAAAGCTGAAACACGTCAGCTTGCTTTTGCGAAGGAAGACCGCGACCAACGCGTCGCTGAGCTTCAGAAAATCTGGGATACGCTGTACAGCAAAGTATCACCTGCGGCCGGTACATTACTGGCAAATAACACTATCATGAAAGGAGCACTGCTTTGACACTCGTAACACGCCCCTGGTATCCAGGTCTTAAAACAGCCGCACAAATCACCGCCAAAGATGTCTACGAATTAATTCGCGCGGGTGCGGAACACGTTCAAACCAACCCGAACTATGTAGAGCGTCCTATCGGTGAGGTCGATGGGGAAGCTGTCGAAGCACCGGTCTACGTTGAGTACGGCGAATGGTTCGCAGAGAACCACGGTTTCTACGATGCGTTAAACGCGGCGTTTGGTGATGACGAAGACGAAGGTATCGAATTCGACTGGAACGTTAATCTGGCGCTGATGTGGATTTGTGGTTTACGTCCAGCAATTGACGAAACCGAAGCAGGTTTCGTGCTGACGTGGCGACAGTCGGCGGGTTACAATAAAGAACTCGACTTCAAACAGGCGTATATGGATGTGTCGATTGCACTGCAGAAACTGTTCTTCGGCGATCGTGCTTTCTGCCAGCTCAGCTGGTTGACCATCCTGGAAAAACTGGCAACGTGCCACAAACTGTGGCGAGCAGAAGATGCCCCAGAACATCTCTTCGTGCTCGAATACGCAGTGGTGCCGAACCAGCCGTTCTTTGAGGCCGAAGCGTAATTAACGGTCAGACCTTCGGGTCTGACCGCCTTTTATTTAATTCTTGGATGTGTGCTCGTGAAACGTTTAATAAATTTTCTCTACTGGATGGAGAAACGCTATAGCCACAACATTCCGATGATGTACGGTTTGCTATTCTCCACGGTAATGTTGGTAATCGGTGCGATTGTCGCACATCTGATGGAACTCACGTCCCCATGGGCGCAACTCTTTCTTGCCATCTGGATGTTGTTCTCAGGCTACCACGTGCGTGGTTTCATGACCCGATTCTTTCGCTGGCGTAGTACCTGGCACGTCTTTAATTCCGACCGTAACTAGTTTTTTACAGCAGTAACTAATCATCTGAAAATACCGTTTACTTTTATAAGGACTATTAACATGCAATTTCCAATTTCCGTAATCGAAGATATGGCTCGTGTAGTACGTAACCGTGCCTATGTGCTTAGCTACGAAGGTGTTCGTGCTTATTCAGAAGCTCTGATTGCACAACACGTCACTGGCACCGGTGTTATCAACCCGGATCTTTACAATGCGCTGGTCGATAACAATGTGGAGGCTTACCTGCCGCTGCCGCACCTGCGTAATAAGTTGTGCCTTTCTTCTCAAACTCTTCAGTTTGATAACCTGCCGCCACTGAAATATTCGCCGGATGACCGTTGGGGAAGTATGCTGGGCGTAGCTTTCCAAAATTGCCACGCGCCTTATAACTGGTCTATTCTCGTTGAAGGTGTTGATGGTGTCTGGTATGCCATTGCACATTCTGACGAATTCTTCTTCGAGCCAGGTGAACTGATTAAACCCGTAAGTGCTCCACATGGTCGTGTTAAGGTTGGGCATTGTTACATTGAATTGACTCATGTTCAGTGGACTATCGAAGACTGGCGTGCTGCCTCCGTTATCTTCGGTGACGGTAAACCACACTCAGTCACTTTCGAGCGTTGCGAAGCAGTGCATGTTGAAGAGCCTGACAATGACGAAGTGGGAGATCGCTACGCGCCGCTGGAAGAGTGTCGCAGCATCGCAAACATCGACTGGGTGAAAGTCTTTACGGCCAACCCCGGTTTCCGTGGTCAGACTATCAACCCCGGCGAAGTAACCTGGGAAGGTTTCGTACAACTCGCAGATAAACTCGGTTATGATGTGTGGGATTACACCTACAAACGTCCATACCCGAATGCGTCAGAAGATGAAGGCCACGATGAGATCATTCTGGAAAACTTAGTTGATGTCGAAAATGTGTTTATTGACGACGAAATCTTTGTTACCCTCGGTATCGAACGTCCAAAATCAACAGCTTATCCGGTATCGGTTGCCAGTGTGATTCAGGAACTGGGCAAAATGCAGGAGCAGACCGTCGAAGTGAAAATCGACGAAGAGCAAATGCAGATTGTTGCTCAGGTACAGAAAACTCTGAACCTGGATAAACTGTACGCGGAAATCCGCAAGCTGCCGAAAAAGAAACGTACTGCTGCCACAATCAAAGCAATGGTCCGCGACATCGTCGGTAAATAATGCGATAAAAAATAAAAGCCTACCTACTCCCAAGGGAGTAGGTAGTTCTTTTTTTCTTTAATTTGTTAACCCGTTATCTTTCAGGATTTTCAACATCGCATCATTCAACGCCTGCAGTTCTTGATTCTGCTTAGTGAGTGTTGCAACTTGTTCTGTCAGAGGAACCTGCTCACGGATTTTGGCTTTACGCACCGCTTCCATTTGCAAGTGTTCTTCTTCCGTCACCGTTCCTTCGTAATCCATCGATGTGATGTCCACACGTGCATCGATTCCTAAACCGCGTTCTAAAATGCTTTTCAGGTCGTTCGTTAGCAGTGTGACGTCGACGTATTCGGGTATTAATGCCAGGTCAATAACCACAACATTGCGTCTATAATTTAACCCGTTCAGTCCGGGATACGTCTCAATGTACGTATCAGGCAACTCGTAGACTTGACCGTCCCTCGACTTTAATGTTACAATCGAAGCTTCGACATTAGCGTCGCTGATATAGTCGTCACGAGTTAGGCCGACGGGTTTATAATACTTGCTATAAACGTCAATATTATTACGTTGGAGCTTCGGAAAGTTCTGTACCGCGTCAACACGGTAAATCACTTTATCTGGCAACGTATAAGGTGCCTTAACCTTGAACAACCCCTCAAGGTTAACCTGAGGCGTATTAGGCAACAGTTGTGCCATTTAACCCTCCTTAGGCTTCTGGCTCTACCGCAGGGACATCCCAAACAGCTTTGCGGGCCAAGACACGATACTCCACGTTATCGAATTCGAAGACGTAGAAGTAAACATTAGGATCAACGTCGTCTACGAGCTTCACGATATCCAGCGGGGTGGAATGTGGGTGATACTCTTCCGCTGCGATTAACGCCTGGAAGAACAGGTCCAGCCACTCGGTGGTTTTCTTCGACATTCTCGCAATATCTGCATTGTTAGTGCCGATTAATGCGTAGTCGGGAATCGTATCGTGCAAGGTCGTTTTGCGTGAATCGTTTTCAGGGCCTGCGATAACTACAGCGTTTAGTGATTTATAGATGGACGGTAAATCCGTTACATCGGTAGTTGGAGTTGAGATTGCTCCACTATTTTTTTCCGTAATGGTTTGAACAGTCCACTCCCCAAATCGGGAGATTGCTTTGACCCAGAAATCATATGGGAGAATCGGCGAGTATAATGCCGCAACATCTTCCTCATTTGGAATCCCACGAATTGACCAACCGGGAACAATTGTGAACTTGGTGGTCGTAAAGATTTCTGGGAACACCTTGACACCCAACGCCACAGTAAAACTGGAGTTTGCCAAAATGTAATCACGTAACGCTTGTTTAATCCTGCTCGGGTTACGACCTGCGCGGCCGTAGATGATAACCGACATCGGTATCGGTAAGGTGGAATCAAAGTCTTCCTGGTCGTGCCAAGTATAGATGTTAGTAATCAGGCTAGTGTACGGATAACCGTCAGCTAATTCGTTAATCTTATTATGGTGATCCGGAAGGTTGAACCCTTCCATTGCCTTTTCGACTACAGATTTCACAGCCAAGAAAGTATCAACCGGTAATATCGGCATTTGGACTTCAATTTCAAATCCGGTATAGTCCTGATTGAAATCTTCATCAGCAAACCAGAGAATAATCTGGTTATTCACATCAGATGGGTCTTCGACTTTATCTGCTGTGGTTTCAAGTTTCCAACTGACCCAACGTGGGAACCAGTTACTGTTAGTCTGAATCATCGCGCCAGACTGAACACCGCTGATGACACTATTAAATTGCCCCAACAGCAAACGCTGGAATTCAACTTCGTCGTTTCTTAAGTTGCCCAGGATAGACTGTTGGTAGATCCATTGGGAAACAGTAAGAACGTGGTCGCTAAAGACGGCCGGGGTCTTAATAGGCAACTCGTCACGTTTAGAAGTAAAAGCAACCAGTTCCACCTGCAGATTTTCTTTAGTAAAATACTGCTTGCTTTTAGCGAACGAATATGACAGCTCAGACAACTCACCTACCGGAGCGGTGTTGCCAGGGCCATTATCAATCAGAGCCGCTATTTGAATAAAGCCTTGTAAATCATACATAATTAAAAACTCTCCGAGGTGAGCATGATAGCATCAGTTTTCAAACTGCTTCCATTCTTACAGATGCTGTGGGAAGCATTTAAACCGGGCGAGGGGGAGAAAGTAACACGAGCCGGGAAAATAGTGACACTAGTGATAGTGGCACTGATCGCGTTCTCTGCATTTGTCTCATATGCCTATATTGTTCAATACCACACACTGGTTAGCGTTCAATCGCGTACTCAGTATCTGGAGATATCCTATAAGGAGCTAAAAGAGAAGTCCGATCACGGCGAAGTGGAGAACAATAAGTTGTACGATCGTCTCTTCACGTGCCTGGGTTCTCGACCGCCATATGATGGTACCAAATCTCCAACAGGAACAGGCACTGGGGCCGCGGTTCCGCCTGTAGAACCCAAGCCGGTAACACCGCCGGCACCGTTAAATCCGTCTAGCCCACCTGCCAAGAAACACCAGGCCGCTTCTCGCCCGGTAGGGTCGCAGGAGGCAAATGATTTCCGACAGGAGATTATCAGTACGCTTAATAATCCATGAGGAGCATACATGAAGTTATTTTTGGCGGCGATATTGGTGCTATTGTTGACAGGATGCCCTGGGGTCATCCGTCACGTAGACCCAGATTACTCCTCAACCGGAGATTGGCCTTTTCGTCCTTTAGAACACCCACCAGTTTATGTCGGTGGGAACAGTCCTGAGGCGAAAAAGCTGGCAGGGAAAATGTTTGTTGCGGATGTGAACGCTTATGCTTATTACGTTTATCTGTACGCTAAGTCGTTGAACAATTACGCAGAAGCTAAGGGGTGGCGCACCCCGATGGCCGCACCGCTTTGTGAAGAGTTTATTCGCCCCACTCTTCATGATATACCCACTGGGATATATCTCGACCCTGGTTCTCGTAGCCCTCAAGACATTAGTCGTGATTTGTCACGACAGATTAAGTCTCTCATTCGCGGCTATCGCGAAGACAGAGAGTCTTTTAATCGTGCCTACGAACGGCACAGAAGTAGTTGCCTTGTGCAATGAAAACTCCCTCTTACCTTCGGGTAAGAGGGATTTCCTTTTTTACGTTAGTAGTTAATAGTGTGATATATAATCTCGTGGAGAGTTGAAATGACCTATCCTAAAATTCTGCCTGTTTTAACACCAACCGTGGTTGTTGGTACAGACTTAGAGACCCTGGCTTTACGTCCAGATGCCTACATCTTAACGTTGGCAAACGTGGCATTCGATGTTCCGACAATGAAAATGATCGGTTCATGTTACCACAAAATCGACCCCAATGATGCAAAGGCAAAAGAAATCTTCTACATCGACCCACAAACGGTCGGCTATTGGGAAGGTAAAGGCGACCCCGAATACGCACCGAGCGAGAAAGCACGTATTGAAGCGTTTTCTGGGACCACTCCACTGCCAGAGGCACTGTGGGCGGCCAAAAAATGGTTGGATGATCTGGGCAACGTGAAAATGGTTATCACCATGCGCGGTCCCGATTTTGATGCTCCAATTCTGATGAACGCGTTCGCGCAGTGCGATATCCCGCCGGGCAAGTACCGCAAGTTTTCTATATTGGACTCTGACCGGACCGCAGAACGTATTGCATATGCGTTTGGCCTGGAACCGAACTGGCACGCAGAAGCGCACCACTGGACCCGTGGCAAAGAAGCGTACGAGCATAACGCTAACTTTGATGCTGCGAAGGAAGCGTATTCTACGGCACGCATCTATCATTTGGCCCTGGTCGCACGTACGTACGGCTTCGAACGCATGTTAGAAGCCCACCGCGAAATGTGCACAGGTGAATACATTCCACCGCAGTTGCGAGGAGAATAATGAAAGACGTCGACGTAGCGGTTATTTATACCGATGGTAGTCATACTGAGTCCCCGAAAGGTTCGGGGGCTGGTATTCATGGTTATTTATTCAACAACGGAGATTTGGAAGACAGTCAGGCTTATAGCCATCCGGGTGTTTCAGAACGGATTACCACTGTTGGATACAAAAAAGTGCCGCAGGATGTGAAGTGTCCGGAGTTGCCGGACACCGTTCAATTTGTCGACGCCGTTATTCCCGTTCCGAAAGAGTTCTACTCAGATGTGGGCGAGTTAATCGCCTTCATCACGTTGTTTGAGAACGCGCCATTCCGTGCGAAGAACTATATCATCTACGTGGATGCCAGTTACGTTGTAAACACTTTTAACGAGTGGATAGACGGCTGGCATAAACGTGGTTGGGTTCGTGCTGATGGTACTCCGCTGGCGAACAAAGAACTTATTGTTCGTATCTGGGAAATCAAACAGCAGATGAAAAAAGAAGGACGGGGTGTTAAGGTTATCAAAATCAAAGGACACTCCGGCCACTACGGTAACGACCGGGCGGACGAATTGGCTAGAAAAGGTTCAGCTATCACAGCGACCAACGACGGCGTTCCATATCAGCCGTACTGGTCGAAGGATGAGTTGCCTGCATCCGCGGAACCCGAGCCCATCGCCGCTGGGATGAACCTTGCGGCATATCCGCCGATTTGTACGGTTAAATATTGCTATCCGTTGGTGAACGAGGACCATCCTACTGTAAAAGTGAAAGATGAAACTTTCTATTACATGTTTGGTGGTAACCATGCAAAGAACAAGGACGACTTGGTGTTTATTGGGAAAATGATTCCTGATGCACACTTTTCCGTAATGTTCACTAAACAACCGTGGGATAACATCTACACGATTGTAAATACCCACGCCGCCCTGGCATGGAAAGATACACCGAAGATGCGGCAGTATGATCCAATCGGTGTTGTTAACAATGAGTTCGTTAAACGTAAGAAGTTCGTTGATGTGGCAGGTGATGGATTACCGGCAGACAAGATGCATTTCAGTGGAGAAGATTCCAATGTCTGGTTCTTTGAAGACCTGGCCATCTCCAGAATGCTTCGCCCGCCCTTATTGTCGTATCGTGCGCTGGATATTCGTGACGAACTCGCTACAACGTTGAGAGATGTTCTGCATCAGGAAAAGGGTTATGTCTTAAACGACATTACCGACTTGCTATTCGACGACAAAGGTAAACCTGTCAAGGAATACTACCGTAGCGTCGATAAGTCAATAACGTTAAAGATTGACTTTCCGATGGGTAAACGACCTGTCTCGGTTATTTTGACTCGCGGCATCGATATTCCATCGCGTACGGAAATCAACCGTATTAAAGAACCGGAAGGCCGTTATTACATCGCGGTGTGTCGTCCTGAAAAATACTACATCCGTTACTTCTTAATCTATATCGGTAAAGAGTATCATGGGTTGTGGTGTGCGTATTACGCAAACCGTCGCATACTGCGAGAAGAAGAGGTGTAACATGTTGCGAGTCGTGAGTGAATCGCTCACGCTCCACACACAAAGTCTGATTAACTGTGTGGAGCAATACGGATGGATGTCGTGGATGGCAACGAACCGTGAGTTCGGTGCTGCGCCCATGGAAGATTACGACGTGTTGTACAAGTGGGGATTTGAAGCGGCTTGTGATGTTGTGGCAGAGCTGGTTACCGAAACAATTGCGCGTTACAATGCAAGATGTGATGAACCGATGCCTAAACAAGTCCCGCCGCAAATACCTCCCCTACCGACAATCGATCGTGAGCAGTGTCGAATCTGGACAATGGAAGAGTTGTACGACGAACACGTTAGAATGCTGAAACCGAACGAGCTAATAACCGGTGCGTTGAACTGGTTCTTACATCGTTTCTGGACAGAGTTGGTCGATGTGGCGGGTGACGAAGATAATTGTTCTCAGGTTATTTGGTACGATCGAGCGATGTTTCATCGCAGTCTTAAAGATCGCAGTCTCTGCAACCTGTATATTGTTGACCCGTGTGTAGACATTGTAAGGGTAGCAGAAGGTAACTCTTATTCGGACTTAGTGATGCCCGTGGTAGAAAAACCGATGGGTATTTTCCTGCAAGGGGACGCTTGGGTTTTAACGGATGATATCTCGGGCTACCTGCTGGACCCGGACGACATTCACTCGGACGAACCTGATACCATCGAGTATTTTCACTTTACAGAACAGGCAGCACGCTTCTTGCATCTCTTAAAGTAATCTGAGATAGATATTATCTACAGGGACGTAACCTTAAGGAGAATTTATTCACGATGCTTAAAGTCGAAGTGCCAGTGCTTTTAAACCTCACGCCCCAGTTCTTTGAAGCGTTGTTCGAAAAGCATTGGCCCGCGTTCGCGAAGAACGAACTAAAGGATAACCCACAGTGGTATCCTCTGCGCGATGAATTCAAGTATACAGCCATCAACGTCTGTATAGAAGTCTTCACTGCATGGTTACAAGAGATGTACGACTGCATCAACACCGAACGGTTGTTCACGCTAGAACATGTAGAGATTAATGTTGTTGACGTCTACGAAGGTTACTCCTACGAAGAAGGCATTACTGCCACGGGGTTAAGCCAGCAAGACGTTGAAGAACAAATCTTTGCGTGGATCGAGTGGTTCACGGAAAAGTTGATGCTGGCTGATTTTGTCACGCAAGTGGAGGACGTATTCATCCCAATGTACGAGCGGTTAGCTGAGATACGTCGTAACCATCGACTGCTCGGTTACTGGTATGACACTTATACCACCTCCTCAACACTGTGGTCTTCCGCTACTGCCGCATTTGGCATAACTGATGGCGATTACGATGTCGTTCATTCCGGCCCTTGGCAGTATGGTTTCGGCACCCTGTGGCACGAGCTGACCGATGCCATGTGTCTGGACTTTTATCTGTGTGAAGGTAAGTTTTACACGGATAACTGCGTGAGCCAAATTCCGAATGGTGCGATGGTGGTGATGTGTCGCATCCGTAAAGAAGTCTCTGAGAAACTAAACTACTGAAGGAGTATTTAAAATGACGCAAGACGAATTTGAAACGATGGTAAAACAATACTTTAAAGAAGGGACTATTCTGTACATAGTCGCACCCGAGAGCGAAAACTGGTTGACGTTATCGTCGCGGGTAACCACCCTACGCGGCCCAGTTTCTCAAGAAATAAGACAGATGGCTCGTATAGTTCGAGATACCGCCATCCAGGGCGGTAAAGTCGTCAGCTTCTCCCACCTCTTTCCGATCGGCCACTCTAACTTAGAAACCGAAGTTGATGTGGTTGCAACCGTCGGTTTCGATTTAGACGGCTCCCCAGGCACTAGCCTTGTTGCCATTAAGAAATGGCGTGGATACGATGCGATTCCATCGCCGGGGGTTTGGCCAGCTACCAGCTAATGGGGGCGGTATGTTAAAGGTGTATAGCGAGTCATTGATGGACTTGCAAGAGTATCTAAAGCATGTGGAAATTAACGGCAACCGTGGAATGATATACTCCATGGTTGTCGAGATTTTAATTAAAATCGTGCTTGTTTCATTCCACGCGGCAGAAAATGGCACTGCTGTACCAGGAGATGTTTATAAAGGCGTTATTAAGCATCTTAGCGACCGCTACAGTTGTTTACGTGAACCGGATATCTTTAATGAGGTGCAGCGTGTTGTGTTGCTTATCCTCGACAACCGTGAAGATTTGGCGTACAAGCTTGCGCATGAACTGGCAGACACGTCACAGCACGGCGGACAACTGAAGTATAACGTTGTGGATCTCGTAGCGTGCAGATACTGGTATACGCAGCCCGAGGTAAGTAACTTCTAAGGAGTATTAGATGCAAATCGTAATAGACTTCGCTCTGTCGGAGTCGAGACGTCAGTTAGATGAAATTCTGTTAGGATTAAAACGTGACGTGGAATTTGAACTTCACGACGCGTTGACCGTCCACGAAAATCGTTTGTCTGACGAAATAGGTTCGGGTGTAGATGTGGCTATCTGCGACACTGGGGATATGGTAAATCAGCTTATTGAACGTATGTTCACTCGGCTGCGTAACATTCTGAACTATCCCCATCGTTTTGAACTGGTAGAAGGGACGGACCAAATTACCGACTTATTGAGTGAAGCCTTTGATAAGGTCGGTGAGTCTCTGGCGGGGTTACATCAAGAGAACCTGGGCGAGACATACGTTGCTGTGGTCATTAACGGGCAATCATCGAACGTTACGGACACGGTAACATGGTCTGATATCGTTGACCAGCCAATCATTGACAAAATCACCAAGCTGTATCGTGAGGCGGAAATGAAGGTGCTGGCTATCTGTCGTCGTGAACTACTGTATCTCGGCGAGAAATATGGGAAACCTGTTGAATGAAAATATTCATTGATTTACTCGATGACGAATTTCGCGAAATATTTCCAGCGGCGTTGTTCGAGTTTAAGCGTAAGTGTGAAGACTATCTGATACCAAAGAATATCGATCGTCAGCACCTCGCCGGGCTTATCTCTGCGGCGTACGTCAACATCGCGGTAAATGAAGTTCATCAACTCGCGCAACGTATTGCTTGTTTTGAATACAACGATGAAGACATTGAAGACGGCTTCCTGCAGTCTAAGATGGGTCGTTTCTCGCTCGAACTTAAAACCGATGAGGTTATTGATAAAGTCGGTAAGGCGTTTGATGAGATGAAAGACATCGAAATGATGATCAAGATGTCTGGTCCAGAAGCAGGCCCATTGAAAGAAGCGTGGGAACATCTCAACCGCGACGAGTATAAAGAGATGTACATGGGTGAGTTCACCACCATGTTACGTCACCTTGAAGCACAGGTCTGGGAGCATATCGTTTCGCGTCTGAAAGAAATACTGATTGTGGTCGAGCCAATGCAGCCTCTTTCTATCAGTAAATTCTAAATCGGTCCGAAATAAAATAAAGCCTACCCACTCCCGTAAGGGGAGTGGGTACTGCTTACTTTTTATTTTTTGTTTGCTTTCAGGGTCTTGAGGCGATCACCGGTTACGTTCAGGCATTCTGTCAGTTCATTAATCTGTTTCATAAACAGTCCGAACAGCTCAACCCAGTCAGCACCCATGTCAGCCATTTTCACTAACTCTGCCGCCACATTAGGATGGACTTGTGAATTAGAGATAATGTCCACAGAGACATTGATGCTTTCAACTGTACGGTCAATACTTTTCTGAAGTTTCTTAGTCACTTCCAGGTTCAGCGCTTTGGCACGATTAAATGCAACGTCAATCTCGCCTGCGCTGTGGTAGGTCTTTTCAATCGGACGCTGGTCAATGACGTTGTTGGTATACGACTTCGCCAGTTTCTCAACCAGATCTTTTGGATTGATATTTTTCAGCGGGTAGTTCAGGTCTTTGAACTTAAACCCAATCGGCAGAGTTAACATGCCCAGGTCATGGGTCATCGCACCGAAACGTTTATCGATGGGTGTTAAAACCCCTTCCTGAATCTTCTGGAGCACAGCCCATACAGATTCCAACCGTTCTATGTGGTCCATCACATACGTGTTGAAGCCCGGAGGTACGGGTACAAGCATTCCGGTAAAGTTTAAAAACTTCTCTTGCTGCATCCACTTGGACACATCAGACATGTCGTCATAGGTGGTCAGCGCGAGTTCCTGTTGAGAGCCGCTAAAGGCTTTAGGCAGAATCGTGGATGCTTTGGCAACAAAGCCCGACAACGCTGCAAGTGGATTAACATTCATTCTATCAACCTCGAATATATAAGGGATTGGGCTACATAGTAAGTCTTTTACGTATCACCCAAACCTTATGTACGAGAACTGCATAAAGGTAACATCTGATGAGAATCAAATTACTGACTCGCGCTTTAACCTCTCGTATCGAACCTGAGATTTACACCACCCCGACGAAGAAGAATACCGATGGTAGTCCGATCGTGGTTGGTAAAATCCTGAACGTGACCACTCGTGCTGATGGTCAGCGCGTTCTGGAAATCGAAATCGACGAACGTAACCGTAACCGCTTCAAGGGCATTTCTAATATCAACCCTAAAGATGACAGTCAAGTCACCGAGTGGGCAGAAATGCATTTCGAAGTTTGGCATAAACGTCGTCTGTTACTCCCACTGAAAAAACGCTAATTGACGGAGCGCTAAATGGCAGGTCCAGCTAAACAAGTCATGGGTGAAGTGATTCGCCCTCGTTTTAACGTATATACCATCATGGACCACGCTCTCGGTAACTACGAGCGCGGGGAAGATGGTTTGTACTACCTCAACGGTGGTTTTGCCCACATCATGGGCTTCGCAGGTCGTGGGAACACCTTTAAGTCTACCCTATTAGACTTCTGCATTTTCATGATTCTGCAACGTTATAATGCGGCCTGGGGATCGAAATACGATACCGAAGTTACGGCTGCATTAAGTCGTCTGGAAACAGGGTACATTTCCGCAGCGAAAGCAAACGGATTAGAAGTATCACCAACTGGCGGCGTGCTGGACCTGATCCACGAAGGTCGTTACAACATGGTTGGCTCGGATATCATGGCGGGTGAGGAGTATTACTCTGCTTATATCCGTGACGAAGTCGAAAAACGTTTCAAAGAGTATATGGCTGGTAAGGCACGCGAAACACCATTCCCTGACCCAATCCGTCGCTCTGCGAAAAAGATTCTCGACCCGTGGTTGTACTCGATTGACTCCCTGTCCGAATGGCACACCTCTTCTCTGGAAGAGAAACATGCCAAATCAGAAGTCGGTGATTCTGAACAGAACATCCTGAACGCCCACGATGCCCTGCAGAAATCGAATATGATGAGCCGTTGGCCGTCTGCGTTTGCGCGTGGTGGTTTCTATATGGGCTTCGTTGCTCAGTTGGCCGACGATGCGGGTAAAGCAATGGCGGCAGGTGGCCGTGGTGGACCGAAGGCGAACGGTAAACTGTTGGACGATGCAGGCGATGATCTGAAGTTTGCGGGTATCCCGCGCCGTCAGTTGTCGTTCTTAACTAACTCCCTGCTGGTTGCAACCAAGTCTGGTGAGTTGAAGCAGGATCAGACTTACAACGCGAAGACCGGTGTAAACGAAGAGAAATACCCGACTGCGCGTTCGAAGGCAATGAATGCTTCGGTGAACGACCTGAAAGAAATCGTGTTCACGCAGTACCGTGCGAAAGGTGGTCACACAGGCGTTAAGTTCAAAATGGTCTTCTCACAGGAGATGGGTCTGCTTTATCACCTCTCTCTGTGGCATTACCTGAGCGACACACTGAAAGATGAATGGGGCTACAAACGTAGTGGTGCTAATTATACCCTCGATTTGCTACCTGGTACATCTTTCATGCGTACCACGATTCGCGACATGTGTGACAGCAACCCGCGTTTGCGCCGTGCGTTGGAAATCACCGCCGCACTAGCGTACATGCAGAATAACTACCACCGACTGGAAATGAAATACCATCTCTCACCGGCGGAGCTTTATAAAGTTATCGACGAAAAGTGGGACTGGAATGAAATTCTGGACAATACAGTGGAATACTGGATGTTCAAGGATCAGGAAGTCAAAGGTGGTAAGCGTTGCTTAACAGCAATGTCATTACTGGCGATGGCCGTGGATGGTCTGGAACCTAAGTTCTTGACTAAGAAGAAATAAGCATGGGCGGGGCAACCCGCCTGTTTTTTCCCCCTGAGGATTAGCGATGCGTTATCAGAAAGATATTGTAGAGCGTCTGTGTCTGGGTCTCGCTGGTATTAGCCAGGAACTTAGCACCGCGTTCCATAACGAGTTCTCAGCACCGCGACATGCACTGTCTGAATTTAGTCATCAGGTAAATGCCCATTACGGCAACCTGATTAATGATAAACCGAAGGTTGATGCGGTCGGTGTGCCTGAACACAATGAAGATATCCCGTACTGGATTGAAGACCTGGAACGTGTGGTTCTTCCAGTGCTCCGCGAGAGGATGAAAAAATGAGATTAGACCCGGCACGGCGAAAAAAAGCAGAAGCTTATGCTTTACAGTTACTGAACTTAGTTGACCCGACCGGGATTAACGCGGAAGCTGCCAAGCGCGCTTTCTCACGAATGTCTGACGAAGAGTTCAATCGTCTGCGCGAAGGGTTGCCTGTTTACAACCCAACTGGCGGCAAGGTCAAAATTGACCATATGCGCAATATTAAAATTTGCGAAGCGATGGGACTGAGCTTGTGTCAGCGCCTGTGGCTCACGGAACCGAAAACCGGTATCCTGCAACGTACCCGTTACCCCCATTTAGTCTTCCGCCTGCCTGCACGTCGCCAGACGCAGATGCAAGAGAAGAAAATGGCGGTGGCGAAGAACGATAAAGTCCGCGATAAACTCTCAGGTCAGGTAGTAGGTCCTTCCAAAGCTTCGGGTGTTTCGTTTCCAGAAGCGTACATCATGTACTCGGATGGACACGACTCAACGCTCCAGGAGTTCCTGTGGGCGCGTGGTGGTAACGATACGTTACAACGTGCGTTCTATCAATCGCTACGGCAAACCGGTAAAGGTCGCATCAACCTGGAAGGGGCTGAGCGGACCAGTTCAAAAGCACCGCGTACATGGTCTTCGTACTTTAAAGCAATGCACATCGGTAACAACTTAGGACGCCCGGAATGAGATTAGGACGCCGTTTCTTAGTCGATATCGACACAATCTTCGATACACGAATTGGTTGGGCGAAAGTGTTGCAGCCTGATGTATTAGAGAAGCTTGATTTAGAAGTGTATCGGATGCGGTTCACGGATGCGTGGGCCGAAGTGGTAGGAATTCAGGACTGGAATAAAAAGTTCGCGGAGCGTGATAAACGCGCGTTGCAGAACGCGCAGCCAACAGAAATGTTGCTTACGCTAAAGAACGAAGTACAGGCAATGTTAATGACGATACAGATGCACGCTCCTATCGAGCGACCTGTCTTAACGTTTAACCTGTGGCCATACGCCGATCTCGATGATGAAGAACGTCATGCGTTTTTGGAAGAACTGCGCTACTACTACAACGAAGTGCAAGTAGACGTCGTTGTTATTCCTCACAGCGATCTTACACCAGGACGACTTGCTTCTGCATGGGATGGTTGGATAATGTACGATTGGTATCCGTGGATAGAACAACACGCGAGCCATTTCCAGAAACCGATTCCGGATTTTACGATTACCCGACCGAGTATGCTGACCAGCGAATTAACGGAAGAAGCAATCGCGCAAATAAAAAGAGATAAGGTGAACCCCTTTAAGGAGTCCACCCGTTTTCTTGCCCAATACGTCGGTACTGACGTAAAGGACACTGCGCTGTTTAGTCTTCGTCGTCATCAGCAGGACGACGACTCGCAAACGCAGACGCCATGATCTGGTCAACGTCAATCTTTTCGCCTACTGGTGCCAACTCACCTTCTTTCGGAGGCCGTACTGCGGCAATCTGTGGGACGGTGGGTTGGTATCCGTTATTTAAATCTTCTTCATCGTCGTGACGTTTGATACCAACGCCTGCACGGGTCATTAAGAAGCCGTTTAAACTGTTGGCCAAATCTTGAGTCGCCTCAGCGCCTTTCTCAGCAGCTTTAATTTTCCGCTTCGTCATGACCTGTTTGTCGATGCCGTTGATTAGGCGCTCGATTCGGTCGACGGCTTTTAAGTCTTTGTGTACTTCACCGTCGTTAACCATATCTGTGACGAGCTTAACGCGTAGCTGTTGTGTTTGGCGGAGAAGCGAATCTTCGTTGTCCACATCTCCGTCGAACGCTTGGTATTTCACTTCTTCGCTCATGGGATAACCTCATCTCAAAAAGAACTCAGACAGATATTATCTATCCGAGACAACATCTCATAATAGGATAACACCTATGCTTTTTAAATGGCTTTCAACACTCCTGCGTCGTAAGGCTGTAGAAGCTCGCAGACGCTCTTTGGAGGCTGAGTTTCATAAGAATACCCATAACACCCTGCACAGAGTGATGGTGGGCTTAGAACTCATTACAGAGCCTCTGGAATATAATGGGAAAGAATACCTTCCTTTTTCATTGCGTGGACAACTCGAATTACGTATTCGAGATTTTGACACGTTGGTGGAGCGATTGGAATTCTTCATTTCTGAGTATAACCGTGTATCCAGTAGCAACATTCCCAATCAACGTTGGTTAGAGTTGCCTGAGGCAATCGATAGAAAAGGAGAGAGTTCAGAACCACGATGGCTTGATCACTATTTCGGTGCATCCGATCCTGAAGTCGCGCGCGAAAAACTGCGCACGGTCTTCGCTATGTTAGAACAGTATCAGCGTGCATTTGATAAACAAACACCCGAACAGGATACGCTGTTTAATCAAACCGCACATATCTTCCGCGAGTTAGAAGTGATAGTGGAACACTATCTCTAACTTTTAATCTATTCCCTTGTAACAAGGTGATGTATGGATGATGAGAAAAAGCCGCCGCTGAATAGCACACGCGAGCAAATTTGGCACGGTACGCCACCGGCGTCAGATTCCAGCTACCCGTTAAGGAAAGCTTATTGGAATCTGGTTAAGTTGATGGGCATTAGCGACGGGATATGGAAAAACCTTATCCGTCAACATGTCAACGACCCGGAGTATCTGAAACAGTTTCGCGACAGCAAACTGACCACGATGACCGACCGCGTTAACCGGCTGAACACCTCACTTACGGGTGGTTCAGTACGTAACCTGACAGTCGATTTTACGTGGAAACGTTTCATCGAGGGATTAGTTATCCTGGAGATGCAAACGCTAACAGTCACCCTGCTGACTAAGCGGGGAAGCTTTGACACGAAGTGTTTTGTATTCGACAGTACGTTTGTGCGTGAGGACTTCATTAAGAACTTACGTAATGAGAATAGGAAGAAACGTAAAGAGCGTTTCGAGCATCCTGCATCTCACGACGTTAACGAGTATGTCGCGAACATCGACCACACCATCGAACATGTGATGAAGCATATTCTCCTGCGTCTAATCTACAAAGTTATTCGTGGGTATAAAATCGATGGCGATAAACTGGAACGGTGGACGACGAACTACGTCAACAACCCTAAGTTGTGCCCAGGCACATCATCCAAACGTGGGGACAGACGAAACAACATGAAACAGGCGATGCGTCACACCGAGGCAATCACCTGGCGTTGGTTTCTAATAATCTTACAAGCGCTGGACGTACGTGAGTTCGAAATCACTTTCAAAGTTCGCCATCGCAGTGGTAGAGAATATGAGGTCAGCGACAACGTTCCGTTAGCGACGTATAGATTCTGGAGTTCCAATGAAACTGAACAACCTTGATGGGATTACCAACCAGATAAGCAGCACAACGGGCGCAATAGAGAACAAAGTTAACGATGTTCAAAACCGTGTCCAGTCAACGATTGGTAATGCCGAGCGCGGTATTGAAAGTGCTCAAAATTTGTACAATAACGTAACTGCTAAAGCCGGAGAGACGTTCGACAAGATCTCCAACATCGGCAACACGATAAGTGAGAAATTTGGTAACGTGTTCGGGGGTGGCGACCAAGTCACGGTAGGCGGTAAAAAGGCAGCAGGTTCAGCGGCTTCCGGAGTATCGCCGCCACAACGTGTGCCTACTTTTGCTTCTAACACGAAAGAAGCGCTGCCGGTTATCGATCCGCAGAAGCGCGATGTGTCCGAACCCTTTCAGAAGGTAAACCAGGAAGGGAAAACTGCACTGAGCTATCTCTCACCGGGTGGCGCAGGTAGCCTGTTAAGTAAGGGATGGGATACGCTGACTGATCTTCGCGATAGCGCTTTAAGCGCGGTCGGGACAGATTATGCGTCGGTGAAAGCTCGCCTGGAGTCCACGATGAATATCGCGGGACAGCTTGCCAAACTGCCTGGTGAGGTACAGCGTGAAATCGGTAACTACGTCGATATGGCCAATAGCGCCAAGTGGCAAGTCACCGCACTGATTGACGATGTTACGCACACGTTTGATAGCTTTAAGGACCTGGACGACTTCTTGTCTATCGACGGGATCATTGATAGCTTTACGGGCGGGAGTGGGAATTTCTCCTCGCTGGATATCAACACCTCGTCTGCGTTGATATACGGTATGTCCACGAAGCTCAATCAATACGGTCTGCCGAATCGCATCGATCCGATGATTCAGGCTATCACCGATCCTGTTGCACAACAAGCGTTGTACGGCGAACTGATGATACAGGCTGCGGCTGCGGGTAATCTCAATTCTGTTGAGTATTACTTGCCTAAACTACAGCCAGGTCAAGGTGCTGAGATTGCAGATACTGTTATTCAGAATCTTCTGATGAACCTTAACGTTGAGCCGGGTGTGGGTTACAGCACCTACGGCCAACGACTGTTGACGTTGTTTAAAGCGCTTAATCCAAACTGGGATATCTCTAAAACGAATCCTGGAATGGTTGAGCTTAAGCTTTACACATACGCCAACAGTAATGCGATTCAAGCACTCCTGACCACCGAGAAACGTCCGTACGTTATCGCCGGTGGTAGTGTCCAATATCAGTCTGCCAGTACGCTGGTGCAGAGCTATTTCGCCTTGTAAGGTACCTCTATGTCGAAAGATGAAGGTAAGTTTTTGCGTAGTGCGTTGGAACGTCTACGTGTCGATGGTGCATCGGTGGATGCTTTGGCGGCTGCTTTTGGGTTTACGTTGCCCGCCTCGGTAGAAGCCACATATCCTGTTTTACGTCCCATCCTCCCACCAGAAGAAAAGGAAGCCTTTGTACGCTATTTACTGCGTATGGGTTACCAGAGTACCTTGGTGGATATCACGCCGTCTACAGACGGTCTGAATCACTTCAACATCTATTCGCAGGGTCGAACTGAGATAGGTCGGATGGCGAGTAACTTCTATGCTCGCCCTGGTGAGTATTTTGTTACCCCCCACGGGCCTTTCCGAACGCTCGAGGGTTATTACCACTATCTGCGTATTCTGGATTACCTGATGCGTGAGATTGATGACCGCACTCTGGTGATGGAATTTGATATCATGCGACAGGCAGTGAACACCTGGCCTGATATTGAGAAGTTGCGTGCACTAGATGGCACCGACTGTATCCGGCTAGGTCGTAATCTGAAAGCGGAAATCTACGGAGGAACCAGTTATAAGCCCGGTTCATTTACCCCGGTTACAGAAAGCCGTTTTATCCATGCGCTGGTAAATAAACTCTTTATACTGTCGGTCGACGGGACATCGTTAGGTAATGTATTTGCAGAGATTCTGCGAGCACGTATCCCGCTTAAGCATTATTACATGATGCAAGGGCGTAAGATATTCCCAGCACACTGGGACTGGCTACCAAATCTGATTGAGATGATAGCTGAACATATCGATCCTGAGGACAGTACGTTTGATCGAACCGAACTTTTGAAGAAACTAGGAATCGATGATGGGACTATTTGATATTCTCAAAAACTTAGACGAGCAGCAGGAAAAAGAAGTCATTACTGTTGCGCGTGAGTCTATCTCTACGGAGAAGGAACGTGAGTATTGCATGTGGGTTAAGCCCACTGAAGAAGGTTGGCAATGGCTGTTTGGTCAGACAGGCGAAACCTTCCTGGATGTGATTATGCCGGTCGTTAACGGCAAACGCCGGGTGCGGTTGTCCACCGATAAAACCGCGGTACTGACGTTAAAAAGGCAAGCATCTGATGGTCGTATCGAAGAGAACTCGGATATCGGGTTTGCTTCCGGTCTGACCTTCTACGAAGATGGCAATCTTGCGCATCTCGTGCGTCGTATCAAACTCGAGCCAGGCGAGCTGGCAGAGCAAGGTGCGAAACATTGGGATATCGACCTGTTCTTTAAACTGGCTGGTCATCCGGTTATCGAATCGCAGGCAGGTTTCGAAGACCTTGTCAACGAACTGCGCGACTCCACTACATTCGGCGAGTGGGTAAAAGTCGAACTGGAAGTTGAACGATTTGAGCTGACGTCTATCAAGGACGTATTGCCGTTTGCAGTAGAAGACGCTATTCCAGGCAATCCTTCTAACCCAGATGACCAAGAAGTCATTCGGGACTACTGGGATAATGAAACCCGCATCTAAGTCGTGCCCTCTCCTTCGGGGGAGGGTATCTTCATTTTTTATCTTAAGGAGTATGTAAATGCAAATCGGCTTCTTCTTTAATCGTCACGGAATCGTGTTTGTTTGTGGGGTTGCGGATAGCGACGGGAGACGTGTACGCACGTTAGAACTCGACGAATCATCTATGGTCGAGTGGAAAGAGAAACTTGCTCCCTTCGCAGAAGGTAAGTTTCAACTGCTGCAGCTCTACACGCAAGCTGCATCACCACGCGTTGCTTTCTCCCGACTTGGAGACGGCGAAGACACCACACACCTGGTTATCTTCAGTGGGCAGCCTGGTCGTGTATTGAGCGAATTATTGATGGGATTCAATCCGCCTAGCAAGCCCAGGATGAATACGTACAATGTGCACGACAGTAGCCAAATTCTTATTCTTCGATAATTTACGGCCACGGCTGTACGTATGTAAAAGACCTCAAGGAGAACTATAATGAACAATATCGCGTTTGAAAAAGGCGTTGGGTTACTTCTGAACAACACCATCGTCGCTGGCACTAATAACGCTAACTGGGAAGCGTTAGCGCAACGTCTCAAAGACAAGCCTGTGAAGATTGTGGTAACGAGCGAGCTGCCGTTAAACGGCACGATGGCGGACTGTGGTCCAATGTTTGCAGCGTTTAACGTCGACTATGATTGCGGTTCCGCTTTCTTACAAAACGCGGCGTTACGTAGTCGTCTGTACAGCTGGCGTTTGTTGGGTCCGGTAAGTAAAGCCGCTGGCCAGATGGTTAACCAGGGCACACCGATGTCGGGTGTAGAAGACCAGACTATCGCCGTTGTGGTTTCTCGCGCAACCGGCCAGCTTAACTTTGCAATCTGCTACGCGTATCAGGAGGAAGAAGTCTGTGCCTAGCATCATTCAGCAAGTTCAGGCAGTCGAAGAATGGTTTCGCAAGACAGACATTTACCAACAGAAAGCGACTGAGCGTCAGTTGGTAAAGTATTACGTCACACTCGGCAGGATCTCAGCAGGTGTCGATGAACTGGATAACCTAAAGGTGGCTGCCGGTATCGGCGAATCGATTTGGACATTTGCCGCGCTGCTACACCTCGGTCCACATTCTAACTTCGGCGATATTATCGTTCCGCTGAGTGACGCGCTATCCGTTCGTACTACAACTGGAACGAAAGAAGGGCAGCTGCAGCAACTCATGTTAATTGCGGTCGAGGCCGTTAGTGTTGTTTTGCGAGAACCAGAACACGACCCTAAGAGTTACAGCGCGCTGCTTCGTAAGTTGATGAGGCAGTATCAATTGTTAGCGTGTCGCTGCGGGCTGGAGTTTGACCGCGTTGTTTTTAACGGTCATCGTAAGCTCGTTAAGACTCCCGAAACATTAAGCACGCTCGGCGAACTGCTTAAAGCAACGTTGCCGTTACCCGACAACGATTTGGCGAAACAAACCTATCAGGCGGTGTACAAAACCAACGAGTCAGTTCACGACATTATTGTAAATTGCCTTTTGGCCACATCGAATGATTTACAAACCAAACATAACGGTGAAGTCGCCATGCCGCAGCTATTGCTGCGGATGGAGGACATTATGAACGAAAAGCTGCAAGAGCTTCTCAAGGCGCACTTTGAACCGTGGATAGTAAGAAAACAAATGTTGTTCAATCGTAACCCTCGCGTTGATGTTAAGTTCGATGGTAACGCTGTAAACATTTGTGCGAACGACGATTTAAGAGACATTTTGAATTTATTGAAAGGAAAATAATTGTGAAACAATATCTTGAGATGATGCAGAACATTCTGGACGAGGGTCATGTTAAAGGCGATCGTACTGGAACAGGGACGCTTTCTGTCTTTGGACGCCAGATGCGTTTTGATTTGCGTAAAGGTTTCCCGTTAGTCACGACTAAGAAACTCCACCTGCGTTCTATTATCCATGAACTGCTGTGGTTCCTTAGTGGGGATACCAACACCAAATATCTGGAAGATAACGGCGTTACCATTTGGCGGGAGTGGCAAGATGAAAATGGGAACCTTGGCCCCCTGTATGGTGCACAATGGAGACGTTGGAAAGATGTGAAACTGGTGCCTAAGAAAAATGCAGCTTTACTCGAGAAACTGCAAGCTGCTGGATACGCGGATTATGGCGACGCGGACGACGGTTCACAAATGTTCGATGCGCGTGTACTTCTGAAAGAGCACGACCAGATCTCTAAGGTGATTGACCAGCTGCGTAACGATCCTGACAGTCGCCGTATTATTGTCAGCGCATGGAACGTGGGTGAGTTGGATCAAATGGCGTTAGCTCCGTGTCATGCGTTCTTTCAGTTCTACACTCGTGAGCTGTCTATCGACGAGCGTCTTGATTGGTTTGAAAAGAACCTTCCAGATCAATTTAACGATTCCCGCTTTAGTAATGAAGCTGTAGCAGATGACGCAGTGTTCCACGTTGAGATGGACGCACTTGAAATACCTCGCCGCATTCTTTCATGTCAGCTCTATCAACGCAGTGCGGATTTTTTCCTCGGCGTGCCGTTCAACATCGCGTCTTACGCATTACTCGTGCACATGGTTGCCCAGCAGGTTAACATGGTGCCGGGCGATTTCATTTGGACGGGCGGTGACACACATCTCTACTCTAATCATCTGGAGCAGGCCAAGCTCCAGCTGACGCGTGAGCCGTTACCTTTACCGAAACTGATCATCAAGCGTAAACCGGAATCTATCTTCGATTATAAATTCGAAGATTTTGAGATCGTTGGGTATCAGTCTCATGAAAAAATATCTGCACCGGTGGCTATCTAATTAGGAGCGTTTATGGCTGACAACGTCGTTCCCTTCAAGCCTAAAGCGGTGGTTACCACGGACGAACCACCGTTCATTCCTATCAATGGACAGAAAATCGTGGAGTTTCCGGATGAGCACCGTGGACAACTTCACGTGCCGCAGCCGGACGGTACGATGAAAGCTATCGGCTTCCCGATAGCTGAGCAGGAATGGTGGACGCTACTGGCTATTCAGATGATGACTCGTGGTCTGGGTGAATCTATGGAACCAGTCGTCCGTATTAACACCGATCCGTATATCCACGAACAAGGTAGCTGGATGGAACGGCGTCGGACAATGGAGATACAGATTAGCAAAGAAACGCTTTTGCAAATCGCCGAGTCCACACCCTTTATCCTGACCTCGTCTTTTAACGGAGATATGGATGAAGACCTCTACATGCATCTTTCAGGCTTAGCAGCCGAGCACCGTATTGCAGAGGAAGAACCTATCTATACCGAAGCGATGATTATCCATCCGACTGGCTTAGAAGGTAATACCTTTAAACTGATTTGGGTGGAGCTATGACAGACCGTCTCAGTAAAACAATTCGACTACCACAACAGCGTAATGTCCGCAAGGGCGACGTATTCACCGCGGAAGAATGGGTCGCATTAAAAGCTCTGTTCCCGGACGAAACCGATTCGCATGTCGTCCAAATGGCACTGAAAGAGTTTGCAAAGAACGCTCCTGAAATGCTGCTGCGTAAGAAAGAAGAAGAACTGAATATGCTCCGTAATAGCGTAGATGTTCTCTTTAAAACAATGGAGAAATAAGATGATGAAACTCTTTGCGTTCTCCGATGAATTCTACACGGTGGAATTCGACGACTACGAATACGGGTTATTAGGGGCCGTCGACATGGAGGACGCTAAACGGCAGCTTCCTACTAGCGAAATAGAAATCATTGAGATTGGGGAAACTAATCTTAGTGGGATTTTGATGCTGGGGCGGCGACCACGACCTGCGGAACCTGAGCAGGAAAGAGAGCAAGTGCAAGCGATTTGTCTGGTCTATGAGCCGATAGACCCTGCAGCGATAGCGAAGGTGGTCGATACACTACGGCCACAGATTGGCGTCGCGATTGAAAATTATCGCTGGGCTCGTTTCTCAGGCGACACGCCGATATTTTCGAATAAGCACTGGTTGCTGTGTATCAACAACGACACGATAATGGTACCTTTAACAGGGGAGAAGAATTTTGAAGATAACTTCGTCCCTGGCGAAGAGTCTGTTATCTTCGAGTATACCCATGTCATCGGAAAGCCGAGCTTCTACCAAGTTCTGATTGATGTATTGACTCACGTCGGTCGAACCATCGAATACCACTACTGGGCACGCCATGCGCGTTTTAAATGGTTCTCGTTGACGTACGTCGAAGGTTGGGAACGTGTTGTTGAAAAGATTGACGGGCGCTATGAGCAGATTTGGTTCCTGAACCCGGCATTCCGTGAAGAATTACCCGCATGGGTAAAAGAAGAGGCGAGCAAGCTGACGGTTGGCTTTACTAAGCAGGGCGCGCCGTATATGGTTAACTACAAATAAGGTGAAAACAGATGTCTATAACTCGGATCGATTATCGCGCCGTAGTAAAAGAACTGTCCAAAGGTCTTATCGAACTGGACTCCGATGAAGCCCGTAGCTGTGGCTTTTTACCGCATATTGCACTGAGCGAGTTCCGCACTATCCGCTATGGCGCTGGTCGTCAGAAAGGCGTTACAACACACGCTGTTGATATGTCAGCAAAGTTCCACGGCAGCGTTCTGTATCTGGTTCACAATGAAGCGTTACGGAGCGAAGTGGTGGAGAAATTCCATGAAAAAGCCGCTGGGAACGGTTGGCTGACCGTGCACTGTAACTACTTGCCTGAGGGTTGGAAACGCGCGACGGGTGCTGGTATATCCGGCTACGAGAAATTCGGCTTGGTTATTGTCGATGAAGCGGGTTTCTTCTTCAACAAGTTCAGTTACGATAAAATCTATCGCAGTCTGGTCGACGTAGTAACGCCAGACGTTGTGATACACCTGATTAATTAAGTAGAGGAAAATATGGCTGGAGAACTCGGTCGTGGGCAAGCCACAACGTTCATGCATCGTGATGGGTTAGGTGCGGATGTAAACATGTCTCCGGATGACGAGATGGTTATCCCTGGACTTGACCCTGACGCAGGTGTGGAAGGTGGCGTTGACCCGTCGAAAGACGACGACAACTGCACTGGTGGTGCGTGCAAGATTTAAAATACGTATTAGGGTGTCCATATGGACACCCTACTTATTTTTTTTGTTTAAGGAGCTATCAAAATGGGCGACCGTTTCATTATCCAGATTCCGTATAACGTTATTGTTGAACCTAACCAGTACCTGGCACAGATTAATGAGCTTCTGGCTGGATTCTGCCAACGTCAGTTTGTTGAACCGTGGTCCTTTGAGAAACTGTACACCCTGTGCGTGAACAGTGAAACCGGTCACACTTACGTCGAAGGTAAAGTATTCACAGGCGACCAGAGTTTGGAAATAAATGATTTCGAAATGCCGTGGACGTTGGAAGGTGTCGAGTATCGTGGTACGGTTGATCGTCCACGTTACGTACCTTTGTACACCATCCCACAATGTATTACTAACGTTATGGGTTGGTCTAAAGCGCGTGGTATTCTGGATAACGGCGTCTGGTATAGCCAAGCCACCAAACTCTACGAAGAAGACGGTGAAGCGGCAACCGGTATCAGTAAAAACAAACGTCGTTACATCATGGACGGTATCGGTGATGCTCTGGTCGTGTTGGTTAACTTGATGGAACTCATTAAGTTTGACTCAACCGATATCAGCACATACGTCAACGACGCACGTTCAAAGAAACCACACGCCGGGAACAGTCATTACCTGTTCCACAAAATGCGTTTCCATCTTACTTGTGCAGTTGATTATATCTGGGATCAGGCAGGCATCGACTCAGCTAAGCAACTCGAATATAAACACTTCGAGAACAGCGACGCGGTAATGATCGAATGTCACTTCGCTCAGATGGTCGAATACGCCAATGCGCTGGCTATTGCGTACGATATGACTCTGGAACAGTGCTTCTCCTTGGCGTGGGATGAAATCAAAGACCGTAAGGGTTTCCTGAATGCGGACGGTATCTTCGTTAAAGAAGCAGACATGACTGCTGCTGAAATCGAAGTAAACGGTTCCCTTACTGTAAAAGATGAGGCGTTTACCGATGGCGAAGAAACTGTTCACGGTTGATTACGACGAATACGTTGATCGTTTACTGGTCAACAATATCGTCTGGGAAGACCACGGTCTAATGCCATGGCATCTGAAATTCCTAGCGGAGCGTTCAGAACAATGCGGTGGTTTGGAGTTCGTACTCACCGACACACCAATTCCGGTACCACACATTGCGCCGGTAGAAAATCTGTACTTCTTCGATGCTAATGTGAAGTTATTACAGCAGGTACTCTATACACACGACTGGCGTGGTGGTTGTCAGTTCCCAGAGAACGTTTTAAAGCTCTCTGAGCGCTTCGGCACCGACATTGCATATTGCCAAACGTTTCCAAAAGACTTGGGACGAAACAGTGTGGTGTTGTGGTATTACCCTCCGGTAGAAGATATCGTAAAAGTGATTATCGAACGCTAAAAATAAAAGCAAACGAGTACCCCGTTAGGGGTACTCGCATTACTTATTTTTTTGTTACGCTTGAGCCATGTCGGAAACGTCATAAACCAAACCGTTCAACTCAGTAACGGTAATCAGTTTACTGATATCGACACCATCGCTCGGAACTTCGGTCAAATAAACCTCAACCGTACCTGTCCACGCCAGCGACTTTCCATTGAAACGCAGATTGTGTTTCGTGGGGGAAGTCATTGATTCTGTCGCGTAAATCTCGGTTGCGTCGATTAACCAATTGTATTTGGTTCGCAGCAAGGGAACAAGATCGGCAGCGGTCGACACGCCGGTGCCATCGACAGACAACACGACGTTCTCAAACAAATGTGCTACGTCCAATCGTCGATAAGTAAGACCCATCTTACCGAACGTACCCTTCTCAATGATACCAGAAACATCAAGGTTGGTGTTCAGTCTGGTGTATTGCTCTGGGTCAGGATCGGCTGCGGTGATGTGTGCCGGGTTACCGAACGACAATTTATCGATGGTCACGCCCTTACCAGTCAGTCCAGGATTCTGAGACACGATGAGATCGTAAACCAGCTCTTTTGCGGTCTTTCCAAATAAACTCATAACGCACTACCTCTATGGTATATTAACGCGCTTGTGGTAGGAAAATGTTCGCGATTTGTCGGGCTGGTATGATATCTAAGGCGGCGTTGACGATGCTACCCTGCGACCAAGCACTTGCCCAGTTCTGCGCCCAGATAGACGCATTGATTTTAGCCTGCGCGATGCCGTTGGTACGCTCGTAAAGTGTGGCAGCGCCCAACACAGACATAAATTCACTGAACTTGTTATCATCATCAAACACACCAATATCAGTTACAATCGGCATGTACATAACACGCGACAGGTCACGAATAGTTACCTGTATATCACACGACAACGGCAGACCGTCAGCACGCCAACCTAAACCACCTGTACCGAACTGGAGACTCAGGTTAGTTACCATGGCATTACGCATGGAATAACGACCGCGAGAATAGCACTCCAGATAGAACGGGTGTGTAAACGATTGTTTACCGGTTGCTAACGGACAAACTGCCGCTAACCAGAACGACAACGGGACAATCAGATCCTGAAACACATCTAAGTCATTACCCGACCAACAGCGAAGGGGAATACTTAGCGAGATATCGTCACCTGAGGTGTCTGAGGAGTCCCACACTTCCGGGAAGTCAATCACCGACGAGTTGTACAGTGACATAATCCCTGATAAATGTAAGAAATCGAGTGCGCCTGTAAAGGCGGACTTCAGCCCAGTAATGAGACCATCGACTGCGTCGAAACCAGTCTTACCACCGGAGAGGTTTACTTCCAAAGAACGTGCTTTCTGCGTGGCGGAGTTAACCGTGCCAGAGATTTCAGGTTCTTTGGTGGTGTTGGAGAACGAACGCCCTACGGTATCGCGCCCATCAACACGCCAAGTAATCCATTGCGAACCGTTACGTATCTCCGAAGCGATGTTCGAAGTTAGCCCATCCATAGCGCCATCTAAAATATCGATATAGTCTTTAAAGACGCTACCGACAGATTCTTTCTGACCTTGGTCCATCCAGTTTTCAATTTTCCCAATGTCGAGATTGTTCTCATCCATCGAGTTTGCTTCAGTCTGACTTTTAGCAACCTGAGCCTGGTTCTTTTCAACCTGCGCCATGCGATCGGCAAGCTCTTTACGTTGCACGTCACCTTCGTTTTCGAAGTTTTCAGCTTTACCTCCTTGTGACTGAGCATCCTGAATGCTTCCATTCATCCCTGCTACCAGTTCGTCTTCTTTGTTGTCGACGTTTTCAAAACCAGCATCGTACCCTTTACCAGCTTTGGCTACGTATTCAAGGTTACGTAAAGAAACCTCGTACTGCGCAGCTTTTTCCAAATGGGTTGTTGAGTACGTCGCTTCCAGATAGAAGTTTCGCAAACGGCGAGCCATGTCCTCTTCGTTACTCGACTCTTTACGAATCTTATCGATGGTTTTCGCCTGGTAGTTGGCCAAAGTTTGGTAGCGGTTAATCATTCGATAGATATCGAACTCACCATCAGCTGTCCAGATTTCTGGCAGCATGGAGTACCACTCTTTACGGTCGCCGTTGTACTTATTAGCAGTACCGCCTTTCTCAGACCCATCTACAGCATTAGCAAGCTGGAAAGTCCCTAACACACCCGTTGGTACTAATCGACGATAAACTAACTGGGTGTTGACCATATTCTGCACAGCGCGCAGATACAAGTGCATTGTCGGTTTCACGTAGTAGTAGCGAGAAGTCTGCTTGTTCAGCACCATCTTCAACATACGTGGCGTAATCAGAATAACCGCAAAGGCAACCGTACCTACTGCGGCCCATATTGCTGCGGCGGCAACATACGTCCCCATCGCACGTAACATACCTGGGTAATCACCTGTGCGTGCCAGATACGCTAGGTTGGAATCGTACATATTCGCGAAGAATGCAGCGACCCCGATATATCGAGGTTTACCGAAACGACAATGAAGATAAAAACTGTTTTGGTTAATAGCTTCGTAATAGAAAGTCCCTAGACGATAGGAACCACGTTGGTCTTGACCTTTAACGTACTTTGAGTACGAACCACGACCTGCATCAGGTTGTGCAAAGGCACCTGTTGAACTCGGATCAGCAAACATCGTAAACTGCGGCGGCGCATTTAACGCTTGCGAACCACCCATCGTGGTATCTTCAAACGAGAGCATCGCGTTAGAGTAACGACGCAAACCCAGGAAACGCTCATCGCGTTGTGCGGTTGTACCGCCAAACAGGCCGGTTACCCATCCTGAATCTTTTAGTTGTCTTGCTTCCACGTAAAACCTCTCTGTAAGATGATTAGGGGGTGTTGCCACCCCCTACGATTAGCTTGCTTTCCGACTTACGTTTAACGACGGTGTCGGTTGGGTTATTTCCTGCCTGCGTGCAGCTGAGCCCGGAGGAGGCACATTTGCCGCTTGCTGGATACTACCACCACGCGTGTCGTTTGCTGCTCTCGGATTTGATTTCAAAATATCACGAATCTCTTTCAAGTAATCGCGAGACTGAATCAGTACCTTGAGCTGCTGAACATCTATCGGGTCACCATTCAGCGTTGGCGTCGATGCTGTAGCATCAGAAGTTGGAGCGGCAACTGGACGAGCTGCTGCGTTAACCTGCGCTTCCGCGCCTGCTTTCACTTTAGCAACATCCGTTGCAGACAATCCTTCTGCTGCAGCTTGCGACGCTACGGTTTCGGCTGTTGTTGAGGCATCGGATGTTCCGGAACCACCTGTAGTTGGTGTAGGTGCTGCTGGTCCTACATTACCTGCGGCGGTAGCCATTGCATCTTGTGCCGCCATGGCCCCTTTCTGCGTCAATGCGTCATCACGACGATTAGCATTATCTGCCGGCAGGTTATCTGCTGGCGACAGACTCGGATCATTAGCGGCCGGTGCACCCATTGCTGCTGCCGGGTTGGTTGGTGAATTAGGCGACAAGCCTGCAACCATATCCTTCGTCTTACTCGGATCGGCAGCGACTTCGTTGGCGGAAATTGCGCCCATGCGGCGGTTCAGTTCCTGAATAACCCCGTCTACGCTACGTATACGACCGTTGCTGTAGAAGACGTTGGCATTCCCTCTCAGTATTGCAGATGTAATCCCAGGAGCACTTGATGCCGCCATATTCGGATTACGCTTCCATGCTTCCAAGAACTTCTTACCGCCGCCTGCACCCAAGAAGTGGTACAGATAAGCCACGGCTGGAGGTGGTGCTTTACCACCCAGGTCACGCTGTGCTTGTTGGATGTTGTCACGAATGAACTGTACACCCAATATAGCATTCGCCCACGGGTCCATTTGGTTAACGCGCGGAATACCAAACTTCCGCGAATACCCCTTCATCATCCCGTTCCACGTGCCGTCAACAAACTGGAACAACCCAGACGCCGAAGCATACGGGTTTTTAGCGGTGTAGTTAAATCCGGACTCCGCTTTAGCCATTGCTAACGCCACTGCAGGTGGCACGCCCATCATGTTCGCCGCATCGGTAATCAATGCTTTGATATTCGGAACGTTCAACGCACCCTTTCTACCCAACATTTCTATCGGGTATTTTTCAGCCAGTGACTTATAATCACCGTCTTTCACATCACTCAGGTTAATCGAAGACGAACCAGTGGTCATTGCGGCGTAGTTCCGCACACCGCCAACCGCATCGACGACTTGACCCAAGTTACCCGGCACACCACCACTCGTACCCGACGGGATGTAGCCTGAGGCGCGAGCACCGTCAGATGACAAAGAATCTCCCGAGCTGATGTTCGAGTCTTCTTCATCTTCGCCGGTAACTTCCAGAGAACTGCGGTTCTTGTTACGATCCTTCCAGCGTGCACGCTTGCCATTATTTTTAATGGCTTTAATCATGTTACGCACGGCAAGGTCAGCTTCTTTTGACAACAGCTTCAGCGTTTCCAGCTCGGCTTTGATAGACGACGGATTAGTGTTAGCATCGCCCCCTAATGGGTTGATATTCACTTCCCACACCGACTGTCTTATACCGCCTTTCAAACTGTAGGCAGTTGACATCATCAGACTGATTTCGTACAGGTAGCCGCCGGTCAGTTTCAAGTTCAGCGGATCGGCTGTTGGCAGGTAACGCTTCACCCCAACCAAATACGTCATGAATACCGGTAAGAAACGGTCAAAGAACCACCGTTTCAAACGATCTTCTTTCGGTGTACCGATAGCGTCTGGAACCATCGAGGCGATTGCTTTCTTCCAATCTCCTTTGTAGCTTGCGGTTTTCACGTCAATGTCTTTGATGACGTTCTTCTCGAATACCGTAATCAACGTGCGGGTGGCGTTGTCGATGGTGGTAAAACCATAAGTCTTCCAACGTACCGACTCCATCGCATTCATGTCTTTCTGGTCGAGCACCGCATTCCAGTCTACCTGAATCTGAACCTGCTCTGTTCCGTCTTCCCAACCCTCCACCTTCGCCAGATTTTTATTACGTTCGTTATCCAACTGTCCAAGTTTGTTGATAGCTTCATCAACGCCCGCGGACTTAATCCCCTCCACGGCCGGTGCCATTCCGTACTTACGTGCTTTCTTATCGTCCATTCTGAACTTGATTGCACGTTCGACTTCATTCTGCACTTCCATAACCTCTTCACCGCTCAAAAACTCCTTCGGTGTAAAGGTTACGACGTCCCAGGCCTTCGAGAAGAAACCTTGGTTGACTTTGCGTGGGTCAGTTAACGAAGAGAACGCTTTTGCATCCTTAGTCATCTTCATTTTGTTGAAGAGTGTCTGCATGTCCTCTTTCGATACTTTCTTCGCATCGCCGACGTCAGCCAACTGGATACTATTCGGCATTGATTTCAGTGCCGTAATCCAACGGAGATAAATCGGAATGAAGCGCTGAAGCATAAACGCTTGGAAGGCCAACATCTCGCCTTTTTCCTCAACGTTGATACCGAACCCTTCAGCTAACTTCTGAACGTCTTTTCCACTTAGCCCACGGAGACTGGCTTGGCCATCTTCCGCGTAAGACACATACTCACGCAATGCGTCTTCTAAGTAACGCGCTTTCGCCCCGTCGTCCGACGACCACTTATCGTAATCACGGAAACCGTACTGAGCTAAACGCATCTTATCCAGGTACTGGGTATAGGTAGTCGTTGCGATTTTGTACGCGGCGTAACCTGCCGCGGCGATCGCACCACCGATAAGAATTGCCGGCCAGCCCACTGCGGTCACGACGGCAGATGCCGCAGTTGCCACAGCGGACACCGCGGGTGCCGCCAAGCGGGTTACTGCGAACTTACCAACATTCCACGCAGCCTTCCCTAAAAGGCCTACGGGTTTTAACACACCCCATTTCGTGATAGAACCGAGTATATTACCCACAGTTCCCAAGATACTGACGATGGGACCGATGATAGGTAAGCCCTTCACCATATCCCACAGACCGCCAGATTTCCCTTTGGAGCCCTGCGCTTTCTCTTTCTTCTCCTTACGTTTCTCACGCCAACGTTTGAAGAAGTTAAAGTAGTCGCGTTTTTCATCACCTTCAGGCGGCTTGTTACGTTTACCGAACTTCGCAAACATGGTACGAATAATGCCATCGTCACCACCTGCACGGGATACTGATTCGCGCATGGTGTTAAACCACGACATCTCTTGCAAGCCAATCATTCGGTCCAAGCGTTCGAATAACCTTGCACCTGCAGACTTGGCAGCATTCTTCCCTTTGTTAATAACTCTCCCTGCTGCATCACGGGCGGTCTCAAGGTCTTCCTTCGCATCACCGTAGACTTTACGGCCAGAAAGGCCACCTTTCGCGTTCAAATGACTGCGATAAAACTCAGCAACATCATCATCACGTCCAGCCAACCGACGTTCAACTTCGTAACGTGTAGCAATGTCGTGTCGTGCTCCACGATATCCATCGAGCATATCCCCAGCCCGGCCTCGGAAACCACTGAACCAACCACGCAGGCGGTCACGTCCACGACCAAAGAACGCTTTTGTTCTTGACCAACGTCCACCAAAACGTTCAGACAACGACGATTTCGCACGATTATACGCCCCGCGAACTGCACGGCCGATCGTACTACCACCGCCACCGACACCCTTCTCCATTTCTTCTGTCCAACTTTCGTCTTCCGGTTCGCCCGGTAAACGTTGGTTCAACAGTTTATAGATACGGATAAGGATGTGGTTGGTTTTCTTGCCGGTTGATGAGAAGAGACTGAAACCACCACCCCCACCATCTTTACGGCCTTTCCACCAACGCGTCAGTGGGTTGTCGGTAATCATGTCTTTCAGACGGTCGACACCACGTTTCGCAAAACCGAGCACTTTACCCGGTAAGCTCGTTACGCGGTTGAACGCTTTCTGGAGACGTGTCTTTTCTTCGCCTTCCGGAATCTCGTTCAGCCAGTCCTTAATCTTACCAACGATGCTGCCCGCTTTCGGTGACAGGAAATCCAGGAACCGTTTCGGTAGCTTAGCCACCTTATTAAAGCCTAAGCCAATCTTACTGGCCAGACCTTGGGTCAGTGCTTGGATTTTCCCGCCTTTATAGTAGCGGAGTTTACCCGCAGCGGCTAAGTCAGCGGCTGCTAATACCAGATTACCTGCGGAGTCAACAATATCACTCCCCAGTTTGATGTCGTCCAGCGTTTTCAGCTGAACCATTTTACCATCAATGACCTGATAGTATTCTCCAGCTTCCAGACGTGCACCTTGCAGAACAACATTACCGTGGTCATCGTAAACGTCGCGGATACCCAGCAATCCTTTACCGAAAGAGCTTACCGCTTCAAAGCCCCCACGGACACTACCGCTGATAAGGCCACGCATCCGGGTTAAGAAACCAGGACCTTCTCCGCCGCCCATCCCCGCGATTTTACCGCGCGCCCAGCCACCGAACTGATTCAGTTTATTCCAGGCACCTTTAACACCACGTTTTGCAAAGCCACCGATTCCTGCTGCAGTGTCGAACAACACACCGCCCCAACGACGAATAAGCCCATCCTCACCGATGATAATACGGCGGCGTTTACCGCCACCGCTACCACCAGGACGAGGTGGTCCCATCTCTTCGTCACCAGAACCAGCACCCCCTGCTAACGAAGCCAGGAGAACCCCTTCTTCGTCCATACTTCTGACGTGTTCCAGAATTTTCTGGAGGGTGTCACTGTTGTTATTACCCCGAATCGCTTCGATGATGCCGTCAAAGTTATTCCGTGGTGCTTCTTCGCCACGGTTACGTTGACTCAACAATTCAACAAAGTTAGTCGAGGTTTCACCGTAGAGAACTGCGGCTAACTGCCGAGGCGACATTCCGCGGCCTTTACCACCGCCACGTAAAGCCGGCGGCAACGACGTGTCATCGACACCACCATTTGCCCCTTGGTTCATCCGGCGCAAGTAGTCGCCTAACGCTGAACCATTTTGCAGTTTACGTTGAATCTCCTGGTCACGAGTCAGTGCACGACCACTGCGTGTCTTACCCATCGCCAAGTCATTAAACAAGGTGTAGGGATCGGAGAGGTCTTTATCTACGCCGAAGGTGTCACTCTTTGCGTCGTAGTTGAATATACCTGCATCACGCAGCGCACGTTCGCCGTAAATGTTCACCGCTTCGTCAATAACTGCCTGACGCTGGGTGATAGACGATTGTACTGTGGAGATTTTACGAGCCAGTTCGTTACTTAATTCGTTACTACCACCGGTTAGGCTATCAGAATGCCCCTGTAAGGCTTCCTTAATGCGTTCTGCGGAGTTTCCTGGCATATACCGATGAAGATGCATCGGGTCTTTCAGAATCGCTTCTACGTCGAATGCGCGGCCCTGCGAGGCTCGCGACTCGATATAGTCGGCGAGATGCTGTCGATCCTTCTGCGAGAGCGTTTTGCCGCGGTCAACAAAATCCACAGTGCTGTTAATGGAATTTTGGAGACGCAGGCGTTGTTCATCGTTTGCAACCGCCTTGCGTACACGGTTACCGACCACTTTGCGGTCTACGAATCCACGACTGGTGATGTCGTATTCCAGATCGGCGTGTTCGCCATAACCCCGACGAACGGATTTGTTAATCTCTGCCAGCCAGGCAGGAATAACTTCAACCAGGCTAAGATACGCTTTACGGTCAAATTTCGCCGAACGGCTTAACGTTTCGCCATTACGTTCGTCAAGGAAGGCTTTCTCACGGTTTAACGGTTGGACAATACCGAGTTCATTCAATACCCGGAACAAATCCGCCAACGGCCCTTGCGTTTCGCCTGCGATGGCTGAGTTAGAGATAGAGGAAAGATTACCAAAGGTGAACGCGCCTTTCTGCAGGCGTTTCATGACCTCTGGATTTTTCTCCATCTCCTCGCGAGTCCATTTCTGGAGTTTCTCGATTTGTGGACCGAGTAGTTTCTTCGCAAGGAATCCACTACCCCACGCAGTTGCTTTATCGCGAGCATTTGTTTTGCGACGTTCAGCAGTCAACGAAGAGCTGTCGCTCATGCCGAAATCGTCTTCAACGCCCATGCCGAGAACAGATTCTAACAAACCGCGACCTTCGCCAAATATACCAGAAATTTTCTTCTTGGTATTTTCGCGAATCATGTCCATAAACCCGTCAGCATACCGCAACGGGTTCATCCATTCCGCAGCCTGGCGTTTAACGTTCGCCCAACGGACTTCTGAGAAATCTTCCTTCGCGTAATCCGGCAATGCCGTGTTCTTCACGATGGCTTCTAAAGCAGGCGTATTACGATCGAACTCCGACTGCTTCATCTTCACGATGTCTTGGATGGCAAACAGGGTACGGTATTGCAGTTCGAGTTTCTTACGCTCGATGTTTAAGAATACCCCGCGGCTTAACCCGGTTAGCAGGTTAATGTCTTTCGCCATCCCAATCATGGTTTGGTGCATTGCATCCGCACGCATCTCTTTGATGCTGTCGCGGAGCTTATCCTCTACCATGCTGTCCTGCAGCTGACGTTGTTCTTCGGCGTCCTTTGGCACACCTGAGAAAACGTCGCCCAGTTCACGATCCATCAACGCCTGATTAGGATCGTAATTTTGGTAATCCAACTGGTCAGATTTTGACCACTTGTCGAAGCGCTTAGTAACTGCATCCGGCAAGTATTTCTTCATCGTCGGACCGAGTTGGCGTGCTTGCATCTTCAGCGTGCGCTCGGTCTTCTCAAGCTCCCCTTTCGTATGGGCGTAAATGTCCTTTGCTGCAGCTGCCGCTGACTGATAGCCCTCGTATGCATCAGCTGCCGGCTTAGGCATCCCCTTGAGGATAACTTGGTCACGTTTCCCTTCTGGCCAGATAGTTGACAACGCCGACTTCCTGGCAACATTCAGGGTACTGAGTATCGGGCTTCGTTTTTTCTCGTCTTTGGGACGGGGTGGTTCACCGAAATCATCCCAGTCGTCGAGTCTATCTAAATCGATATCATCGAAACCGTCTTTGCCTCTTTTTGCCATAATGTTTCTTCCAATTCAGGAGCTTAAAAGTGAGAAAGCTAAACTGGGTTGACTTTTACTTGTTAAACGTCAACAAGTCCCTGGTGTCGCATTTAAAACCAGTTACAACAACAGACACCTTTCAGGGACTGACGAAAAACTTTCACCCTGAAGGACTGTATTCAACCGAAATATTTGGCCTCACAGGGAGCGAGGCACGAGACTCAACGTTCTCGTACATTGATATCAAACTGGATATCATTTCGCCGACCGTTTGTTTGGCGTTGTTCCAGCTGAAACAGCTGTACGAAGAAATCTGTTCCGGGAAGCGATTCGCTATCTGGAATGAGAAAGAAAAAGATTTCGAGCCGGCTCTGCCCAGTGATAAAGGTGCAGACACCGGCTTCAACTTCTTCCTACGCTACTACGAACAACTGACGCCAGGACGCAACGAATCAATGCGTCGCGACGAGACAGTCGATTTCTTCAATAAGTTCCGTCCGGTCAGTCTCAGCCGCTATGTGCTGGTTCTGCCTGCGGGATTACGTGATTTGGTCATTCGTCAGGATGGCCGCGACCAAGAAGAAGAGATTGGCGGACTCTACCGCCGTCTGATTTCTCTGGCACGTGCAATCCCCGACCGCAGTACGCGAACGGAACTGACTGACCCGGTTCGCTGGAAGCTCCAACAAACCTTTAATGACATCTGGATGTACTTTTTCAACATCCAAGACGGTAAAGGTGGTTTTGCACGTCGTAAAGTGACGTCACGTAAGTTAATGAACGGTACGCGTAACGTACTGTCTTCATTCTCAACCGGTTCCAAGGTCATGGGTCGCGAAGATGCGATTCGTCCAACGGATACCCGTATCGGTTTGTACCAAACCCTGAAGGCATTACTGCCTGTGGCGCAATACCACATCCGTGAACGTTACCTCAGTAACATCCGGGCAGGGGACGGCAACTTATACGGCGTTAACACCAAAACACTCAAGCGTGAGTTCCTGGAAGTCTCCGGGCGGGTGTATGACCTTTTCACTACCGACGATGGCATCGAAACACTCATCAACAGAATGGAAGCGCGCGAGCTTCGACATAAACCGCTGATGATTGATCCGGACCATTACGTGGCATTAATCTACCAAGACAAACGCAGCTTCAAAATCTTTTACGATATTGAAGACCTGCCGGAAGGACGTGACCGTAAGCTTGTCCGCGGACTGAGCTTAGCAGAACTCCTCTATTTGTCAGGTTACGATATTTGGAATGACTACTTCTCGTTCATCACGCGTTATCCGGTTACGGGACGCGGTTCGACTTACTCCTCGACCATAAGATTGGAGACCACCACCTCTTCCCTCTATTTGCATGAACTGGAAGACGATTGGGTCACGTTAAAAGAGAAGGGTGCAATTAGTTTCCCTGACCGTACCGTGAAAACCTTTGTGGAATCCATGGCACCACATCCATCCCGATTAGGTGGATTGGGTGGTGACTACGATGGTGACACCGGCTCAGCAAACTGCCCGATGTCAACCGAAGCGCTCGAGGAAAATCGGAAGTGGGTCAGTTCGAAAAACTACTGGTTTGCAACAGACGGCAGTTTCAAAATCAATCCGGTTAACAACGTGATTAAAAGAACGACTGCTGCGCTGTTGAAATGATACCCATAAGGCACATGTATGATTTTTCTGAAACAGTTTAACCAGCGCTTTACCGTGCGCAAGACCGATGAGTTCGGTCGCCCGCGTATTATCCCGCTGGAGAAGCTCCAGCTCCCACGTGGTTCTATCTACCACACCATCGATTTAGACCAGGTGGTTTTAGCGCCGCCGTTAACTACACCGTGTTTTGGCCAGCTGGAAAAACCGGCGATGATTCGCCATCACTTCCAGCTACCTGAAGACGGCATTATTGGCCATCCGCGTAAGAAACCTGTTGTTGGCCAAGAACGTCAAATCTTCCAGTACCATCGTAACAACCGTCGTATTCGTCGCATGATTGAAGACGGCGTGGTACGTTCCGATCCAAAAGTGCTGCTCATCGAAAACTACACCCCGATGCTGCCGCATTATTTCTACCCTGATACTCTGATGTCCTGGTACGAACGTCTGCACAACATTCAGCTGCTGATAACTAACCAGATGAAAACTGACTCACGTGAGTACATGCGTCAGAACTACTACATCATCGAACTGGGTAACGTACTGCCTTCTTTCGATCGTTTTAAAATGACGTATAACGATCGTGTTAAAACCAAACTGGAGCGCTTTAAGGACTTTAATCTCCTGTGGTTACTGGAACTGTTCGGTTGGGCTTACGGCGATCAGCAAGCAACCCTGTTTGACGGTATGGACATGAACCAGCTGTCACGTGTGAACTTTATCTTCACGCACAACGGTGGTTTTACATCCATGAACATGGGTGTAATTGAAAGAATGCGTAAGTCTGCCGGTGGTCGTTTGACTGACGTACAAATGGGTAGAATGTTCTACCGTACGTTGACTACCGTGATGACTGTACCGCCGTCTACTGACTACGAAGATGATAAGTTCGTTACACCGGAAGGTGACGAGCGTGTCCATCTGGGTGAGGACGACGATGCTGTTGATACCGTTGCCAATAAGCCGGAAGAAACCCTCGATATCGTCGATGACGAAGCAACACAAGGCGACAACGTTGACGATACATTGAACGATCATGAGTTCGATGAGAAAGAAGATCTGGTCATCGAAGCACCGAAAGAAGATGTCAAACCAACCACCATCGTCGTAGAACGCACCATCCCACACGATGCTGTGATTAAACAGGAAGTTGAGCGCCTGGCAGAAGCGGGCCGCGTCACCGCCAAAGCGTATCAGTTCCTGAACGAATCTTCTAAACGTTTCGTAAACTTACCCAACCCGTACAATCCTAAAGAGACGTACGGCGAAGGTCTGACCATCGATCCGAAGAAACTCGAAGTTAAAGCCGAGCCTAAGAAGATTGAACGCTTAGTTACGGATGAAGCCTGGGCGGAAAATACCACCGACCAAATCATTCGTCAGTACAACCAGGAAATCTTCCCGAAAGATGTTCTGGGTGCAGTGGCGTCATCTCAGCGTCTCGGTTTGGCGATTCACAATCACACTGTTGAGAAAGAGATTTCCGTTACCGGGAATATCGAACACCACACGTTGCGTATTCAGCCGATTGGCGGAGAACCAACCACGGTACGTTTCTCAATTCCTGCATTAACCGAAGACGGTACTTGGGTTGCAAATGGTGTGGAATATACAATGCGTCGTCAGCGCGTCGATGTTCCTATCCGTAAAGTGTCCCACGATACTGTAGCGTTAACCACTGCCTACGGGAAGAACTTTGTCCGTCGCAGCGATAAAGTCGTCAATGATTACGGACGTTGGCTCACTAACGCGATTATTACTCGTGCAGTCGATCCAAAGAACACCGAAATCACTGATGCAAAACTGGCGAATGTGTTCGATCCGCTGTCTAAACTGCCGCGACAATATACCGAAGTAGCGCGTCGTGTAGCAACGTTCAACGCAATTGGGTACCAATGGAACTTTGACATTAAACAGAAAGCGGTATTCTTTAACGAAGGGCAACTGGCAGATGCGGACCGTGTCGAGCTGGTACCTGTGGCGAAGAAACCGCGGAGTCATGTCATCGTCGGTATGGATAAAAACTCCCAGCTCTATCGAGTGGATAAGGATAAGACCGAACCACTGGGTACACTCGCCGAAGTCTTTGGCGTGGACACCGCTAAGGCTCCACGTGAAATGACTGAATTGTCACTGATGGGTAAATCAATCTCGCTGGGCTTTGTGTTTGCGTACTATCTCGGATTAACCGGGATGTTGAAACACTTTGGTATCAGTTACGAGGTTCTCTCTGTCGGACAACGTATCGATAAAGGTCAGTTCGACTCCATTATTCGTCTCCAGGATGCGAAAATTGCAATTGTCTGCGAGAACGATCAACAGAGGATGATTGTCAACGGCTTAGACCGTTACATTAAACACTTTACCACGTATACCGAGTCGGAAGTTGACCGGGAAGACATTTACCTGAACCTGTTACGCGATGCAGATGGGCTAACACCACGCTACATCAAAGAGCTGAAGCTGATGCGGACCGCATTTGTTGACGACATGCACGCGCGTATCCTCAGGAAAATGGGCGAGCCGGAAACCTTTATCGGCTTACTGGAGCGTTCTAACGAACTGCTGCAGACGGACCACACGTTACCGGAAATTAACGGTGACGAAATGATGTTCATCGGGAACCAACGTATTTCGTATCACATCTACACCGCGATGGTGCGGGCGATGCGTAACTACAACAACGCGCCTAACTCGAATCGTAAGTTTGAGTTGACGCAGGACATGGTGTGGGGTGCAATTAACTCCGACCCGTCAGTTCTGCTGGCACCTGGCGCAAACCCGGTACAGAACATCAAAGAAAAGGATGTCGTTACCATGGGCGGTACAGGCGGTCGTAACCGCAAAACCATGGTCTACAGTACCCGTGAATTCCAACCGAGCGACCTGGGGATTGTCTCCGGTAACACGGTCGATAACGGCGACGTAGGTATCACCGCCTTTGCAACAAACAACCCGCGCTACGATACCGTGGACGGCACGACCTTTAAAAAGGACCTCGATAAACTGAAGCCGGGTGAGGCGCTGTCGTTTATTGATGGCTTGGTGCCGGATACCCTGATGGACGATGCTAAGCGTCAGAACTTCGTTGGGATTCAATTCGGTTCTGCGACCAGTTGTGTTGGCGCAACCACCACACCGTATCGTACCGAGCAAGAAAAGTTCGTGGCACACCGTACTTCTGTGAAGCACGCACGCGTAATCGATAAACCTGGCAAGATTGTGGAGGTTCTTAACGACCACGTTAAAATCAAATACGACGACGGGGAGGAAGAAGCTTTCCCACTGGGCCGTTGGTTCGGTCCGCACGAAGGGACTTACTACCCACACACCCTGGTAACGAAATGGAAGCGCGGAGATAAACTCCCTGCCGGTGCCGTTATCACGTACAACGAACAACACTTTGAACCAGACATCTACGATCCAACGCAGGTCAGTTTTAAAAACGGGATACTGGCAACTGTCGCTTTGATTGAAGGGGAAGAAGTAATTGAGGACTCCAACGCCATTAGTGAGCGGTTCGCTGCTAAGGCCGAAGCCGATGTTACCAAACTCAAAGAAGTCACAATGACATTCACTCAGAACCTGTTGGAGATGGTAAAAGAAGGGGACCACGTAGACGTGGATTCAATTCTATGCACCTTCACCGACAACCTGACTGGCGATATGAGCGGGTTCAGTAAAGAAGCAGCGGAGACGCTGCGTGAGTTAAGCTCCTTTGCACCACGCTCTGGTGTTCGTGGGTTTATCGACAAAATCGAAGTGGTTTACCACGGCGAGTTGGAAGATATGACCCCGTCTTTGGCGGAGATGGTTCGTAAATACGACCGTATACGTCGGAAGACTGCGCTGGCTCTCAAACGTGACGAGCCGAAGGACGGTCGAGTCAACGGTGATTTTCGTGTTGAGGGGGTGCCGTTAGCGTACAATAGCCTGTGTGTCCGATTCTACATCACACACCGGGTAGAGATGGCAGCAGCGGATAAGATGGTTATTGCTAACCAGCTGAAAACGACGGTTCAGGAAGTGATGTATGGAACCAACAAAACGGAAGACGGGCAGGAACTCGACATTATCTTTGGTCGTGATTCCGTCGACGCACGTATCGTAGGTTCTATCATGCGCATCGGAACCACCAACGCTGTCGGGTATCGTGGTGGGGAGAACATCGGACGCATCTTAGATGGTGAAGACGTCCCAGCCTTGCCGGCTAAAATCAACTAATGTAGGGCGGGTCGCTCCCGCCCGGTAAATAAACTCCGGAGTTAATAATGGGAATTTTAGATACGCTCAAGCAGCAGCATGGGATTCCGGTGGGTCGTAATAGCACGAATCCGGAAACGGAAGGTTATTCCCCACAGCAACGTATGAACTTTGTTGTTCTGGGCAATGCGGTTGAATTGGCCACCGAAATTATTCACGGACTGCTGAAGGGCAGCAATGGCCTGTCTGACCGCATGGGCGATCAGCGTTTGCTGAAACGAGACATCGCTGATATGGTGGGTGCGCGCATTACTGGTCGCATCCAGGATTCCATCAGCACCAAAAACGGGGGTCAGGCATGATCAACTTATATTCACTTAATGCTGTCACCAACGCAATGAAACTGGCGAAACAACACCAGATTCGTTTGGATGCTGACGTTGACAGTCCTGTTGGTCTACTGACAAAAGCGACTACGCAGCAGAGCGTTTTCGATACGCAGATAACTGACGAAGAGTTCTTCCAGTCTCTGCCGGATATCACTGCACTGAAAACGCCGCAAGCTGGCACGGGCGAAGCGTCTGTAATCGCGGATACGGCAGCGGGTCCAGAAACGCTGAACGTCGAAGACCACGAACCAACGCTGTTTGAACTGAAGCGCATGGCCATCCAGCGTTGTCAGGGTATGCTTGACTTTGCCCGTAACGTTATTCAGCCGTTTGTTCAGCTGGTCATCCAAAACAACCAGGGTATTGAAAACCAGGCAGTTAGCGAAGAGTGGGCACTCGTACCTGCAGGTATGGACCCGGCGTTGAACTCCCCGGTGGTACAGGCATTAATTGATTCGGTAGAGAACCCGCTGGGTAACGGTACCACACATCCCGCAGTTAAAGCTAACGTCCCTGCTGATATCGAACTGCCAGAAACCGGCAGCAAAGCTTACGACGATCTGGTTAAAGAACTGCTGAATGCTCTGGGTTGGAGTATCAACGAAGCCGTTCGCACCATGCTCGAAGGGAACATGCTCTCTCCGGTAAGCGATCGGGCACCACACAACCTGAAACGCAACATTCTGTTTATGTTGCTTTCTGGCTACTACCTGGAAATGCCGTGGAAAGACTCTGGTCTGAATAGCGGGCAGTGGAAAGCACAGATGCTGCCATTGCATTACAGCTATATCGGCTGGGTTTACGCCTACACCCAGAACATCGTTACACGCATCAAGACCGGTAACATTGTCTTCGGATACGACAACGTTGAGAAGAAAGTGTATATCTGTCAGGAAGTGATGGACGACTATCTGGAAAAAGGCGGTAGCGTTGAAGCGTTACTGGGCGCTATTTACCAACTGGACGAAGGTGACACCAATGTCTCCACGCGTGTAGCTTCACTGTTGGAAAAACAGAAAGACTACATCGCTGCCTGGAGCCACCGTTCCGCGATTCAGCGTGCTAAGCTCGATAGCAATTGGGTAACACGCAATCGCCAGTCACTGAAACAAGCGTTTAACGTGGCCATCGATGCAACCGATCCTGAACTGTTCTGGCGTGGAGAAGACGGTCAGGTAGCAACGCCAGAACTCATTAAGCGTTCGACGGCGAGCTTCATCGACGCGTTCTTCACCACCGACACCACCGACATCACAGAGTTCGTTATCAAAGTCTCAGCAACCGAAGTCTTTGGTGAGTACGAGCTGTCCAAGCTGATGCTGGATATTCATCGTGGTATGATTGCTAACCGTCAACCTGACGAGGTAGCGACCGACTGGATGATTAACTACGTTCTGGATTGGATTTGTGGCGGTGTGGTTATTTCTGTACCGAGCAAAGTTTAATAAAGAGAGGTGGTCGTGAGCGCCATTGAAACAGCACGTCGTGACGCGACGAAAATTCATGCAGATTTAGTGGACCAAGGCACGGCCACCATCACCAAAGGGGGATGTTACATTTACATCCCTGTTGGCTTCGTGGCTAAAGAGCTGGCGGTAATTTCTTCGCAAGTAGAAATCGTCGGTATTTTCGCTATCTCCACTGACCGCAAAACCTACGGGGTATCGAACGTCACGACGTTCATTGAAATTACCCCGTCGGCGTTTGAGGAAATTGATGTTCAGGGTGTGCCGTATTACGAGTTCCGTTTTGACCCCGGCACGGTGGTGTTCCCCAACCGAATGCTGCAAGTGCTATCCTCGCCAGTCTACAACATCGCTTCGTACATCTACGACTTCGGCAACCGGCCTTTCTGGTATACCGCAGTAGATGACGCTGAGCTATTGTCTGACACTAAGACGTGGAACGGCTTTACGGTCTTTAACGACCAGATCACCGCTGACTGTTATGCTGCCCACACACAGCGTAAGGTTGGCGACCCGCGGACGTATTTCCGCTACACCCTGAAAAAAGACAGCGATTTGATGAATCGGGTGCAGTTTATTCCGCTGCGTTCAGGTTCATTGAACAAAACTTCCAGGTTGGCCAAGATTGCAGATGTGGAGCTGAAACAGGGTATCCGTTCTGCACTCCAGGTCGATCCGGTACGTGCAGAGCCACTCGAGGATTTGTATATGAGGTAACTGAGGTAGGGTTATTGTACGTCCCCAATAACCCGCCTCGGTAATAACAACTGGGGAAACCAATGGAAAACTTGTCACTACGTTATAACTGCGTGGCACTCGCTGGGGTCAATAAAGGGGCAACGCTAAAGAAAGATGCGGACGGGTATTACTACGTCCTGTTAGGTGCACTGAATATTTTCAACTCTGAGAATATTTACTACGCCTATAACGAGTCAAAACATGTCTTCGAGCGCTCTAACGTTTTCATGCGTAAAGTTTTGGCGGGGAATCTCTTCGGTGAAGAAGACCATCCGCAATACGAACAAGGCATGAGCGAAGCCCAGTGGATCGAACGTAACGAATGGATCGAAACGCGTAACGTGTGTATGCACATTCGCGAAGTAGAAGTGAAACCGACCGACCAGATGTGTAACGGTCTGCCGGTAATGGAAATCTGGGGTTGGATTAAACCTAACCGTGAACGTGGTCCGCTTCTGGCGGAAGCACTAGAGAACCCACATCAGAACGTGTGTTTCTCACTGCGTGCTATCGTTCGTGAAGGTCGTCTGGGTACGACTATCGTACGCCGTATCGATAAACTGGTCACCTTTGACTGGGTTATTGAAGATGGCCTGCAAATCTGTAACAAATACTCTGCGATTCAACGCGGTAGTAAAGTGGCACAGGAATCTACTCGCACTTACGTCGACCGCCCTATCAGTCGTCAAGTGTTGGAAGACATTCTGTACAATCCGACAACGACCAGCGCTGTTGCCACTGAGTCCCGTCGTGGTGCTCTCCAGCAACTCGCGCAGGAATACCTGCAGCTGGCTCCGAAAGTGTCCAATCTGCGGGTAATGGGCATGGGTGTAAGGAGCTGGTAAAAAAATGGCAGAACATATCGACCCGTCATTAGAGCGGTGGTGTGAACGCCAGATGCCGCACGTCGCCAAAAAGTTGACGTTGCGTAAACTGACTGAACAGCCGCTGCATTTAAGCAAGTGTAAGATACCGACGTTTTCGCCGCGTATCCCACTTTCGTGCGCGCCAGATGAAGACAAGACCGTGCCCAGGATTTGCTGCTCGGTAGATTTAGAGCGAGCGATTAAGGGTGCACGTCACAACTTCTCTGCAATCGAAATACCCACACGATTGTATCTTTACGGTTTTGATGAACGTGATGTAGCGCAGCCTTCGGTCAACCTGACGCAGGAACCGAATCGGGCGGGTGAAGTATGGATTGTACCGCACCGCATGTCGAACTGGGATATCAAACCGATTTACCTGGGCGAGATGCGGTTGTCAGAACTTCGCAACGGCGGCCACGTTTTTGTCTATCACTTAAGTTTCGGACAAGATGTGCGCCTGTCTACCAGTCAACTGCTGAAAGCCGGCGAATTTTATCGACTGATTATCAGCGTCAACTGGGAGCGCGGTGAAGTTAAGGTCTCGGAGGCGGTCGCCACTGCGCGTACTGCTTTTGATAACGCACTGAACGAATACGTCGTTACACCGTAGTGCCTAGTTCGTGGTCTGCAAATCACAACTAAAAACCACTACAGTAGGGGGACGCATGAAGGTCGTTAACATCGCAATACCTCCGACCCTTCGTTGTTTGACGCCGGAAGAACTGAAAGCGTTAGCGATCTACGCCATCCAAGGAAAGGCTGGTAAGGAAGTGCTTGCCGAAATCTTATCGGAACGTTTTGATACAAAACGCAAGATTAATAACATCATCTCCGGAATCGCGTCGCTAGATATCATGGCACTCTATTGCGACATTAAAGAGGCTGGAGTGACAATCGACTATCGCCGTACTTACTTTCTACTCACTGAGCCGTATCGTTCGAATATGGCAATAAAGCAGATGTAATTTTTTACATGACGTTGGTTTCATGTGTTGGGGAACAAAATAAGGACAAGAAAATGTTTTATCTGGATAGCGATGGCGTTTTTGCACGCTGGCGTAAATACGTTTTATCCACACATTTTCCCGGAATGACGATTAAAGAGTTTAACGCATTACCTGAACTCCGCCGTCGTAGTTTGGTTCGTTCGATGTATCAGAACGATCCTGACCTGTTTTACAAACTCGAACCAATTGAGGGTGTAGAGCGAATCCTGGAAACGGTAGATAGACTTTGCGACAGTTGGGCAATACTCACCTCTGGGTCAGAAGATCACTACGACCACCAATTGGTTGTGGATTCAAAACAACGGTGGTTCATGAAGCACTTTGGGGTACCAGCTGACAAAGTCATCGTCACCGAAAGTTCAGGGCAGAAGAAAGCTTACGCCTCGCGAGGTAATTTGCTTGTCGACGATTATGGTCGTAACTGTCGAGAATGGATTTTGCAAGGTGGCGCGGCAATATGGTCGCGAACTGAAGAACCGAACATTGATGGCATTTGCCTCCAGTGTGAAGCGTTCTACAATGACCCGATTACACACTCGGGGACACTACTGCAAGTCTAAGCTCCACTAGGCTCATCCTATCTTCGGATACGGGTGAGCCTTTTTATTTTATTAATTGCATTCAAAAAGAACTGAGATATATATTACTTAGGTGAGCGTTACACGTTAACGCTTTAATCGACTATTACCCAGAAGGAGTATTTACAATGACTAACCAACTACGCCAAGACCCCTTTGTTGCCATGATGCTTTGTGCTAAAGCCGAGAGCAACGAAGCCGATTTAATTCGTCTGTTGACTGATGACGAATACCTTATCGCTGAGCGCGATAAACGTTTAAAAGAACTCTACAAGCCAGAAACCGGTGAATCGCTCGACAATCAAAACGCCTGGAAGTTTCTTATTCTCATTGCTGATGAAAAGTGGCGAGCAGAAAATCCCATCGTCTGTGATATTATAGACCTACCGTACAAATACGGTGGACTCATCACCAGCGACCTGCATCTTAAAGCGTACTTTGATGGCGAAGCAATACAAGAGCTGCAAGATGTTCTTATTACAGCAACGAACACTTTGAGACGTTTGCGCGCTGAGCAGCTGATCTGATCTCTCAAAAATAACGAATCGTACAAATCCTTTGACTGTGTAGGAAGGAATAAAATGAAAATCGCAGAGGGGTTAGTAGATGCGTGCAGAGATCCATTTACGCTATGGGTTCTTTGTGGCTTGCGCCGAGACGATCGTTTCGGTGAGTTTGTTCGAAATCCAGATGCTTTACTAAGCTTCGTAGAAAGCGAGGAGAAGCGTTTAGAGGAGATTAAGGAGGAAAGTAGTACCCTTACACCAGATATGGTGGTTTATAGCCGTATGACGTCACACAGGTGGCGTACGACCCATCGGCTGAAGGGAACCTCAATGAAGGAATTGATTGAAGGGTTATCAAAGGCGCTTTCGTCTGATAACATTATCTGGCCGGTGATGTATACCAACGAAGACCATTCTGATAACGCGAAGGTTACACTGACACGTTGTTACCACACATTCTCTTAGTAGTTAATCGACCATTATCGTAAGGAATATTTACATGCAGGGCACTGAACTCAACAAACTTTGGGAAAAACTGGTTCGTCAATTCCGCGACTTCTATCGTTATACCGATAGTGCGCATCGCATGGATCACATCAACTCAGTTAAATCAAATGCGATTCGTATCGCGTATATGCTTGGGCAAACCGAACACCTGAAGCTGATACTGATTGCGGTGGCAGCTCACGATATCTTCTCTACCAAAGAAGACCGTGCGTCGCACCACATCAAAGGGTATAGCTGGATACTGGATAACAAGCCAGTGCTCAAACGTAAGTATAAACTTACCGATGATGAATGTTTGACGATTGCCCATGCAGTCTTAGAACACCGCAGTTCTCACAAAGGGAACTACAACGGGATTGTCTCTGAGATAGTTGCCGCAGCTGACCGCGGTATACCGTCTGTAGATGACGTGAGCAATTACATGCACCGTTCTTATCTGTTTGCCCGTGAACAGGGTAAAAGCAAAGGTGATGCAAAATTCCATGCCGTTGGTCATGTCCAACAGAAGTTCGGACGCAACGGCGTTAGTAATGTCCCTAGTTGGTACGGTACGCTCTTCGCAGAGCGCATTCTGGAACGCAGGGATTTCGTGGAGCAGCTAGATATTAGCTATTTCACAGATACCATTATCGACGACCTCGAAGCTCGTCTTTCACACGATTAATCACACTGACCTTAAGGAATATTAAGATGGCTGAAGTAACTTCAATGAAAGCACTGCACAAACTGATCGCTGAACTGGACACGCCGGCAGCAACCCTGTCCGAAGACCTGGCGCTGAACGCTGACCCGCTGGTTAAGATTTACGAAGACACATTGCCGGTAACGAAAGTGGGCGATGTGGACTATCGCTTCACACTGGAAGACGCGGACGCTCTGCGACAGCACGACGCAAACTTCACTGAACTGTTCGGTGGCGTTGCCGGTGGTCTGATTGCTGACCGTGCAAAAGCGGATAGCGATATCGGTGCACTGGACTTAACGCTTGATATCGGTAACGCCGCATTCTCTACCGTGTTCTCTCGCCCGGTTACTGAAAACCCAACTCAGAAAGAATGGGCAGCGTCCATCTCTTACGGTTTCGGTTCTCCGAAGTCTAAAGCGTTGGAAGGCAAACTGCGTAAAGAGTTTGCCAAGTCCATGATGGCAACCGATGAAGAAGACGAAGACGACGAATAATGATTCCGTCCAGCCCAAAGGAACTCGCTGAGCTACTCGGGGCTAAAGTGGAATGCCATCCTAATGTGAATCCTGCTACTGGGTTACGTTGGGATGGCACCATTGCGTCACACGAGGAAATCGGTCTCACCGTCACCTTCCCTAAACCCATGCCGAAGCCGCTGCAGTTAGAAGGGCTTGCTTCGCTATACGGTCGGAAGTAGTAAACAATGGGGTGGTCTTATGACTGCCCTATTTTTTTTGATTTTGGAGCTACAATGAAGCAACTTAATACTCTCGGTCAGGATGATATCAAACCGATTCCATCTGATATGAAACGTGAAGACATTATTCGCCACATCAATCAGATCGGTGACGTGTTTACGTTGTCCATGAAAGCTATACTGGAAGATGCTTTCGAAACCATTGCCGAATATCCGGTTGAGATTATTCCGCACACCATCAACGGCTACCAGCGTTTTCTCGACACGATCACCAAAGGTAGTAGCGGTCGTATTATCGCGGGTTTTATCATTCGCTTTAAATGTCTGTTGCAAGTAGAGCTGGGTGACGATGTACTCCGTCGGCTGGAACACGAACTCATTAGCATGTCCGCCAACGACATTCTCGCGGCAGAATCAGGACAAGGTTATAAAGACGGGATGTCTCTCTGGAAGATTGCCCACCCCGACTTGGGCGATGTTCAACCGCCGTCTGAATTCGATGTGCTCGTAACCTATCTATTATTGCTGCAAATCAAGAACTTGCTGATTCGTGCCAATGCGCAGCGTGAGATCGATGCTGGCCAACCGAAAAAATAAAACGTACCTCTCTCCAAATGGAGAGAGGTAACGCTTGTTTTTTTTGTCTTAGCGCATCTGGTTGGCCATCTGCTCGTCGGAGACAGAGTTGTAACCACCTGGGGTTGCGTTGACGTCCGGGTTGATACCGTCGGTCTGCTGAGACGGAGTAAGCCACAGTTTGCGTTCGTAAGGACGCAGACCGTACAGCTTCATACGATCCAGCTCTTTCGCAGCGGCCTGCATCGGACCCCAACCTGTCCATTGCTGGGAGGTAAAGGCGATTGACAGTTCGTTAATCTGCGGACCGGTGTTGGTTTCACGCTCACCGATATCCTGGCCAGCGGTTTCCGGAATCATGTTCGTTAACCACCACGCATTCTGCGGTTTACGCTGATATGCATCCGGTTCGATGAACAGCACGGTCATGCTGTACATATCCGGCAGGTGGTCAGGAACGTTCGGGTTGATTGCGGCCAGGCCTGGGTGACCAGTCTGGGGATCGCAAACACCGTAAACCAGCCACGCCCACAGCATGTTCTGGTACACCTTCCCGAGTTTATCCGGGGTGGTGAAGGTAACAGAGGACAGTGCTTCCGTTACCAGACCAGCTTCATACTGGGTACGGTTGTTACGACCCTGCTGAGTTTCAACAGCCGCATGGCTCAGGGTTTTATCCAGGCCAGTAATCTCGGAGTGAACCTCGATAAAGGACTTGATAGCCTGACGCCACATCTGTGGGTTCGGCATGTAATCCACCCAACGAGGGAATTCCATGACACGCGCAATGACGTTACGACGCAGACGAGAGGCGTTAGTAACGAACTTGCCAACCTGTCCAACCGGGCCGTTTTGGCCCGAGGAGAACGCGTTGACCATATCGTACTGGCCGCCGTCGACGTGCAGACCCTGATCAGGCAAAATGAGACGATCTTTGATTGCCATCTATTAGCTCTCCCGACGGTAAACTTTGATAGTGGTGTTGAACTGGGTGAGCAGCACACCGCCTTCAGCGATCAGGTCCAGCGTCACAGAGTAACCATTGGATTTATCGTCTGCAGTGAAGTACGCCTTCGGAGTGACGACAGCAACGTTATCGAGACGGCCTTCCAGACGTTCGATAATTTTGTTCTCAATCATCTTCGCACGTTCATCATCCGTCATGGCCGCTTCGCCAGACATGTCCGCCCATACACGGTCGGAAACACGATAGACGTAGGTCATCATGAAGTTGAACAGGGCGTTGTTCAGTACAGAACGATCTTCGCTGTAGATTGACTGAATCGCCGGAATGAACAAGCGATAGTAGTCGTAGGAACGGGCAGTGATCAGCGACACATCCCAGTCAGATGCATACACTTCGTTGCCTTTCCACGGCATACTCAGGTCAGTCAGATCTTCGATAATCGTCAGTTCGCCACGGCTGAAACGATAAGCCGGTTTTGCACGACCTTCAGCAGCACCCAGGTACTTCGAGAAGAAGTTCGCCAGGGAATAGTTCATCGGAACAGGCTTCTTGTAGGAAGAGTTCTTGATGAACGCCGATTGGCCGGTGACCATACCACGTGCAGCCGGAGTGCCGTAATAGGCAGATTCCGGTACCGCTGTGATCAATTCGATCAGGGCGATTTTTGCACTTTCTTCTGCCTGCTCATCGTTACGGCCTTGGCTGTAAACGTGAGTCGCCAGCGTCAAGAAGGTGTTACGTGAACGACCGATGAAGTTCACGAGCGCAGCTTTAGTATCGAAGCTAAAGCCGGAGTCCCAGAAACAACCCAGCGAGTATTTCAGCTCGTTGTCGTAACGGACTTTACCGCCATCCGGGAACAGCAACATTTCACGGCGAACGAGTTCGTCGTAAACATCGTTGTTCATGGTACCATCGCTACCACCTTGCAGGTAGTGGATGTTGGATGAGGAGAACACAACTTTACCGGTTTCAGTAGCCGGGTTTACCTGAAGACCATCGTAAGGCTGGCCCAGTAAATCATAGCCGCCAAAGATGTCAACCATATACGGGTCAGTAGGCGCTTCAGTCGTGATAGCGGCCTGAGCCAATCCCAGTACAGTTTCCAGGTTCTCGCGATACAGATAGAACTGCTCGAAAGGACCATAATCTGGCAGCTCGCCAATGTCAGGCATCGTCTGACGATATGCATCCGCAACAACAACTTCGAAGTCGAGTTGCGTTCTCATCGGCTGATAGTATGCATCGGGCTTAAAGCTAAAATTGATGCTACTCATGCCAGTGAGAGTTTTCCACACTACCGGAGAAGTCACACCTGCCAGGGTTTCGAACCATTGCAGGGTGTAAACACGACCACCGACTTCATTTTGATAGGAGGAGGTCAGAGCCGGGCTGGATTTCTCGCTGAGTGGGATCAGTTTGAAACCGAAACCGTTGACGTCAGCACCCGCATACGGGCCTGCGATATCGAACAACGGATACAGCTTCGATTTCGTGCCGCCTTCGCCAGTCATCGTCCCCTCGATAACCACACCTGCGCCGATGGCCGGGGTAGTTTCGTCGATTACGACAGAACGGAAGACGATTACCAAACCGTCAACTTGTTCTTTGATCTTGGGCTTGCCCGAGTTGTCGTACTGAACGATCCCGTTGCTGTCGCGTTCGTAGGACGGAACTTTCGTTTCGAGTACGTCGGCGAATACGCGAACACTTGCGGTTTTCGCATCTTCAGGGATCAAGCGCTGATACATACACTCGTTTGCGTTAGCGTTGAACATCGCCTGATAGGGCGTGTTGAACGTCGCGTAGGGGCCTCGCAAGTCAAAGACATTGCGACCAAGCAGAGACAGTGCATTATCCCCGGTTAACGGGAACGCCTCGTTGTCTACCCCGCGCGCGGCAAAGGTGAAGATCAGCGGCTTATGAATTGCGTCACCCGTAGGGGTACGCACAAGCTCGGGGACAGAGTTATCCTGCCAACCTTGCTTGTTATTCAACGGCGCGCCGTTTCGTGGAATAAAAGTCATGGAACGTCTCCATATATTCGTCTTAAAGACCTGATGGTCATACTAAGGATCATACTCATGGCACTCGAAAACGCTTACAGCGGTAATCCCTTTAATGCACTTGACCTTACTCGCACCAAGGCAGACCTGGAATTAGCCCGTAAACTTAACCAAACTGTCTCGCAGTCCGATGAAGTTCATTACGTTGTTGAGACCGCTGATGTAAAACCGTTTCCTTTGCCGATTGTTATCGGCGACGACGTTTATGTATACGCAGCCACGTTTACCACGCTGGATAAGACCAACGAGCTAAAAATACGAAACCCAGTCGAACACGCATTGCGTCTCGACCAGGCTCGCTGGGAATTGGTGTGGAAACGGAGTAATGGTAAGCTTGCTGCACTGATGGCACAGATGCCCTACCACCATGAGATTTTCAGCAAATGGGTGTCGGATGCGATTACCCACACGTTTGCACTTGCTCCATATCAAAGTGGGCAAATCAAAGCGTTGGCTGCATTATTCTCAGTGGGGCAGTTCTATAACCACGTCGAAGATGACGTGAAAGCGTTACGTTTGCAGCAGATGCTGGAGCAGCAATTAGGCTTACCTGCAGAACTGTTTGAATCAGTGACAGGCCACACAGAATATCTTTTCCCGCGCAATATCGCAGAATTCGTCGAAATGGTGCAGGCTGCAGATATCACTCCGCGGGTGCGTGACCTGAGCATTCTGTCTCTGCAGCAGATGCTGAATACCAGCTTCTTCGGGGTGAGTTATGAAAAACAACTCGCTACCAGCGCCATCGAATATCCGCCTAGTCTCTTCGTTATGATTAAGGCTTGTCTGGATAATAACATGTTTAACCGCAGTCGGTTAGGTGGGATTGTGAAGAAGTCAGACACCGCTAAGAAACGCGATAAGTTTGAATTCACTTACAACCTTCTGTTGAATCAAAACACCAAACCACTGAACATCAAGTAAGAGGCCCACTATGGAGAACTGGCTGGTCGCTCACGCCGTTAAAAATGCGTGGCAGCGTCCGTACCTCGATGGGGTGTTGAACATTGCGCCTTTTCGATTAACTGAAAAGACCGGAGCGATCGGGTTTTTCAAGCACGGGCGTAATCCGATTCCTTTACCGGGCGAGGGGTGGTGGCACGCGTTTGTAATTGACAAGCTCCACCTCAACTACGGCAACTTGAGCATCCCTCTTGAGCGCTGGAAGAAACTTACTACGTGTGTAAATAACTTCCATGCGTGGATGCAGGTGTACAACGAAGATGGGACAATTATCCCGTCGAACTCTGTGTATTTCTGGCGGACACTCTCTGGTCAGATTTACATGGCGATTCCGCAAACGGAACGCTACAAGTGGTTAGACGACACGCCATGTTATCTGCGCATTTATGCCGGTAATGATGGCGGTGAAAACGCTCCTGTTGTTAAACCGACATTCATCGAACCGTATAATCCGCCGAACCCACAACAGATTCAAATCGTCTTAGACCGTTATAATCTATTGAAGAGCCAGAAAATCGGCTATGTCGATTTCTGGGTAAACGGAAAGATGATTGTCGATCCTAAACCTGGGGATATCAAAGCATGGGATGATGTTGAAATCCGTGTCGATGGACGTATTCGTCGTGTGGTTGAATACCGTTGTGGGGATTTGCAAACGTTCTACTCAACGCTTGACCAAACACGAAAATACCTGCTGCACATTCCAAAAGGGGACGGCGTTTGGATTTTCAACAACGACTGTGAACTTCAGTTGTTGTGGAAAGGCGAGGGACGTTACTACCATCGTCACCGCCATCTGGCCGTACGACAATTGACGTGGAACGATCTATCGATTCCTTCGATGCGGATTTCGAAGTACCGCACCGCGTTCAATACCCCGATGAACGATATCGACGAACTAACGATTCGTTTATTGATACGTGACGATTTCCTTGACCTGAAGCCGCTGTATAATTCCACCCACACGCACGATCTCTATCGTCTTAACGACGAGCAAATCATCGGTGCGATGGTGGGGGCAAACTCCAACGTACCAGAGTGGACCGCAGCGGCGCTCGAAGAATCGGCAGCGAATCGGTTAGCGGCAGCCAAACTCCGGAACATCACACGCGATCTCTGCACTGACGCGTACGGCTACAATGCCGCCGCACGTTACAGTGCCGACACTCCACAGCGTCTGGAACTTACATCCGGTGGTTATCGCGGTACTCTGCCCGACTTACTGGCAACGCTGTCAACTGTATACGAGTACGATGCCGATGGGTTGCTGTTAGAACATCACCGCAATGCTGGCTACGATGTTTACATCCCTCGCAATCCAGAAGCACGAATCATCGAGGCTATTGCAGGCGAAGTCTCGGATGCGGTGAAGGTTGTTGACAACGCTCCTGACTTTGAAATTGAGCCAGGTTCAAACGTTGGGCTCTGGATTCGAATGGTCGTCGGGGAAGTTCCAACTAACGACTACTACAAAGCCGAGGAAGGAACGGATTATACCCGCGACGGAAATAAAATCACCTGGACCGTAGATCGGACACGACGCCACCCGACAGTGATTTACGACGACTTCCATCTGTTCTTCGAAGTGGATGTTAAGGTGTCGGAAGGTCAGATACGTATTCCGATTGTAGCACGTAACCAAGACGGGCAGCAGCGCACGCTGTGGCTACCGATGGAAACGGTTGAAGTGTGGTTGAACAACCACCCACTGGTGCACGGTATCGATTACCACACCCGCTGGCCGGAAATTGTGGTGGTTTGTAAAGCGTGGATGGCGGACGGGGATACAAATAAAATCTCAGTGCGTTGTCGTGGCGTGACCGGTGAACTCCGTATTCCTAAACACGGTTTCGTGTCAAGCGGACTGCTGTCTAATAACAGCCAGTTTGATTGCCGTGACGACAAAGTGATTCGTGTCGTGGGTGGTGGTTCACTGCTATTGCGTGACGAAGTCGTGTTCCGTGAAGACAACACTGTAGGTGTCGACATCGTACAAGACGGCTTCCCATACTCGGTCGACGATCCGACTATTCCGTTGCGGACGCTGGTAAGCGGCGATACGTACGACTTGCGCGACACTGCCCGTGATTTGGATACACGCGTCGAGGCTTATCTGTCTAACTGGTTCCCGACACCCCCACCGGTTAACCCGGTACCGTTGCCGTATCTGTATCACCTCTATTCGCCAACCCTGAACAAGATCTTGTGGGACTACTTGCAAGGTATTCTGATTCTGCGGGAAGACGATCCGGAGTATCGTATCTCGACGTCACAGCTGGATAACATCATGGAGCGTTATAAAGACCTCCTGCCGTTTGACCCGGCCTATATCGGTTACGATAAAGCGTTTGTGAAACTGCATCCGCATGTGAAGTACGAAACGGTAGAAATCAACGAACTTGGCTTTGCTTTCTTAGACCGCGTCAATGAACGTTATCTGAATGGCGAAGTGCAGCTTAATCAGTATCTGATAATCAAGGGTTAATCATGGCGAAGATTGCGTCCAAATTAATCGACAAGGATCGCGGGTTCGAAGTCTGGGACCCGAGTGAATTGTACGAACCAAACAAACCAACAGGTTACGTACCTAACCCACGTGACCTTATCGTGAACGACATGACCTCCGGTTTTGACCGTGTGGTTAGCGTAAACTATTCGGTACCGTCGTGGGAAACAGAACCGTTCGGTGGCGTTGGTGTGGCAAACCAAGACGGGCGTCTTAATGGTCACTACCCACTACGCTCTGACAGATATCGCGTCTACGTGGACAGCACCAAACTTCCACCGACGATGGTTATCGATGATGCCGTCACTTTCAACGGTCCCGATATCGACGGTGTGCGTATCTTGCGTGGCTCATCTGTAAACGATGATGCGGAAATCCTGTCTGGTTATTACAAAGACGGGGTTCTGAAAAAGAACTATCTGCCGGTGCAGACTATCAGTGCGGCTGACGCAGAAACCGTGGTGAAGCAAGCGATTCCTGGGAGCTGCCTGGCCGAAGTCAGTAACGGCGAAGAGTGTACCTTCCTGGTCTACTCCGACGTCGGTAACGTTGTTCAGATCGCACACGGTCACATCATCAAGACCAATCTGGTGATGGCGCAAGAGACTCCGTCTCGCACTGTGCTAGGTATTAAACTGGTTTCTCCGTTCCTGGTAGACGACAACGGTACTACGCTGACGCTGCCGATTAACATCCCGCTGGAATCTATTCCGCTGTGGTGTGACATCCAGTACAGCGACGGAACCAAACGCCTACCTATTGATGGCTCGCGTGTGAAGTTTAACGGTCTGCGCAACTCTGGTGCTCACGACACATTCTACATTGCGTCAAACGCCGGTAATGAGTTACCTTGCCAGTTAAGCTATCAGCTGGCCCGTGGTGAAACCTACGGTGGCACCGATATCGTTAAAGATACGATTGTCAAAGACTATACCGCTGTGACCGAAACTGTTGATGGGGCGTACTCCATGAAGCTGTTTGTGGTTCCGCGTTGGTTGGATGCGAACCGTGGCTATCGTCTGTCGTTCCTATTGTACAACCTGACTCGCGGCCAAGTCTACGACGCGACCGCAAACATCCAGTACACCACAGGGACTACTTTCGACCCACTATTGATGGGTGTGAAACAGCGTCTGAACGTGCAGGTGGATATCAGCAAAGTGAATCCACAGTTCCGCGCATTCATCCAGGCGCAGTCTTTCGCTATCACACTGGTTAACCCAGGTAACGAGTTGAACACCAACTTCCTTATCGAGTACCTGCCTGATGGGCTGGTCTATGGTAATGAAATTTGGGCGGAGTTCAAATACTCTAACGTCAACTACTCCACGCTGAACCTTCGTTGTGGTTGTGCCTCTAAAGCCGAGTGGCTTAAAGCGTTGTACGAGCCGGTTTATCCACTCTACGATCGTCGTAATGAATCTGAGGCTCCCGAGCCTACACACTTTGAGGTGCATGTCGGTGGTAAGGTTTACACCCACAGCGTCGATGAGTGGTTAAATGAGCAAACGGTAGATTATCGTATCGCTCTGGACGATTCGTTAGTTATTCGCTGGATTCGTCGCACTCCTACGGATACGCTTAACCTCGCGGCTACGCCAATGCTGGCGCACCACATCGAGTAACAAACCTTCCTCCACCCCTTCGGGGGTGGAGGTATGGAGATTGTATGATACTGCGAAAAAACGATTGGCGACACTATCCGGGCGCGATTGTTGACGATGTCACACCAAACGTGCACTTCCTTCAGTTCGCCACAACACTACAAGGATTAGGTGTCCAGCATTGGTACGTCCACCTGGCATTACACAATCCCGAACTCCGTGGTGTTGATCCATTTAGCCCGGATTTAACACTCGAACAAAAAGCGATGATTGTTACGGAGTGTGCGGAAAACCCATGGTACTTCTTTCGTGAGTGTGTCCGGGTCCCTGCGGATGGTGTAAAGAACGGGATGCCGTTTCGTCTAGACCGCGGTAACTTTTCGATGTATTGGATTTTCTTCAACAACATCGACGCCGCTATCGAGTTTCTCCGTCAGCATGGTAAAACTGTCGGGATGTCCGCATTGCTATTGTGGCTGATGCGCTTCCTGGAGAACTCACGTACGATTCTTATCACGAAGGGTCCTGCCCTGCGTGAAGAAACTATCAACAAAATGAAACAACTGCGTAACGCGTTACCGGATTATCTCTGGCCTCATCACCCGGACGATCCTGATAACCGTGAGACGTTTGCATGTCTAGCGCAGGGTAACAAACTTATCACCGGCATCGGTCAAAACGATAAGGAAGCTGCGAACGGGGTAGGCCGTGGACTCACAGCCGGACGCCTGTTCTCGGATGAAGGACCGTTTACCAACAACATCCACCATATCCTCCCCGCTGCACTAGCATCGGGTACTGCGGCGCGTCGTATTAACGAAGCCGAAGGTGTTCCATACGGCAACGTCTTCGCAACAACACCTGGGGATTTGGCGACAGAAGAAGGTGAGTACATGTACAGCCTGATGACGTCGGGGATTTCGTGGGATGAACGGTATATCGACATTCCGACTCGTGCACAACTGATTGACATGATTCGAAAAGGCTCTACTGCGAAGATTCCACGTATCATGTTCTACGTGAAATACAACCACCGCCAACTCGGTACCACGGACGAAGAACTCGCAGATATGATTGCGAACGCCCCAGGTACACCAGACCAAATCCGCCGTGACTTCGGTGGTGAATGGACAACCGGTGGTTACAACAAACCGTTCTCAGGCGATGATGCAAGACGTATGAACGCCTCGCGTATTCGGGCAGCACAGAAAATTATCTCTGCTTCCAACTACGTAACGGATTGGTATTACACTGAAGAACAGATGCTGGTTAAAATGCAAGACCGCCACATCATCGGTTTGGATACTTCCGAAGCCGTTGGACGTGACGCCATTGCCATGTCAATCGTCAACTCTGTCACTGCCGAATATGCCGGCAAGCTCACCGTGAACGAAACAAACGTCATCGGGTTTGCGATTCACTTAGCAGACTTCATGATCGAATATCCGAACACGGTACTCATTCTGGAACGACGGTCTACCGGCTCCTCGGTAGCAGATGCCATCATACTGCAGCTGCAATCTAAGGTTCGCGATTTGCATCGTCGTTTGTACGTGAAAGTGACCCAGGATTACTCAAGGAACGATGAACTTTACAAAGAGTTCCATCGTGGCCCTGTGGGCAGTCCAGAGCGCTTCTGGGACAAATTCCGTAAATACATCGGTTTCTCAACCGACCAGGATAAACGCCGTAAGTTGTATGGTGAAGTATTTACCACGGCGTTGCGTCTTTCTGCGGACTTACTGCGGTCAGGCGAATTGATCGACCAAATCCTCGGTCTCGTCGAACGAAACGGGCGCATAGACCACCGTGCATCCGGTCACGATGACCTGGTAATATCCTGGCTTCTGGCAATGTGGTTACTTCTGTTCGGCAACAACTTAGGCCACTACGGTATAAGTAACAGCCGACTGATGATGCGCAACCGCAATATGCTCGGGGGCATGGCAGGTGAATTCGATGAAGAGGCTGCAGTCGAGGAAGAAGAAAAGCAACAACAACTGATGGGGCAAATTGAAACGATGATTAGACAGAGTCAAGTTGTAGCCGACCCGGTACAACAGCTCATGTACAAGAATCGTATTCAAGCGCTCGTCTCTCAACTCAACACTGACGTTCGTAACGTCGCATCGATGGAAAGCTTGAAAGAGCTAATCCAACGACAGAGGATGAAGTGATGACTCAACTCTACTATGCAATCGTGATGGTAATGTGGATTTGTCTGTACTTTGGCTTACGCCACACCATCGAAGTAATACGCATCCACGCACAAAGCCACGATGTCTGCACACGCACAATGCGGCTCGGACAGATCACCTGTAGCTTTGGCGTATTGCTTATCGGTGGACTATCGACCGCGGGGCTACACGTTGTGTATACCCTACATCAAGTTGCCGTATCGGGAGCACTCGCCTGAATCAACTTTAACTCGAAAAAATACGACGTAGCCACCTCTCCGAAACTGGAGAGGTGGCATTTTATTTTATTTCTGCAAAGAGCGGATCAAGAAGTACAACAACAACGCATTACGCAAAGCGGCCAATGCGGCTTCATGGCGGATATGTGTTTCTCGTGCAGCCAGTTTCTCAATACGTTCACGTAACGATAACACGTACGGGTTGGGGGACTTCGAAGCCTGGTACAACGAACGCATACGCAGTAGAACCGTACTCGCATCGTTAAAGTTCAGACGAGAAGTAACAATTTCGTCGAACGCGTGCGATAGCGTGTCCTCCATGATAGCGTTAATCTCATCGCGCTTTTTGCCAAGCGGCAGACTTGCAATATACGCCAGCAAAGTTTTCAGTGCCGCGGGAGATGCTTTGGGTACTAGCTCCAACACCACTTTTGCTAATTGCTCTTTGTAAAGATTGTTGATATCGTAAGACGCATCGAACAGATTCTGCTTAGCGATATCCAGTGCACCCACTTTGTCACGGATAATCGATTCGCCGTCTAACTCAATTCGGGTTGACTGCGTAATCACACGACTGTTATCACGACGCACTTTGTCCAGCACCGCGTAATAGTCCTTCACGGTTTGTTTGGTACGGGTGTTCAGGTCGGTGATAAAACGCAATACCAGGTCTGGCGTATCAAAACGTTTAACCGCGTCGTAGTTTGGGTACTCCGGAGAACAGAAGTATTCTGAACGCTCCTGCATGTGCAGACCCCAGTTGCCTAAACGACGGATATCGAACTTTAACGACAACATCGAGTATGCGGCGTCGGCAGCGGCCATGTCGACCGGCTTGGGGAAGAAGTGATAATATATACTGGAGTAGAATTTGAATTGCAGAAGCGTTACTAACGATACCGCCGCGGCGTGGATTTCACGATCGGCGAATTTCGACATCATTCGATGTAGAGTATACACCGTAGAGAGGTTATACGGATCACCCGCCACTGCCCAGTCGGTGTTAATCGTACCTGATTCTTTAATCATCTCGAACAGATAATCTTCATCCACTTTCAAGACATCTTCAAAAAAGCGGTTACGGTCAGAATCGTAGAAACGAATGGTGTGGACGCCTAATAGATTAGACCCTAGCCACTCCACATTGCCTTCACGTTTAAGAATGTTATCCACGTGAAGTTGAATTTGCTTTGCAAAACGACGATCGATAACGACATGTTTAAAACATTCGTCAAACACTTTACGTAATCGGTCATTCTTCATGGCTTCTGCAGCAACCACCAGTCCCATCGGAACGTAGCCACCAAAACCATAGTCGTAATACAAGCCCGTAGAATACGTGTCATCGTCGAAGAATGGGTCACGTCCGAATGATTCGACGGCAACCTTCACTCCGGTATCACGATAACAACCGGCACTGAAATCATAAACCAATTCAGACATGGCGCTAAACCTCTAAAAATTTACGGATATATGTTATCATACTGAGAGTATACCTGAAGGAGATTTTACCCAATGATGAACTATGAACGTAAGCACGCGTGGCAAGAAAAGCTACGCACGGGACAGATACATTCTGCCCAACAAGTGAAGATGTGGGTGCTGCCACACGGCGTCATCTGCGAAATGGTCCAGGTCGGAGGATTACCTATTCTTCGAAATGGTAAATACGATTCGATGAACACGGTACTCGCACGCTTGCTGGCCGATGCAGGCATAATGGGTACCGTGATTTTATATTCAACCGCAACGATTCCTCAGAACCTTTCTCGCTGGTTAACACATTGGCTTTCCAATGACCCTAGCGAGGACGATCCGTGGCTACGTTCGATGACAGTGACAACAATGGGTCAACGGCCGACGAAACCCCTCCCATTCCAGGTCAATGTAATTGAACCAGCTATTCTGGAAGCGGGTGAAGTGTTTGAAGCAATCAAACATCGATCTCGCGATGTTAGCATCAGTCAGTTTCTTATCGAAGCGAATGATGTGACTTACCGGCTGGAGCCTGTACGACGTATGGACGCTCGTATCGTCGACTGCACAGAGTTTGGGTATGTCTTGCGCACACAGGGCAACCACACGTTCCTGGCATCGATGCTTTCTCGCCGCGTGCAGGGACAATTAGCACACTACAAAGTGTCCCCTGCTGACCTCGTCGGTACCGACGTTAAGGTCGAATACACAATGTTTACCGAAGGGAATCGACTGTGTAATTTTAAGTCTCCGGTAGTCTATCGGAGTAAGGCACTTGATGCCTTAGGCGACCAGAATGTCCCGACATACGATGGCCCCTATCCGTTTAAATCGCAAGCATCTGCAAACCGTGCGCTCCTTACGGTAACTCGGTGTAAACGTGCAGCGATCACACGGACTGATGGGGAAATCTATGGTAAGGACACTGAGTCTGACGCAAAACTCTTTTCGTTCCGGCGTGGTGTAAAACCTGGACTATATGCCGCAACGTTTGAAAAGGGGGATGACGTCGAGTTCTGGCAGTTCGACAGTGATTTTGCGGTAGATGCAATAGACCCGGAAGCGTTAGTGAGTGTCATCACAGACCAAATCTTTTACGCGACGGGTATGAGCCTGCTGGAAATCTTTTTAATGTACGATGCCAGATTACCTTCACAGTCAGTCAAAACGTAAGGAGCATCCTATGTTTACTGCGCCAACCATGCGGGTGGGGCAAGGTCTTAACCTGGTGGTACACGACCAGCGGTTAATCGACCTCTGTGACACAAGCATAATTACTGCGATGATGGACCATAACCCTTTAGGTGACTACGGAAATACCAGCGAGATTTTGGCTGTTGCTGCCGTCCTCCGTCGTATTTACGGTCAAATAACCATCGTAGATCTCTGTAACTTCATTGACAACCACAGAGATTTAACTAAAGGGTTGGTCGCACTTACTCAAGATGGTGTGTCAAGTTTTGACAGTTCTCTTGGTAATTTCTTAGACATCGGTTCCGGGTTCGACTCCGGGTTAATGTTCATCACACGTGAACGCTACGTCGCCGTCTGGGAATTTCTGCAGCGCATGGGTGTGCATGTTCCTGCAAAGATCATGCATTACCAAACTTACGACCTGAATATTTTCGGGGAGCCAGGGTTATGGATAAAACCAGTACACCTTGGCCTTGATGGCTATACCATCAAGTGTTAAGTCACTAGGCGTACTCTCTTCGGGGAGTACGCCAATCTTATTTTTTTTTTATTTTTTTGATTATTTTTTAACCGGCTGGTTAAAGGGGGTCTAGGAGACGTCAGAAAACGATTAAGTGGTCTGGATGTAGGGTAGCTCGTTTTTGGCAGTTTATCGTTTTCTAGGGTCGGTTACGTGCGTTTTAGAGGGGGTTATGTATCGAGACAGAGAATTTATTTTTGTCGGGGCGAGGAAATTCAGGGAATGGGGATTCAGGATTGTATGTTTTTTAACCAGTTATTAAAAACGCTCTAGAAAGCGCTAGAACGAGATTTATACCTGACCCGGTACACTTGGGTTCCCCCTACCGAAAAATCGCGCCAGCGGGCCGTTGAGAGCGCGAGAGTGCCATCCCCGTTTCGGTTCCGAGGTGACGGTCGCGGCCGGCGACGACGATCACACGTTGGGTAGCACTTCGTGCCATGTCTGGGTGAAAACTGGATCGTTCTGTAACCGACACACACTGTCGGTTACTTACGAGTTCTTTGGGTT